ACGACGATGGCGCAGTTGTAGTAGCTGCGGGTGGCTCCTATGGGACAGTTGTTGATCTAGAGGGTGCAGCGAAAAACGAAGGCGAGCTTGTTACCAAGTATCGTGAGATGGTTTTGCACCCGGAAGTCGACTCAGCAGTCGATGATATTGTCAATGAAACAATCGTAGTTGATGATAAAGACGAAACTATTGCAATTACGTTAGAAGGCCTCCGCGACCTTCCAGATAACGTCAAAAAGGCGATAGACACAGAATTTGAAAATATACTAACCCTACTAGACTTTGAACACCAAGGATATGATGTGTTCAAGCGTTGGTATGTTGATGGTCGTTTGTATTACCACGCGATCATCGATAAGAAGAATCCCAAGGACGGGATTCAAGAATTGCGTTATATCGATCCACGCAAGATCAAAAAGATCAGAGAAAATAAGCGCAAGAAGATCACAAATACTCCGGTAGGCGGAGATGCTACAGTTCCAGTTGCAGGACAAGAATACTTCCTCTACAACGATAAGGGATTTGGCGGCAAGCCGGCTGTTGGTGGAATGTCGACGCCTGTTACGACAGGGATGAAGATTGCTAAGGATAGCATCATTCATTGTACGTCCGGTCTGCTCGACAAAACAAACTCGCTGATCATTTCTCACCTACACAAAGCAATCAAGCCACTCAATCAGCTGAGAGCGCTCGAAGATGCTACTGTCATCTACCGTATTTCGCGCGCGCCAGAACGTAAGATTTTTTATATCGACGTTGGTAACCTTCCAAAGATGAAGGCTGAGCAGTATTTGCGTGACATGATGACTCGCTATAAGAACAAAGTTGTCTACGATGCATCAAGTGGCGAAATCCGCGACGATCGCAAGTTCATGACGATGTTGGAGGATTACTGGTTACCACGTCGCGAAGGTAACAGAGGAACTCAAATCGAGACGTTGCCAGGAGGACAAAACCTCGGCGAAATGACTGATGTCGAATACTTCCAAAAAGGATTGTATCGTTCTCTCAACGTTCCTGTTGGACGTATGCAGAGCGATCAGACATTCGGTATTGGTCGTGCGACAGAGATCTCTAGAGATGAGGTTAAGTTTTCTAAGTTCATTAGTCGCCTCCGCAACCGATTCAATCACCTATTCATCAAGACGCTCGAAAAGCAATTGGTGTTGAAGCAGATCATCACACAAGATGACTGGAAAGAGATTGCTCCAAAAATTAAGTTCAAGTATGCAAAGGACAACTTCTTTGCAGAGCTTAAAGACAATGAAATATTGAATGATAAGCTAACAACTTATCAGAACCTATTGAACACGAATGTGATTGGCAGATACTATTCACACAAATGGGCACGTTCATACATCTTCGGACAAGACGAAGAGATGATGGAGCGTATGGATAAAGAGATCAGAGAAGAGTCTAATGATCCTATCCTCAATCCACCAGTGATGCCAGATGGCACACCAGTTCCACATGGCGGTGTAGTTCCACCACCAGTGCCTGATGTTCCACAACAAAATTGAAATGTATAAATAATGGAGAGAAATATGACAACACCAACTTTTACCCCTGCAGACATCGTCCAATTTGCTATCAATAAGGACGCAGTCAACACAACAGCAGCATTCGATCAGTTGTTAGGCCAACGCGTTGCAGATGCAATTCAAAACCGCAAGGTCGAGATTGCACAGACGATGTTCAATGAACCTGAAGAACAACTCGAAGTCGAAGATCCATCAAGCGACGAAGTCGAAGCTGGATCAGCTGAGGAAGTATCTGCTGAGGAAGAGGATAACAAAGAGTCCGAGGAATCACATGAAAACGCTGAACAATCTGCTTGAAGGATTAAAAGGCTTCCAGGGTCCGAAGCACGATCAAGGCTCACGTAAGCCTGGCGAGATCGGCCCTAAGAAAGTATACAAAGACAATACAGTCACGTCCGAAAAGGGTGGCCCATCTGCAGCTACGCTAGGCTCGCAAGAATTTATCGATGACCATGAGGTCGAGAAAACGACAGATGCTAATGGCAATGATGATAAATTGTTCAAGGCTTCTAATATCAAGACAGTGGAACGTAAGAATACTCGCCACGGATATGATGCAAAGCAAAGCGAAGATGTGAACGAAAAGCATCTCTCGAATGCTGAATTGCTCAAGCGCAAAGAAATTGCAGATGCAATCAAGCGCGACCATCCAGAATACAGTGACGCTAAAAAAATGGCAATTGCTACAGCAAAAGCTAAACAAGTCGCAGAAGAAGAACAATTTGATAACATCCTCGATGCTATGCTAGCTGAACAAGCCGAGCAAGAAGTCGAAGCAATTACGACAATGCTCGAAGCAGTTTATGAAAGTTTAGAGGACGACGAGTCTCGCGAACAGTTTGTAGAGATGCTCGAGTCAGATGAACAATTTGAGCAGTTGCTTCAGATGGTTCAAAACGTACTGAATGAGAGCGAGGAGTAATCATGTCGGATAATATTAAACTTCTAGCTAATACAATCACACTAACAACAGCCAACGCTGTGAGTAATGCAAAGGTTGTTCGCGTAGTTAATACTGGCGCAACACCGGCACTGGTTACACAGAAGTATGCTAACGGCACAACTGTAGGTACGCTAGTTCTAGGTGCTACTGGGTGCAACTTCGATAGCGAGTCGGTTCTTAAGCAACCAACAGATACGCTCGAAAGTAATTCAGCTTCAGCAGTATTCGCTGTATCGATCGGATACTTTTAAAAGAGACTAACATGAAACTATTCACAGAATTAGTAGAAGATGTTCAATACGTAGTAGAGGAACGCGGCGGCAAGAAGGACTTGTTTATTGTCGGTCCTTTCATGCAAGCAGAACAACAAAACCGCAATGGCCGTATCTACCGCAAAAGCATCCTTGAGCGCGAAGTAGAGCGTTACTCAAACGACTACATCAAGACAAACCGTGCGCTAGGCGAACTAGGCCACCCAAACGGCCCAGCAATTAACCTTGACCGTGTGTGTATCAAGATTGTTGAGTTAAAACAAAATGGCAATGATTTCATGGGCAAGGCTAAGATCCTTGGCACACCGATGGGAGACATTGCAAGAAATCTATTAGAGAGTGGCGTTCAGTTGGGCGTTTCTACACGCGGCATGGGCTCTTTAAAAGAAGTTAATGGCATCATGGAAGTCCAGGACGACTTCTTCTTGGCTACTGCAGCTGACGTTGTGGCTGATCCATCAGCTCCGGATGCATTCGTTCAAGGGATTATGGAAGGCGTTGATTGGGTGTGGGATAACGGCGTTATCAAAGCCCGACAAGTTGAGCAAATCAAAGAGTCTATCGTAAAAGCAAGCGCAAAAGACTTGCAAGAAGCTAAGATTGCTGCGTTCCAACAATACTTAAAATTCCTTACTACTAAATAGTTTTATAAATAATTACCATAACAGGAGAATTACATGTCCAAAAAAGAATTGTTAGAGAAGGCATCTGACCAAGTGGGCGGTGGTGTAACAGGCGGCTCTAAGTCGGCTGACCCAGTCGCTACTGGCAATGCTCATGCTAACCGTGGTGCTGATAAGAGTCAAGGCGAAACAGCTTCGAAGAAACTCGAAGGCGAAGTTCAGACTACAGACAGCGATAACAACACCGCTCCAACAGGCGACACAGCTGCTAAAAATAAGGCATCTGTTGCTGCTAAGCCATCCGCAGCTTCTTCTACAATGAAAGAAGAAATCGACGGATTGTTTGGAGATGATCTATCCGAAGAATTCAAAGACAAAGCATCGATCATTTTCGAAGCAGCTGTTGCAAGCCGTATCGCTGAAGAGCGTACAGCATTGGAAGAAGAATTTGCTGCTAAGCAAACTGAACTCGAAGAATCTTTCGAAGCAGCTAAGGCTGAGTTGACAGAAGAATTGTCAGAGCAAGTTTCCGACTATCTCGACTATGTCGTTGAACAATGGATGGAAACAAACGAAGTCGCTATCGAATCTTCATTGAATGCAATGATCGCAGAAGAATTCATCGAGAAGCTAAAAGGCTTGTTCGAAGAATCTTACATTACAGTTCCAGCTGAAAAGATGGACCTAGTTGCTGAAATGGCAGAACGCGTTCAAGAACTCGAAGAAGCACTGAATACATCTATCGATGAGAATATCGAATTGAGCAAAATCGTTGAAGCAGCTTCACAAAAAGAAGTGTTCGACGAAGTCTCCGAAGGCCTTGCAATGACGCAAGTTGAAAAGCTCCGCACTCTTGCTGAAGGCGTTGAGTTTGATTCTGCTGATACATACCGTGCAAAGCTCGAAATCGTTAAAGAACAATACTTTGGTGAAAAGAAAACAGTTGCAGCCAAGCTGATCGAAGAAAACGAAATCGTTGAACTCGATGAATCTGTTGTTACGCCAACTAAAGCAGCTGGACAAGTTGCTGGATATGTTTCTGCTATCGCAAGAACAGTCAAAAAGTAAAAGTTTTATAAATAAGTTTAGTCAATAATTTTTTTTAAAAAAAGGGGAAAAAATGTACTTAACCGAAGACATCCAAAACAAGTGGGCTCCAGTCATTGAGCATACTGATCTTCCAAAGATCGAAAATGCTCATAAGCGTGGCGTTACAGCTGTGCTTTTGGAAAACACAGAACGTGCTTTGCGCGAGTCTGGTTCACGTGGCTCACAAAGCCTGTTGAGCGAGGCTACACACGTTAACCAAACTGGCAGCGAGATCGACAACTTCGATCCAGTGTTGATCAGCTTGGTCCGTCGTGCAATGCCAAACCTGATTGCTTACGACATTTGCGGTGTGCAACCGATGACTGGCCCAACTGGCTTGATCTTCGCAATGCGTGCTCGCTATGCTAACCAAACTGGTACAGAAGCATTCTACAACGAAGTCGACACATCGTTCTCTTCAATCACATCTGGTGCTAACACATTGGGTCAAAAGCACGTTGGTGGCGTTCCTGGCGTCGCAAACAACGCTGAAGCAGGCGCATACAACTTTGGTTCTGGCATGGGTACAGCTAACGCTGAAGCCATCGGTATCACTGGTGGTACTGCTATTCCAGAAATGGCTTTCTCTATCGAGAAGGTTTCTGTTACTGCAAAGTCACGCGCTTTGAAGGCAGAATACACAATGGAACTTGCACAAGACTTGAAGGCTATCCACGGTCTTGACGCTGAAACAGAGTTGTCAAACATCTTGACAACTGAAATCTTGGCTGAAATCAACCGCGAAGTCGTTCGTACGATCGCTGTTACAGCTACTCAAGGCGCTTCTGCTGGTACAACAACTGCAGGTCGTTTCGACTTGGACGTTGATGCTAACGGTCGTTGGTCTGTTGAAAAGTTCAAGGGCTTGATGTTCCAAGTTGAACGCGAAGCTAACGCTATTGCCAAGGCTACACGTCGTGGTAAGGGTAACATCATCATCTGTTCTTCGGACGTCGCTTCCGCATTGCAGATGGCTGGTGTTTTGGACTACGCTCCAGCATTGAACAGCAACAACTTGCAAGTTGATGACACTGGCAACACATTTGCTGGTGTATTGAACGGTCGCATCAAGGTCTATATCGACCCATATGCAACTGGCAACTACATGGTTGTTGGCTACAAGGGTGCTTCTGCATTCGACGCTGGTCTGTTCTACTGCCCATACGTTCCATTGCAAATGGTCCGCGCTGTCGATCAAGGTTCTTTCCAACCTAAGATCGGCTTCAAGACTCGTTACGGCATGGTTGCAAACCCATTCGCTGGTGGCGAAACAGCAGGTCTTGGTGCTCTCACTAAAGACAGCAACGTGTACTACCGTCGCGTGTTGGTTGACAACATCCTCTAATAAGAGAGTTGACCAAGTCCACGAAGATGGACATTTTACAGGAGGCCTCGAAAGAGGCCTTCTTTTTTTTATGCCTAAATAGTTCAGGAGGCACTAATGTCATACATAACAGACGAACCATCTAATAAGAACTTCCTCTCACCATTAGGGTTCAAGTTTTCAATCAAGAAGACCCCACACGTCAATTACTTCGTACAGAACGTCAATCTTCCTGGCGTGTCTCTAGGGTCTGCTAGTATACCTACGCCCTTCGTAAAGGTGCCTTTAGCCGGTGATCATATTGGATATGGGGATCTGCAGATTACGTTCAAGGTCGATGAGGATATGGCGAACTACCTTGAAATCTTCAACTGGATTAAAACAATCGGTTTCCCTGATTCATACTCCCAATACAATCCCGCAGAAGTATACTCGGATGCCACACTTACAGTATTGTCTAGTGCTATGAACCCAAAGTTTGATATCACGTTCGTTGACCTGTATCCTATGGACTTGGGCGGGTTCATGTTCAACTCTACTGCAGCCGATGTCGACTACATCGAGACTGTCGCTACATTCAGATTCCGTACCTTCAACATCACTCCGTTGACCTGACATGCTGAACACATTATAGTCAGCCTTGTTGCTGTGAATATATTATTAGCTATTACTTTATTATGAAATTAGAAGAAATCCAAAACCTATGGGATGTAGATTCCCAAATTGATCGTTCTGAGTTGGGAGATGAATCATTGCGCATTGCTAGGATGCACGCAAAGTACTTCAAAATCTTTTCACAAGAGCGGTTAATGCTGCGCAAGATGGAAGCAAACTTTAAGGAATTATACCGGGATAAATATGAGTGGTACAACGGTACTCTTGCAAAGGAAGTAATGGATCGCTATGGCTGGCAGCCAAACCCGCTAAAGATCCTAAGAACAGATATTGCGATGTACCTTGAATCGGATGCTTCTATGAGGGAAGCACAACTGAAAGTGGACCTGCAACAAGAAAAGGTAAACTTCCTCGAATCGATTATCAAGACACTCGGCACCCTAGGGTTCAATATAAAGAATGCCATCGAATGGAGTAAGTTTCAAAATGGAATATGACCGACATTATTATAGAGAAATTCAATTCGATATCAAACAAGATACATTGTGAGCCAGCAATTGGCCAAGAATTGAATGACTACTTTACGTTCCAATCTCCAGGAGCAAAGTACCATCCCCTAGTGAAAGCAAGAAAGTGGGATGGCAAGATACGGTTATATCATGCAGCCACGCAGCTAATATATGGTGGCCTCAATCACTACATTGAGACGTTCGCAGAGGAACGCAATTACACAGTAGGACACCTTTCAGATTTTGAAGATGATGAGTTCTCATTCGAAGATGCTAAAGCATTCTGCGGTAAGCTAGAACTGACAATGGAGATACGTGACTATCAGCTAAAGACATTTGTCCATGCTGTTAGGAAGAAGAGAGTGTTGTTTTTGTCGCCGACATCTTCTGGTAAGTCGTTTATGATTTTCCTGACACTGATGTATACGTTGATGAAGACGAGTAGTAGAGCACTTGTTGTTGTTCCTACCACGTCTCTCGTCCACCAAATGGTATCGGACTTCCAGTCATACACTAGGATCGATCTTAGCAGTATGTGTCAGAAGATCATGGAAGGGTATTCTACCGACGTCAAAGCACGAATTGTTGTATCGACCTGGCAATCAATATATAAGATGCCACGCAAATGGTATGAACCATTCAAAGTCGTAGTAGGAGACGAGGCACACAACTTCAAAGCAAAGAGCCTAACAACTATCCTTAGTAAGATGACAGAATGCGACTATCGATATGGTTATACAGGTACGCTTGATGGTACACACACGCATAGACTTGTATTAGAGGGTGTATTCGGCCCTGTAGTTAAGTTTATCACTACTGCTGAACTGATAGAGCAGGGGTATGCTTCTAAGTTGAACATCAACTGTATTGTGTTGAAGCATACAGATGAGCATCGTCAGCTAATGAAGAAAGCTCAATATAGAGACGAGATTGCATGGATTGTTCAAAACAATGCAAGAAATATATTCATCCGCAATCTCGCATTGAACCTCAAGGGCAATACATTAATATTATTTCAATTCGTTGAAAAGCACGGCAATGTCCTGTATGATTTGCTTAAAGATCAACCGAATGTGTACTATGTTCATGGTAAGGTCGATGTTGAAATACGCGAAGAGGTGAGAGCGATTGTTGAAAAGCAATCCGACGCGATCATCATTGCATCGTATGGAACATTCTCTACTGGTATCAACATTAAGAACCTACATAACATAGTATTTGCAAGTCCTTCTAAATCACGCGTACGTACGCTACAGTCCATTGGACGGAGCTTGCGTAAGAGTGATACAAAGTCTGAAGCAACACTATATGACATTGCTGATGACTTGACATGGAAGGCTTGGAAGAACCATACAATTAAACACTTCGCTGAACGTGTGAAGATCTATGGTGAAGAGAAGTTTGATTATAAGATACACATGATTCCGCTGAAAGGGTAAGATGGCAATATCACTTGTTAAACTCAACAATGGCACAGAGCTGCTAGGGGACGTAAAGAAAACTACGTCCGGTCTTAGTATCACTGACCCATTGCAGATAAACTACAAGTTCGTATCATTCCAGCCGATGCCTACAGTTAGCGTTAGCCGGTACATGCCATTTGCAGCCGATCCGACGTTCATGTTCTTCCTAGATCAGGTAGTGCATGTTGTCGAGCCGAAACAAACGATGATCGAATACTACACTCACGCATTGTCGAACTACCAAGATGAAATAGATGCACACATTGACAGTGAGTTGATGGGTGTAGTAGGTAGATCGTCGATCAAAAGCTCCGCCAATAAAGAAGAGCTCTATACTGCATTATTGGAGCGGTTGGAAGTAGAAGGCCCAGCAAACTAACACTTTTTTGTTGACCCTATCCTTATAGGTCCGTATACTGGTACTCTGGTATGGAACATAGGAGAAATAATGGCTACCCATTATGTTGACAATAAAGAATTATATCGAGTGATGGTCGAATTTAGACAGGGATCACTCGATGCAAAAGCAAATGGAACGGAACGTCCGCGTATTCCGAACTATGTCGGTGAGTGTATTCTAATGATTGCGAAGCGGCTATCGACGAAGCCGAACTTTGTTAATTATTCGTATAGAGAAGAGATGATATCGGATGGCATAGAAAACTGTATATGCTACATCGACAACTTTGACCCATTAAAATCGACCAACCCATTTGCATATTTTACGCAAATCATTTATTATGCTTTCCTTCGCAGGATCCTGAAGGAAAAGAAACAGACATACATCAAGCATAAGACGCTTGAGAATTCTATGCTGTTAAACGAATTGTTCGAGCAAGGTGAATTTAGTGAGCAAGAATTCACACCAACTCATATAGACCTCGACAATGACAATATGTTCGACTTCATTAAGTCGTTCGAAGACAACCTCATTTCAAAGAAAAAGAAGCGTGCTAAGAAGGGTGTGGAGAAATTCATTGAAGAAGATGTTATGTCGGAGGATGAGGTCGGACGTGAAGTGGATGACATGACTCCAGATGTTGATAATGATATTGATAAACTAGACGAATAATATGAAGATAGCCCTGCTAGGTGACACGCATATTGGTGCGCGTAACGACAACCTGAATTTCCATGAGTTCTTCAAGAAGTTTTACGACGAAGTATTCTTTCCATACCTCCATGAACATAAGATCGACCATGTGATTCAGCTTGGCGATATGTTCGATCGTCGAAAATATATCAACTTTCAATCGTTGAAACATGGTCGTGAGTATTTGTTGAATCCGTTAAATGATCTCAACGCTTGGGCCTTGGTCGGCAATCACGACACCTACTACAAGAATACGAACGACGTCAATTCGTTGGAGCTGTTGCTTGATGGGTACAAAAACATCAACGTAATCAACACACCTACAGAGATCCACTTCGAAGACAAGTTGTTCCTGCTGATGCCATGGATATGTCCAGAGAATGAGCGAGAGTGTATCGACGCAATAACAAACACCAAAGCAGATGTTGTTATCGGACATTTTGAAATCACCGGATTTGAAATGTATAGAGGAACTGTGTGTGATGAGGGATTGGATGTTAGCATCTTCCGTCGACCACCAATGGTGTTGTCTGGACACTTTCACCACAGATCGCAGAATGGAAATATCCACTATCTCGGAACACCATATGAAATGACATGGTCCGATCATGGAGACATCAAGGGATTCCACATCTACGACACTGACACTGGCGAGCTCGAATTCATCCCCAACCCTCATGTCATGTTCCATAAGATCCTGTATGATGATCAGGAGAAGACGATGGAAGAAGTCACAAGCATCGATTATGAGAAGTATAGTGGAACCATTGTCAAGCTGATTGTCAGGACCAAGAATAACCCAGCATGGTTCGATCTTATGATCGATAAGCTAGAGAAGGCTGGTGTTAGTGATATCCAAGTCGTTGAGGATCATTTCCACCTAGATGTGGAAACGGATGATGAAATCATTAACGAAGCTGAAGATACGCTAACCATCTTGACGAAGTACATCGACGGGCTGCAGATACAAGGTGACAGACAACGTCTTGATTCGCTAATGCAGAACTTATATCACGAAGCATTGAGTACAGAATAATGAGATTCTTGATCACAGGACATGAGGGGTTTATTGGCCGCCATGTATTCGAATACTACTCATCTAAGTATGATTGTGTAGGACTGGATATCAAATCCGGCAACGATATTACCGAGTGTGTGTTGCCAGAATGTGATGTCATCATCCACCTTGCTGGGTTGCCTGGTGTAAGGCGTAGCAAGGAGTTTCCAGAAGACTATTGGCACGCCAATGTGATTGGTAGTCAGAGGGTATTTGAACATGCTGAACGCATTGGAGCAAGGCTGTTGTATGCGTCTAGTTCGTCCGTAAAGGGGTGGTACAACAATCCATATGCCACGACCAAGAAGGTGGTGGAAATGATTGCTCCTCCACGTTCATTGGGAATGAGATTCCATACTGTATATGGCCGCGATTCTCGACCCGACATGATGTATGATATGTTGATCGGCCATCGTGCAAGGTACATTACCAACCACATGCGAGACTTTACACACGTTGATGATGTTGTAACAGCTATAGACGTACTGTATAATAATGGGGTTTGTGGTATTGTTGACATAGGATCTAACAATCCAGTATCTGTAATTGAGCTATCGCAGGCAGCAGGCCAATCACTACCAATAATGCAAGTGGGTGGAGAGGCCCACATTACGTGCGCCAATACCACATTATTAACTTCGCTTGGTTGGAAGCCAACGAAGCATGTATTAACTGAAATGCGTAATGATATACTTTAAGACTATACGATGGAAGAACTTGCTCAGCACAGGCAATGTCTTTACGGAAATTCAATTCGACAAACATAAGACCACATTGATTGTGGGTGAGAATGGTGCTGGTAAGTCGACGATGCTTGATGCGTTGTCATTTGCGATGTATGGCAAGCCGTTCCGCAATATCAAGAAGAACCAATTGATCAATACAGTCAATGGTAAGGGTGCTACAGTTGAGCTTGAATTCTCTATCGGCAAAAAAGAGTACAAGATTGTACGTGGAATTAAACCAAACGTGTTTGATATCTTCGTCGATGGCAATTTGATTGATCAGAATGCCGATGCAAAAGAGTATCAAGCGATGCTCGAGACTCAGATTCTGAAATTGAACCAGAAGTCGTTTGCTCAGATCGTCATCTTAGGCAGCGCATCATTCGTACCCTTCATGCAGTTGCAAACGGCTCACAGAAGAGAGATTATTGAAGATCTTTTGGACATCGGCATCTTCTCGACGATGAATAGCCTGCTGAAGGATAAGGTCGCTCTGAATAAGATCAAGATGTCTGATGCTGATAATGCGATTCGTTCGAATGCTGACAAGATCGAGATGTACAACAAGCACATCCAAATATTGAAACAGAATAACGATGAGCTGATTGAACAGAAGCGCCAACAATCGTCCAAGCTGTTGGACGATATCGATAATGCTAACAGCAGTATCACGAGGATCAATGGTGAGATTGAGACACTCAATGGAAGCATTACAGACCAAGACAAGGTACGGAAGAAGCTAGAGACGATCCGAACAATGTCGGGGAAGGTGGATCATCGTCTTGAAAAGATCAAAAAGGATATTGAATTCTTTAATGCCCATGATGACTGTCCGACATGCCGACAAGGAATTGCACACGAACATAAGGCTGAGATTCTAGAAAAGAACAATGCCCAGGTTTCTGAAATCGAACAAGGTAAGAGCCAGATTACAGAAGAGCTTGAAAGTATCAACACTAGACTTACCGAGATCTCCAGCGTATCATCTTCAATCTCTACTAAAAACAGAGAAGTGTCAGACCTACTCGTTCAAGTCCGCACTTGGTCCAACTTCGTAAGAGGGATCGAGCAAGAGATTGAGAAGCTGAATAACAATACGAAGCAGATCGACACTAACGATCAAGAGATCAACACATATAAAGAAGCATTGAAATTGGCCATTGCTTCCAAAGAAGAGTTGACGAAGGACAAGTCTACGTTCGATGTTGCAAGCATCTTGTTAAAGGATACTGGTATCAAGACGAAAATCATCAAGCAGTATGTACCCGTGATCAATAAGCTGATTAACAAATACTTGGCAGCGATGGACTTCTTTGTTAATTTTGAATTAAATGAGAGTTTTGAAGAAACAATTAAGTCGAGGTTCCGCGATGAATTTACATACGACTCCTTCAGTGAGGGAGAAAAGAGCCGTATTGATTTGGCTTTGTTATTCGCTTGGCGCGCTGTGGCTAAGTTGCGCAATAGCGCAAGTACCAATTTGCTGATTATGGATGAGGTATTCGATAGCTCACTCGATGTGCAGGGCGGTGATGAATTGATTAAGATTATCCAAAGCATTGTCGGCGATTCTAATGTATTCGTGATCAGCCACAAGACAGACCAACTGATGGATAAGTTTGAGCATGTAATCAAATTCCAGAAGGTAAAGAACTTCAGCCAAATAGCAACATAAGGAAAAATATGATTTTAAATTTAGTAGACACAGGCAATCCGCTGCTGTATAAAGAATTGGAAGAGTTTGATTTTGCAAACCCACCTTGCGACCCAGTCGAGTTAGCAAACAACCTAATCGAAACGATGGCTCATCATCGCGGTCTGGGGTTGTCATCCAACCAGTGTGGATTGCCATATCGAGTGTTTGCGTTGTGGTCGGAGCAACCGCTTGTTGTATTTAATCCACGTATTATCGACCAGTCCTCAGAATTCGTCCAATTGGAAGAAGGCTGCTTGACTTTTCCAAATCTTTTTATTAAAATAAAGCGTCCGAAGATTATCAAGGTTCGTTTCCAAGATGTCACAGGTGCTACTCATACTGAAAAGTTTATCGGCATGACTGCTCGTGGCTTCCTCCACGAGATGGATCATTTGGACGGCATCATTTATCAGAAGCGCGCTTCTGTACCGCAGTTGAACAAATCTGTGAATCAGCGCAAGATGCTAGAGCGTAGGTTGAAGCGTGGTGAGGTGTATTATAAGCCAGCCGAAGTACCAGGTGTTGTATCCACAGACGGTACCATCACATTCAACACACGTACTGATACAATTACAAACGGTTAAGGAATTACATGGCAAAATTAAAAGTAGCAGAGTTATTTTACAGCGTCCAAGGTGAAGGACGTTACATGGGCGTGCCGTCCGTGTTCCTCCGCATCTTCGGATGCAACTTCAAATGTGAAGGCTTCGGATTGCCTAAAGGAGAATTGAGTAATGAAAGAAACCTCGTCGATGCTGACTCAATCAAGAACTACAAAGACCTCCCACTCGTTAGCACCGGATGTGACTCTTATGCGTCTTGGGATCCTCGTTTTAAGCATCTTAGTCCTGTTCTTAGCACCGATAGCGTTGCCGATGCTATTATGGATATGCTTCCGTTTGGTGAGTGGAAAGAAGAGCACTTAGTTATTACAGGCGGCGAGCCGTTGCTCGGCTGGCAACGTGCATACCCAGACCTGCTTAAGCATCCTAAGATGTTGGCATTGAAGGAACTGACATTCGAGACGAATGGTACACAAGAGCTGACCAAAGAGTTTGCGGACTTCTTAAAGGAGTCATTTGAGTATGACCAGCTGACATTCTCTGTTAGTCCTAAGCTCAGCGTCAGTGGCGAGAAATGGGAAGAGGCGATCTGCCCTCAAATCGTCGCTGAGTACAACAAGATCGGATACACATACTTGAAGTTCGTGGTCGCATCTGAGGAAGATGTCCAAGAAGCTGTTAAGGCTACTGCAGAATATCGTGCAGCTGGTTTTGATGGGCCGGTGTATTTGATGCCGGTTGGTGGTGTAGAGAGCGTGTACACCATGAACGCTAAAAACGTAGCAATCGCTGCTATGAATCTAGGTTACCGCTACAGCGATCGTTTGCAGGTACCTCTTTTTAAGAATGAGTGGGGCACATGATCAATTACTCTAATACAGAATTTGTAGATGACATCGACAAACTAACACACCAGATCATTGGGTCTGGTAAGCATTACGATTACATCGTTGGCGTGGTTCGTGGAGGAGCGATCCCAGCAGTATGCCTTTCGCATAGATTAGGTCTCCCGATGAAATGTGTGTCGTGGTCAACATTTCATGGAGATCAGATGCGAGAGTCTGCATGGGACATTGCAGAAGACATCCATGACGGCAAGAAGGTACTTTTAGTAGACGACATCCTCGACTCTGGACGAACGATCAAAGAATTGTTTGAAGATTGGGATGTGCAAAAGGAACAAGTTGATGTTGCAGTGTTGATCTATAACACCGATCAGTCTATAGTACCAGAATACTATGGCAGAAAAGTAAACAAAGGTGTCGATCCGAGTTGGATCACCTTTTGGTGGGAAACAGAGGATGAGGAATAATAATGAGTAAACCAGTCGTACAGTACAAATATACAAGTACTAAAGAGTATCATAATGCGTTTCCGGTTGCATACCGCCAATGGCGTGCCGATTCGCATTGCAACTTGATTCATGGCTATGCATTCAGCATGAAGTTCTATTTTGGGACAGATGACTTGGATGTTCGCAACTGGGCAGCAGACTATGGCGGTCTGAAGGAATTGAAAAACGTGCTCGAAAGTCAATTTGACCACACGCTCCTTGTAGCAGAAGATGATCCAGAGCTTGATTTCTATAAAGAGATGGAAAAGCGTAAGTTGGCTAAACTTACCATCCTACCAAAGCTAGGGTGTGAAGGCCTTTCGGATCAATTATACAAGTACGTGAATGGTGTATACATTCCAGATATGTGGGGTCCTGCAGAAGCAGCTCGTCTGTGGTGTTACAGAGTTGAAGTACGTGAGACTCAAAGTAACATGGCCTTCCGTGAAGGACATCGTGAATGGAATGAGGACTTGTTCGCATAATGGCATTCAAGCAATTTGCATGGGTCCCAGATGGGACTTATGATTATAGAGAATACCTAGTACGCTACGTTCTGAAGGACGGCAATGCTACTACAGTTCTTTCAAAGATGTGGGTTGACTCTGGCCCACCTGATGAACTATCATCAGAGTTAAAGCAACCATGGGGAGCGTTTCCAGACTTCCCTCCTAAACCACCAAAGAAAGTAGAACAGAAATGATCGCAGAAGGATTTGACGATAAAGGAAAAGCAGCTTCTAAGAAGAAAGCTGATGTAGAGGGTACGTACTTGGTATCCGCCACAGTACGCAATCGACTGAAGCAAGCTAATAAGCGCTTCAATGCAAACGACAATATCTCTGAGTTCCTGAAAGAGGACGAAATTCCTAAGCTGGTTGACGAGGTCGCTGGGAAGTTCCAAGGCGTGTTGGAGAGCTTGGTTATTGACGTTGAAAACGACCCAAATTCCCATGACACAGCTCGCCGCTTGGCGAAGATGTACGTGTATGAATTGATGGCTGGTCGCTATGAGAAGCCACCAAAAGTAACTGCGTTCCCCAACACAGGACCAGAACGATTCGAAGGCATGTTAGTTGTACGTGCTGAATTGATCTCTATGTGTTCGCACCACCACCAGCCAGTTAAGGGTACTGCTATTATTGGCATCATCCCTACAGGCGAAGTTATTGGGCTATCGAAGTATGCTCGTATTGCTCAGTGGTGTGCTCGTCGTGGTACGTTGCAAGAAGACCTCGCGAATCAAATCGCTAAGGAAATTATGAATGCAACAGACACAGAGAATTGCGCAGTGTATATCCAAGCAACTCATGGTTGTATGGAAAACCGAGGTGTGATGGCTCACTCGAGCTTGACACAGACAAGCGTGGTCCATGGCTTATTCCACAACGATTCAGTTAAGGCTGAGTTCATGTCGAATGTGAAGTTGCAATTCGCAACAGCACGCTAATTATTTTATTATAGGAGTGATTATATTATGACACAAAAAAAGCGTATCCTTACATCATTATCATCTGGCAAAGAGTTGTCTGCAAAACAACTGACATCTTTGTATAAGATCGCATCCCCAACAAAGGTGATCTCTACCCTCCGTGCAGAGGGTCATAAGATCCAATTGAAGAAGCACACCGACCGTTCTGGTCGCACTACATCCAAATATCATTTGGTATCTAAGTCAACTCGCAAAACAGCTACAGCTTAATGCAATACCCGCCTAGTGCGGGTTTCACATTGAAAGGTGTAGCATGATTGTTACCACATATGAGTTGGGCGATCTTGCTAATGGTGGATTTAAAAAGTCGAAGCTGGCTGAGGAAGCATTACTTAAATTAGTTGCCAGTAAGAAGAGATTGTCGTATAGTGTAGACTTGACTGAGGGAAAGAATACAGATTGGGATGGTATGTTAGGTACTGACCCAATCGAAATTAAGTTCTCAGCCAAGATGTTTACTGGCGAAAACCGATTCGGCAATTTCTTCGAGACGCATTATAAGAGCGGAAAACCATCTGCTCTTCTATTAACAAAAGCCACGAAATATATTACAGTAAGCCCTGGTTGGTCAAATAAGTACGCATCCGTTACAGGCAAAGTGCGTATGTGGAATGTAAATGAGCTATTGAATGTAATGGATAATCCATACCCTGTAGTCGAGTTTGATTATGGTGAAAAAGGATTCTTTGTACCAAACAAGTCTTCCCTAGTTAATCACGAATGGGTTGGCGACGTTTCGTTCGATCAAGAAAAGCGTAGTTACAATATTTCAAATTGGATATAAGATAATGAATACTATTAATGTGACGGGGGATTCGGTAGTGACTATCAACACCCCACCTAAGTCATACATCTGGGTTACCTTCCAGAAAGAAGGAATCCACAAATACCCAGCAGCAGCGACTGATCCCAAACTGGCAACAGGCGATTGGCTTGATGTTAGCTTCCTAGGTGTACCGCATCGCCATATTTTCCACTTCCGTGTGGAGATGGAAGTGTTCCACGATGACCGTGATGTTGAATTTATCCAAGCAAAGCGCTGGATGGAGAGCTGGTATCAGGACGGAACATTGGCACTCGACTTCAAGTCTTGCGAGATGATGGCTAAAGAATTGTATGCGAAATGCATCAAGCAATGGCCAGATCGTGATTATGTAGTCCAAGTATCGGAGGACGGCGAAAACGGCTGCCGCATTGTGTTCGATAAACCGAAGGTGTATGGTCAATGATTAACTTCTGCCACATTTCCCCAACCAAGTACCTAGAGCAGTTCACAGAGCAGAATGGCGCTCATTTGATTCTGGCTCACCTAGTCGAGACTGATCCTGACTACTGCGAATTCTATGCAAACCTAGAAGATGGCAAGTATAAGATCATGGACAACTCTGCATTCGAGATGTTCAAGCTTGGCCGTCCGATGTATGACTCTGATAAGCTGATCGAAATGGCAAAGGCATGTAAAGCTGATTGCGTCGTGATGTCTGATTATCCTAAGATGCATTCATCACATACAGTTAACGCTGCTGTCAAGATGATTCCTGAATTGAAGGGTGCAGGATTCGATACATTCTTCTGCCCACAAAGTGAACTCGGCGACATTGAAGATCTGATGTCTACGATGGCATGGGCACTGAACAATCCAAACATCGATTTGATTGGTATGTCCATCCTAGCATGTCCTATTGCAATGGGCGTGAATGAAAGCACGTTCAATGATGGCAAGCGTTCTGATTCTTATAAGATGCAACGATTCACATCGCGCTTTGCTGTATTTGATGAAATGCAACGTCGTGGCCTATTGAACGACTTGGCAATGAAGCGTTTCCATTGTTTGGGGATGGTTGATGGCCCTAAAGAGATTCGCTTGCTTAAGCAATTCGAACAATACATCTTCTCATGGGATTCAAGTGCTGCTGTATGGGCTGGCATTCACGGTCTCCAGTTCGACGGATCTCCTACTGGTCTGACGAACGGTAAGTTTGAGAAGGAAGTGGAATTTGACTACGTCGGCGAAGTGAATACACAATCAGTACAATACAATATCAATTATATCAGCGGACTTCTTAAATGAGTTTCAAGATAATCGCCCTGACAGGGCCGAAGGGCAGCGGGAAGGATACAGTTGGTCAGTTGATCTCTGATGCGATTCCTAATGCCCAGACGATCGCTTTTGCTGACCCCATCAAGCAAGTGATCGTCGACATATTCAAGCTGGATGGTATTAGTGATTATGATTTGTTTAAGCGTACAGTCGTTGACTACAAACTCGACTATGTGCCAAAGCATCTTGCTGGCAGACACGTAGTTCGTGAAATTGGTATGTTGATGCGCAACTATGACGATAAACAATTCAACAACTATATCCGCACACGTGTGGAGTCTGATCCCCACAAGGTATGGATTGTTACTGATCTAAGATTTGATAATGAGTACACGTTCCTGAGGTCGCTGGGTGCTAAAATTGTTAAAATTACACGCCCGTCATATACATATGATGGCCATATTACTGAACGTGAATTCAACGACTCGCTTGTAGACCATACCATTATGAATGATGGGTCGTTAGAATACTTGAAGATTAGAACTGAAATTGTTATGAAGAATATTATACAGGAGTGGGCATGAAGCACATTATGAGCACACATTCGAAGTCTACACTTTCGAATGTATTGAATGAAGACGTTCAGCCGAACGCAGTAGATCTTAGACTGGGTCAAGTCTTTAAGATCAAGGAAGATCTGTTTGAGATCTCTAATGAACACAAGAAGCATCGCGGCACCGACTATGAACTCAAGGTGGACCCAGAAGGATACTTCAACCTTGAGCCAGGTCATTATGAGGTGGTGATGGAAAATATTATCCGTGTGGGTGAAGGTGAAGCAGGCTGGGTGATTACCCGTTCGACACTAAACCGCAATGGTCTGTTCCTTACATCTGGATTATATGATAGCGGATATCATGGAGTGATGGCTGGTGTATTGCATGTTACTATCGGTAACGCAAGAATCAAAAAGGGCACACGCGTTGGACAATATCTCAGTTTTGAAGCTGAGGCATTGAGCAGCTACGACGGTGACTATGGATTGGGTAAAGAGCATGACAATAAATATGGAGTTAAATAATGGAAATCAAAGCTGAAATTGCAGACTTGCAAAAAAAGAAACTGTTCGTAGCGACGCCGATGTACGGTGGTGCTTGTGCAGGCATGTATACAAGATCTATCGCAGACTTGTCTGCTATCTGCGCAAAATACCAAATTCCGTTGCAATTGTACTTCTTGTTCAATGAGTCATTGATCACCCGTGCTCGTAACTATTGCGTTGATGAATTCCTGCGCAGTGGTGCAACTCATTTGATGTTCATCGACTCTGACATTGGCTTTAATCCAAATGATGTCTTGGCGCTGCTGGCATTGATGTCTGATGATAGTCCTTATGACGTCATGGGCGGTCCATACCCTAAGAAGTGCATCTCTTGGGAAAAGATCAAGATGGCTGTCGATAAAGGAGTTGCGGACGAAGATCCAAACGTACTCGAGAAGTTCGTTGGCGACTATGTGTTCAACCCTAAAGGCAATCAACGTGAGATTCCATTGGGCGCTCCAGTTGAAGTTATGGAGATCGGCACTGGGTTTATGATGGTACGTCGTAAGACGTTCGAGGATTACGCAAAAGCATATCCACACCAGTCTTACAAGCCAGATCATGTCCGTACCGAGCACTTCGATGGAACACGTGAAATCATCGCTTATTTCGATTGTATCATCGACCCACAAAGCAAGCGCTACTTGTCAGAAGACTACATGTTCTGTTACAACGTAGAGAAGATGGGTGGTCGTGTGTGGTTCTGTCCATGGATGCAACTACAACACGTTGGTAGTTATGTGTTTGGCGGAAGCTTAGCTGATTTGGCATCGATCGGTGCATCAGCAACAGCGGATGTTAATAAACTTGGCGGCAAGCCAAAAGCTAAGTGAGGACTGAATGAAACTTGAAGGACGCACAATTTCGATATTGAAAAACTTTGCGAGCATTAATCCTTCCATCATGTTTAAGCCAGGTCAGACTTTGAGGACGATGAGTCCTCAGAAGACGATCTTGGCTCAAGCAGTGATTAAAGAAGAGATGCCGAGTGAGTTTGCGATTTATGACCTAAGTCGTTTCCTGAGTGTGATGAGCTTGTTCCAACAACCATCACTTACGTGCCACGACAAGTATGCAGTAATTAGCGATGGGTCTCAGAAGGTGAACTATACGTTCGCCGACCCAACAATGATCGTACTGCCTTCTGATAAGACGCCGAAGTTTGAGGCTGATGTCAGCTTTCAGCTATCGGCAGATGTGCTGAATAAGGTTCAGAAAGCTATGGGCGTATTGAATATGCCAGAACTTGCGGTTGTTGGTGACGGCAACAGTATCATGGTTCAAGCAATCGACTCAAAGAATCCATCCGGCGATAGCTTTGCTATTGAAGTTGGTGAAACAGAACACACATTCAGAATGATTTTTAGAGCCGAGAATATGAAGATTATTCAGGCTGATTATGATGTCGCCATCTCTTTTAAAGGCATCTCGCATTTCAAATGTGAAGATGTTGAATACTGGATCGCGACTGAATCTTACTCTACCCAAGGAAAATAATGAAACCTACATCTAATTTCAGACTCAGCAAATCTTTCAAGAACCTTCTTGGAAATGGCAAGTTTAAAGACGCACATGAGCGTGGCCATTTCAAGCGTATGTTGATTGATGCCCAACTGTCAGCAGAGCAGGCTAGCCGCGCAAAGCTTGACAAGAGCGCAAGAGAAGAGTAAAATGCAACGTAGCGTGATAGATGACTTGATCGCTGAGCTTGAAGAAGCTATTGCTAGTCTCCAAAACAGACCTGGCAATAGCGATGTTATAGCACAATTACAAACGCAGATTGATAGTCTGCGTCAACGTTATACAGAAGAGTGAATATATTATGATTGAAGTTGATAAGAAAGCCCTCCGTGGCTACCTAGATGAAATGTCTGCCAGCATGTTCCGTGCTGGAGGTGAACGAGATTTTCAACGCGAAGCAACCAAGGATGCTGCTGAGAAATTTGAAATGAAACCAAAGACTTTAAAGAAACTTGCTCGCGTATACCATAAGCAAAACTTCACTGATGAAATTGCCGATGCAGCAGAATTCCAAAAGCTGTATGAGGATACCGTATTGACTGCTCCTTCGATTGCGGAGTAAATATGCGTGACGATTTCCTGTGGGTGGAAAAGTACCGCCCTCGTACCGTGGCTGACGCAGTACTGCCGGCCGAGCTGAAAGAGACATTCCAACAGTTTGTCAATGATGGTGTCGTTCCTAACTTGATCCTTACTGGCAGAGCTGGTACGGGTAAGACTACCGTTGCACGCGCCATGCTCGAAGAGCTCGAATGTGATTACATCGTAGTCAACGGCAGCTTGAATGGCAACATCGATACGCTGCGCTATGAGATCCAGCAGTTTGCGTCGAGCATGTCGCTTTCTGGTGGCCGCAAGTATGTTATCCTCGATGAGGCAGACTACTTGAATGCAAATTCTACACAACCAGCTCTTCGCAACTTCATGGAAGAGTTCTCAAAGAATTGTGGATTCATTCTTACTTGCAACTATCCAAACCGAATTATTAAAGAGCTGCATAGCCGTTGTAGCGTTATCAACTTTAAGATCCCATCTGCAGAGAAGCCAAAGCTAGCTGCTGGATTTTACCGCCGTGTAGTGGATATCCTTGGTCAAGAAGGTATTGCCTTCGAAGCAAAAGCAGTTGCTGCAGTCGTCGAGAAGCACTTCCCAGATTTTAGACGTACTCTGAACGAGCTGCAACGATACTCGTCCAACTCAAATAAGACGATCGATGTTGGTGTCCTAGCAAACGTCCAAGAAGAGTCGATCAAGCAATTAGTTGCTTCGATGAGGAATAAAGACTTTTCGGGCGTACGCAAGTGGGTAGTCGAACATATCGATATGGAGCCAAGCGTTCTGTTCAGACAGTTTTATGACTATTCGCACGAATACTTCTCCCCATCTGGTGTTGCTCAGCTTGTGCTGATCCTGGCCCAATACCAATATAAGCAAGCGTTCGTCGTTGATACGGAAATCAACCTCGTTGCATGTATGACCGAAATTATGATTGATTGTGAGTTTAAATAATGTTCAAGTTTGGAAACTTTAATCCTGATCCAGTGTGGCACCGCCACATTAGCTTTGCTAAGAGCGCAGTTCGCATTGCAGCTGGTGCTGCGTTGATGTTGGTCGACTACAGCATGTGGGCGACAGTATCGGGAGCTTTATTCATTGCAGCAGAAGTACTTGGCATCATTGAAGAGATCGTATAATGTTCGATCTTCTTGCCCCGACATTTGATTGGATTAAGAATGACTGGAAAAGCAATCGATTTCGTTTTTGTGTTGAGGTCTTTGCTTGGGTTCTTAGTGTTAGCTGCGCTCTCACTATGGCACTCACCGTTCCAAACCCACCTCTCAAGTTTCTATACATTCCTTGGGTTACCAGTACTATTGTATATGCTGGGTGCGCTTATAGTCGGCGTTCCTTTGGCATGCTTGCTAATTACACCCTTCTTGCCATCATCGACGGCATCGCACTAATCAAGTGGTGGGCATAACCATGACTCCATTTGATTTTGTAAACGCTATTAATATGTCCAAGAAGGACCTGATGACAGGTTCTGAGGACGACGTCCAAGCTGAAAAGGACTACGTCCCATTCGTCGTTAACCGCTCATTGTCGTATTTTCCAGATACACTGATGTATGCAAATGAGATTAACCAGTATGGCGACCTCGACAAAAAGCTTCAATTCCACTTCCTGCTAAATAGTATTCGACCGGGAAAACGTTTTTCGAAATGGGTAAAAAAGGAAGAAAGTGCAGATCTAGAACTTGTTATGCAACACTTTAAGTATGGCATCGACAAGGCCAAGCAAGCGCTACCATTATTATCTGATGAACAACTATCCATTATAAGAACTATACAAACAAGTGGAGTTGAAAATGACAAATATACTTGACTCATTAGTCGAGGTGAGGCTTGCAAAAGAAGATGATTTTTTAAAAGTACGTGAAACATTAACGCGAATCGGAGTCGCATCGAAGAAAGATAGAATTCTATTTCAATCGTGTCACATTCTGCATAAGCAGGGAAAATACTACATCGTTCACTTTAAAGAACTCTTTGCTTTGGACGGTAAGCCAACAAATATCTCAGACGATGATTTATCAAGACGCAATACAATTGCAAATCTAATTGCTGAGTGGGGATTGGTGACATTGGTAGATGAACTGAAATCGAAAGACCCAGTTTCACCACTATCACAAATAAAGGTACTTCCATTCAAAGAAAAGAATGAATGGGAATTGGTAGCCAAATACAACATTGGTCATAAAAAATAATTGATATAGGGTTTTGGTTATGAGAGGTAAATGGCATACACGATTTTTTGATCTTGCAACTCATGTTGCACAATGGTCGAAGGATCCAAGCACAAAAGTTGGAGCATGTATTGTGAATGCAGACAACCAGGTGCTTAGTTTAGGGTTTAATGGGTTCCCGCGCGGGATATTCGATTTCGCAAAGAGATACGACGACAAGGAAACTAAGTACTTGTTTGTATCTCATGCTGAACGCAATGCATTAGACAATGCGTTTGGAGATACACGAGGAGCGACGTTGTATACAACATTGTTCCCATGTAATGAGTGCACGAAGGGTATCATCCAAAAGGGAATACGGACGATCGTCACGCCTAGACCAGATACAACCAGAACACATAATCACTACGACATAACATTAGCAATGTTGCGCGAGGCTGAGATACAAGTTTTGTTCATTGAGCAGTTCGCTGAATTCGAAGAACAAAAATAATTTACAAAAACTGTTGACTAGAGATATAATTTAGATATATACTAGACAAATATTAATCTTACTTAAAAGAAACAAATGTTCTCCATAGTCGTATCCACAACAAAACATGAGCAACCGAGCTATCTCAGCTTGGCCGCACGCTCATGCTTTATTGGTAATGGACGCGATTGGGCTAGCCGGGGAACCATGTAACTGTCACTGTAAGTAACTAGAAACAAGGAACCCCAGGCATCGAAAGATCCTGGGGTTTTTTATTTGTGGTTATCCAGACTGTTGACCAGAATGATGTTCTGGAATATAGTTTACGAATCGACTGAATTAATTTTTGATCGATCATGTTGATAAGATTGTTGTTCTGTATTACAATCGAGTCTTCGGCAGATGAGTTAGTTGAAAAATTAATTACAAATGCTGTTGACTTTGATCTTGTATTGAACTACAATTGAGTCTGAGATAATTTTGCATTAGAGATCATCGAGTCTCTTAGCAGTAAAGGTTCTTTCACAATTTGTGGATGGTGGTTTCTGTAAGGGCTTGTTCTCTTACAGAGGCCATACCAAAATATGCTTACGCACATACTGCCGCAATTAGAGCGGTTGTTATCTGCGGTGGTTCTGACAGACTGCAAAAAGTCGACGGGTCAGCGTTGATGAACGTATGAGCATGTTTTGATATGGCTATGGTGTGTTCGTCTATCGGTTTAGGACGCTGCCCTTTCAAGGCGGAAAGACGAGTTCGATTCTCGTACGCACTACCATTAATTAAAATCTCTGTAAGCTCGGAGGCACAGTACATGCGTTATGTAACTATACTAATACGCCGTAATCGATCGTAAAGCGGTTGAGGTATAGCAAATAGTGCAGAGATTTTAATTAATGGAAATGCTTCGTTAGCTCAGTTGGTTAGAGCGCATGCCTGTCACGCATGAGGCCGTCGGTTCGAGCCCGATACGGGGCGCCAAGTTATTTTACCCGGATAGTTAAATGGTATAACGTGCGCTTGATAAGCGCTTATCGCAAGTTCGATTCTTGCTCTGGGTACCAAGTTTTATACCGTAGAGATCCTCTGATGGGGATACCTCACTGTCTATGAGGATGTGGCGGGTTTGATTCCCGTCTACGGTGCCAGTTTTAGAATAGTTACAGCAACACACAAAGAACACCAAACTTTTAATTTGACATGTTCGTCAACGCTATTCTGTTATATTTGGGGACAGTAGTGGGCTACGGTTCTCCCTTGCAAGGAGGATGTCTAGAAGGATTCGATTTCCTCGGTCTCCACCAATTTTTTATACTGCGTTCGACTTCAGGTGAGGTCATCACCCTTTCAAGGTGACTAGACGGGTTCGATACCCGTACGCAGTACCAGTTTTCGGTTGTAAGCTTTGATGGCGAAGTACCCGGCTCTTACCCGGATTAACGGAGTTCGATTCTCCGACGACCGACCAGTTTTAGGATACTTGCAGCAATGACTTAAAAGTCAGTAGGTTCGATTCCTACATTTGGAGCTTTCCAAATCCGTCGTAAGGTACGACAAACGATTGAAACTCGTTCAACTAAAAAGGTATCCTGTTGTATTTGTAGGGGGCTTGTCGTCTGGTGATGACACTACGCTTTGACCGTAGGAAGATGAGTTCGATCCTCATGCCCCCCGCCAGTTTTTGTTTAACTAATTTAATGGAGGCAGTCTATGAAAAAGACGAAACCGATCGTGCGCGAACGTAACTGCTTCGTTCGATTAGCACTATTCCGTAAAGCAGGATCGCACCGCAAGTCTAACAAGGCATTGCGTAAAGCGATCAACCAATCATCGTTGGGTTTATAGTTTAACGGCAAAAACATCTGGCTTTTAACCAGTAAGAGTCTCGGTTCGAATCCGAGTAGACCCACCATATGAAAGCATACTACCGAAGTTGGTTCGGTTAGACAGGGAGATCCAATTGCCTATGTCGTTAGTGTGTTTTTATATGGTACGTAATTTGAGTACAATGGTCACACGCCCTTGCTTAGATTACAAACGCCATAATAATTTATTCCATCTTAGTATTCTCGGTGAGTACGCCCGGCTGTTAACCGGAGAAGGTTGGTTCGAATCCAACAGATGGAGCCAGTTATGGGGCAAAAAGCGGATTCTGTCCAATGAATCTTTTGCAGCACACTGTAATGCCCCGCCAAATTTAGGATCCTTTCAGCAAAACTTATACTTTCACTTTTGGCTGTGAAAAGCAAAGCGGATCCTGTTGAACATGCCCACGTAGTGCAATTGGTAGGAGACAACGGTCTTAGAAGCCGAACAGTGTCGGTTCGAATCCGACCGTGGGCACCAAATTTATACACAGATGTTGGTTCGATTCCAACCCTGATGAAGAGTAGCATAATATGGCAATGCAGTGTATAATCCAAGCCTCGCGCTGACTTGTCGCGTATAATGAGATAAATTACAAGTCACTTTTCTAGAGCATATCGCGGCTGAGGCTAGGCCGTTATGTGGATCATAGCTGGGCCTTTCGGCTTGGTCGCCAGTTCAATTCTGGTAGATGTGTTCTAGAAAAGTTTGGGCTGATAGTGATAATGGGAGCACAGTGGCTTTGCAAGCCTCGGGTCGGGGTTCGATCCCCCGTCGGTCCACCAAATTTTAATCCGTCCGTAGCACAATTGGAGAATGTTCCGTCCTACGAAGTCGAGAGGTGGGGGTTCGAATCCCTCCGGACGGACCATACTATAGTGTATTCTTCGTCATATGCGGGGTTTCAGGTTCCACGTCAAATGTGCCAGAATGAGAATAGTCCTGCAGGTTAATGCTCAGGGTAACACATTAATACTTACAGACAGGTTGACACTTGTTTGGGAATGCATTATAATATGGTTTATGCGGGGTTAGTTTAGTGGTAAAACACTTTCCTTCCAAGTAAGAGTTGCGGGTTCGATTCCCGCACCCCGCTCCCTTGAGTCGATGTCAAGACTCGAAACTTATAAATAAAAGTATGGAAAAAACATACTATACAATTTATAAGATAACGAATCGGATTAATGGCAAGATCTATATTGGATCGCATAAGACCAAAAATCTGAATGACAACTATATGGGTTCTGGAAAATACTTAAAGTATGCCCAAGACAAATATGGTATTGAAAAGTTTGAAAAAGAAATATTGTTCGTATTTGATACGGCGCAAGAGATGTACGCTAAGGAAGCGGAAATTGTCAATGTTGAGTTCTTAGCTGAGCATAACACTTACAACATTAAAGTTGGAGGGTTTGGCGGTTGGGATCACATTAATAATGATGTAGAATTTCGTACGCAGAAAAATCAGCTAGCAAGGGCACGAGCTCAAGCTGCAGGGGCTTCGGATAAAGCAAAGTTATACAACACTGAACGGAGACGTCAGTATGATCTGAATCCAGCACGATGCGCTTCATGTAGCCAACCGCTTGATTTTTTAAAGCGCAAGAATAAATTCTGTGGGCATAGTTGTTCAGCTAAGTTGACCAACACCACTAGAGTTCGCAAATCGAACAAGTAAGTTTTAGGATAGTTACCGCAATCAAAAAGCTAACTATGGTTGTCTAGCGACAAAAGCTATCCTGTTGATTAATGGATGAGATGCTCTAATGGTAGGGCAGCGGGCTGTAACCCCGTGGCTTCGGCAAGTAGGTTCGATCCCTACCTCATCCACCATTTAAGTGACCAGTTTCCGTAACAACTAGAGATGACTGGATCCATCATGATGAACAGTTACGGACGAAGCGTGGGAGTGGAAGAAGGTCTTGTTGTGTCTCCCGAAAATAAATGACGAAAGTCTTAGCGACAACGAGTAATATCAGTATAACCTAAGGGCGATGGCAAGCCTCTGATAGCCTTTATGGACGTGTAGGAAAATTGGTAACCCCAGGAGACTGTAAATCTTCCGCCCGCAAGGCACTACTGGTTCGACTCCAGTCGCGTCCACCAAATTAATCGAATACAAATCTACAGTTGATTTGTTTTAACTGTCCGTCGAGTTTGAATTCAGTTTCGACTTTCGGATAGCAATCGGCAAATGTGCCAACGCAAGTAGACGTTTTAGTCTCTTTGTAAGGTTGACCATCAGCTAGCTTGTAAAGCAGTTTGAGGTTGTATTCATCATCATATGCCATAGAAATATTTATCTCCGATTCGCCTAGTCTGGTATGGCACTTCGTTTGGGACGAAGAATAACGGGAGTTCAAATCTCTCATCGGAGACCAAGAATTAGTCGGAAAGCAAGAGCCGAAAAGTAAATAGTAGGCGACCTAGCCACCTCGGTCGTCTTTGTAGTGTATACTGCGTCAGGGAGCCTGGAAGGGTAACTTGAGAAACACTGGGGTAAGAATCCCAATTGATGGTGAGCGCAAATTTCCAGGGGGTATGATAGTGGTAGTCGCCGAGGTTTGGAACCTTGTAGTGGGAGTTCGATTCTCCCTCCCCTGACCCTTGAGTCGATGTCAAGACTCGAACGATTATAAATATGTGTATGTATTACACTGTTTATAAAACGACGAATAAGATTAATGGCAAGATCTATATTGGATCACATAAGACCAAAAATCTTAATGATAATTACCTGGGTTCAGGTAAGTATTTGAAGCGTGCCATAGAAAAGTATGGAGTAGATTCTTTCACTAGGGAAATACTGTTCATATTTGAAACAGCAGAGGAAATGTATGCTAAAGAGGCGGAGCTTGTGAACGCAGAGTTCCTAACTGAAGAAAATACATACAACCTCAAGGTTGGAGGTTTTGGTGGGTTTGACTATATAAATTCCAACCCCGAAAAATACCTAACGCCCAAGAGGCTTGCAGCGCTGATGCCTGGACATGAGTTGCAAAGGCGGCTGTGGGAAAAATATTATTCCGATCCTGCGTTTAGAGCCAAGCGCCAAGAGCAATCTAGACATGCTCTAAACGTAGCTAGAACAAAATCGCGTGCTCCCTTCAAAGGACGCAAGCATTCGGATGTTGTAAAACAAAAAATAGCTGCAAAGGCTAGAGAAAGATCTGCAGATAATCCACAAGGAAACTCCCAGTATGGGACGATATGGATTACAGATGGTGTTGAAAATAAGAAGATTAATAAAACTGATGTCTTACCAGATGGTTGGTATAGGGGCAGAGTTTTTAAAAAAGTATAATGTCTGGGTGGCAGAGCGGCCCATTGCAACGGATTGCAAATCCGTAAAGTCGTCGGTTCAAATCCGACCCCAGATTCCAATTTTAATGCGTGGTTAGTTTAATGGTAAAATCAGACGTTGCCAACGTTTAGTTAAGGGTTCGATTCCCTTACCCCGCACCAGTTTATGCTCCTTTCGTATAGTGATTTATTACATCGGTTTTGTAGTCCGAGAACAGCAGTTTGATTCTGCTAGGGAGCTCCAGTTTATTTGCTCGCGAAGTATTAGTTGGTGGTATGCCGCTTTCGTAATGCGGAGGATCGGGTTCGAGGCCTGACGTGAGCACCAAAGTTTTGTAAGTGTCAGCAAGTGCAGTCACGCTAGTGATGGTAAGTTCGAACTACCTAACTAGTAAAAGGGGACGGGTTCAACTCCCGGCTGATCGGAAGATCGGTGCAGATTGGTTGCTAACTGGACAGGTACCCAAGTGATATCCATCGCGTGACGGGGTCAGGCTAGGCGGCCGGTAGGTCCTGACTAAATCTACGATAAACGTGACGTAGGCTTACAAATTTAATTATGGAGTAGTTAGTTTAGTGGCAAAACCGCGGGTTGTGATTCCGCTATCACGGGTTCGATTCCCGTACTTCTCCCCATATGAAAGTATTCTTGGTATAAGTCAAAGCGGAAGAAGAGACCCACGTGGATGCATACGCAACGGTCTCAGAGCTCAGTCTCCTTCTAGGCCTGCATTCGAGAGTGCTTTTATATGGCATATGCCTCGGTGTTGGAATTTGGTAGACAAGCTAGAATGAGAGTCTAGTATCCGAAAGGATGTGTGGGTTCGATTCCCATCTGAGGCACCAATTAAAAAGTACATTGCCTGTGTAGCTCCAATGGTAGAGCAGTGGATTGAAAATCCATGTGTTGCTGGTTCGAGTCCAGCCATAGGCACCAAGTTTGACCATTAGGTTCATTTCAGCAATCAAAATAATCTTTCTTAGAAAAAGAGGGTCTGGGTTCGAATCCCAGCGCGGAGTTGGTCTTCCGTGTGGTGTAAGGGTAGCACGAAAAAAGTTGAACCTGTTAAAATAAATGCAATGGCTCAGTAGTTCCAATTGGCAGAACGGCGGATTCCAAATCCGCGTGTTGGAGGTTCGAATCCTTCCTGGGTCGCCAAAAGTTTTAGGATAGTTACAGCAAAACAAAACGCTTGTCATTGGTTGACAATTTGCCTTCTAAGCAAACCTAGCAGGTTCAATTCCTGCAGCAAAACAACTATCCTGTTGATTATCACGGAGAGCGAAGCAGACAGGCGCGCTGCCACCGCCTTGAAAGCGGCTGGATCCTGAAAGGGATTGGATTTCGAGTATACCCGCTCTCCGCCAAAATTATGTCGCGATGGTGTAATGGTAGCACGCTATAAAAGGTGATCCTGATTAGGATACGTGCAGCATACATTTTCCACTGTCAATGGAGATGCCCAGGTTCGATTCCTGGTCGCGACGCCTCTTTTAGGATGAATGCAGCAACATAAAAACTCTTCCACCATTCAGGGAGGCCGGCCCGCAGGGGGCATGTCGTTGGGTTCGAGTCCCGGTCTTAGACACATCATCCTGTTATTCAATGTTCCCTCTTCGCCAAGTTGGTAAGGCATCGGATTTTGATTCCGACATTCGGTGGTTCGAGTCCATCAGGGGGAGCCAAGTTTTTGCAGTCTTAGCCTGGAGCTAGGGTAAAGGGTGTTGCGGGTGGCATCGAGACTCTACGGAGATTCGAGCGTTAAAGTTATCACCGATAAACATCGTAGCGCAACTTCAATCAATATGTGGAGCCTGCTGCAGAATTAATATGGAAGATACAGCTGTGTGGTCACAGCATCCGCCTGGAACGCGGACGGTTGGTTCTGCTGGCCGGAGTTCGACTCTCCTATCTTCCTCCATATAAAAGCTCTTTGAGCAGCTACACTGGAGTTCATCAAGTAACCGCCAAGTCGACTACGCGGTAAACGTTGCCAGGAAGTAGGGCTGCCATGGATTCAAGTACCGCAGAGAGCCTCTATATGGACGATTACCTAGTCAGGGACTAGCACTGATTCGAAACCAGTTGGATTCAGAAATGGGTTGGGGTTCGATACCTCAGTCGTCCGCCATTCACAAATTAAGGGGATACCGATGAAACGAAAAGATGTATTCGATAAGGCATATGGTAGTGTCCCCCATGAAGTTGGCTTCAATGTCGACCTAGATATTAATGTATTCAGAGGATTCAGGTATTATTACTTGAAGATGATACGTTTCTTTAGATAGGAGCATTATGTCAAATGAGCAACACAAAGAACAACATTCCAAACGTCTGCATCAAAAAGAGACGCATGTTGCAAAGCAAGTAAAGATCGCTAAGGCGTATGGCATATCTGTTAAAGAGCCACACAAGCTAGCAAAGCATAATGCAATGAATTGTGGAGATCCAAACTGCTTGATGTGTATGAATCCCCGCAAAGCATTTAATGAGAAGACGATTCAAGAACGTCGATTTGATCAGCCTTTAGCTCAAGGAGAGTAAAATGAAAAAGGTAATCGAGATTCGCGCTGCTGAAGGCGGCGACGATAGTAAATTATTCGTAAAGGACCTAGCGCAAAGCTACGTCAAGTTCGCAGACCGCAAGGGCTGAACTACCCGCCTGATAGGTGAGTACCTCGGAGAGCTTCATATTGAAGTCAAGGGGTCTGACTTATCCGGACTAGAAAACGAAGCAGGCGGGCATCGAATCCAAAGAGTTCCTCCGACGGAACGAAAAGGTAGAGTACATACTAGCACCGTCACGGTCGCTATCATTGATAGCGCATCCGAGATCAAGACGGAATCTATACCAGACCATGAATTAAAAGTGGAGTGGTATAGCGGGACGGGGGCTGGTGGGCAACATCGAAACAAGCATCAAAACAGTTGTAGACTAACACACATTCCAACTGGAATAGTAACTACTGCACAATGTCGTAGTAGAGAGAATAGTCTGAACGAAGCACGATCGTCATTGACACATCGTGTGAACTCGTTGACTAAGGATGCGTTTCATAGTAATGTAGCCAGTAACAGAAAACAACAAGTTGGTTCTGGGATGCGTGGCGATAAGATCAGGACATATCGTTTCCAAGATGATCGTGTGCAAGACCATAGAACCGATAAAGTAGTCAGCTTGAAGAAAGTGATGGCTGGCGCGTTTGATCTGTTTTGGTAAACACAACAAAGGAAGTATAATGGCAAATCGTATTAACGAGTTTGAAGAAGTAGTTTCAGCAATGCGTGCTGATTTCGAAAAGTTCTATGATAAAGAAACTAATGCTGCTGGCGCTCGCGTCCGTAAGCATTGCCAAGCGCTGGCTGTTCTCTGTAAGGAAGTTCGTAAGGACGTCACTGAAGTGAAAGCTGCACGCGCTGCTGCAAAGTAATTCTGCTTGCAAGCTGATCTCGGTGCTCCCGTTCTCCCGAGTTAGAATAGCTGATAATGTTTCAGTAAGACGGGGCCAAATTTAAGGTGCGGTCCCATAATGGTATTGGAGCGGATTGCTAATCCGTCGGTCGGCGAAAGCCGGCTTCTGAGTTCGAGTCTCAGTCGCACCGCCAGTTCTCCCGCTGTAGCTCAAGGAGAGCAGGGGGTCTTATAAGCCCTTAATCTAGATAAGGTCCAGGATGTGGTTCGATTCCACACAGCGGGACCAAAAGTTTTAGGATCCATGCAGCAACATAAAATGCATTGAAAGCCTCGTGTTGGTGGTGCAAGTCCACCCTCCCTCACTAAGGGCACTTTATGGAGTGACCCGCCATACTACTAAAGGATCGCAACCTGTAGTAATATCCAACGTATGGTATTGTGCCCTTAGTGAGGGAGTAGCTCAAGTAGTAGAGCAGAGTAAAAAGCGGATCCTGTTGTTTAAGGCCCAGGTAGTGCAATTGGTAGGAGACAACGGTTTCAAACGCCGTACAGTGTGGGTTCGAATCCCATCCTGGGCACCAAATTGAAAGTTAATTATGTTTAAGGTTTACTGGACAAGTGATGGTGGTGTACATGCAAGTACGTTCGACGGCTTGTCGGAAGCTATTAAAGAATGTGAAGTGTTACGTAAGGATGGAATGACCTTTGTTACGATGGTATCAGAGAATCCAAACTCAGTAGGCAAGCCTGGAGTAGATGCTGTCGTCGATGGCAAATGTCCAGACGGTGTAGATTACACTTGGAAGAAGAGAAGAATATGATCGGTCTAATTGGAAGAGGCGTTGTGGGTGGCGCAATCGAAAACGCCTACACTAAATTAAATCGTCCGCTTGTCGTTGTTGATAGGGGCGATGATTTCCGCGCACTCGACCAATGTACCATGATTTGGGTAGCTGTCCCCGAGTGGGAAATTGCTAATGTAGCAAGACAGGTCACCAACCGCAATGCGCTGTATGTGATTAAGAGCACTGCAGTACCTGCTCAATTCGAAACGCTATTCAAGCGATTTGTATATGTGCCTGAATTTTTGACAGCAAAGAATGCCAACGCTGATTTCTTCAACCCACCGCTGCTTCCGATCGGAACAGATAATCAGCAAGATGCTGACATGGTGTTGGATGAGATGTTTGCATTGAATGTATACTGCTATCATGCTAGATATGTGACAGTCGCTGAAGCGTCTGCCATTAAGTACTACGCAAATTCGTTCCTAGCAACAAAAGTGATATTCAACAATCAGTTTGCGAACTATTGTGAAGACATGGGAGTTGAGTGGAATAAGATTGCAAGCGTTCTTGGTGAGGATACCCGACTCGGACATACGCACTGGCAAGTGCCTGGGCCTGATGGGCTGCCAGGATATGGGGGAGCATGCTTTCCGAAAGATGTCCGTGCATTGGTACATGCTACAGATCGGTTGACATTATTAGAACAAGTCGATATAATAAACAAATCGATGAGATAACAATCTGGCGTTCGTTCAACGGATAGGACATTTCTCTTCTAAAGAAATTATGGGGGTTCGATTCCCTCACGCCGGACCAAATTTGCGTTCATAGTTCAACGGATAGAATTCAGTCTTCCGAAGTCTGAGATTGTGGTTCAATTCCACATGGACGCACCATAATAAAACGTAAAAGCGGTGGTATGGGCCGGATCAACGAGCGAGTGCTTCCTACATGCAGGAGCGGCGATTGGTACGTTTTATTATGGTAAGGTCACATCTGAAAAGAAAACATCCCTTCGAAAAGGATTGTAGCAGTAAGACAAGATAAGCAGCGAGATTAGGTAGGTAAGGGATAGCGGCCCAACGTTACCACTTAGTTTGCTTAGTAAGGCGCACGAAAGGCAAACTGGCTTGACTTATCATAACTAATGAAGTATAATGCGGCGGTAGTGCAATTGGTAGGAGACAAGAGACTTAAACCCTCTACAGTATGGGTTCGAATCCCATCCGCCGCACCAATGCGTTGGTAGCTCAATGGTTAGAGCAGTGGTCTCATAAACCATTGGTTACAGGTTCGAGTCCTGTCCGACGCACCATGTTATTTTTATGATGATTATTTTGAAAGGTGAATATATGACGAAGTTACACGAATTGCTGGCAGTTGAGAAAACACGCACATCAGCATCAACGAAGATCTTGCAAGAGACTGTTCAGAAGTTCAGTAAATCTGAAATGTTCTCTGGTCAAGTTAAGACGTTGTCGATGATCGAAGACTCCCCAACAAACAAAGTGTTGGAAGCCACTGCTTATGAAGAGCGTGAGTTGCCAACAACTGTTGCAGAGACATTGAGCTATGCATTGAACATCTGGGCTACGGCTGAAGATGTGTTGATGCAAAAGAACTCAACCAACCAAACTGCTGTTGCAGACTTATTCTACAATGGCGAAGTGATCGCAGACAATGTTCCAGTTGATGAATTGCTCGGCTTGGAAAATCGTTTGGAAACATTGCGCAAAGTGTTTGAAGCAATGCCAACATTGTCTGCTGCAGTGTCTTGGGATCGTGACCTCCAATCAGGCCGTCAAGGCGCTTGGAAGGCAACTGATGTCGACAAGACAATCAAGACAGAAAAGACAACGGTGCCTGTTGTGTTGTACGAAGCAACTGACAAGCACCCAGCACAAGTTAAGGAAGTCAGTCAAGATAAGACTGTCGGTACTTTCAATATTGTGAAGTTCAGTGGCGCTGCTACATCTGCTCAAAAAGCAGAAGTGTTGGCAATCGTCGATGAATTGCTCACTGAAGTGAAACAAGCACGTATGCGTGCAAACAGCGTTGATGCTGTCAATCGTCGAATTGGTCAAACATTGACTAAGTTGATCTTGGCTCCATTCAGCGTGTAATGTAAAGAATTGTAAGTTTTTGAGGACAGCGTTATAGTTATCGTCAGATCGTAACGCACCTGATAACTCTAAATGTGGTGGTTCGAATCCATCCCCAAGCACAAATCGTAGTGATAGTATTATTTGTGCTTGGGTAGCCGAAGTGGTAGAGGCAAAGAGACGGGTGTAGAGATCAAGTATCGTTATAGTAGTTGTATCGACCTCACAGACTTATTGTAAGGGTTTAACTTACCCGCCGGAGAGCTTATCCTTATACTAAACATATAAAGATAAACAAGATTATGCTGGTTCGAGTCCAGCCTGCGTCGCCAAAGTGATACGTAGATTGCTTTGGGACGCAGTGAGCAAATGGTAAAGCTGCTTGTTAATTAATACATCGTTATCGTAACGGCTCTAGTGTGCAAAACTAAGTTAAACGTGAAGAATCTTCACAAGAGACGCTTATACTCAACAGCTACGTTGTATAAGCGGTTCTTCTAAAGCGATCTGTAAAAGATTTCTTCAGAAGAATATGGACGGTTATTTCAGCGGTAGAATATCACATTGACATTGTGAAGGTCACTGGTTCGATCCCAGTACCGTCCACCATATTTTGAACATATATAATTGTAGCGGAGTGGAGAAGTGGTATCTCGTCAGTCTCATAAGCTGAAGATCGGTGGTTCGAATCCACCCTTTCGCAACCAAATATTGGCATATAGCTCAGTCGGTAGAGCATTTGACTGTTAATCAAAGGGTCCCTGGTTCGAGCCCAGGTTTGCCAGCCAACGTAAAGGAATTGAAATGAAATCAGAAGGTAGCGGTTACGCAGTCGAAGGTTGGGATGATATCACCAACGACGACCTCAATCCGATTGCAATTTAATTCTCAAACGCCGAAGTAGCACAATTGGTAGTGCAGTGCTCTTGTAAAGCAAAGGTTGAGGGTTCAAGTCCTTTCTTCGGCACCAAAAATTTAGACGCGGGGAGTCAGGTGAGGAAGCAGTCTCATAAGCTCGTTTCAGAAGGTTCAAATCCTTCCCCCGCAACCACACATGGTGATATGGCGTAGATGGATGCGCACTGGCTTCATAAGCCAAGGAGAGTGGTTCGATACCACTTATCACCACCAACACACAGGAGTTCGTTATGTCAGATGGTGGAAAAGGGTCTGCACCAAGGCCTTTCAGTGTTAGCCAACAAGAATGGGACAATCGCTGGGATGCGATCTTCTCGCGCGATCTTGATAAGAAACAAGAAGCACAGGAGAAGATTGAAATGCCAGGCACCACAGGTGGTGCAAAGATCGTTTTTCCCGAAGACGAATCCAACAAATAATTAAATACCAAAATAGTAGACCTTATAAATAAAAAGAAAAGGTCTACTATGAAAACATATAAATGTGTTTCGTGTGGTGTTGATGCTAAATTTGGGTATAGCAAGCTGAATAAGTTTTGCAGTAATATATGCCAAGGAGCATTTAAATGGCTCACGGAAACTGTTCCTCGTATTGAGCGAGGTGAGTGTGGGGAAGCTTCTACACTTAGAAAGTATTTAATTGAAAAGCACAGTGAGTGCTGTACACAATGTGGTACGACAGGCACTTGGCAAGATAAGCCACTAACGTTGCACGTTGACCATATAGATGGAAACAGCGATAATAATACAACAGATAATTTGAGACTGCTATGTCCTAACTGTCATTCCCAAACGGACACATGGGGAAGCAAGGGGCACGGTAGCAGACTCAAGAAGCAGTCTAAGCGTGCTATAAGCAGCAGACTGTATAGAGGTATGCCTCGGTAGTTTAATGGTAGAACGCCATCCTTACACGGTGGATACGGGAGTTCAATTCTCCAACGAGGTACCAAATTGCTCTTGTCGTATAGTGACATTACACATCCTTGGTACGGATGTTACACGAGTTTGATTCTCGTCGAGAGCACCAGTTGCATATTATGTCGGTCTTCGATATAATAACGCCAACATAGAATTTAGAGTAGATTCAGCAAACCAAAAAATCCAGGAGTAACGTCCTGATTACTACCCCCTACCGTACCCCGAAAAGGGTTTCCGAAAGGATGGAGGGAATGCGTCAACCTAGTAATAGGTTGGCTTTGTAGTCTTGCGAGATCAAGGATCGGGCGCCAACGATTGGCGATAGGGTCATGGGGCTATGGCAAGTGCCAGATGTGGATGACCAGAAAATAATTACTGTCCCGCCTACTCTGTTGTTTTTAGGTTAAGTTCCGCACAACAATTTCTATTCATAAAAGAGAAAAAGTTTAACCTGTTGATTGAAAAGGAGTTCATTATGTCAACATTCGCTGAAGCTGTAGTAAACCAAGAAGCCCGTACCACGAATGGTATGGTGGCACGCAAGTCCACTGCAAATGCGTGCGTCGATTTATTCTTCAAGATCGGTGCTTCCCGCGGTAAGGACATCACGAAGGATTTCGTGGCCGCATACGCTGAGAACAAAGATGTCGCGTTGCGCATCGCTCAATGGGTCCGTGATGCTCGTGGTGGGGCAGGCGAACGTGATCTGTACCGCCAGATCTTGAAGTATCTCGAAAAGCACGATAAGGACGCTGCTGCAGCTTTGCTGTTGAAGACTCCTGAAATCGGTCGCTGGGATGATATCTTCGTGTTCGAAGACAAAGATTTGAAGGCTAAGGCTTTCACGATGTTGGGAGATGCTCTCCGCGTACGTAACGGTCTCGCTGCAAAGTGGACGCCACGTCAAGGTAAGCTCGCTGCTGAAATCCGGTCATTCTTCGGAATGTCCCCAAAGTTCTATCGTAAGTCGTTGGTTGAATTGACCAACGTTGTGGAACAACAAATGTGTGCAAAAGAATGGGATGCAATCAACTTCTCGCATGTGCCGTCCGTGGCTGCTGCTCGTTACAAGAAAGCATTCAGCCGTAACACACAAGAGTATACCAAGTACGTTGCTGAGTTGATGAAGGATCCAAAGGATCGTAAAGTCAACGTCAAGATCAACGCTGGCGCTGTGTTTCCATATGATGTGTTGAAGGGCGTTATCGGTGCATACCGCAACAACTACAGCGCAACTGAACTCGGAGCATTGCAAGCTCAATGGGATGCGATGGAAAACTTCATCGGCGACGCAAACGTCTTGCCGTTGGTAGACGTGTCTGGTTCGATGTCATGTCGTGCTGGTGGTTCTGCTTCCCAAAGCACGACTACTTGTATGGATGTCGCAGTGTCGCTAGGTTTGTACCTTGCTGACAAGAACAAGGGTAAGTTCAAGGATACGTTCTTGACATTCTCAGGTTCACCAGAGTTGCTGAACCTGAAGGGCAACATTGTTCAGAAAGTCCAACAAATGTCATCCTCTAACTGGGGTATGAACACAGACTTGGTGAAGGCGATGGATAAGATCTTGAGCACAGCCAAGAACGGCAATGTTCCTCAAGAAGAAATGCCAGACATGCTGTTGATTCTTTCAGACATGCAATTCGATCAATGCGCTCGTTTCGACGACTCTGCAATGAAGATGATTGCACGTAAGTTCGAAGAAGCAGGCTACGAATTGCCAAAGATCGTATTCTGGAACCTGAACGCTGCGGACAATGTCCCAGTTAAGTACGACACTCGTGGTGTTGCTTTGGTGTCTGGCTTCTCGCCAGCTATCATGACGGCAGTACTCGGTGGCGATGCTGATAAGTTCACACCAGAAGCTATGATGCTGAAGGCAGTGATGCTTCCACGTTACGATCTGTAAGACGTAACACCCAGCCAAGGCTTCGGCCTTGGCGTTTAAAAATTGAGGTGTACCATGAAGAAAATTGATCTTGCTGAAGTGAAAAGATTCATCGAAGCACAATCTGAAGATACCAAAATCTATATCGGCGCCGATTCGACGCGATTCAAGATGGAGGGCAGATGGTATGCTGACTACACTCTTGCAGTTGTAGTCCACATCGACGGTAACCATGGTTGCAAAATCTTTGGTGAAGTACAACGTGAACTAGACTACGACCAAAAGAAGTCGAAGCCAGCAATGCGTCTGATGAACGAAGTGTATAAGGTTTCGGAACTATTCCAAAATCTTTCGGAAGTGTTAGAGGACCGTTATGTCGAAGTTCACTTGGACATTAACCCTAACATGATGTATGGCTCCTCGTGCGTCGTACAACAAGCTATCGGATACATCAAGGGTACGTGTAACGTCACGCCAATGGTGAAGCCACAAGCGTTCGCAGCTTCGTATGCAGCTGACAGACTGAAAGAAGTCTTGGCATCCGACAAGATGAAAGCAGTAGCGACAGCATAAGAAAGGACCTTCGGGTCCTTTTTTTTTGTTCCATTCAATGGTTGATTTTACCCATTGGAGAGAATATAATAGATAAATACCCCATCTCATCGGGATGGGAACTAGGCTGGTATCCTAGTCAATATCTACCTCTAATGCCTTCGGGGTTAGACTTTTTAAACTCGCTTATTTAAGGAGCACAATATGACTTTTTTCGCAGACACAGCTATTGACGCAGTTCAAGACGCTAAGGCCACATTCGTTAAAACTTTCGTTAAAGACGAAAAGCTGGCAACTCCACTCCAATCATTTGTAGAATCGCAACGCGCATTTGCTAAGCAAGTCGCAAAGACGACAGGCGATATCTTCACAGCTTCGTATGATGCTGCTCAGAAGTTTGCATACCCTGCTAAGTGATAGGAGACAGCCATGACAATACTCACAACATTTAAGGACTTCGATAAGTTCTTCGTTGGTTTCGATGATCAGTTTAATCGTCTCGCAAAGATGCATGACGACCTGACAAAGAACATCCCTAATTACCCACCTTACAACATCAAGAAGACAGGCGATACGACGTATGTCATCGAACTCGCTGTTGCTGGCTTTGCCAAGCAAGACATCGAAATCGATCTTGAGGATAATAAGATGATCATCAAGGGCAACGTCCAAAATGACGAAGGCAACGACAACTTTCTATTCAAGGGAATCGCTACACGTAACTTCACACGCACATTCGCATTGGATGACCAAGTGGAAGTTAAAAACGCTGAGATGTTGAATGGTATGCTTCAGGTGTTCTTGGAACGAATCATTCCAGAACACAAGAAGCCAAAGAAGATCGAAGTTAAGGAATCCAAAGCTAAGGCTCTTTTAACAGACAAGGCTTAACATACCTTCGCCGACTCTCACAAGGGGTCGGCTTTTATTTTGTCCAAAAGACATATGGGTAGAACCATGCACATACTTTCTAAAATCGTTGGATACTTTTTCAACAATACGCGCCGCCTAGACATAGACTCATACCTCGCCGAGAGTCAAGACATATTCGATCTCGAACAGCGGATCAATTTGTTAGCACGTAAAGGCATATTATGATCCCCCATCGCTTATTCCGTTCGTTTCATATTGCAATGGTGATTGAACATTTGAAGCGATTAAAAGAAACTGATCGGCGACTGCGCTTTGGTGCAATGTTGCCGGACGATGCAATCGAAGATTATGTGTCTCGCAGCTGGAGCGATAATGATGTTTGGTTTGGTGTAGTGCAGGACGGTGAAGTGATCGCTGCAGTACACGTTGCTCAGGAAGACACCCATACGCGTGCCGAGTTGGGATTGTCTGTTGATCCTGAGTGGCGCGGCAATAAGCTAGGACAGTCGCTATTTGAACGAGCTGTCATTGCTCTAAAGGCTAGAAACATCCGTGACGTGTATATGCATTGCCTAGCAGAGAATGCAGTCATCAAACACATCGCTCGTAAGAATAAAATGGTGATGGTCACTGAGTATGGTGAAACGGACGCCGACCTCATCCTAACGGAAAGCACGCCAGCTGATATAAGCACAAACATAGCATTTGAGCAGCTCGCACTATACGATTCGTTGATTAGAAACACTAGCGGTGCATGGAAGAAAATATATGAAAACAATTAAACAAATAGTCGTTGCCTTTGTCGAGGCAATCCAGGAAAGTAGACAAGCTAAAGCACGCCGCTATCTAATCGGCGGTTATTAATTAAAGGAATATATTATGAGCGTTATCTGTTTGAAAATGACAAGCGGTGAAGAATTGATCGGCACATTAGTTAAAGATACTGAACAGGCATTTCAGATTAAGGAAGTGTCTGCAGTAATGATGATGCAAGGCGAAGTTCCAGGCCAATTCCGTATGGGATTGATGCCGTTCCTTCCATACTCTGATACAGAAGAATTCACAATTGCCAAACATGCAGTGGTGACGAGCTTTGCACCGAGCCTCGAAATGATCAACAACTACAACCGCAAGCATGGTGCAGGCATTCAAGTTGTTCAGTCGCTGAACGGTTGACCTCCCATCAAATAAGTAGTATAATATACTGTTAATGGAGTTGCTATGAAACTTGCTTTATGTTCTGATCTGCATTTGGAATTCGGTCCTATCTCTTTGGAGAATACTGAAGGTGCAGACGTGTTGATTTTGTCTGGCGATATTTGTATCGCCAAAGAAGTGATGGACCACGATCCATATGGATTAGTTCCAAACACTCGCAGCTCCATGTTCCACACATTCTTCCAAGAATGTAGCGCTCGTTTTCCTCATGTGATTTACATTGCAGGCAACCATGAGCACTATCATGGCGACTACGCCAAATCGCTTCCGAACCTTAAAGAACGACTCGCGTACCTGAAGAACGTCCATGTATTGGATAAAGAAGTGCGAGCCATCGGCGACGTCATCTTTATCGGTGGTACATTGTGGACAGACATGAACAAAGAAGACCCAAACACTTTGTTCACGATCAAAGGGTACATGAACGACTACAAGATCATCGAAGATAGTAGTGAGGTAGTTCATTATAAGGTGTACCATGATAAGATGAAGAGTGTTGGCATGACTGATGAGGAGTGGGTCGCTCTTCCACCAGAAGAGCGTGTGTATGTTGAATTTAAGACACGCCCTGCCAAATTTTCACCCGAAAAGTCGGTAGAAGATCACAAGAAGATGCTGGAGTTTATTCGCACTACCATCGCGACGAACCCGTTCAGCAAGTTTGTGATAGTCGGACATCACGCTCCATGCAAGATGTCTACAAAGCCGCAGTATGAAAAGGACGTAGTCGTTAATGGTGCGTATAGTTCTGATTTATCGGAGTTCATCTTGGACCATCCACAAATCAAGTTGTGGACGCATGGACATACCCATGATGTGTACGACTACCTAGTCGGCACAACTCGAGTTGTATGTAATCCTCGCGGGTATATTGCATATGAAGATCGAGCAGACCGATTCGAACTCAAGTTCCTAGACGTTTGATTGTTGCCCCAGCGTATAATATCTCCGATAATGCGCTGGGGCCTTTTTATTGGAGCTTGTTATGGAAAAAGAGTGGGTATTAGTCGAGACCATTAGCCAATTTCGTATGCGCTACATGGTTCAGGTGCCAAAGGGTAGAGATACATGGGCATTAGACACCGTCACCCTAAACGAAGCAAAAGAATTCTCACAGCAACACTTGGGTGAGACTATCGTTTCTCATCGCGTGCTGACTGAGAAAGCAGCACTGATCCAGTGCGATATTGATAATGATTATGTCTATGGCAAATGGACAGATGAACAAAAGATGAATGCCTTCTTCACAGAAGAAGGTTATAAACCGGAAGACTAAATGAAATTTTACACGAACGTACACTTATACCGCAATGAAATCTTATTGAGAGGGTATGAGGACGGTCAGCGTGTACAAAGATCTATAGCATATCAGCCGTATCTATTTGAACCAAATAAAGTATACCGAGAACGGGGCGTAGAGACCCCATATCGCACATTGCGTGGCGAGCCTCTCTACAAGCGAGATTTTGATTCAATGCGCGATGCGCGTGATTATGTTAAAGAGTATCGTGAGATAACAAACAAACAGATCTATGGGCTGACCAACTACCAATACGCATTTATCAACGACTCATATCCTGGCGCGATCGATTATGATCCGAAGATGATCTCTGTCGTTACACTCGACATTGAGACGTCCACACAGGGCGGATTCCCAGATATTGAGACAGCAAACCAATCAATCACAGCTATCACTGTTCGTAAGAACGGAATGTCGTTAGTACTTGGGTTGAGACCATATACACCTAAGCTCGATGGTGTCAAATACTTCCACTGTAAGAGTGAAGAAGACCTGCTCGAAAAGTTTCTGACTATTTGGCAATCGAAGGAATTCTCACCCGACGTTGTTACTGGATGGAACGTTGAGTTCTTCGATATTCCATACCTCGTCAATCGTATCCGTAGACAGCTTGGCGACAAGTCTGCTAAGCGTCTATCGCCTTGGGGTATCTTGGAAGAACGTCAGCTTGAGATCATGGGTCGGATGTATACATGCTACATTCCTGTTGGCATCAGTATCCTCGACTACTTGCAAGCGTACAAGAAGTTCTCATTCTCACAACAAGAATCATTCAAGCTCGACCACATTGCATTCGTTGAACTCGGTGAGCGTAAGTTGGATTACTCTGAGTATGAATCGATGCATGAGTTCTATGAGAAGGACTTCGAGAAGTACATCGACTATAACATCCATGACGTTATCTTGGTAGATAAGCTCGAAGACAAGCTGAAGTTCCTTGAACAGATCTTTGCTATTGCATATGACGGCCATGTCAACTTTGTCGATGCGTTCACGTCTGTGCGTATGTGGGATATTATTATCCACAACTACCTGCTATCTCAAGGGATCGCTATTCCTATGACCAGCCGTCAAGAGAAGGACGGCCAGATCGTTGGTGCTTATGTTAAGGATCCGCAAGTCGGCATGCACGACTGGACAGTATCATTTGACTTGAACAGTTTGTACCCACACTTGATCATGCAGTACAACATCTCACCTGAGACGTATGTCGGTCAGCTGCAAGGTTTGTCGATCGAGTCAATCCTCGATGGGGCATTAGATGAGCACCAAGAATATATGATCCAACAGAACGTTGCAGTTGCAGCTTCTGGGTGCATGTTCGATCGTGATCGTCAAGGGTTCCTGCCAGCACTGATGTTGAAGATGTATAACGATCGTGTGTTGTATAAGAAGCAGATGATTGCAGCCAAACAACAATATGAAAAGACGCCAACATACGAGCTCGAGAAGGAAATCGCTCGCTGTCATAATATGCAGCTTGCTAAGAAGATTCAATTGAACTCAGCTTATGGTGCTCTCTCGAACGTATACTTCCGTTGGTTTGATATCGATCTCGCCGAGTCGATCACGAAGTCTGGTCAGCTGTCTATTCGTTGGATGGAACGTCACATCAACCAATACCTCAACAAGACGTTGAACACGACTGGCGTCGATTATGTGATTGCTTGTGACACGGACTCGATGTATTTGAAGCTCGGCAAGCTCGTCGAGCAAACATGCCAAGGTAAGTCGACAGACGAGATTGTTAAGTTCCTCGATAACGCATGCGAAAAGATATTCGAGCCATACATCGACAAGACGTATCAGAAACTCGCCGACTATGTTAATGCATATGATCAGAAGATGAAGATGAAGCGTGAAGCTATCGCTGATAAGGGCATCTGGACTGCGAAGAAGCGTTATATCTTGAACGTGTATAATAACGAAGGTGTGCAGTACGCTGAGCCTAAGTTGAAGTTGTCTGGGATTGAAGCTGTTCGTTCATCTACGCCATCCGCTTGCCGTGATAACATTAAGGAAGCGCTGAAGGTTATTATGAATGGAAAGGAAAGCGAGCTCGTTGACTTCGTACAGAATTTCAAAGAGCAGTATCAAAATCTACCATTTGAAGAGATTGCGTTTCCGCGTTCAGTTCGTGGATTGTCGAAGTATATCGACAGCACAACGATCTATCGTAAGTCGACTCCGATTCACGTTAAGGGTGCTTTGATATACAACCACATCCTAAGAGTGCGTGGGCTATCAAATAAATATCCTGTAATCGGTGAGGGTGAGAAGATTAAATTCTGCCATCTACGTCAGCCGAACCCAACAACAGCTACGGTGATAGGAGCTCCTGGTTCCATTCCACCCGAACTCAACCTCGAGCAATACATCGACCGAGAGGTACAGTTCAACAAATCTTTCGTTGAACCAATTAAGACAATCACGGATGCTATCGGCTGGAGTATTGAGGGTAAGCGTAATACGATCGAAGACTTTTTCTAAGGACACAAATGGCTACAACTAATCTAGGTGATTTTGATTTCGGATTCACCGCAGTTTCTGAGACAGAGCTGAAAGCAAAAGAGGCTCAACTACAACAAACTGTACAAGAGAAGAGCGCTGAGCTAGAAGAAGTATCTCGCACATATGAAGAGAAGCTCAATACATTATACAAGATGGTGATGCCTTTGCTGAAAAACTTAGCAAAGGATAGCGACAAGGACTACATCTTTTGGCCCGACCGTCAAAAGAAGATGGTTGACTTCATCGCTAAAGTCAACACACTAATGGAAAAGTGAAATGCTGAATTATCTCATGTTGCTGGTAGCATTAGCGCTATCTGCAGTTGCTGCATATTATTCGATTGCTGGATTGGTTGTGCTGTTCGCAGCCGCAGCTATCCCAGTGATGGTTATGGCATCGACTCTAGAGCTTGCTAAGGTCGTCGCAACGTCATGGGTGTACCGTAACTGGCACACCGCCCCAAGAATAATCAAGTACTATCTCGTGATTGCTATCTTCATTCTGATGGCAATCACATCGATGGGTATTTTTGGTTTCTTGAGTAAGGCTCATTTAGATCAAGCGATTCCTAGTGGCGACGTCGCTGCCAAGATCGGAATATATGATGAGAAGGTGAAGATCTCGAAGGACAATATAGATGCAAACCGCAAAGCTCTTAAACAACTTGATGAAGCGGTCGATCAGGTTATGGGCAGATCGACAGACGAAAAGGGTGCCGATAAAGCGGTGGCAATACGTCGATCGCAAAACAAAGACCGAGCAAGGCTCTTATTGGAGATCCAAACCGAACAGGCAACTATTAGTAAGATCATGGAAGAGTCGGCTCCACTTCGCGCAGAGGCTCGCAAGGTCGCTATCGAAGTTGGTCCAATAAAGTATGTTGCTGAATTGTTCTATGGCAGCTCTGATGCAGAGATCGTAGATAAGGCGGTGCGTTGGGTGATCGTTATGATTGTCGCTGTGTTTGATCCGATGGCGATCATTCTGCTAGTAGCAGCAAACCATTCACTAACGAATCCAATGGTGCCAGGCGCGCAACAACAAAATAAACTTGTCAAGGCCAAAATGCCGGATTGGTTGAGAACGGCCACCCGCGCAAAGCGTATGAAGAGGATTCACGAGAATCGCCGTAAGAATACAATCGAGATTGACAAGGCATCTATCTTTAAAATGTAATGTCGCCAGAGAAGTTAGCATCGCTTAATCGTGAGGTGGTTCAAGCGGGAATATACATACAACCCAAGCTTCCGCCCTTAGCCAGCCATCCTAATGGACGAAATGGAATAGCTCACGTATATTCCGTCATCCAAATGGTGATGGGTGTGCCAATGAAGGAATGTAGAGATTGCCGATACCTCGATATCTCAAGTATCATAACATCACTGTACGCTGTTGCAGATGGGCACCTAACATTGAATGAAGCGGTTGAACGGTTGAAGCTTGAGAGAGAGCCCTACTGTGAGCCTGCAACGCTCGAAAAGTTTATATGAGTTGACTATAGCTAGTTAGCGTAGTATAGTATAATGGAGTTTATTATGAAAATAGTTTTGGGATTACCCATTGCTCTAATGATGTACATCTTATTACAGGTCACATCTTTGCTAGCAAGGGGAATGGCGGTACTGTCTGTCGCTGTAGCAGCTGTCACTGTCAATATAATATTATGGACTGGATCACAATGGTTGATAGACCGAGTGTTAACTAGAATGTTGAATACAGATACAAACGATAATACGAAGGAAATACAATGAGCTTATTAGATAAAATACGCAAGAATACAACGATCAAAGACACCGACATACTAGCAAAATCTAAGTTCTTCACTAAGAAGGACATGATCCCAACAGCAATCCCAGCAATCAATGTGGCACTTAGCGGCCGCTTGGATGGTGGATTGACACCAGGCCTCACAATGTGGGCAGGCCCATCAAAACACTTTAAGACTGCATTCAGCTTGCTGATGGCTAAGTCATATATGGACAAGTACCCAGAATCGGTCATGTTGTTCTATGACTCAGAATTCGGTACACCGCAAGCATACTTCGATTCTTTCGGTATCGATACAGGACGTGTTGTCCACACTCCAATCACCGATGTTGAGCAATTGAAGTTCGACATCATGCAGCAATTGAACAACATCGAACGCAATGAGCGCGTGATCATCATCATCGACTCCATCGGCAACTTGGCTTCCAAGAAAGAAGTTGAAGATGCATTGGAAGGTAAGTCTGTTGGCGATATGTCTCGTGCCAAGCAAATCAAATCATTGTTCCGTATGGTTACACCACACTTGACAATGAAGGATATTCCGATGGTTGTCGTCAACCACACATACAAGACTTTGGAATTATATTCTAAGGACGTCGTTGGTGGCGGTACTGGTTCATACTACTCTGCAGACAACATCTTCATCTTGGGTCGTCAGCAAGAAAAAGAAGGTACAGAAGTCGTTGGTTACAACTTCATTATCAACGTCGAGAAGTCGCGCCACGTACGTGAGAAGTCAAAGATCCCAGTTACAGTCAAGCATGATGGTGGTATCTCCACGTGGTCTGGCTTGCTCGACATGGCTCTTGAGTCTGGACACGTTGTTAAACCATCAAATGGTTGGTATAGCCGAGTCGATGAAGATGGCGTCGTGGAAGATAAGAAGTGGCGTATCAAAGACACCGACTCTAAAGAGTTCTGGAGTCAGCTGATCACCGCTAAAGGCTTCCAAGAAGCTATCAAGAACAAGTACCAAGTTGCTCACGGATCGATCATGTCGACTGAAGAGAGCATTGACGAAGAATTGAAAGCAATCCTAGAAGAATGATACTAATGGCACACACTACAGGAACACCCGCAAAACTGGTAACTAAGAAACCTAAGAAACCAAAGCAGGAGAAAGCTCCTGTAGTTGCTGTGTCTTTAGAGGATTATTACAGCACGACGCCGATACGACGCGATGAAATGAAGTGCTACCTACTGACGAAACCGAAAAAATAATATATGATTGAACAGGTGATTTTCGCCAACCTAGTTGGTAATGAAGAGTTTGCAAGAAAAGCCCTGCCATTCATCAAGACTGAATACTTCAAGAACCGACTAGACAAGGTCCTCTATGATATTATTCAGAAGTTCGTTGTCAATTACAATCAGCTGCCAACAAAGGCAGCATTGATTGTTGAAGCTGACAACCAAACTTCTTTGAACGACGATGAGTGCTCTAAACTAAAAGACCAGATTGCTGCAATAGAGACCAGCAAAGTAGACCTACAATGGTTGTTGGATGAGACTGAAAAGTTCTGCCAAGACAAGGCGATCTACAACGCCATCTTTAAGAGCATCAGCATCATTGACGGAAAGAGCGACGATTCAAAAGGGTCGATCCCGCAAATCCTATCTGAAGCCTTGGCGATATCGTTCGACTCACACATCGGTCACGATTTCTTAGAGGACTCAGAATCTCGCTATGACTTCTACCACAAGAAAGAGAAGCGTGTCGCGTTCGACATCGACTTCCTCAACCGAGTGACGAAGGGCGGCGTCCCAAACAAAACACTAAACATCATCCTTGCTGGTACTGGCGTTGGTAAGTCGTTGGCTATGTGTCACATGGCGGCTGCCAACCTAACCAAGGGATTGAATGTCCTCTACATTACAATGGAAATGGCAGAGGAAAGAATTGCTGAGCGTATCGATGCTAATTTACTAAATACGTCGTTAGATGAGTTAGAGATCATGCCGCGCGATGCCTATCAGAAAAAGATGGAACGCGTAAAGCAAACAACGAAAGGTAAACTGATCGTCAAAGAGTACCCAACCTCTTCTGCCGGATCAGCAAACTTTCGCCACCTGTTGAACGAATTGAAGCTGAAGCGCAATTTTAAGCCTGATATCATCTATATCGACTACTTAAATATCTGTGCTTCATCAAGGATCAAACATGGCGCGAACGTCAACTCGTACACTTACATTAAAGCAATTGCGGAGGAGTTACGTGGTTTGGCGGTCGAGTTCGATGTACCGATTTGGAGTGCGACTCAAACTACTCGCTCTGGATTTTCAAGTTCAGACGTTGGCCTCGAAGATACAAGTGAATCGTTCGGACTCCCAGCAACCGCCGACTTTATGATTGCATTGATCTCTACGGAAGAATTGGCTGAACTGAACCAGATCCTGATCAAACAGCTGAAAAACCGTTATGCAGATCCTGGCAACTACCGTAAGTTCATTGTCGGCGTAGATCGTTCCAAAATGAAGCTATACGACGTCGAACAACATGCTCAAGACGACTTGGTTGATTCGGGACCTGCGTTCGACAACACAGATTCTGGTAAACGAGTGGGCCAAGAACGCAAGTTTGACAAAGACAAATTCAAAGGGTTCAATTGAGATTCCTAACATTATTAGGTGCGTGGGTGGTGATTTTCCCGATAAAACTGCTAGTTTTGTTGTTTGAGATCGCCTGCCTCACAATAGAATTACCGGCTCAAGTGTGGAGTGATTTGGAAGAGATCCTAGATGATATACATAGAAGTGGGTAGTTCAGCAACTCACTGATAGGTACGTATGAGAAGATGTAGGAAGCCTAAAATGGATCTCGAAATAACAGGAATCAAGTCCAAACGCGAGCAGGTAATCATAGAAGACGCAATGACGTTTTACCTATGCAAACTCCTTCCCCATAGGATTACTAAGTCCCTAATCATAGACCTAGCTTTCAGCAAAAAGCTGGATGATGATGCAGACGGATACTGCATGGTTACTGGGTATAATACCAAGAAACGCGCTCGTGAGTTTGAAATCGATGTCCAAAATAACCCGTCGATGAGGTATAAACTGATGACGCTTGCGCACGAATGTGTGCATCTCAAGCAATATGCGCTTGGCGAAATCGATGAAAAAATGAACACCTGGAAGGGTGTTAGAATATCTAATTCGGTGGATTACTGGGATTCTCCATGGGAAATCGAAGCACATGGCCGTGAGCGCGGCCTTTATATACGTTTTTGTGAAGCATATGGCCTCAAATTCCCAATCACCCAAAAAGAACGCGACGCGTAAGACGTTCAGGTTGGTATCGCTGGAACCCATTCATATGAATGGGTGGATAGTGCAATCCAACGTGCTTAACAACGTAACCATCTGTATTATGCTATACAATACAGTCACATTCGAATGCCTCATTAGGTATTTCCGAGATGAGGTGGAAGCACATATGTTCTTTACAGATGTGGTTCATGGAAGCGGTGATCCGCTATCAGACGAATATTAAGTGATTATAAATAGATTACTATCAGTATAGGCTAAGGCAAACCTGAACAGGAATCACAATGAAGAAAACGAAATCCCAACCAGGGAAGCAAAAAGCTGCCCCTGCGTCCAAGACAACCAAGCAAAAGGCCGGCACTACGCTGCTCGGAACCCCTGCTGATCTGGTTGTAGTTAACCCCGAAGATAAAAGATTAAACGAAAAAGTTGTCAACATGACAACTCGCATGCATCGTGCCGTCAGTGCAAGAAAGAATAAATCACGTCTTTCTCGTGCTCGCGAACTTGCGCGCCACCGCCTAGCTAAAGCACCAGCTCTTTCACGCCGGTCGATGAAAAGAGCGAAGAACATCCTTCGCAACCGTCTTGCTGGCCAAGCTGGCAAGAATTATAGCACCCTCACAGTATCGCAAAAGATTGCTATTGATAAGATGGTCGACCGTAAAAAGGGTGCAATCAAGAAAATTGCATTGAAGATTGCACCTAGAATCAAGGGTGACGAAATGCGTAGATTGCAAGCTGCAACGGCAGGCAAGAGCTATAAGACATCAACACTCGTCGTATCATCATTCCAACAACTCGCGGCTAATATGCTGACTGAGAAAGAACAGCGAGCGATCATCGAGAAAGCAGAAGCGTCTGGTTTCAATTACGAAACGTTGCTATCAGTATTCAATCGTGGCAAGACGGCTTTCAATAAAACAAACACAGCACCAGGCAAAACGCCAAGCCAATATGCGTTTGATAGATTGAATTCATATATCAAGGGCGGCAAAGCCTTTAAAGAGGATGTAGATTTGCACGAACAAGTCAAACCGACGATCAGAGATATACTTGCAAAGGGCATGCATACAGCCCGTAATATCGAAACAATCGATACAAAGAACATCAAACCAGTTCAACCGGCTGCACAACATGCAGCTCACATCAAGGACACTAACGACGATCCTGAAGATGTAAAGAAGAGAAAGCGTGCAAACATCATTAGACGCAAAACGACTGAGTATGTGCGTAAGGTAGTTGAGGCACGTGGCGTGAGAGACACAACTAGCCCATCTCTTTCCGAATCAGTTGCAGCTCTAGTAAAGGTAAAATAATGGAACAACTAATCATCAAAATGAATGAACTGCAGGCCACGACGTTTGCGTTCTACCTCAAAGCACATAACTTCCATTGGAATGTCCGTGGAAAAGATTTCAGCCAGCTCCATGAATTCTTCGGTGACCTGTACGCCGAAGTGTGGGGTGCTGTAGACACGACTGCTGAACAAATTAGAGCACTAGGCTCCCCTGTTGCAGGTGCACTAGGCGTATATCAAAGCCAATCGCGCATCAACGATGAAATGGGTGTCCCATCCGCTGCAGCTATGATATTCTCACTCTACTACGACAACAATACTGTAATCGATGTCCTCAACGAAGCACACGAACTAGCAACAATTAATAAGCAATATGGTCTTATTAATTTCATCGAAGGCCGTCTTGATACACATAAGAAGCATGGTTGGATGTTGAGCGCCAGCATGGATACTCCTGTTGCCGAGCAAGCTGAGTCTAGCACTGCTGTAGTCGAAGAAAATATCCAAGAAATAGAATCACTGACGGAAGAAGTGAAAACATACTTCCTGAATCCAGAACAATAAATAATACAACATTTTAATTAACTAAGGAACAAAATGAACCACTTCAATCTACCAAAAGGCCTTCTCGACTCCGTCAGCAAAGTGATGAAAGAAACGAAAGTCGACAACACACCTTTGCAAGAGAAACTTATTCAAGGCAACCAAGCTGCTGTTAAATCTACGACAGATTTCGACAACGCTGTTGCTTCCGTCGTTGCAGAAGGTCGTAAAAAGGCTGCTGCTGATCAAGCTAGATTCTTCGAAGCTTCTGTCGCTGCACATAAGGGTATGGGCAAGTCGATTGCTGAAAGCAATGTTGCTAAAGAAGAAGCGACTGTTGATTGTATCATCGCTGAAAGCGCATTTGTAGAGATTGCTACTCGCATGAAGAATGTTGGTGTTGCTCGTCGCATGCAAAATGTGACAGAACAAAAAGAAACAATCGCTCAAATGGCACGCACATTCGCTGCTTCGTTTGACCAAGTGGTCGAATCTAATCTGTCAGCCGAGCTTCGTAGTGAGGAAGCTATCCAAGAAGCATTGCAAGCTGTTAAGGCTGAAATCCGCACTCAAATGTTGAATGCTGTCAATGTTGCTAATGCAGCACGTGTCGTCGACGAAGCATATAAGATTGTTGCTTTGTTGTCTGTTCAAGAGGCATTGAAGGGCAAGCAAAAGAAGCTCGATGCTAACAAGAATGGCAAGATCGATGCAAATGATTTTGAAGTATTGAAGTCACGCCATGCTAAGACAGGTTCTGATGCTGTTGACGAAGGCAAAGTCCTTGATACGCTGAAGAAGGTCGGCAAGAAAGCACTCGAAACTCTCGGCCACGGCTCCGATGAAGATCTGAGAAAAGATCTCCAAAAGAAGATGGGTGCTAAGCCAGAACAACAAACTGGCAAGAAAAGCATGGCTACGTACAACGAAGATGTTGAGCAAGTTGATGAATTGAAGAAGTCTACACTAGCATCCTATGTCGATAAAGCAGCTCAATCTGCTGTTGGTAGCGGTATGGCTGCAGGCGATAAGCACACATTTACGGACAACGCTCGCGCTAAGAATTTCAACAGCGCATTGACTCGCTTGTCTAACATCAAGAAGGCCACAAAACGTCTGGCCAAAGAAGAAGTAGAAATAGGAGAAGATGTGGAATTGACGTTGGAAGATTTTACATTGGAAGAGTTGCAAGACTTCATCATCTCTGAAGATTTCCAACAATTGGACGAACTTGGCCGTGCAACATTGACTAACTATATCACAAAGGTTGCTAACCAACGTGGCGCTCAAGCTGGTTCACGTACAGCTGGTTTGATGGCTGCTGCTAAGAGACTTCGTGCAATGAAGAAGAAGCCAGCTATGGCTGAGGAAGTCGAACAAGTCGAAGAAGATCGTTCAACTGGTACAGTGTTTGATGCCAAGGTTGCAGCTCAATTCAAGAAGAAGAAGCCAGGCGAAAGTGCTGGATTTGATTCTAAGAAGACTTCCACAGGCACTGTGTATAATAGAAAGCCAAAGAAGGACGAAGAAGACGATGTGAAGGAATCTGTGTTGTCTTCTGAAGAAGCAGATCGCATCGCCCAAATTGCTAAAGATCTGGGGCTGTAATATGAAGAAGTTCATCCAACTGGTCAATGAGATCAAGATGAGCGACAGCGAGGAAGCGCGTAGTGTTGCATATAGTGGCAAACGCGCTACTAATCTTCTCAAGCACTCATGGGCACAACATGATGTCAGCAAAGAGAAGAAGACAGCCGGCGATGTAGAGGGTGCAGCGAAGGCTGCGTCTACTGGCAGCCGCGCCCACAAGCTGTATTTGAAAGCTCAGAAACAACATCAGGCCCGTACGCCAGAGCAACACAATGCTCGCGCATCACAAATGATGTCTGGCGCATCGCAAGACTATAAAGACCAAGAAAAGAAGCGTGGTGTTGGTCACGTTCGTGATTCTGTAGAATTGAGTGGCCCAGCAATCAATGAGATTAGTAAGCAGCTAAGAGATCGCTACGTGGAACGTGCTGTAACCGCCCATGGCGGTTATAATATGGCTCGTCGCAACACGACAGGTAAGGACCAAGAGTACTTTGCTCGTAAAGAAGCCAATACTAAGAAGGGCATCGCCCGTGCCCTCAGCGATCACCGCCTTGCTAAAGAAGAAGTCGAACAGGTCAATGAAATCTCTAAAGAGCTTGCAAACCGGTACATGCATTCGGCCATTGCTGATCGCAGAAATATTGACCGTAAGACGTTAAAGTTGCAGGCCAAGCAAAGTGGTGGAGATAAGTTTTTTGTAAATCACAAGAAAATTTCAAAGTTGCTAGCAAAGAGTGATAAGCGCACTACTGGTATTAGTCGCGCCCTGTCTACAATTACTAAAGAAGAAAGCGACGTTTGCCACGTATGCGGTCAGACGCCTTGTAACTGTACTCATATCGCCGAAGTATCTAAGAAGGCATTGGGTTCATATATCGAAAAGGCAGTTGCTGACAAAGAAACTGCAGCTACTGCATCATCGTTTGTCGCAGGACGTCATGGTAAACAAGTGTATAATGATGCTAGTGAATCGCCACGCGAACAAAAGCGTGCCGTAGGAATCAAAAAAGCATTGACACGTCTTACTAAAGAAGAAAATGAACTACAGTCCAAGGAAAATATCAACGAGTTGAAAGTTTCTACGTTACTGCGTTATACTACGAAAGCCAACAGATCTGCAACCAAACTTGGCGGGGATGCTGCGCGCGCAAGAGACAGCGGCGATATGGAATCATGGGCTAAGAAAGCAAATAAGGCCGATGTCCGCGAAAAGGGTATCCGTGTTGCTACTTTCAAAATGCATAAACAATTAAACAAGGGTAAGTGATGAAAAAATTAACAGATATTGTTGAGGTTGCAAAGTTGATGCATCCGAACGCACTGCATGTGAGTCCAGTAAAGGTTGACGGCCAGACAAAATATAAAGTCAAAGCTGTTGGTAAGAACCTTGCCGATGGTATCAAGGTAGGTGAACATTTGACCGATACTCACTTGGACGATGCTGCCGAGATGGGCGCTAAGATCAAACACATCAAGGAAGATGTCGAACTCGATGAAGCAATTAAGATCGGTTCTAAAGTAAAAGTTCATGCTCCAGGTAAAGACTACCACGGTGAGGTTGGACACGTTGGCGAAATCCGCCATGGTGCATACAAAGGCGCTCCGAAGACGTACACAGTTGACTATAGCGATAGCAAATCGGTGCAGCTTGGTAAGGATAGTATCAAATCAATCAAAGAAGAAGCTGAGCAGATCGATGAGATCTCTACTGGCAAGTTGGCCGACTATGTCGCCGCTGCATCAAGAGATGTCGGCCGCCGCATCGAAAAGGCTGAGCCGGGCATTGAGCCATTCAAGAAAGTACTGAAGCGTTCAGGAAAGATCGGTAGAGCATTGGGTGCTATCAAATACAAGGCTAAACAAGGCGTGAAAGAAGAAGTTGAGCCAGAAGCAGATATGAACATCTTGGTTCAACTGAGAAAGCCAATCGATATTCTAGAACATGGCACACAAGGTGGTGCTGATATCGTGTTCGGAGATGGACAAAAATTATTCGTTGAAGGTACTGTGGCTAAGAAGCTAGTCGAATCAATGGAACAACTCAAACCAGAAGACAGAGTGAAGGTTGCAGAGTTTCTGTACCAATCGCACGACAATATGATGTCTGTGTTTGCCCGTCTCAAATAATCCATAAATAACAACAATAACAATAATTCTTAGGAGAGAAAACCATGGCACTATGGGGAAAAAACGATGCTGCTTCTAACAGCGTCATCTATGCAGTAAACCAATTTGGCGTAACTGCTAATAGCGACAACAGAACAGCATTCTATGGCAACACTACTCAGGGCGCTATCCAAGCTGGCGTTGCTGTCGGTCAATTTGCTGTTAGCGCTGCAGAAGCTGGCGTTGATGGTGGTCCAGTCGTCGACATTGTGATTCTTACTAGCGGCTCTGGATACACTGCTAATGCGACAGTCACTTTGACAGCAGTCAATGGTGGATCTAGCGCAGTGGCAAATGCTCAAGCCAACGCAACTGGTCGTATCGCAGCATTGAATGTGTCTACAGCAGGTTCTGGATACAAGTCTAGCCCAACAGTAACAGTCGCAGCTCCAGCTGCTACAGCGTTCAATGCTAACACAGCTGTTACAGGCGGTACAGGCAACAACGGCAATAGCGTTATCACTATCGCATCAGCTGGCAAGTTTGCTGCTGGTGATAAGATCACATACGCAGTCGCTGCAGGCAACACAGCAGTTAGCCCATTGGTAACTGGCACACAATACTTCGTTCAATTTGCTAATTCCACAGTCGTTGCTCTTGCAGCTACTAAGGGCGGCTCACGTATCGTGTTGGTTCCAAGCGATACGAGCGAAACTGGCCACACTCTGCAAGGTGAGACTGCTACTGGCGTCGCATCTGTTGGTGGCGGTGCAAACAAGAAAGCAACTGCTGGCTGGAACATCCGTAAAGAAGGTTCTGGCGGCCGTGCAGGACGCGTGCAGTACGAGTGTTTGGTTGCTATGCGCAACATCACCGGCGACGGCAGCGACGATACTGTTCTTCCAGACGCATAAGTAGATGACGATCAATCGCGCAAAAAAGATATCAGAGTTGGTGGCGATGACGTCGCCTTCTCCTGATGACTTGCTGGTCATAGTAGACACACCTTCCGCCAACGCTGTTACTAAAAAGGTGACTGTTGGCGCTTTGTTGGGCAACAGTTCTGCTAACGTAACTGTTAGCAATAATTCGTTCTTGTCTACGAGAAATATGATCGTCCGCCGTAAAGAAACGCCCATTGGTTCTAATACCAACGACCAATTGGGCACGATTTACTTTGATGATAACTATCTTTATATTGCTACATCAAATGGTGCGATAAAGAGGGTTCCCCTAAACTCATTCTGATATTATGACAGACAAGGTTGACGAGACCAATTTTTTATTATACGCTGCGAAGCACTACGACAACCCTCATTGTTATGATACTGTTGAGTTCTATGAAGATTTAAACAGGTTCAAATATATCAAACGATTGTTGAACAAATACCAGGAGAGTGGTGATATCAAAGAAAGATTGATTATCAACCACTTGACTGTGATTTATAATGTATTCGGTGCTGTTGCTGGGACGAGATTGTTGTTCTTGAAATTGAGAGAACACTTATCGATGGTCAAGCCATTCCTCTTACTGATGGGCACATGCCCTGATGTTGTAGAGGCGATCGGACTAGAAGGTAAGAATATACACACCAGCGACATAGATATGGATCCGGTAATAGTGGAAGTACTAAGGAAAATAAATGGCTAATAAATTAGTCGACTCATATTTGGTATACCAACTTGTCAGCCGACTGATTAAGCCATTTGCTCAGTGGGATGCTTTCAGACTGGGTATCATTGACAAAGACGGTAATGTCATTAAACACCGTAAAGATTTAACACCCCAAGAGGAAGAGACTTGGGGTTATTTTGATATTCTCGTTGCGAATATTAAGAAGATGATTGGTAAGTTGCCTGGCGGGAAAACTCGCCTTGCAAACTTTGCTGCTGCGGTGTTCTTGATGAAGGAGCACAAGCAGTACTCTGAAGATCAAATTGATCAATTGGTTGAGGCTTGTGAAAAGCATCTCACTTCCTTGCAGGAGGATATGGGCGCTGTTGCTATTAATAATGTAGGCCAAGGTAGCATTGCGAGTGTGGGTGTAGGGCCTAATGGTGAACCTCCTGGCAAGCTGGCTGTAATGAAAAAAGCAAGAATGCTGACGAGGAAAAAACTAAATGTGGGTTCTAAAATTTCTACCTGATTGGGTATTCTACGGATTAACACTAATCGGTTTCGCTGGTTTATTTTTAAGTAAATACATTCCCGCCTACTATAGAACAGCCGCGCTACCAGTAGCAGCGGCTTTCTTCGTTTTCGGCGTCTATATGAGTGGCGCTATTTCCAACGAAGCATGGTGGCAGGCTAAAGTAAAAGAGCTGGAAGAAAAGATCGCAGTAGCTGAACAACAAAGCAAAGAAGCAATTAACAAACTGACGACAAAGCTAGATACCAAGACAGAAGCGTTGAAGCAACGTAATGTAGAGAGTATCAAATACATAGAAATTGAACGCGAGAAGATCGATGCTACATGCACGGTTCCACAAGAGTTCATATTCATAGTTAACAAAGCTGCAGAGCAACCACAATGAAATCATTTATAGCATTCATAAGAGAGTCTGAACTAGCGGACGTAATTGTTCGTCTAGACGCACACAGAGCGAAGCTGGCGAAACTACCAGCAGATAAGCATATCGAGAAGTTGGATAAGACTGCTCATACTATCCGCAATCATGTAATGTCGGGCGGCAATACAAATCATGCTCGTGCACATGAGTTGATTAGTAGATATGATAGTCACTATGAGGCATTGAAGGACAATCATCCAGAAGCGCACCGTGCATGGTTAAAGAGTAGGGGTGCTGTTTCGCATAGTGGGTTCGACCTATACGCATAAGAGGAAAAGTATGAAGTATGCATTGATTATGGCTTTAGTATTGACTGGTTGTTCGACAGCTGTCCCGGTGAGTAGAAGCTTTCCTGGCATCCCGGATAAATTAATGGAGAAGTGTCCTCCACTAAAAACACTCAAAGAAGATGTGCGGTTGAGCGATGTCGCAGAAACGACGGTGAGCAACTACACGACATATTATGAATGTTCAGTGAAAAATGATGGATGGATTGAATGGTATCAAGAACAGAAACGCATATTTGAAAGTGTGAAGTAGCACTTTGTGAAAAGCTGATTGGAGTTTATATGATGGTTACAAAAATAACAACTATAAGGAATCATCATGGAACTGACGAAAGAACAGCTAAAGCAGCTGCTCCCTAAAAACCCATATATCGACCACTGGCACCACGCTCTAGAGCAATTGCTGCCAGATTATGAAATCAATACACCCGAGCGTATTGCAGCATTCATTGCTCAATGTTCACATGAGTCTGGTGGCTTCATGGTCCTCAAAGAAAACCTCAACTACAGACCAGCTTCATTACGTAAGCTATTCAGTAAGTACTTCCCAACAGACGACCTTGCTGAAGCGTACTGCAAGATGCCTAACAAGCAAGAAGCAATCGCCAATAGAATCTATGCTAACCGCATGGGTAATGGCGATGAGCATTCTGGAGACGGATACCGCTACTGTGGACGCGGTCTTATCCAGCTGACTGGTAAATCTAATTACGAAGCATTCGCTGCATCGTTGGAAATCACACCAGAAGAAGCTTCTGAATACCTAGCAACTTTCGAAGGTGCAGCACAGTCTGCATGTTGGTTCTGGGAAAACAACAATCTAAATCAATGGGCCGATAAGGGTGATATTCTTACATTAACGAAGCGAATTAACGGCGGAACTATCGGATTAGAGGATCGAGTTAAACATTACGATCACGCTTTGCACGTATTAGGAGTATAACATGGCAGAAGAAGTAAAAGTAGAAAAACAAGAAGAAGATTGGATGACGAAAAAATGGCGTCCAATGATGGCAATGATGTATATGCTTTGCTGTCTATGCGACTTCGCAATATTTCCGATCATGTTTACGATCGTTCAGTTCTGGGAAGTCCAGGCAGCGAATGATGCGTTCAGACAATGGGTTCCAATTACACTCCAAGGTGGTGGTCTATTCCACGTTGCCATGGGTGGTGTACTTGGTGTATCCGCATATGGACGCACTCAAGAGAAGCTGGGTGGAGCGACCACTCCTAGCGTACCAACTCCAACGTTGACGACAGCTACACCAGTAGTCACAGCTCCAGTTGCTACACCAGACCCTGCACCTACATACTCTACACCAGTCGTTGCTGCAGCGCCAGCTCCTGGTCCAGTCGTAGCAGGTTTCGGAGGTAAGGCAGCACCGCCAGCAGCTCCACAACCACTGATTTAAGGATTCATAAATATGTCATACATCAAACTAATCATCTTGTCTATCGCTCTGACGATGGGCCTAGCATCTCCTGTCTTCGCTGAGGCACAGCTCAAAGAAGTATGTAAGGATACAGTCGGCAAGGACGGTAAGCCAGTCAAAAACAAAGACGGCTCAGTCAAGCAGACTTGTAAAAAGATCAAGGTTCATAAAAAGCTCGAAGGGACGGAAGTACCTGTAAAGAAATAAGAAAATGTCAGACAATGTCACTCGTATACGTGATTATGGTGGAGATGTTAGACAGCGTATTGCTTCCTTGGAAACGCAAATGCTAAACGTCGCCCACAGTGTGGAAAAGATTGAGACTCGTGTAGATACTCACTATCAAACCTTGCACTCGCGTATTAGTGATATGCGTGATGAACTCCGACAGGACATCGACGATAAGCACGAGAAACTGATTGCGAAATTGGACGAGCATGCTAAGAGCGAATCAGAAACAAATAAGTCTATGTCCACTAAAATTTCAGCGATGGAAAAATGGAGATGGATGATTATGGGAGGTGCTATTGTCGTGGGATACATCATCGCTCACGTCAAACTAGACAAATTGATTTGATTTGCAGTTGAATCGATCAACTAACCCCGGTATAGTCGACTTGTAGTTGAAAATATCGGGGTTTTATTTTATGGATTGGATTGATCAGAAGTATATTGGGCTTATTAGTAATAGAGTACAACTATTCAAGCGCCAGTCTAATACTTCTTACAACATGCGGTGTCCTATTTGTGGGGACTCTAAGACAAACAAACACAAAGCACGCGGTTACATTATCGAAAAGCCAGTTGTTGGGACGATTTACTTCTGTCACAACTGTGGTGCATCGATGTCGCTTACTAATTTTCTCAGTCACATCGATAGCGATCTTACGGAGCAGTATAAACGCGACCGTTTCTTAGAACGTAACAATGTTGCTGAAAAGCCTCCTGAGCCAGACATTGCGAAGGTTGTGGTACCGAAGTATCTCAAAGGAAACGAGCCACTAAAGGCATTAAAGAAGATTTCACAGCTGGCACACGACCATCCTGCAAAGATATACGTGCAGAGAAGGAAAATCCCTTCCTCGTCGCATTTCAAGCTGTTCTATGCGCCAAAATTCAATGCTTGGGTTAATACGATTATACCTGAGAAGTTGAACGAAGAGCACGATCAGCCTCGTCTTGTTATTCCGTTCATCGATAGAGCTGGAAATTTGTTTGGCTTCCAAGGTCGTTCCTTTGCAAAGAATCCCGCAATCCGGTATATTACGATTATGATCGACCCCATGAAACATAAGGTGTTTGGGCTAGATACATTAAACCCTTCAGGAATGGTGTGGTGTGTGGAAGGGCCAATCGACTCGTTGTTTTTACCGAATTGTGTTGCGATGGCTGGAGCTGATGTCGATCTAAATACAATACTCCCTAATAAGCCCGCTAGCGAGTTCGTCGTCATCATGGATAACGAACCACGCAACGAGCAGATCATTCGACGGATCGAAAATTCAATCGATCGTGGATACAACGTTTGCATCTGGCCAAACGACCTTCCTTATAAGGACGTCAATGATATGGTACTTGCGGGGCTTGATCCTGAGGCCATCATTAGAGATAATATTAAGTCTGGGTTGTCTGCGCTTGCAGCATTAACACAATGGAAAAAAATATGAGTAAATTATTGAGTGAATTTGTACAGGATAGTCGTCGAGCTGTTGTACTCGCAGTCGACAACGGGTATGCAGTCGAGTTATGGGAAAGCGATACACTAAAGCGCACCCAAACTATTACTGGACATACAGAGCAGTATGCAGATGACTGCGCAGAGAATTGGGTAATCGGAGTAACTAAACAATAACATTATGAAAATTAAATTAGTGAGCCATTCAAAGCCAACGAGAGATTTGGCATCAGAAGGTCTTTATGATATGCAGGAGCTGGTAGCATACTGCGCTAGGGTATCTAATCCAGCTAATCAGATGAATATGGCGACATCTGAGAAATTGATCAAGTATCTAATCGCTAACCAACATTGGTCACCGCTCGAGATGGTTAGCGCATGTATCGAGATTGAAACGACCCGAGACATTGCAAGACAGATCCTACGTCATCGATCATTCTCTTTCCAAGAATTTAGCCAACGCTACGCTGACCCTACAAAAGAGTTGGATGAAGCCTTTGTCCTAAGAGAATGCCGGTTGCAAGATGAGAAGAATCGTCAGAACAGTATTCAGATTGATATTTCTAATCCCGATCAGCGTGCACTCGCTATCGAATGGGAAAGATCACAGAAGCGTGTTCTCACGTGGGTTAAACAAGAGTATGCATGGGCAATCAAGAGCGGTATTGCCAAGGAGCAGGCCCGCGCATTGCTCCCAGAAGGCCTAACAATCTCGCGTCTTTATATGAACGGAACATTGCGTTCTTGGATTCACTATATACAACTCCGTGCAGCAAACGGGACTCAACGAGAGCATATTGAAATCGCTAAAGCATGTGCTGAAGTAATTGCAGAAGTCTTCCCACTGACTAAGCAATTGGTACAAGAATAATAATAAAATTGGAGTGTTTATGGAAGATGTAGTTCACGGCATCAAGGTCGACTATTCGCGAGACCAGCTGTTCGATATATTAGGTATTAAGCGACTCAGAGAGTCGTATATGAAAGAAGAAGAGAAGTCCCCACAAGAAAGATTCGCGTATGTATCAAATGCGTTCGGCTCAAATGAAGCGCACGCTCAACGTCTGTATAACTATGCTAGTAAGCATTGGTTGTCATATAGCACTCCTATTCTTAGTTATGGCCGCTCTGCCCGTGGTCTTCCTATATCATGTTTCCTACCTTATCTCCATGATTCGTCGTCGGGATTGGTAGACACGCTTTCAGAAGTTAACTGGCTGAGCATGCTCGGCGGTGGAGTTGGTATTGGTGTCGGCATTCGGTCAGCGGACGACAAATCGGTCGGCGTAATGCCTCACCTCCGCACATATGATGCTAGCAGCTTGGCATATCGTCAAGGTTCTACTAGACGTGGATCGTATGCTGCTTACCTTGATATCAGCCATCCAGATATTCACATCTTCTTGGATATGCGCAAGCCAACAGGTGATCCTAATATGCGTGCATTGAATCTGCACCACGGAATCAATATTCCAGATGCGTTCATGGAAATCATCGAACGCTGTATGAAGGACCCTACTGCAAATGATGATTGGGAATTGAAAGATCCCCATGATGGAGCCGTTCGCGAAGTTGTGTCGGCCAAGTTGCTGTGGCAGCAAATTATGGATCTGAGAATGCATACTGGCGAGCCATACTTGCATTTTATCGATACTAGCAATCGCATGATGCCCGAGTTTCAGAAGAAGCTTGGCTTAAGCATCAAGCAGAGCAACCTTTGCAGTGAAATTATTTTACCAACTGACAAAGAGCGTACGGCTGTATGCTGCTTGTCTTCTGTGAATTTGGAGTACTATGATGAGTGGAAAGATGACGGACTTTTTCTTCGGGACATCGCTGAGATGCTTGATAACGTTTTGCAGTATTTCATTGATAATGCTTCTGACAGCATATCGAGAGCAAAATATTCAGCTAGCCGTGAGCGCAGTATTGGTATCGGTGCCCTCGGCTTTCATGCTTATCTACAAAAGAACGACATCCCGTTCGAGAGTGCACTCGCAAAATCAGCAAACAACAAGATCTTCAAGCACATAAGATCTAATCTCGATGTTGCGAACAAACAACTGGGCGCTGAGCGAGGCGAGGCTCCTGATGCAGCTGGCACTGGATTGCGCTTTAGTCATCTTATGGCTATCGCTCCCAACGCTTCGAGCTCAATTATCATGGGAAATACTTCTCCTTCTATTGAGCCCTACCGCGCTAATGCTTATAGACAGGACACGCTTTCCGGCGCGCACTTGAATAAGAATAAGTTCTTGGATAAGATCATCCAAGTTGAGGCAGCTAACCATAAAGAAGGTTGGGCAGATGATGTGTGGTCGTCTATCATTGCTAATGATGGTTCCGTACAGCATCTTGACTGGCTATCCGATTGGAACAAGGATGTGTTCAAGACATCGATGGAAATCGATCAGCGCTGGATCATCGAACATGCTGCTGATCGCCAACAACATATCGATCAGGCTCAGTCGTTGAACGTATTCTTCCGTCCAGATGCTAACGTCAAGTACATTCATGCAGTTCACTTCCTAGCCTGGAAGCTAGGATTGCCTACGATGTATTATTGCCGCAGCGAGAAGCTCGCGAAGGCCGACAAGGTATCGAAGAGAATCGAACGACAAGTGATCCAAGAGATTGACTTGAAGGCGGTTGCTGATGGCGATGTTTGCTTAGCATGCGAAGGTTGATATATGGACGCCCGCGACTTATCTGAGCTAGTTTTTAAATTGTGGCAGGAGAAATATCCTAAGGACAGTGGAACGATCCACAAGTCTCTAAAGAAAGTTCCTGTCGCTGTATGGACAGAACATGGGTATAGAGAAGTCGTCGGTGCCCATATTAACGACTTAGGGTTTATAGAATTGGAATTGGAACAAGAATGAAAGTACTGAAATTTGAAGCTTCATGGTGCTCGCCATGCAAAATGTTGTCACGTGTCATTGAAGATGCAAAGGACAAGATCACTGCAGAGATTGAGTGTGTAGACATCGACGAAAATGCCGACCTCGCAAAGCAATACGGAATCAGAGGCGTGCCTACAATGGTAGTCGTTGATAGTGAAGGCAAGGAAATCAAGCGTCAATCTGGCATGATGATGGAATCGCAATTGCTGCAGTTCCTCAGCTAATGCTGACACAATGTGGGCATATCGATACGATAAATATTACAATGCCCACATTCTCCAACCTAACATGACCACGATCACCCTTCCAAAAAGAGTCCTTACCCATAAGGAAACGCTGACCAACAAGTATGGCAGCGTTGCGACGTCGGTTGTGCCAGATGCGGGAATATCGTTCGATGCTCCCGCAGTAGATAGCATTAACCGTGCTACAGCGAATACGCTCGATGTATTCAGCAACACGCTTGTACAGTATGCTAACACCATCACCACACAAGCGACTGAGCTGCTACAGATACAAACGAGCGTCGCAACGTTGGCTGCAGCGAAAGCAAATTCTGTATCACCTACGATAGATAATGCAACACTGAATGGTAATACTGCCATATCGAAGATTGTCGCTAATAGTTCGTTGGGTACGACTGGCCAATACTTGGCGTCTGGTGGTGGCAATAATATGTATTGGGCCACCTTTGCTGTGGCTGGTACACCATCTCTTGATGCTGTTGTTGGGGTAGGTGGCTCTACATCCAAAGCCATATCGGTAGGCAATACTACAATCAACGGAACAGCAACAATATCGCAGCATGCGATGATTGGCCCTGTAGCTGGCAGTGTTACGTCCGGTAATCAGACGAGTCTAGAGATACGAAATAACGGAGGTACGGGTGATGGAGACGTCGCGGCTGTATCGTACCATTGTGCTGGATACTATGCTGTACATCAACATCTAAGAGCAGATGGTTACTTTGGTATCGGTGGCTGGTCAGCAGAATCGTGGAGATGGTACATCAACACCACCAACGGCGATATGACTGCTGCAGGTAACATCACCGCTTATTCTGATCCACGACTGAAGGAAGACGTCACCCCAATCGAGTCCGCGCTTGCTAAGGTGCTATCGTGGAATGGGGTCAGATATCGCTGGAAGTCAAACTCCGCGATCGGTCAGCCAGGCAAGTACGACTATGGTATTCTTTCACCGGATATCGCAGCAAATGCTCCAGAACTTGTCGTAGATTCAGTATGGGATTCGGAAGACGGCGACAAGTATAAGACAGTAGCATATCAAAAGCTGTCTCCATTCTTGATAGAAGCTATCAAGGAACAGCAAGGAATCATCGATACACAACAATCGACTATCGATAAGCTGCAAAGACAAATAGAAGACATTATGAATCGTTTGATATCGGTTGAAGGTAACGCCGGTTCTGATTTATAATGCATTAACATTAACGGCTAGAATAATATGAACGCTAAAAGAAAACTTAGATTAACAGACGAACGCAGCTCATTCAAACCATTTAACTACCCATGGGCATATGACGCGTGGTTAAAGCATGAGCAAAGCCACTGGCTCCACACTGAAGTGCCGATGTTAGAGGATGTGAAAGATTGGAAAAACAAACTAACCAAGGAAGAGAAGCACTTCCTAACAAACATCTTCAGGTTCTTCACACAAGGCGATGTGGACGTAGCTGGCGGATACGTGAAGAACTACTTGCCTTACTTCCCACAACCGGAAGTCCGTATGATGCTCACTGGTTTTGCAGCAAGGGAAGCTCTTCATGTAGCTGCTTACAGTCATTTGATCGAGACTTTAGGGATGCCGGAATCGACGTACAACGAGTTCCTTCAATACGAAGAGATGAGAGACAAGCACGACTACTTCTTATCTTTGGCGGGGCAAGATGCGACGACGATCGCACAACAGATTGCAGCCTTCTCTGCGTTTACGGAAGGGATGCAACTATTCTCCAGTTTCATTATGCTGTTGAACTTTGCGCGCCACGGCAAGATGAAGGGGATGGGACAGATTGTCACATGGTCGATCGTCGATGAAACAATGCATGCGGAAGGCATGATCAAGTTGTTCAGAACATTCATCGAAGAGAACAAAGATATTTGGAATGATGACCTCAAGGGTCAGATCTACAGCATTGCTGAAAAAATGGTTGCGTTAGAAGATCGCTTCATCGATCTTGCTTTCAGTCTGGGCGCTATGCAAGACCTAACCGCGGCAGATGTGAAACAATATATACGTTACATCACTGATCGTAGATTGATTAGCCTTGGTCTCAAGGGAATTATGAAGGTCAAGAAGAATCCTTTGCCATGGGTTGAGGAAATGATCAACGCTCCGACGCATACAAACTTCTTTGAAAATCGCGCCACTGATTATGCAAAAGGCGCAACTACTGGTTCGTGGGAAGACGTCTGGGCAAAATAATAAGGAGAACGCATGAAGTTCAATAACGAAGACATTATGCTATGCACAGAATGTGATGCGGAATTTACAGTACACCGCTTAGACGATGATGGTGATGATAGTGAGGTAGAGTTCTGCCCATATTGTGGTAATCCTTTGGGGTTGGAGTTGGACGATGAGAACGATGAAGATCCCACAGAAGGTGTATACTACAACGACTGACGAAACCTAAATAGTCCGTAAATATATGATGATTTGGTGATCTAGATCAACATTCTTAAAGGACTAACATGATCAAAAAGCTCGTAATCGCGGGTCTTTTTGTTATGGCTTCATCCCTTACAATGGGTCAGAGCGACCCTATTGTAACTGACTCGACATCCAGAAGCACCACGACTTCTATTAGTGAGACTACTGTTAAGTCTCCACCACCTACTGCTGTAGCTCCAGCAATTACTGTTATCAATAGTGACGTATGCGCTGTTGCTGCATCCGGTGCCGTCCAGACTCAAATCCTTGGTATTTCCATGGGCGGCACAATGACTGACTACAATTGTGAACGTATCAAGCTAGCACGTGGTGTTTATGATATGGGCATGAAGGTGGCTGCTGTTGCTATCATGTGTCAAGATGAGCGTGTATTCACTGCGATGATGAATGCGGGTACACCTTGTCCCATTGATGGTAAGATTGGCTCACAAGCCAAGGAAATCTGGGACGCAAATCCAGAACGCATCCCACAGAAAATCAAGAGCACTAGATGATCAAGAGATACCTAGCAATCATGTTGTTAGGAGTCTCTAGTGTTTTTGCTCAAACAGTTCAGACGACTCCTAACCTAATTACGTCAGGTACGACACATACGTGGTCGGGAGTTACTACGGGCACAATCGGGTCGAATTATATGCCAGCTGGCAGCACGTCGGCACCCCGCTATGACCCTGCCACGAATAGCATTAGCTTTAGCTATGGCCAAGCCACCATATCACAGACAACCGCAATTAATAATGCGCTAGCTGGCGTAGGTGCTGGTGTTAAGATTAATGGCTATACCTACAGCTACGACACGCGCAATATGAATGGCGACGATCGTCAAGGTAGCGTGGACACATACACAGTCACTACGAAGATGACGAGTAGCGCAGGGGCTACGTTGATGTCGGCAACGCGGACATTCAATACAAAATTTGACTGGACTACCATTAGCGGCACTCAAACATCAACAACGCCATATGCAGTAGGTGACGTCGGAACGTTGCAATTCAGCGCAGCTGGTAAGGACAGTGGGTTTTGGGGTGGATACTTTGGCCCACAGATTCGTAATGTCGATATGCGACTGAATTATACAGTCGACCCATGTGCAACGAATCCGGCGTATAATCCATCATGTGCTAACTTCGGCACTGTGCAATATAGTTCCAACTTAGTACCCAACCCATATGGATATGCTGTTTATGGAAGCTCGATTGAACAGACGTATGCAATAAACCAGGCTTTAGGACAGGCAGGTGCAGGAGCGACGATCCACGGGTTCCAATGGGGATACCAAGCAAATGCAAATGGACCATATTGCGCAAGTTGGTTTCTCGTATGCTTCGATGAGCGTACCCCAAGCGTACAGACTAACGTGAACATTACAAGCAGCACTGGCGCAAGTTTGTATAGTATATCGCGCACATACACCAACAGCTATAACACTACTAGCTATCAATACCTATTTCCAACAAGTAGATCAATATCTACGCTGGGTAATTTTCAGTTTACAGCGACGACAAATGATGCTGCCTACATTGGGGATATGTGGAGTAAGGCTGTTTATACGCCAGACCCATGCTCCGTCGACCCACTAAGCAATCAGAGCTGCCCAGGATATGCTGCTGCTTACCAAACTCAGCAATGCACGATCAGTGCGCTCTACAATTCCGCATGCCCAGGATATGCAGTGGCATATTTCAATCAGCAATGCACTAACAACCCACTATACAACCAATCATGTTCTGGTTATGCGGCTGCATACCTGATACAACAATGCTCGATCAATCCATTATACAGCACGACGTGTTCGGGATACGATACCGCATACTTCAACCAACAATGTGCCGCTGACCCTCTATATAACAGCCGTTGTCCAGGGTATACACAAGCATATCACGATCAACAGTGCTCAATCAATCCACTATATGCCTCAGACTGTATAGGATATACGCAAGCCTATCATACACAACAATGCACAGCCAACGCTTTGTATGCTACTGACTGTCCGGGGTATCAATCTGCATATAAGACACAACAGTGTTCAATTAACGCTCTATATGCTACTGACTGTCCAGGGTATGACCGAGCATACTTGAATTCTCGTTGTATACAAGACTCGCTCTATAGTCCGCTATGTGAGGGGTATAAGACTGCATATGCAATTAAGTACTTGACGAATCTCAATCCGGCCGTGACTACCGCCGTCAATCAACAACTGACAGAGACTGTAGAAGTACAGAAGGCTGCTGTAGCAGCTGCTGACCCAGTAAGCACAGCGACGACGAATACACCAAGCACGACTTCTGCATCGTCGATTTCACCTACTGCTACAATCTCCGCAGTTAGACCAGCGCCGCCTCCTGCTACAGGACCAGTGGCGCAAGCAGAACCGAAGAAGGACGAAAAGAAGGCAGACGATAAACCACAGGGTGGTGGGGGCAGCAGTGAGCAGAAAGCCGATGGTCCAAAACCAAAGACTGCTAGAGAAGAGCTTGCAGCCAAGCGTGAAGAAGCTGCTAAAAAGGAAGCTGTTGCTAAAAGTAAAGACCTTGCTAATCAAATGGGTCAGGCTGCCAACTTAGAAGCCCAAAAGGCTATACAGAACGTCGTTATACAGGCAATGGGGTTCACGCCTGGGTTTGATCAGTATGGTAAGAGTGTAATGCCGGACGCGCAGTTCTATCGTCCGTTTAGTGTGTATGGTGGCCAGAAGAATATTGATAGTCGTACAGGTCTCCGAATGTTCGGAGGCAGTGATATGGTGCATGAGGAAATGATCAATTCACAATATCAAATAGGAAAATAAAATGTCAGAAGAAAATAACAAACCAGACGAAGAGCTGGATGATGATGCTGAAGGTACTTCGGAAGATCAAGTCGAAGATGAAGCTGTAGGAGAAGAGGCTGCTGAAGAAGAGTCGACTACGAGTGAGATTGCTGGCGCATTAGCTGGTATGGCCGCTGCCGGTGCTGCCGCGCGCAAGGGCGGTAAGAAGCCAACTAAGGCAACTGGCAAGACTACTAAAGGCAAGGCAGTTGCTAAGCCAAAGGCTGCTCCAGTAGCAAAGACAGCAGTCGCTAAACCTAAGCCGGTGATGCCAGCTGGTACGATCGACGTCAATGCTGAGGTTGAAAAGCTTCAAGGTCTCGCCGACAAGAACAAGGTATGGACTGTGGCTGGATACAGCTTCACTCCAGCAAAGCTGATGATTCTTGGAACGATTCTATCTACTGCTCTCGGTAGCTTATATGGTGCGTTTGAAGTGTATAAAGACTATCAGGATATGAAAGTCAAGATCGCAAAGTATATTGCGCCTGACCTATCTGAAATCTATAAGAAGGTAGAGATTGCAGAGCAGAACTCTGAGAAGTCGGTTCAGTATACTCAAGATATTAAGAACGACTTGAAGAGTGATATTCGTCGCTTGGAGAGTGTCGTCGATAGCGTTGAGCGTGGTGCGAAACAATCTGCTCGTGATTCTGATCTTGCTGTGCGTGAAGTTCAACAAGAGCTTCGTAAGAGTGGTAAGGAAACGGATCAATCGATTAAACAAGTACAACGTGAAGTGGATATCAAGATCCAAAAGGCTCTTGATAACCCACTCGCCAAATAAGCTACCGCTTTAAGTTGTAGTTGTTGCCGTCAGCCCTAGCATCTAGGTAGTGGCTGTCGCTTCTATGATAGAGCTGCTTACTCCACTGACTGTCTTCGGATGGTTTGTGGAAGGCAGCTCTCACTTTTTGCATAATATAACTGATGAATTTATTCATCTTGACCTTTGTCGATCCACTCTTTTGATTTGATCAATCCATAGAGTATTCCGCCAACGATGATTATGGACACTATATACCCCATGTTAATCTCCTTTGAGTTATATAGGTAATGAGTGAAAATAATTGGACATATAATGGTGCATTGTTCGAAGAACCAGATCCTGAGCATTACGGATTTGTGTACTTAATCACGAACACCCAGACGGGTAAGATGTACATTGGTAAGAAAGTGTTCTGGTTCAAAAAGACCAGACAGGTCAATAAAAAGAAGAAGAAATTCCTTGCCCCAAGCGATTGGAAAGAGTATTATGGTTCTTCGCCTGCTCTGAATAAAGACATCGCCACATTCGGCCAAGATATATTCAAGCGAGAGATTATACACCTATGCGCCAACAAGGGTCTTGCGTCATATTACGAAGCTTTGGAGCAATTCCAAAGACAAGTTCTCTTCAATCCAGAAATGTATTATAATGACTGGATCATTCTTAGAGTTCACAGGAAGCACGTATTAAATGAAACAGCAAAGCGGAGTCCCGTACAATCTTCCAACAATTCCTCCAACACGATCGCTGCATCGTGAGGGGACGACGATCGACATATATCAGCGCATGCATGGATATGAGATCTTCCAAAAGACAAACAACGGAATCCCTCAGCGAATGGTGTTGAGCCAGCAACAAGTTGAAGGGTTTCTCAATCTACTAGAGCAAGCAGGGTTTCATTGATGGGCGGGATCGATTTACTGGTTGGGGGCCTAGTCGTATGGTTCTTGGTGAGCTTCCTCGTGAAGTTCGTCAATAGCTATCAAGAAATTAGTGATGAACGTGAGGCTGAGCAAGCATCTGAATATGTCTGCATGCAGATAGATGTTGAACGAGTAAAAGAATTGTGGTATGGTTGGTTTATTGATCCTGAAACTAAGAAGGAAGTATTCGTCGCTCAAGGCGAATCTTGTCGGGATGCAATAAGTAATTGCGTGGAGCGGATTAGACAACAGAATCCAAACTTCACAATATTATTCAAATTCAGAGTGAAATATGATGAACAACCAAGCATACAAAATCAAACAGAACGTAACGATAGTCAATAAGCTATCGGGCGCCACCGTGCGTGGTGATATTATTAACGAAGACACCATCGATAGTAAAAGTTTTTATGTTATGAAAGTTCCTCCACGCACTGTACCACTTCGGTACTTCAAAGATGCGTGGTCTATTCAAAAAGGAAAGAAGTGATATGACTCAACCAGCTATAACCGCTCTCGCCTTGCCAGAGGGCCGAGAGTGGATCAAATCTGCGCTACGTAGCGGCCCAGTCCATGTTGTGTTCACTAAGGCAGATGGCACAGAACGCACGATGAAGTGTACCTTGCAGGAAGGCGTCGTCGTTCCACATGAAAATAAAACTGAACGTGTTAAGGAACCAAATCCTGATGTGCTAGCTGTATGGGATCTCGATAAGAGCGCATGGCGATCATTCAAGCTAGCATCGGTCAAAACAGTGACGCTCATATAAGTATGATTGAAAAGAAACGCACAGGCATCACTTTTGGTGCCTTTGACCTTTGCCATGCCGGCCACGTTGTGATGTTCGCTGACTGTAAGCAACACTGTGATTATTTGATCGTCGGTCTGCAAGTAGATCCTAGCCTCGAACGAGATAATAAGAACACCCCAGTTCAATCTTTGTATGAGCGGTTCTTACAACTACAAGCGATCAAGTATATCGACGAGATCATACCATACACATACGAATATGAGATTGAACAAATCCTAGCAACGCGGGACATCAACATCCGGTTTGTTGGCGCCGATTATATTGGCAAGGAATTTACAGGTAAAGAATACTGTTATTCGAACAATATAGATATCTGCTTTAATAATAGAGCGCATCCATTCAGCACAACTGAATTGCGCAAGCGAATTCAAAACAACCCTTCGAAATAATTATGAGCTTATTTGCTACTGATGAACTGAGTGCCAAAGCTAATGGCGGCACTGAATTGATGAAACGTGGACTCGAGCAACGACTCGACCCTGAACTACTCAAGCATTTCCATATTACTGCCAGCCGATATCGTGGCGGCGATCCCAATAAGATCAATCTATACTGGTTGCATGATCTGCCAGGCGATCCTGAATCGGCACATTTGGCGAATGGTGGTTGGAACAACTTTGAAAAGTTGATCTTTGTATCCAACTGGCAATTCCAAGCATACCAGCTGTATTATGGCCTGCCTTGGTATAAGTGTATCGTTCTGCAGAATGCAATCGAACCGATTCCTGTTGTGGAGAAGTCCAAGGAAAAGATCAAGCTGATTTATAACACTACACCACATCGTGGTTTGGAAATTCTCGTCCCAGTGTTTGATGCGCTGTGTAAGCGATTTGACAATATCGAGCTTGATGTATACTCGTCATTCGCTGCATATGGTTGGGAAGAACGTGACGAACCATACAAAGAGTTGTTCGAAGTGTGTAAGACGCATCCGAAGATTAACTATCATGGGTACCAGCCAAATGATGTAGTCCGTGCAGCTCTCGCAGACGCACATATTCAAGCATACCCGTCGATCTGGTCTGAGACATCATGCATCGCATTGATGGAAGCTATGAGTGCAGGTTGCTTGTGTGTTCATCCAAACTTCGCTGCGTTACCAGAGACATCCGCCAACTGGACATGGATGTATCAGTGGCACCAAGATAAACGCGATCATGCTAACATGCTGTATGGATACCTTGTCAACGCGATTGAAAACTACTGGACAGAAAGCGTACAAACGCGAGTTGCTGGTCAGAAGTCATATGCCGATGTGTTTTATGGTTGGGAAATGCGCAAGCACCAATGGAATGCTTTGTTGATGAGCATTCTCCAAGACAAGAAGATTGACTACACTCCGCAATAATAGTTGACTTCGGTCCGCAGCGGTTGTAGAATGATATAATGATTATTGTTGATATAAACCAAACGATGATTGCTAACCTGATGGTTCAGATTGGCAATCATACCAATATGGAGTTGCATGAAGACCTCATTCGACATATGGTTCTTAATGCGCTCCGTAGTTATAAGCAGATGTATCCGCTCGAGCGAAATATGCTGATTGCTTGTGATGATAAGAAGTACTGGCGCCGTCAGGTGTTTCCTGCATACAAAGCAAATCGCAAAAAAGCACGCGAAGAATCTGAACTTGACTGGAACCAAATCTTTACAATCCTAAATAAGATCAGAGACGAGCTCAAGGCTCACTCACCTTATAAGGTAATCATGGCTCCTGGAGCTGAGGCTGATGATGTGATTGGTACACTTTGCATTAAGCATGGTACATTCATTCAAACAGCAAAGACTATGGAATCGATCCACATCTTATCTGGTGATAAAGATTTTGGCCAACTACAAGTTTATTCTAATGTTCACCAATTTGATCCTGTCCGTAAAAAACAGATCAAGACAATCGATCCATACAAATACCTACGTGAGCACATCCTTAAAGGTGACCGCGGCGATGGTATTCCTAACATCATGTCTCGTGACAATTGCCTTATGGACGGCGAGCGTCAGAAATCCCTCCCAACGAAACGTATCGAATATTTGTCAGGTTTTGTCGACTTGTCTAAGGTACTTCCGTCTGACCAATATGCGAACTTCAAACGCAACGAACAGCTGATCGATCTCCACATGATTCCAGAAGATATTACGAATGCGATTCTGCACGAATATGAAACGCAAACTCCCAAAGACCTCGAGGTGTTTAGACAATACCTACGTGATCATAAATTGAAAACATTAGAAGAAAGAATTAGTGAGTTTTAATATGAGACTTGGTATTTTTCAAATCCTTGAAAAGGCAGCAGAGCAAAAAGCAACCGCTGACAAAATAGCTGTACTGCACGCAAACGCTGGTCCAGCATTGTATACTATATTGAAGTATGCATATGATCCTAGTATTGTATGGGACTTGCCGGAGGGCGTCCCTCCATATAAGCCATGTCCATTCCCAGCACAGGAAATGAGACTGATGTCTGAGATTCGTAGATTGTACTTGTTCATCAAGGGTGGCAATCCAAACCTCACTAAGCTCCGCCGTGAGACCTTATTCATCGAGTTGTTGGAGTCTGTGCATCCAGATGATGCATTAGTGTTGATCAGCATTAAAGATAAGAAGCTGCCATACAAGGGCCTTACTATCAAGCTGATCAAAGAAGCGTTCCCAGGGCTGGTCGAGGAGCTACCTGCAAATGTTGAAGACACAAAATCATAAAGATAAGTATAAGGTGGACTATCAAGAGAAGTCCGAACATGGTGGTCATTACTATAGAAGGCTAAGGACTACCAAGCAAAACAAAGCTAATAATGCTCTTGACCGAGCTTTGAGGCAGCGTGACTTTACTAGGATTCGTGCAGACGATGATGAGTATGATTATTATTAATATATTAAGGAAAGATGAAAATGTGGAATTCTAAATTTATGGCTTGGGTTGAGCAAAAGATGATTGACCTCACTAGCATGCTCTACATCAAGCGTAGAGAAGTCACCCCACCAGTTGTTGAGCAAACTACGCCTACGATGGAACCAACACCAGTAGCTCCCGCCGAAACGGTATCCAAGAAGCGTACGTTCGTTAAGCGCACAGAGCCAAAGCTTACCAAAGCTGCTCCAACAAAGAAGGTAGCTATCAAAGCTCCAAAGCCAGCTGTTAAGAAGCCTGCTGCTACTAAGAAGGTCGCAAAGCCAGCAGCAAAGGCAACTACTAAGAAGCCAGCAGCAACAACAAAGACACGCAAGGCAGCAAAATAAATGCCAATGTACACGTTTAGAGATACGAAGTCCAATGAGATCTTTGATATCTTTCTAAGCCTGCGTGAGTATGATCTTTATAAAGAGGAACATCCAGAGCATGAGCGGTACTTTGATGCTGCCAGTGCTCCCTCGTTGGTGTCGGGTGTTTCTGTGACTGACAAGACCTCTGATGGGTTCAGGGAGGTCTTGTCAAAGATCTCCGAAGCCCACCCTGGGTCTGAGTTAGCTGATAATCATGGACGAAAGTCGATTAAGCAAGTTCAGACAGAACGAGCTGTTCGCAAGTGGAAGAGCACCACCGGAGGAATAACTTAACACCAAGGGAGACTTAATGGCGACCAAAAGATCGAACAACAATTTGCAGGTAGTATCTTCTTACGATGAATATGACGCAAAGCCCCAAAAAGAATCGAAGCGTGAGAACCACAATCACAATGCGCTGAAGATTAAACTCGATCATTTAAACACTTTCGATCCGTTAACTGAGAATCAACGGACATTTTATGATGCATATAAAAGAGGAGACTATTTCGTTGCGTTGCACGGAGTAGCCGGTACAGGTAAGACCTTCATTGCTTTGTACAAAGCTCTTGAAGAGGTACTTGATAAGTCGAATCCATTTAAGAAAATCATCATTGTGCGGTCAGCCGTACAGTCGCGCGAGATGGGACACCTTCCAGGCGATGTTGAAGAAAAGATGGAAATTTATCAACAACCATATGTTCAGATTTGCGAAACACTTTTCGACCGAAAGGACGCCTATCAAAGATTATCCGAACAAGGATACATCGAATTTATTTCCACGTCATTCATTAGAGGTATGTCATTCGACGACGCTATTATCATAGTCGACGAAATGCAGAACCTTAACTTTGAAGAAATTGATACCGTGATGACTCGAGTTGGTTACCGCTCGAAAATTATCTGGTGTGGTGACTACAGACAAACAGACTTGAAGAAGAATACCGACAAGTCTGGCCTACTGAAGTTTTTTGAAGTAGCGAATAGAATGAATGCTTTCACTAAGATTGAATTCAAGGTGGAAGACATTGTACGCAGTTCGCTCGTACGCGAATACATTATGGCTAAACTAGATTATGAAGACTCAACTGGCAAATCGCTTTCTTCGTGAAGAACTTGATGTCGTCGACTTGGACACTGTTTCAATCGACGGCAAGCGATACTACAAAACACCGGACGGGAGCATCTACCCGTCCGTCACTACCGTAACTTCTTCCACGAAGAAGGACTACATTGAAGCGTGGAAGAAACGCGTTGGGGAAGCAGAGGCCGCAAAGGTCTCTCGTCGTGCTGCTGCGCGCGGTACTGATCTCCATACTATTTGTGAGCAGTACACACTAAACAATCCACATCACACAAAAGGCATGATGCCAAACATCATCGAATTGTTCACTAAGATCAAGCCGATGATTGACGAAAACGTCGGAACAATCTATGCAAATGAAATTGCACTGTTCTCCCACGAGTTGAAGACTGCTGGTCGTACTGATATGTTCTGTCAGTTCCAAGGGATCAACACAATCGTCGACTTCAAGACTTCTTCGAAGATTAAAAAAGAAGAGGACATCGAAGACTACTTCATTCAAGCAACGACATATGCTATGATGTTGGAGGAAATGTTTGAGCATAAGTTGGTTGTACCGCAACTTGCGATTATAATGACAGTCGCTGAACACGGAGCTCCTGGATTGTTATTTGTCAAACCAACTTACCCGTACCGATCAAAAGTACGCAAGTTGTTTGGCGAATATCACGAAAACAATCCAATGCCAAATTACAACCTGTTGACAGAATAACTCGTTTGTAGTATAGTGGAAAATATCCAACTAGGATATTAACTTTTATTATGAAGGAATGAGCATGACTGCTACAGTTGCGAAAAGTGAAAAGAAGGCCAAAGCGTTTGATATCTTTGAAGCAAATAAAGATAAAAAGTCGAGTGACATTGCTCGACTGATCCAAGCGGAGCTTGGCATTACGCTCGCGAATGCACAGTACTACGTTACACGCGTTTTCAAGAAGTGATTGGACGGTCCGGCGAAAGCCGGACCACCCTTATATGAAGATTGTTTTAGAATACAACATCCCCGAAGACTTGCATAGCGCATGGTGCGCATATAATGCACATCATCTTCACCACGCGATCACTGAAATCGAACAGCGGGTGCGTGAAGTGCGTAAGTATAGTGCTGACCCTACTAAATCATTGAAAGCAATCGAAGACTCGATCAAAGAGCTCTACGCTATTGCTGGCCATCCACTGAATGGCTAAGAAACCAACATTCATATCTCCGAACACGGAGGTAGTGACTGACGATTTGCGTATTGCAATCGTAGACAGTTACACTGGCAATAACGAAGTGGTGGTTCGATTTCACACGCCGCCATGGCCATTTCCAGAGATGGAAATAAAACACATCAGTCAGATAACCAAAATACCTTTTACAGAAGAAGCATTGTTATGACATACGCATCCATTGAAAAAACAGTAACTGTCGACGTCAAAGAAGAAGACATTGTTGAAATCAATGAGCATGGTGAGATTTCTCTGGAAGTCTATGTGGATGTAGACTTGTGTGATTTCGACGATGATGATATTCGCACAGAATACTTCGAACGCTTTGATAGCGACCTCGAAGAGAGCGACTGGAGAAAGTTATACGAACAGCGTCGTGCATTGCCTGTTGAGGACTTTTTGAAGATCATTGATAATATGATTATGAATAACACAGGACGCATTCTATGAGCGATGCAGTAAGTATTCCTCCTTCTCTTAGAAGGATATTTGGTCCTAATCTTTACCGAGGACGGTCGCGTGGTGCTACAGCTCGAAAGCGCCGACGCAGTCAACGAGTAATTAAGAATTGGGTGTGGGATGTAAGCGAAATGGACAAACGAAAAATGGAACAAGGCAGTAAAGACGTATTTTTAGGTGCAACAGATGTTGCCGATTTCATTACCAGTGAGTTGCACTTTGCTCGCAACGAGCAACGACTGGAGACATATCACCGTGAAGTCACTGTGCTTGCGCAGCGTACTGAATGGTTGAAGTTCTTGATCAACGACGGCAGTCGTCTAGTTCAAATGTCGAGCACAAGTGGATTTTTGATTCAGGATGAGCTGATCTCATTCTTGTCATATGACATTCAATCATCTTCGATTGTCCTCAAACTAACAGGGGACAAAGAGTGCGTAGCAAGATGGTACGAGTCTATCGTCGAGCTGTTTGAGGAAGTTACAAACACAATTGAGTGGATGTACAGTTCAGATGGCAATAGCATTGAAGTGCCAATCCGCAGCGACCGTAAACCTATCGATGAGATGTATCCGTTCTTGGGTGAACGTACGCTGGAAAGTTACTACACATCCTTCTTGGAATCTAGTGCTTCGATTCTGTTGTTGATTGGCCCTCCAGGTACAGGCAAGACTACGTTCATCCGCGGTCTCTTGCAACACGCAGACACAAGCGCCATGGTAACATATGATGCTGGTATCCTGGCCAAGGATTACATCTTCGCTCAATTCATCGAAGGTGATAAGAACATCATGGTGATTGAGGATGCTGATAACTTCTTGGGTGCGCGCTCAGATGGTAACGACATGATGCATAAGTTCCTGAACGTCGGTGATGGTCTGGTGACCACTAAAGGCAAGAAGCTGATCTTCTCGACTAACCTGCCTTCAATCAAGGACGTCGATCCTGCGCTGATCCGCCCAGGTCGTTGTTTTGATATTGTTCACTTCGGGCAGATGGATGGCGAGCAGGCTGCGAAGCTGGCTGAAAAGTTGGGCCTCGAGTATGAAATTAAACTAGATGGTAAGTACAGCGTGGCTGACATCTTCCACAAGCAAGTGGAAGCACCGAAGGCACCCAAACGTCGCCTGGGCTTTGTATGATGAGCAACACTGGCTGGACCATTGTTCTGGAGGAAGACGAGAGTGGTGAGTTGATCCTCCCACTTCCTCCAGATCTACTCGAACAAGCCGGCTGGGTCGAGGGTGACACAATTATATGGAGTGTGCAAGAGGATGGGAGCATCCTCTTGTCGAAGAAGCGATGACAGAAGAATTTTTGAAAGAAGTGTTCGACACTATTAAGCAAGCCCGGTGCAACAGGGCAGTATACACGACCCACGATCAAGGAATCATGCTCAGTGTGAAAGAAGAGCTGCTCAAGGAGCTAAAACAAAAATGGCCGCAAGAAGCGGCCATGTTAAGTACGACTGTGGTGAGTCGAGATTTTAGTGGTCGCCTAACCAGTCTTTGAAAGAGCGGACTGGAGTAGTAATGGAGACTTCTTCGTTGGTCTTCTTCTTGCTCTTATCGTTGCTATGGATCCAAGAAGTGAAAGCTTTTGTGCGGCCCCACTTATTACCTTGAGGTAGTTTGGTTTTTGTACGAGTTTCCTGGCCAGTATTCTTATTGATAGACCAGTGCAATCCTTTTGCATTCTTGTGGCCCTCTTGCGACATCGCTATCTGAAGTTTCTCAGCATGGGTATGCTTATGGCCTTCGAAGTTCGACTTGCCGGCCATTGTTCTTGAGATCTTTTTACGTGTTGCTAAATCCATGGTATTCGTCCAAAAGTTGTTGTCAGTTGTCCTATATTTAGTATAATTCGAATCATGGATATCACATCATCATTACTTCAAGCAGCTTTTGCTACGCTCGCTTCTACAACTGTCACATTGACGGATACTGATTCCTATCAGTTTAATCCCAGCATGTCGCAAGTTGAGGGGTGTAAGCGCGCAGAAGAAAAGACCAAAGTTAAGCTGATCCAAAAGGTATATGGTCAAGATTTTGGATCAGATTCTTCAATGACTTGTCGGGAAACTGACAGACACCAGTGCTCGTCTTTAACTAATACGTACGAGAATTCGCGTGGTTACATTCAGGCGATCAAATCACGCACGGAAAAGGTTGAAGGTTGGACGTGTACAGTCAGCATCACTGCGGATGTCAACGTAATCAAGAAGACTAAGTCGAATATTGATGCATCAGCACAACTCGATCGCGTAGTGTATTTGCCAACGGATGCAGCAGACATCACTGTGAAGACCAACACCAAAGGTTTGGTTAGTGTATTCCAGTACGATCCAGTTGAAGATGTAGTAACCAAAGTGTTCCCAGCAGGTCGTAGTGGTCGCACGTGGACATACTTCGACCAGCCACTCAATGTCCGTGTATCCCTGCAAGGTCTGCAAGAGCGAGACATGCCATATTACTTCTTCATCACAGTCACCGATGTCCCAATCGATATGCTAGACCAATATCGTTTGCACAATTTCTACCAGATGTGGGATAATCAGCCAAACAAAGACAAATCCCTTGTTCGTAAATCATTTAACATTGCTAGGAGCAAATTGTGAAGAAAATTTTATCATGCCTCGCCCTGATTGCATTAGTCGGTTGTTCATCGACCGGCGTTAAGATCGCAGAAGGCAACAAAACAATCGAAACTACCAAACCACCGACGGTCGATATGCCAGCATGGTATCTCGAGGTGCCTCGTGAGGATGGTGCGATCTATGCAACAGCGACTGAGACATCCACAGACTTGCAGTTCAGTATCGACCGCGCATTGATGTCTGCTAAGCGTGAGATCGCATTTAAGCTCGAGAACGAAGTTTCTCAAAAGTTCCGCGACTACACTGCTGAGACTGGCAGTGGCGAATCTGAAACGATTACCAAGGACACTGAGCGCTTGACAATTTCCAATTCGAAGTTCGTCAACCTCGTTGGAGTTGAACGTATGCGCACTCATGTTGTCCGTGAAGGCAACCGATATCGTGCATTCGTGATGGTTCGATATGGATTGGATGCATCGAACCGCATTCATGCAAACTATATGGCCAAGCATCGCCAGCGTGATGCGCGTGAGCGTCTGGACAAGTTCGAAGAAGAGCTGAAGAGCGATAGGGGCAATCCTCAGTCTAAAGCTGAGCCTGCCAAGGCCGATACCAGCACAACATTGATCGGTACACAAGTGCAGGATGCTGCAGTACGGGATAGGGTGCAACGCGTCTATAATGATCCTAATGCTGTCGTGATTCGTGATACGGTGCGCTAATGGTTAAAGAGTTCTACTTCTATTTGGACGCGTGGTGGTACTGTAAAGAACACAAGATCAAACCAAGCACAATTCAACGATATGATTGGCGTCGATGGATTGTGGTGATACCAACCAAACGAAAGAAACCAAATGCAAAACGGGTTTGAGGAATGGGCACATACCTGTATTACTGAGTTGGTAATCAATACAAACTTGACTACCAATCAGATTCGTGAATTGTTTTTGAATGCTTTTCCTGAGTATGAATATGTGATGGAAGAGGTCCTTATGGAGAATGGCTATGCTTTGGGAAATTAAAACTGCTGAGAAAAAGAACGCATATCAACGTACATACTATGATGTACCAGCTGGCCAGCCAGGCGCCGGTAAGCGATTCATCATGGATGAATGGTATCGTTGGGGTTGGTGTACTGTACGGACGGATGTGGAGCCAAGAGCAGATGGCGACGACCCACATGAGAACCCACTTGACCTAGGCGATTTCGATCTCGAAGACAACAATATGGATGATGGTTGTTCTCTGTCATTTGAGTATCCTGAATCTGAGAATTGGACCGACGAAGAGATTGCATACATCGAAGGCCTGTGGGAACAAGATGGTTGGCTTGCGTTCGAAGAGAATGGCATTGAGGCTGGCGACTGTGATATTTTATATTACGGCCCTCTCGAAGTTACATGCATCGATGCAACCCCAGAACAACCAAAGGCCAAAGGCACTTGGCCATTCTAAGTTTTTATTGTATAATCGTCGGATTGAATAAAGGAATGCAATGATCGACGCAGTTTATGTTCTTGGTAAGATGGGCTTGAAGCCTGGTATGTCTGTTTCACGCGCAATCACGGCTGTCGGGATTGCAATTAATGACAGTTCCGACCAGTTGAAAGCAGCAAACCGAATCATTGTATCACTTGGTGCGAAGCCAGTCAGCAATACAATCATGGCCGACATCTTTGCCAAGGCATTAGTGGAACAGGCCGTTGTCCAAGGTGCTAGCTATGATGCTGACGATGCATTTGAGGTTGCGAATGCAAAGTATCTCAAAATCGAACGGACAATGCCATTCGTGTTCGCAGGTAGCGGTGAAAGCACCACGCCAGTATATGGCACGCCTGTTGGAAATGGTGGCACTAAGAAGCCAAAACAAACAAACGACAAGAAGACACAAGCTCTTGAAATTTTCAATCGCGAGACCAGTAAGGGGTTGCCTAATTCCACAATTGCGCAGACAATTGCTACTGAGTTAGAAATCACACTGTCCAACGCCCAATACTACGTCAATCGTGTATTCGTAAAGTACTCCAAATGAAAATTCTCAGCATCCTCGACACGTTGGCCAATGATAATGGCCGCAACTTCAAGATTGATTACTTGACAAAGCACAAGGACAATCTCCTGCTCACACAAGTAGTGTTCTTGGCACTTGACACATACACACAATTCTTCATTCGCAAGATTCCTGCATATACACGTGGCCCTGACACTGCAAATCTGAAGTGGGCTCTTGATAAACTATGCGATCTTTCTTCTCGTACTGTGACAGGCAATGCTGCAATCGCTCATCTTGTGAAGATCTTGGAATCTCTTGAACCAGATGATGCTCAGGTAGTTGAGCGCATCATTGAAAAAGACTTGAAGTGTGGTGTGGCAGCTTCGACCGTCAATAAGGTATGGCCTAATTTGGTCCACGAATACCCATGCATGCTTGCTAGTCCGTATGAGGAAAAGCTGGTCAACAAGATTCAATTTCCAGCATACGCGCAATTGAAAATGGACGGGATGCGATTCAATGCCATCGTCAAAAATGGCAAATGTGAGTTCCGCAGTCGTAATGGTAAATTGATCGACATCCCGTCCGACCTATTCCAACAACCATTCCTCAACATGCATGAGTACTGGGGCACCGATATGGTGTTCGATGGTGAGTTGCTTGTTGTCGATGTCGCTGGCAAGCCGCTCGATCGCAAGACTGGCAACGGCATCTTGAACAAAGCTGTTAAGGGCACAATGTCTGAGGAAGAAGCTGTTAATGTTCGTGCAACATTGTGGGACGCACTTCCGGTTGAGAATTTTGCGGTTGGCGTATACAAAGAACAGTACATCGATCGTATTGCTAAGCTATCTAATGCGTTGTCACATATGCGTAATCAAACGCCTTTTGGTCACTTGGTTGCTCTAGTGAACCACACAGAAGTTCGTACTCCCGAAGATGCTTCACGTCTATTCCTCCAGTACCTCAAAAAGGGCGAGGAAGGAATCATCTTGAAAGATCGTTTTGGTATTTGGGAAGATAAGCGTGCCAAGCACCAGATCAAATACAAGGGCGTGTTTGAGTGCGATTTGGTCTGTGTTGGATGGGATGAGGGTACCGGTCAGAACGTAGGTCGCCTTGGTGCATTGCAGCTGGCTTCGTCATGTGGCAAGCTGACTGTCGGTGTTGGTACTGGTCTTACCGAAGAAGACCGAATCAATATCGGACGTGATGTAATCGGTAAAGTTGTTGCTGTTGAATTCAACGCAATCATCGACGATAAGAAAAAGGACACTAAGTCGCTATTTCTTCCGGTGTTTATATGTGTGCGACCGGATAAGGACGAAGCAGACTCACTCACGACTATCGAGAGTAGTGTAGTAAAACTCCTTTGATCTAGTCTTGAGCCAGTAGTTCATGGTACCATGCACCACACCATAGTCAATCGCAGCCGATTTTACTGAGGGATATTTGCCGCGCGGGGTCATTATAGGGCGACGCTTCTTTAAGCCTTCTGATCTAATGTCGTGTCTTGTGAAGGCCTTGGACGATTTCCGCTTAGCCCATGGTTTTGAAGGGTCCTTCATCCAATTGTGGATTGTTGTTATGTCGACGCCATAATGTTTGGCTGCAGCTTTGCGAGATTCGAACACGATACCATCTGGCGAGATGAGTTGTTTTACTGGACCTCTACTACCTAACGCATACCGATTGCCAATTGCTGTTGGTGGCTTAGTTCCACCTTTGTTGATATTCCAACCGATGCATGGATGCGGCCTTAGCTGCTCCTCAAACGCATAGCATTCGTGTTCTGGTCCTTCTTTGATATACTCTATAATGAGGTCTTCGTCGATATTATATGCTCGTTGAAAGTGAAGGTTGTCATGCTTGCCATTGCGTAGCTTAGTTTTGTGGTTTGCAATCCGTCTGGTTGGATTGTTCGTTACGCCAATATACCCCTCCGTCATAAAATCTGACATATTGGTGTGGCGTATCCAGTATACGTAGTGGTTTGTCATTGCAGTTCTCCTTGTGAATATTTATAAAACATAGAAGTGCGAGAAGACAAGACCACTGCTGATGCGCTAGAAGACATCCAAACATTCAGTCCAAAGATGTTGTAATATTTCGTTTTTGTGGTATAATAATCACATCGAAAGGAAAACGCAATGTCTCATACACTGTTTAAAGTCTCTGGTCCAAACACGAAGCTCGTATACTACGGCTATGCAAAAACCGGAAACGAACAAGCAACGTTCATGGGTGGTTGTTTGCGTACAGACAATGAAAAGCGTGGCGATGCTCGTTTGCTCGAAGCGAATGATAATGATGCTGCGTCTTTGGAATTCACCATGCTCTGTGAGTATGAGGAAGAATTCGAAGCGTGGACTGCTCGCAACGACAATCGTGCTGCTGATGCATGTTCGATCACTGGTCCAACAATGTTTCCAATCGAAAGCGCTCGCCGTGCCGCCAAAGAGTTCCCAGAAGTACTCAGCGCTTGGAAGCTTCGCATGAAACAAAAGGAAGCGAAGACTGCGTTGGAAGCATACCAGCTTGGCGCATATACGTTCCCTCAAATCAAAGAGTTGAACGCAAAGCATGCTGGTGTGATGAAGCAAATGGAAGTACTGACTCCATTGGAATTTGCGAATCTCTATGGGATTTAAGGAATGGTTGGAGTCGCTACAGCCACGCAGAGAACATACGTCAGGCGAAGATCTGGCGGACTCTATCGCGTTGTTTGTGATATGTGGTCTGCTGTATTTGTGTATATTTCTATAAGGAATCTGTATGTCAGGATGGCGTAAGAATCAAATCGCTGATCAAGTCAATAAGGACAATGTTGTTGACCTCGGCGCGGTGCTGAGAGCGAAGCTTGAGAAGGCTATTGAGGATGAGGAACGCAAGAAGAAGATCCTTCGTCCAAAATACATGACCAAACAACAGATCATGGATATGCACCCCCTTGATGTGTATATGAATATACGCAGTGGTGAGTGGGCAATTGAAGATTTTGTTGCTTGGGTTGTTGTTTGTGAAAATGCCGCATACATCGCCGGCGCAGAGGATACATTATGAAAACATTCATCATCGGTACAGTGTTTGGGATTGTTCTAACTACTGTTGGATTTTCTGGTCTCGCTCGAATCTTCGACAATGGTGTCGTTAAAGTCCAACAAGTAACTAAAGAAGCTGCACAATGAAATCTGGAATTGACCTTGAACTGAGCCTGGAACAGACGGGCGTAGTTGTTGTGGAAGAGTTGAAAGTGACTGTTGAAATCAACAGCACATATGAAGACCAACGATCGAAGGATATCGTCAAAGCAGCTGAGCTGTTGCTCAGCTATTATATGGCGCCAGACGAACACCGAAAGTACTTGGAACAAAAATCCAGTTGACTTCGTAGCACGGACCCTATATAATTAACCCACTGCTAAAGATAGACTTTAGCAGGCCAACTATTCAAAGGAGCTTTGAATGTCAAAAAAATACGACACTCTCGTCCTCATCGGACGCTTTCAACCGTTTCATAACGCTCACCTTGAGATCATCAAGCGTAGCACTGCGCTCTGTAATAAACTGATTGTTATTACGGGCAGCGCAAAACAGCCTCGCACATACAAGAATCCGTTCACCAGCTTTGAACGCGAGATGATGATCAAGCGTGCGACTGCAGGTCTCGCATTGACTATCAATGTCGTCGAAAACATCGACACAATCTACAACGACCAAGCCTGGGCTGTCCGGATACAATCCATCGTGAACACATTGGCATGCGACGGTGATAAGATCGGCATCATCGGCCACAAGAAAGATGACAGCTCATTCTACTTGGATATGTTTCCGCAATGGGGATATGAGAACGTCGAAGAGATTGCACCGCTGAGTGCTGTCAATATTCGCGACCTGTACTTCAAGCGCAACTGTAATCTCGAATTCATTCGCGGGGTGGTACCTCAAACTACTTTCGAAATCTTGCTGGACTTCAAGCAAAGCGAAGAGTATGAACAAATCATCCGTGAGCGCGAGTTCGTAGAGAACTACAAAAAGCAGTACGCATCGCTTCCATATCCTCCAATCTTCAGTACTGCTGATGCTGTAGTGATCCAATCCGGCCATGTGCTGATGATTCGTCGTCGTGCTGAGCCAGGCAAAGGGTTGTGGGCGCTTCCCGGCGGATATGTGAACGCAAATACCGACAAGTCTGTTGAAGCTGCAATGCTCCGAGAGCTCCGCGAAGAAACAAAGATCAAAGTTCCCGAGCCAGTCCTGCGTGGTAATATCGTTCGCAGTAAGGTGTTCGATGCTGTCGATCGTAGTCCTCGTGGCCGCATTATCACTCATGCATTCCACATTCAGTTGCCAGACGGCGAGCTGCCAAAGGTCAAAGGATCTGATGATGCTGAAAAGGCACGTTGGGTTCCGATTGCTGAAGTGAAGAGCGAAGACTGCTTCGAAGACCACTTTGAAATTCTCCAACACTTTTTGGGAGCTTAAAATGTCAGACGGACTAGATCGTTCGGGGCTAGAATGGTTCAATGAACGTGGCTATTGGGTAATCCGAAAGGTCCCCAATACCAAAGACCAATTCTATGTTGCTAGTACAGCAATTCCACCAGACAATGTTCTGAAAATTTATGGGATATTGTGATGGGATGGACTGACTGGAATTGGATTAACGTTGCGCTTGTCTTCGTGAATGGAGCAGTAGCGTATGATTGTTTCGCTGATAAGGACGTCGATCGTTCTTTCGGTGGTTGGGTGAACGTGGTTGCTAGTTCTATGAACACTGCAATGATTGCAATAAAGGTTTTGTAATGGTACGAATTATCGATGCAACACCACATCAGAGTGTGGTCAAAAAGAAGGTCTGCCGTCACTGTGGCGTGACGTTGGAGTATGTTCCTAACGACATTCAAGAACGACGAGTTACTGATTATGATGGCAGTAGCGAGCTGATCAAGTACATCGAGTGTCCTGCTTGCAAAACACACGTTGATGTGAGGTACTAATATGTGGAAAAATGTAAACGTCTTTGAAGATGAAAAAGAGCACGTTAAGAAGTATGTTTTCGAGAAAGATGACATCGCTATCGAGTCCGTTCTTTATCGTTATCCTACTTACGATGAACGCACTGTTCTCTGCATTAGTACCATGTGCGGATGTCCAATGGGCTGTCGCTTTTGTGGAACTGGTGATTATTTTGTTCGTAGCCTTACTGCGGATGAAATTGTAGGCCAAGCTGAATACATCCTCGAAACACAAATCGGCGGACTGAATCCTCGTGACATCAAGAAGTTGCAGATCATGGTGATGAGTATGGGCGAGCCTGCTTTGAACAAAGCTCTGGAAGAAGCATTCGATCGTCTGTATGCAAAGTACCCAAATGCAGCACTGCTGATTAGCTCAAGCGGTCCTAAGGTTAGCTACCAATGGATCATCGAAATGAGCAAGCGGATTCCGACTGTCGGTTTGCAATTCAGCATTCACGAGAGTACAGACGAAGCACGCGACAAGTTGATTCCATTCGATAAGAAGTTGAACCTGCAAGAGATTGCTGATGTTGGCGTTCGCTGGCACTTGGATACTGGCCGTAAGCCATATTTCAACTATTGCGCTCACGAGGGCAACGATAAAGATGAGGACGTCCAACGACTACTCAAGTTGTACCATCCACGCATCTGGGAAGCGACTGTCTCTGTCATTTGTGAACGCGATGCTCATGCAGAAGCAACGAACGACAAGCAACGCAACTTGGCTATTGAATTTGGTAACAAGCTGCTTGCTGAAGGTTACAACGTCCGTGTGTTCGATCCGGCTGGTCAGGATACAATCGGTGGTGGTTGTGGTCAGTTGTGGTATGTTCAAGACTGGATGAAGGACCATCCAGAGCACGTCAAGCCATCTGTTGGTTGTGGTATGCAAAAGGTCCACACACCAAAAGAATGGAACGTATGAAGTTTTTGATCCAATACAATCTAATGGCAGAGTCGCAACTCGAAGCAGTTAAGTCTGCAGCTCTGCCATATCCTCACCAGTATGTTGGAGTGATTCCGTTTTCAAATGAGATCACCGCAGCAGAGGGTGAAGAGATTGTTGGTACCGATTACATTCCATATGGGTCAACGCTGATGTCGACGATTGGCCTAGATTTGGGATGGAAGGGATTGCACTTCGATCTCGAACAGTTCAATTACGAAGCTGCAGTCGCCAATCGGGATGATATGCTGAATGATGGCGATATTATGACTGTCGAAGAGACTATCGATTTCATGCGCGCCAGCACTCAAGAACAATGGTTCATCCGTCCTTCACTCGATCTGAAGCATTTTGCTGGGCAGGTAATCGAACGCATAGAGTGTGTGAAGTGGTTAACACAAGCACTCGGTTGTTCATCATCTGAGACGAAACGGATGTACAAAGACATGAAGATTGTCGTTGCAACACCACAAAACATTCAAGCCGAATGGCGTTGGTTTGTGGTCGGAGGCAAAGTGGTCGATGGGTCAATGTACCGCTCACATGGTCAATTGATCAAGCTGCATGAGACTGATCCAAAAGTAATCGCTGAAGCACAAACGTTTGCTGATAAGTGGTTGCCAAACCAAAACGTCGTGATGGACTTGGCGCTTGTCGATGATGAATTGAAGGTAATTGAATTCAACTGTATCAACTGCAGTGGGTTCTACAATCACGATGTTCGTAAAATATTTGATGCACTGTATATGGAGAGTACAAAATGCTAAAGCATGTAAAAGGCAACTTACTCGATCTAGCTGAGGCTGGTCATTTTGATGTGGTTGTTCAAGGCTGCAATTGCTTCAACGCAATGGGCGGAGGGATCGCACGTGAGATTCGCGAGCGCTATCCAGTAGCCGCGGCCGCTGACAATAAGACTGTTAAGGGCGATTACAATAAGCTGGGCAATTGGACCAGCTGCCCAATAATTGTCGGAGACTTGGGCTATGTTTCTAGCTTCGTTATCATCAACGCATACACTCAATATAATATGAGCACTGGTCAAGATGTGTTCGAGTATGCAGCGTTTGAGCTGATCCTCCAAAAGCTACTCTACACGTATGGAGATAAGCGAATTGGATTTCCGTTCATTGGTATGGGCCTTGCCCGTGGTGATAAGCAACGAATCATCGGAATGCTTGAATGGTTTGCAGATGAAATTGAGAAGCGTGGCGGTAGTGCAACGCTAGTGGAATTCCAGCCATGAACATAGTCAAGTCCCCAAACGAGTATACCACTCGCAATAAATTCTCAATCTTCCTTGCTGGATCAATTGAGATGGGCATGGCGGTAGATTGGCAACAATCGATCGCTGATGCGTTGTATGGCATTGATGGAATACAGCTACTGAACCCACGTCGTGATGATTGGGATTCTAGCTGGGCACAAACGATCGAGAATCCACAATTTGCTGAGCAAGTAAGATGGGAGCTGACAGCACTCGAACGATCTGATTTGATCATCTACTACTTTGCACCAGGCACACAAAGTCCAATCTCGTTGCTTGAGCTGGGACTCTATGCAAACCATACAAAGAACATCTGGGTGTGTTGTCCAGAAGGATTCTGGCGTAAGGGCAATATCGAGATCGTCTGCCAACGATACATGATTCCATTCTTTGATGATTTAGATCACATGGTGGACGATCTGAGGTACTATCTTCCGATTTGGACGGAAGATGGATATGAGCAGTTGACATAACAATGGGGTTATGCTATACTGTAATCAAGCCCTCGCGATAGACGTGAGGCATTTTAACTGTTAAGGAGATTAACATGAAACTGAGCAAAAACATTCTACTGAACACAGACAGCTACAAAGTGTCAATGTGGAAGCAATACCCTGTTGGAACAACTGGCGTATTTTCTTACATCGAATCGCGTGGCGGTCGTTATGATCAAACAGTGATGTTTGGTCTGCAAGCGTTCATCAAGGAGTACTTACTTGACCCCATTACACAGTCCGACATCGATATCGCCGAAGAGATTCTTCTCGCACACGGAGAGCCATTTAATCGTAGCGGCTGGCAGTATATCCTCGACAAGCACGACGGATATCTCCCCGTCGTCATCCGAGCAGTCCCCGAGGGTACTGTGGTACCGGTTAAGAATGTCCTCGCAACCATCGAGAACACAGATCCCAACGTACCGTGGCTGACTACATGGCTCGAGACTCCCTTGCTTCGTGCGATCTGGTATCCAACTACTGTGGCAACACAGAGCTGGTCGATTCGCAAAGTGATTTTGGATTATTTGGAGAAGACTGGTGACCCTGCTCTTATCGATTTTAAGTTACACGACTTTGGTGCTCGCGGTGTTAGTTCCCTTGAGTCCGCTGGCATTGGCGGCGCCGCGCACCTCGTTAATTTCATGGGTACCGATACTGTTACCGGTTTGTTGTATGCTCGTGAGTATTACAACGCTGGTATTAGTGGGTTTTCAATTCCTGCAGCCGAGCACAGCACAATCACAAGTTGGGGCCGTGACGGAGAAGTCGACGCCTACCGAAACATGCTTACAAATTTCGCTCGGCCCGGGTCCATTGTTGCAGTCGTTTCCGACAGCTACGATGTATTCAATGCCGCTAGCAAATTGTGGGGAGAAGAGCTCCGTCAGCAAGTGATTGATAGCGGTGCTACTGTAGTGATTCGTCCTGATAGTGGTGACCCTGTTGAAGTCAACCGCAAGTTGATTGAGATCTTAGGAGAAAAGTTTGGATACACTACAAACGCCAAAGGATTCAAAGTCCTCAATAATGTTCGCCTCATCCAGGGGGACGGTGTCAATGAGTTATCCATCCGCAGTATCCTTGGGGCACTCATGGCAATGGGATGGTCGGCAGATAATATTGCATTCGGTATGGGCGGTGCCTTGCTCCAGCAAGTTGACCGAGATACCCAGAAGTTTGCAATGAAATGTTCTTCTGCGAAGATCAATGACGTGTGGGTCGATGTACAAAAAGATCCAGTCACTGATAGTGGCAAGAAGTCGAAGGCAGGTCGAGTGACTCTTTGGAAGAGTGGCGGCGAATGGATCAGTAGCGTTGAAAAGCCAGCTGGCTGGCACGATAAAGCAACTGGTGAGTTTGTTGAAGTGCTGGAAACAGTATACGCTAACGGAAAGTTGATTAACGAATATACATTCGACAACATCCGAGCAAGAGCTCGCAAATAAGGGAAGGCCACTCCGGTGGCCTTTTTCTTTGGACTGTTGTATAATTGTTCCTATCAACTTAGGAATAACATCATGTTCAAATGGCCTTGGAAACGCGAACGACGAATTGCTTTCATTGATGGTGACCAATCGCTGCCAGATGTACTTCGAGCACATCAGAAGTACATCGTTGGCACAAACACCGAAACACACTTGGTTCGACTGATAACTCCTCAGAAGGATAGAGACGCTGAGCCCCGAATCCTACGTAACCTTGTTGGCATCAACAAGATCTACCTTGGTGGATTCTCTACTGGCAAAGAAGTGACTGATAAGTTTATTGGTGCTTATATCCAAAAAGCAATCAATGATGGTTATACACACATCTCTGTCATTTCGAGCGACTACGATTTCATCGACATTTTCAAATTGGCCATTGTGTTGGATGAGCGCGCAAAGCAGTTGACGTTTCGAATGATCGTGCCAACGAAAGCAAGCAAGAAATTGAACGAGATGCCAGACCGATTATTGAACATCGAGATTGTGAGAGACTAAGATGGAATACACATTAGTGATTTGGACAGTTGTTGCTGCATTTGGTACAGGAGCTGGCACATATAGGCCGCAAGAGTATCGAGATTGGCGACCGCTAGCCGTTTTCAATAACGGTGGCGCTCAATCAATGAACCAGTGTCAGGCAGCCGCTGAACAATTAAAGCTGCAAAAGTTTGAATGTATCAGAACCAAGTGAAGGAAAGAAAATGCGTAAACTTGCATCCATTCGTCGGATCGACGAACTGAACCCTATTGAGGGTGCCGACAAAATCGAAGTAGCAACCGTTGGTGGTTGGAAAGTCGTGTGTCAAAAAGGTCTCTATAATGTCGGAGATCTTGCTGTGTACTTCGAGATCGACTCGTGGATTCCATCTGCTGTTGCTCCGTTTCTGACAAAGGACGGCCACTTCCCCAAAGTGTTCGAGGGTGTTGAAGGTGAACGTCTAAAGACAATCCGCTTGCGCGGACAATTGTCTCAAGGTCTGTTGATGCCTATACACAACGACAAGACTGGCACATATTTGATGGTCTACACAGATGAAACTGGTGAATATTCGCTGACTGTAGCCGAAGGTGATGATGTATCTGAGCCTCTTGGTATCCTGAAATGGGAGAAGGCAATCCCTGCTCAGCTCGCTGGCATTTCTCGTGGCAACTTCCCAACTTTGATTCCAAAGACCGACCAAGAGCGTGTGCAAAACTTGAAGAAAGAGATTGCTGCTGCTCAAGGACAAGTCTACGAAGTGACGGAAAAGCTGGAAGGCTCATCGATGACTTGCTATGTAATTGATGGTGAGTTCGGAGTATGCTCCCGTAACCTCAACCTCAAGGAAACTGAGGGCAACTCATTCTGGAATGCAGCTCGCGACAATGACCTCGAGCAAAAAATGCTTGCTCGTCAGTACGACTTTGCAATCCAAGGTGAGTTGATTGGTCCTGGCGTTCAAGGTAATATCTACAAATTGACAAAGCCTGAGTTCTATGTGTTTGACATCTATGATGTTAAGGACGGCGAGTATATGAATCCAGCTGCACGTCGTCAATTGGTTGAGTCTCTTGGCCTGAAGCATGTACCGATTCTGGACGATATGTATGTCCTTAACGATGATGTAGAACAACTGTTGACGTTAGCCGAAGGCAAGTCTAGAATGTTTGATACAGAACGAGAAGGCATCGTGTTCAAACAGAATGACGGTGGCATGACGTTCAAAGCGATCTCGAACAAGTACCTATTAAACGAGAAGTGATTTAAGTTTTCTCCCCTTTGCGCCGGCTTGACCGGCGTTCTTTTTATGAACAATCCATTACTATTCATCACAGACATGCTCGCCGCAGCAAAGAAGTCGTTTCAGGCTGCTGTGGAAGAGCGTAAAAAGAGAGAGCTCAATGCTGAGCGCAATCTCATCGCAAAGCATTTCAACAACTACTACACATACCGCCACCGGTTCGATACATCAAGTAATGAGCGTTTGGATGGAACTGGGATGTGGGGGTTCACACCATTAAAAGGAAATGCGTGGATGTGTCCGACGTGCAATAAAATCCACTTGGCATCAAGCTGTAGTGCATTTTCCGGTTTACAATATCCACATTGCTGTGAGTATAGATCACACCACAGGCTATACAACGACATCAGAACGCAATGACGCCACTATCGGAACACCTCAGACGACGACACTTGGATATTGAGCTCCACCGTCCAGTGATAGACGAGGTGGATAGAATTGCTACGTTCTATTTGTGGAACCTCAGCGGTGCGATTGTAGGATTCCAGCAATACCGTCCAGAGGGCGAAAAGAAGATCAACAACAATCCCAAAGAAGGCAAGTACTACACCTATAAGAAGCAACCTACGATTGCAGTATGGGGCGTAGAATCGCTTTACCTCTCACCGCACGTAGTGTTTATTACGGAAGGTGTATTCGACGCTGCTAGGCTGACTGAACGAGGATATAGCGCGTTGGCAATGTTGACTAATAATCCAACATCAGACTACCGCAATTGGTTGACATTCTTGAACAGAACTGTTGTTGCAGTATGTGATAATGATAAGGCTGGCAAGAAGCTAGCAGCATTTGGTGATGTTGCAATCTTCACCGAAGACAAAGACCTTGGTGATAGTGATGATGAATATGTCACCAACTTGCTATTGCCATACAAATTGGACTAAAGGATAATATGGTTATGAAAACATTTATTACAAGCGATATCCATTTCGGACACAAGAACATTATGAGCTTCTGTCCAGTATCACGTGCTCGCTTCAAGGGCGACGTGGACTACATGAACGCTCAGATCATCCAAGACTGGAACAATATGATTGGTCCAGACGACTTGGTGTATATCTTGGGCGACGTTGCATTCTGCTCATGGGAGAAGGCTGTTGGCTTCTTGCGTTCGATGAACGGTCGCAAGATTTTGATCAAGGGTAACCATGACAGCAAGCTCGTCAAGAGTCCAGAGTTCGTTGCCTGCTTCGAAAGCATTCACGACTACTTGACAATCACATACAATGGCACTCGAGTGTCGATGTTCCACTATCCAATTGCTGAGTGGGATCAGATGCATCGAGGTGCTGTCCACTTCTATGGTCACTTGCATGGTGGCACTAGCGGATTGGAAAAGTACCGAGCAATCGATGTTGGTATGGATGGCAATATGTGCTACCCACATGACATGGATGTTGCTGTGGCAACTGCATTGAAAGGTGAAATCAAAAAGCACCATGACAAATATGGGAACTAATATGAGCAAATTAAAATGCATTCAATTGGTTGGCGTGCCTGGATCAGGAAAGTCAACGTGGATTAAAACACAAACGATGATCGACAACTTCGTTGTTGCGTCTACGGACAACTTTGTTGAGCAGCATGCTGCTAGCGAAGGTAAGACGTATAACGAAGTGTTCAAGGATTACATGCCGATTGCTGTAAGGTTGATGGCGAATCAGGTGTTAGTTGCGCAAGCGAATAACAAGAACATCATCTGGGATCAGACGTCCATGAGCGTTGCATCTCGTAAGAAGAAGTTCAACACGATTCCTAACTACGAGCACATCGCTGTTGTGTTCCCTGTTCCTGGTGAGGAAGAGCTGGCACGTCGCTTGGCAAGCCGTCCAGGAAAGTTGATTCCAGATCACGTTATGAAAAGCATGATCGATAGCTTTGAGATGCCGACCCTCGAAGAAGGGTTCACTGAAGTTCACGTGTTGCTGTAAGGAGTATTGAAATGGTGGTGTTTCCAAAGGAGTTCGTTGCGATTCGTTATCCAGGATACTTCTGGCACACAGTCGAGAAGCGCTTGTACACGATTAAAGTGTCTGGCGAACTCCGTCCATTGAAATTCTGCCGTGGTGGTACGTTCTATGGCAAAACAATTGAGCCTGGTTATCGTGTAAGTGTGCAAGGTGTACGTAAGAAAGTATCGATGACCTATCTGGGTAGCATTGGCAACTCATGGGTACAACAAGAGATTCCATATGAAAGTTAATTCAGCATCACTGAAGAAGTTCGTTGAAGAAAATCCAAAGCTGGTATCTCGTCGTCCAGCCGGTGATGGCATCTACGTCCTGAAATACAAAAAGACTGTATTCTATGATGGTCTGTGGAACGATTACTTAGAAGAGTGTCGTGGTACGATTGTGGATGAAGATTACAACATCGTGTCATACCCATTCACGAAGGTATACAACTATGGCGTAGAAGCGAAGTCCCCTGTACTAGATGGCAGTACGAAGATCAAAGCATACCGTAAAGTTAATGGCTTTATGGTCGCTGTAACGTGGCATAAAGACGATATCCTTGTGTCAACTACAGGATCAACGGACTCCGATTATGTAAAAATGGCTCGTGAGTTTATCGATCGTGATTTGGATCTATACCGTGCTTGGTGTAAGGAATATTCGACATACACATTCATGTTTGAATGTGTCCATAAGGATGATCCGCACATCATTCCAGAAGTGGAAGGGATGTATTTGCTAGGACACCGTCCAAAGTTCTTTGGTTCACCAATTGGTGTGTCTGACGATATGCATAAGGCATTCAACTGCCATTCGGTTGAAGCAATTGAGTGTACGTTAGATACACTACGTTCGTTAGCTAAGACAGTGAAACACGAAGGGTTTGTATTATATACGTTGGACGGCATGATAGGCTCTAAGATCAAGAGTCCACATTACCTAGTGTCTAAGTTTGTTGCTCGTAATCCACGAACTGACAAATTGATGCGTCCAGATGTGAAGAAGTCACTCGATGAGGAGTATTATCCATTAATCGATGCCATCCAAGCGAACATCGATGCGTATACTGCTATGGACGAACAGACGCGATTAGCGTGGGTGAGGGAGTTTCTTTCAACTCAATGAGGATTCTTCTAGCAAGAGCGTTTCGCGATGCTTTGCTAGGGGAGCCAAGAATCACGATGATGTGTTCGTTGGTCGTCATTGCGATACACCAACCTGCAGCATTAGTGAATCCAGTCTTTGACCCAGTAATATGGGTAAACTCTTTTAACAGAGCATAGTTGGTATTTTGAATGAGGGCCAGATGAGCCCTCTTTCCTTTGGGCTCTATAACTTGAACAGTGGGTGCTGCTGCCGCTCTTATTTCTGCATACTTGGTAGCATGTGCTATTAAGATAGCGATGTCGACTGCTGTAGAAGTGTTCATGCCGAGCCCAGACGGATCGACGAACTTTGTATCATTCATTCCAAGCTGCTTTGCTTTGAAATTCATCAGATGGATGAATTGTGGTCTGCCATAGATTGCAGCCAACTTCTCGGCGGATTTGTTGTTGCTTTGTACGAGCATTGTGTCGATTAAGTAGCGATCATCGATGCCAAGTTCGATTGCTATGATTGCTGTCATCAGCTTCGTGATACTAGCTAGCGGACGTTGTGATGATTCATCTTGCTTCGCTACTACCCGATTGTGCTTCATATCAAACACAAACACTGACTCCTTAGCGAACGCTGGCGCAGCAAGCAGCAGTAGAGTGAGTAGTAGTTTCTTCATATATTAGTACCCCGTTTATGTCCTCCCACCTGGCGTAGTGGGATGTAGTAGGACGGGGTCACTCCTTTTACACCTGTCGTAAGTTTAACGGTCCTAAGGCAGGTATGTTTATAGTGCAATCTGCGACACAGTCACAATTACAGACGGAATTGCAGGACAGAAGGCAGTTGCTGCAGGAGCCGCTATGAACGCTCCAAGGTTACTGACAGCCCACATAAGCTCAAAGTAATCGTTGGTGTTCATCGATACTTGGAAGTTCCAAGATGGAACCTTATACTCTTCGTTGCCTGTAATGGTGAGTATCGATGCTGTGTTGGGAATATCAGCGCCATTCTTTCTCGCCCATATGTATATTTCCTTTTTAGATGCTGTTTGCGAGGTAACCTGCAATGAAAACTTATAGTCGTAGAATCCAGACGCTTCTGCTACTATTCTCGTTTCATTGATGATGTGGTGTCCATTAGAGATGTCAGGAGTGCGCATCTTCACAGCATATGGAGTGTTTATTACGGCTGCTGTCTGGCTGAGTACATCTAAGAAGGTTCCATAATACAAACGTGGATATATCGTTGGGCGAACCAGTAATATACCATCCCCACTACCTACGTGGAGTACAGCAGCAATGCTTACTACTATATTTGGTGCGTATGGTTTGACCTTTGTTAGTTTGCCAGCCATAGTCGGGTGGACGTAGAGCAAGTCGCCTTTTACCCATACTTCTCCAACGCTCGAGCCAGTCGTATCCATATCATGCACTTTACCGTTCCATGTAGCACGACCAGTGGTATTGTTTGGTAAATCGTTTGTCAATACGCCAACAGTATACAATCCATGCACAGTACCGTTAGCGATGTGTGGGACTACGATCGGTTCGTGTGCATTAGCTTCATATACGCCAGCAAACCTAACAACAGTACCATTAGGCATAGTAGTACCGCTCTCGTTGCGGACGCGTATGTAGTGCTCCAGACCTGTTTGTAATGTGGATCCATCAGCGTGGTGAATGTCCAAACAATCCTCATCAGGATTCCAAGCAACTTGACCTGCAACAAGACTGACGTCTGGTCCTATAGTATTGTATCTTGTTGTCTTGATTGGTCCTATATCTTCGGTGAACTGTACTTTCTTAGTCGCAGCGTCATATTCCAATACCCAGTTATCATTTGTGGTATTCATTGTGCCACGATTAACATCATCGAGGTAGCGGAATAGTACCTCACCGCCGCCAGGGCCAGCCATGCTGATTTTGCTAACCCATCCTTCAAGCAATTTCAACTTGTTTTGGATTGCCTGGATGTCCCTACCCGTAGCAGCGGGCTCTGGTTGTACGAACATCGAAGGTGCAGTTGTGTCTGTCAGTCTCTTTGCTGCTGCATCCGCCAACGATGGTGTTTCGGGCGGAGCAAGTATTGCAGACTTCTCGACCAACTCATCGAACTGTTGATCCTCAACCACTTCTTCAGTTATAGTCACTTGTCGATCATCGGATTCCGGCTTTATGGATTCAATGTGTTCTAGGACATTGGTAAAGCGGTCAAGCAGTGCCTGCTCTTCTTCTGTTTTCTTTTTGTCTTCTGCGACGAGCTTATTGATGTCCTTAGCGAGGTCTGTGAACAGCGATTTGAACGCTGTCTTGCGCTCCTCCTGCATCGCAAGCTGTCTATCCTCTTTCAGCTGCTCTGCAGCGATTTGGTCATAGATTGACTGCTCAGTTTGTACGCCGAGCTTTTCATTCATCTTGACTATTAATCGTAATTCTTTTAGCTTATTCATAGCAATTATTTATCTGTTGCCAAACACACTGGTCTACGATACAATTATTCCCATCACTATAAATCAAGGAGTTTTCAATGTTTTTTTTCAATTGCCGCGCAGAGCTTGATCAAGCGTTGTACGAAAACAAATGTCTTAAAGAGAAGGTCGAGCGCCTCGAGAACCGAATCATCCAGATCAATAAAGATCTCGCTGATGCTGAGAAGGCTGATGTCACCTCATCGACGTTCACAATCGATTTCAACAAGATGGACGTGTTCTCGATCGAACGCCATATTAAAGGCGACAAAGCTGTGACTATCGTTGGCCACTTCTTGCAAGAACCTGTCAAAGTAAACAACGACGTCTTCACATTGAACAAAATCACACGCGAGTGGAATCTGTCGTGCAGCCAAGAACAGCACGAGCGCTTGGTCAAAGATTTCACTGAATTCAAGAAGAAGCAAAAATGATTAGAATGATCCTGACCTTCGTGGTCCTGTTTGGTTGTTTCTTCTTCGGAATCAACGCAGTACGCCACATGAGTGGCAAAGACCAACTTGAGTTGGCAAAGTTGATCGCACACAGTACAATGTGCTCTGTGCTTACGGTAATGGTCCTTATTGGATTCGTTATCTTGTTTTAACTACCATAAAGGTATCATATGAAATATTTGGTTTTGATTCTCGCTGCAGCAGCTTTGACTGGCTGTGGTAAGATTGACCGCATGTTCGCATCATTCACTGGTGATGCATCGAAGACGTGTGTCGATGGTGTTACGTATCTCCAGTTCACATCTGGTGCTGCTCCTCAATACACAATTGACGGCAAACTTGTTTCTTGCAAGTGAAAGGCAAATAAATGAAACGCATTTTTATTTTGGCTACGATTTTGTTCGGGATGTTCCTGACAGGTTGTACACGTATCGAAACTGGTACAGTCGGCTTGCGTGTCGATATGTCACGCCAGATTCAAGGCAACGAGCTGCAGCCTGGCACTTGGAACCAAACATTGATCGGTAGTGTGCTTGAATTTCAAGTACGATCGATTCCAACAGGTTGGGAAAACCTAACCCCACAAACTGCAGACAACTCTACATTGAAAGATTTCGACGTCAACATTGTGTATGAGATCAATCCATCATCTGTCTCTGAATTGTGGACTACACAATCACGAAGCTTTCACACATATGAGCATGGCGATTATATGTTGATGCGCAATTATATGTCTCAAGTACTGAGCTCTGCTGCAGCTAAAGCTGTCCGCAAGTACAAAGCATTGGAAGTTGCTGACAATCGTGAGAACATCGAGAAGTCGATTCACGACATCATGGTCAACATGCTAACGGAAGAAAAGCTCGAGAAAGCTCTTACTATTAGTCAGGTTCGTGTGACGAGCGCAACGCCAGCTGATGACATTGTGGCATCTGCTAATAACGCTGTCCGTGCTCAGAACGACTTGAAGACAAAGCAAGTTGAAGTACAGATCGCTCAACAAGAAGCGATTCGTATCCAGACTCTGAACAGCAATTCGCAAGCTATTCCATACATGAACGCAATGGCTCAGATGGAAATCGCTAAAGCTATCCGTGAAGGAAAGGTACACACAATCGTCGTACCTCAAGACTTCAAGGGTATCGTGAACGTCAAGTAAACAACAACGAGGTCGATATGAATCAAAATGTATTCCGTGCGGTATTTGGTCTGGGGGCAGTTGCAATTCTTGCAATCCTTGCTCCAATCATCTGGGCCGCGGCAAGCGCTGGCGTTGGACTGATTGCACTCGGTGTTATCGGCCTCGTTGGTATGGGCTTCATCCAAGCAATCCCATTGTTTGGACAGAAGATTGAAAACCGAATCCTTAAAGCTCGCAAGGCTGAGGCTCGTGAGAATCCGATCGAACAGTTACAAAACTTCTTGCGCCAAAAGGCTCAACAGGTTGCAGACTTTAAAACTGCAGTGACGTCGATTAACGCTCAGATCAAATCGTTGCAAGACATGGTTGCGCAGCGTAAGAAGGAACGTCCTGGATATGACGCATCTGCTCAAGAGAAGTCAATCCAAGCGATGATCGAAGCATACAATGCATTGAAACAAAAGTACGTTAACGCTGAGAATGCTCTTGCTGAATTGAAGATTGCAATTCAGGATAAGGAATTTGAATGGAAGTTTAGCCAAGCTGGCCAAGCAGCAATGCAAAGCCTGAGTGCTTCGTCCGGTAAGGACTTGATGGAAGCGATGTTGGCAGACGAAGCATTGAGCTCTGTGACGTCTAACTTCAACCAAGTATTCGCTGAATTAGAAATGGAAGCGCAAAACTTGACCAGTGCAAAGCAACTGAGCTTTGATTCTGGAATGACGATCGATGTATCCGCAATTAACCTGTCAGCAAAGGTGCCAGCATGAACGTATTGAAACCATTCTTAGTATTTTGGGTCCTAGTTGCCTTGTCCGTTGCTGCCTTCGCTAAAGGCGGAGGTGGCGGAGGTGGTCATGGGGGTGGTGGGCATAGTAGTGGCAGCCACGCAAGCAGCCATTCATCTAGCAGCCACACGACATCTACAGCAAAGTCAGCACCCGCTCCAGCTCCTGTTGTAGTTCAACCAGTCCGTCCAACTCCGGTTGCCGTTCCACCAGCACGTGGGGGACAATCGGAAGAAGAAAAACGCAAGAAGCAACAAGCAAAGTAAAGGTGTAGCATGGACTTCTATAAAGTGTTAAAATATACGCTGTCGGTAGTGTTCATCATTATCGTTGGCTTAGCGATGGCAAGCATCGACGATGGCGCATCGCAACCAGTTTCTCAACAACCTCAAACCAAGTTCAACTTCTAAGGAACAAACATGAAAAAGTATGTAATTGCAACATTGCTCGCTTTGAGCACACTTGGTGCATGTGCCGCACCAGCCAACGACGCTCCTGCTGCTGATTGCGATGGCGTCAAGTTCGCGACTGGTCCTAAGGGCAAAGGCTACTCCACTCTGTATGCAGACTTGAATAAGCTGCTTGGTGGCAAGGTCGCGATGTGTGAATTGAACACAACTGGTGGTCTGGACAACTTGAACGCATTGTCGACCAAAGATGCTGACATCGGCATCGTTCAAATCGATACATGGAACGACATGAAGAATGGCGACGAAAACATCGCCAACCTGCAAGCAGTGATGCCATTGAATAGCAACTACTTGCACATCGTTACATCAGTTAATGGTATCCAAGGTGAAAAGAAATTCGGCTTGATCAAGGGCGACGTCAAGATGATCAACCGCTTCAGCGATCTTCGCGGTCAACGAGTAGCAGTTGTTGGTTCTGCCCAATTGCTTGGCCGTAAGCTCGAGAAATCTGTTGGCTATGGTATGCAGTTCATTGACTCTAAGTCTGATGCTGAAGCGTTCGACATGGTCCGCAAGGGTCAAGTTGCGGCAGCAATGACCGTCAGCGGCTGGCCTTCTGGCACCGTCAAGCAACTGAGCCAAGCTGATGGTCTGACTCTGGTACCGTTTGATGCTCCTATCGGTGAGCCATACAAAGTGAAAGCGCTGAACTACAAGAACATCGCTGTGTATAACAACAACTCACTGGCAATCCCTAACGTGTTGGTTTCTCGTTCATTCTCTGGTCAACGTGCAGCAAATGTTGCAGCAATCCAAGCTGGCATCGTACGTAACCTGACTGAATTGAAAGAAGGCAACTACCAACCAGCTTGGAACGAAGTCAACCCGAATGCAGCCATCAACGGTATGGCTAAGTTCAAGGCAAAGTAAGATAACCCCCGCAGTGTGCGTAAGGGCAACGTCAATAAGTCCCTTCCGATAATATGCAAGGAATCTTAATCTCAATTGGTCTGATCACGTTTGCAACCGTATTCGTGATTTCCGCATATAAGTCAGTCGCTAAGCTGACTGAACAACACAACCAAAGCACAAGAGCAGAATAACATGGAACAAAAAGTGAAACGTGGCTTCAAGCGCAAGACGATCGAACAAACAATCCGCAACAAAATGAAGGGTTGGTTTGCATCGATTGACGATATTGAGTTGCGTGACGAATTGAAGAAGCACTACATCGTCACTGGTGGCGCAATCACTTCGATGTTGCTTGGTGATTTGCCTAACGACTACGATGTGTATATCGATAATGTCGACACAGCAGCAAAGCTCGCAAACTACTACGTCAGCCGTTTGCCATCGTCTGACAACGAATGCACGAAGACTCCAATCGTCTCTGTTCCACCAGAAGGTGGTCGTGTCGAGATTAAGGTCCAATCTGCTGGCATTGCTGGTGAAGAAATCGACCAAGATGGATATGAGTACTTCGAGATGTATCCAGACGCGACTAGTCGCACCATGGCATACCTGGAAGGCGCTGCAGCGAAGAGCACAGGCAAATATACTGCACTTGCAATCACAACAAACGCAATTACGCTGTCTGATCAAGTTCAAGTGATCTTGCGGTTCGTTGGTCCTGCAAATGAGATCCACAAGAACTACGACTTTGTCCATACGACAAACTACTTCACTGAAGAAGAAGGCGTTATGTTCCAACAGGATGCATTGGAATCTATCCTTGCTCGTGAATTGAAGTATGTTGGTAGCCGCTATCCAATCTGCTCATTGTTCCGCATCAAGAAGTTCATCAAGCGTGGTTGGACAATCACTGCTGGTGAAATGTTGAAGATCGCATATGATGTTGCGAAGCTCGACCTCGACAATCCAGTTGTGTTGCAAGATCAACTGACTGGCGTTGATGCTGCATACTTTAATCAGATCCTCCGACTGATCAAAGAAGAGAACAAGCCGATCGAACGTACATACTTGTTCGAATTGATTAACCGTGTATTCGATGAAGACGACGACATCGATGCAGCTGCAGAAGGAACGACAGATGTTCAATAAGAACCTAGCACCGATCGTCGACTTGATGATCAATTCGTTGGGTGAGCATAGCAATGAGTTCCGTGCTCAATTTGGTCGCGATCGATACTCATCGTTCATTCGTGAGTATCGGACGGTCGATCTCCGCGTGCCCCGTCAAACGGGCAAGACGTCAATCCTGATCAATAAGATGATGGAGCAGCCATCGATCATGTTTGTCCATAACGTCATGGCGCGCGAACGCCTGCGTCCAATCGAGCACCTCTGGGGAAGCAATGTCCATACTCGTCCAGAGTTGGATTACCTCGATCGCATCCGAGCGAAGTATTATTCTAGACTTGAACTGCAGTTTGAATGCTTGATGGTAGATGAGCCCGCTTTCCACACCAAAGCGCAAGAAAGCAACTTGAACGAATTCATCGATTTCTTACACGGCCGTCAATTGGTCGCAGATAAATTTTATGTATTGAAGCTCGGCACATGAACATTTCCTTAGACTACGACAACACATACACGCGCGATCCTGTGATGTGGGATGCGATCGTCGATATGATGAAGCGCTATGGCCACACTGTGTATGTTGTCACGATGCGTTACCCAAGCGAAGGTGCAGAGGTAGAGAAGTATCTTGCCGATAAGGTCGAGCGAATCATCTATACATCGCGCAAAGGTAAGATGGACTATGTCCAACAACAGTTGCTGTCAATCGACATTTGGATAGATGATATGCCATGGTTCATTGTTAATGATGCAAAGATGGCATGAAGTACTTTTACTACTGTAATAGCTGGGAAAAGTCCGAGCCTGACGGTGGAGAGTATCTGTTCAGCGTCGAACATGCAGCATGTGATGATCAATGGGAATATGATTGGTTAGTCGAGAAATGTGCTGAGGACTACTATAGTAACCACGATGGATGGGAGCACCGGTCGTGGCCCAATAACTATATTGAATTCTGGTTGTATGATGAAAACAAAAAGATGATTGGCACATATAATGTATACCTCGAATATGAGCCGTCATTCTCAGCACATAAACAAAAATGAAAACACGATTGTTAGAAAAATGGAATGCAATCCCAGTTCATCTGAAGCTGTGGACAGTATTACTAGCTCAGATCTGGTTCTGGCCACAGTGCTACGACCAACACATGCCCGGAGGTATTGGTATTTCATTATTCATTACTAACTGCATATTCGTAATTGCTAATGTGATCAAGTTGGTAAATTCATACGATGAGCCTGTGAAAGACGATCGTTGGTAATATGAAAGCATTCTTACATGGAAAGATTCATGCCAAGAAGTACGGTGGGCATCCAGACGATTATGCAGACATCGATGACTTCATCGACTCGACCAAACAAGCAGTTGCTGATGTTAGACACCGAGCAATCCTACACTCAGCTTTTGGGTGCTTTCTTGTTGAACGAATGTTTGGACGAACTCGTATTAACTCAGAGGGTAAGGAATACTCCCCCCGAGATGTGGCTGAAGACCACATTCAGCAAGACCTAGGATTCATTCCTACGATGGAGCAGTACCTGAACTGTATGAGCATCGAGCCATGGATGTCGGGTACCGAAAAGAAGAACAACGCACGCAAATATATTTCACTTGAGGACTAATATGAAAATTGAAAGCATTAGCATCATTCCTATGATTAAGGAAACAATTTTTGAAGAGCCAACACTACCAACGCCTGATGAGACGTTCAATGTTGTCGATACTTTTGAAGAGTGGGTTGAGCAGTATGCGAAAGTCACTAATGCGATGATCGGCAACGATCATGTTGTCAACATTGATTTGGCCGCAGTTATCAGCCCATATGCAGCGCGCTACATGATGGCTCCTGTTGCTTTGTATAAGGGTCAATCGCTGATGGCCAAGTCGCGTGGGTGCGCAGATGTCCAAGAAGCGATTGATGAGTTCAAAAAACTTAACGAAGAAGGATATGATGTAGTATTATACACGTGCTCTAATATGAGAGTTGATACACACGCTGGCGATCACAAGACATCGCACATTGTCCGTTACGCAGAATTGAAAAGAGATTAATATGAACACAATCATTCCAGCTGGCTATCGCATCGAATGTAATACATGGGAAAATGACGCCGACAACTACCGAACGAATTACGCAGAGGGGTTGACGAAAGAAGAAGCCAAGCTCACCGTCGACTTGCTGTTGTTGCTAGACGGAGAGCACGGCAATATGTACGAGCCATCTGAAACTGAGCTTGACAACTTTGCAGACGCTATCAAGAAAGTGCTCGCCAAGCATGCTGGCCATGCTGATCTTGGGGATCTGGACCTGGACAACAATGATGAGGTCACCGACTTCTTCCATGAGTATACGTACGATCTTACTGGTAGCAGCGAGCACTACTATACGCGTGTGTTGGACTCTTTCAAAGTCAACTACATTCCACAACAAATCGAGATGATCGATGTAACAGGAGAATTTGGTGTCTAAGATTACAAGCGAACAACTGAAGAAGCTCGATGATGCATACATTAACATCATGATGAGTGCTGAACTTGGCTGGGAAGTTACCATTGGAGGTAATGGCTACAATTCACATGAAGCTGCTGGGGTGATCAGTGGCGTATATGACCTTCTTGGATTAACAGAGCCGGAATATTCCGAAGAAGAATTGAAACAATTCGTCATTGATTGTGGCGAAGATCCAGATGATTATCTTTAAACTGAAAGGCAAACTATGAGCGACCTCCAAACAGCATTCGATAAATTGATCGAAGAACAAAACGAATTGACCAAGCGTTTCCAAGAAACAGCACAAAGTCTGTTCAAGGAAACAACGAAAGAATTCTTTGCGAAGAACCCAGGCGTCACTGCAGTCGTGTGGACACAATATACGCCATACTTCAATGATGGTGAGGCTTGTGAATTCAGCGTACATGAACCATACTTCACAAACGCTACTGCTGAGCAATTTGAAGACATCAGCAATTGGGGTGAGTATGACGGCGACGATGAAACTGTGTGGTCTGAAACAGATTGGATCTTGTGTGGTGAATCCGACTACTGCAAAGAGCGTCGTGGCAATATGAAGCTGGACGGTATCGACTCGTCAACAATCCAACACTTCTCAAAGATGATCCAATCGTCTGAAATGGAAGACGTGATGGAAGCTATGTTTGGCGATCACGTACGAATCGTTGCTACACGCGAAGGATTCGAAGTCGACGACTACAGCCACGATTGATATTTTGGCTGGACAGTAGTATACTCGGCGTATGAAAACATTTCACCGCGAAACAATTGAACAAGGCACGATGCTGACACCAGCACGTATTGGATTCCATAAGATCATGGACCGATATGTTGAGGATTGTCCAGTTGGATATGTCCTTGCCATTCGTCTTCCTATCAACCGATGGAAGACGTGGTATTGTGTTGAAACGCACCAAGAGAAGCAAGGAATGGCCGAGTATACTGCATACTTCATTTACTATAATTGGCCGCGAAAGTTTGTACGTAAGGTGTACTGGGAGCCAGTAGGTGTGTGAGCCATTTGTTGATGATATGGGTAGTTTGATATATCCATACACTCTAGGTGTAGGAACATTTCGTTCACGATTGTTCTTCCACCGATCACTAGAAGGCGCTTGCTCAATGGCAACTGCATATATGTTGGAATTTGGAAATGACTAAAAGAATTTTCGTTGATATGGATGGAGTGTTGACCAACTTCAACCTCCGCTATACAGAACGATTTGGTATCACGCCGGCCGAAGTGCGTAAGTCCGCTGACCGTAAGCTGTATTCCAAATATTGGAATCAGTTTGTCGATGGACGAGAGTTTACAACACTTGACAGCTTTCCGGGCGTCAACGATATGCTCAACTTTATTCGCGATCAGCGCGATAAGCACAAAGCACAAGTAATGATCCTCACTTCGAGTGGTGGATATGAGCGTCACACCGATGTGCAAGAGCAAAAGCTGATATGGCTTAAAAAGCACGGAATTGAATTTCCAGCCATCGTTGTGCCTGGCCGTGGATTTAAGTCTGGCTTTGCAAGCTCATCATCATTCATCATTGATGATACTACAGATGTCGTTGAGAACTTCATTGCAAAGGGTGGGTTCGGCATCATCCACACCACAACGGAAAAATGGAACACATGCTATACGCTAGAGCGTTGGTTGGAAGGCAAACATGAGTGATGAGTATGATGACAATTTTGATGAAAACGGCTCGTTCATTGTCAACCTAGAGCAGATCATCGCGAGTAAGGATATCCTTGCAGTCACTAAGATGACTGCGTTGGAAATCAAAGCAGATGGATACCTTACCGTAGGTAGATACTTGCAACGTCTGTCGGACTTCGACCTGCACGACTTGATGTCAATATGTGAGAATGTTAAAGATGAGCAGAATGATCAAATTGGCGATGTGTTGTTGATTGCTGAAATGCTCGCAACTGCTGAAGGTCTCGAGCCAGGTACGCCAGCAGGGATTGCTCAACGAATGAATGCATTTATTATGCTACTGACAATCGAATCGCTCCATCGCAAAGGTCTCGTGAAAGCACACCACAACAATATGTCGCTCGGCGAAGATGCTGGTAATAAAGTGATCGTGGAGAAAATCAAATGAGCATCCTAGAATTCCTTAATAGAGCAGTGTCGTTCCTTGGATCGATCCTGCCATATGGATTTGGATTGCTTATGATACTGACTATCTGGGGGTATATGTCCCAAGAAGAATATAACGACGACGAAATTACATTTACTGTATCTTGTAAGACTGTGTTGAGTGATATGGATCACTATCCGAATTATGTGTTGAATTATTGTATGGATCGAAGGAGTGAGTTGAAATGAGTAACGCTTGGAATTATATGGTGGATCAGTTGTCTGGGGACCTCGACTTCCTCAAAGAAAAAGATGACAAATATGTATCGGATGCCACGTCGATTATCGTAGAGAGCGTATTGTTGTCGCCCGACTCAATCATCTCATATACTCCTATTCAGTGGAGCAAGACACAGTCAGAAGGTGTTTGATGAGTGTACTAACATCTGCTGCTAAGAAGACAGCTAAAGAGATTGGACAAGCGGTATTGTTCTTGTCTGCGATTGCATCATTCATTGTGGTTTCATTAGTATCGCCTGGATGGGCTGCAATCTTATTGATAACAGTATTAGTACTAGGAACATTCTATGGCAACTACAAAGAAGCCCGCCGTGAAGAAGAGCTCGAAGAAGCCCGCGCCCACAACAAAAAGCGTATCGAAGACATCTGGGCCCGCGTCGAAGAAACTGGCAACGTCTTCGAAACCGGTAGCTCCCCCAAAGCCGGCAGTGAAGTCAAAATCAGCTGCACCGGTACCGGTGGTCGTTCCGGATGTGGAGATAAGTCCACCGTTTGAAATCACGGCCAAGTGGACGTTCAAAAGCAATGATGAACTGGTGACACAGGCCGTATATGAGTCTATAATGAAGGACCATGATGCATGGATCATCGAGCAAGCAACTGCTGCTAAGATCGCTGACATGCCTGAGAAGAAGACAAGGAAAAAGAAATGACAAAGTTGTATACAGTGCGCGTATCGTATGATTATGTTGTACTTGCTGATAGTGTCAATGATGCATATGCCGTAGGTCAGAGCTACATCAAAGAAGCATTGAGCGATATGCCAATCCATGATGTTGATGTTGACATTATCGAAGGCGTAAGTGCATATGGTTGGGATAATGAATGTATCCCATATGGCGGCGACGGTAACACTCGCACAGGCGAATATTTGAAGGAGCAAGTAAAATGAAATCTATTACTATTATTTTTGGAACGATCGCTTTTGTCGTTGCAAGCATTCTCTTCCGCGCATGGGCATTAACTGTGTTGTGGGCATGGTTCCTCGTACCGCTTGGTATGGTTGCGTTGTCAATCTCGAGCGCAATCGGCATCTCGATCATTGTCGGCATGTTTACACAGCATCTTGCAAAAGAATCGAAGGATGAGAAGGCAAAAGACACATATGAATTGATCGGCGATATTGCTGGTCGTGCAATCGGTGCGCCTCTGCTGTCGTTGTTCTTTGGTTGGATCGTAACTCTGTTCATGTAATATGTGCGAATGTTCTGTCTGCAAGTATAGCAAATTGGTTAGGCCAATGCTATTGCAACTCGACGAAGAGCAACGGCAGTTCTTCGAACAGATGTATGAATCATTGATCGAGACTCAATACGATCTCGACTACTACAAAGCAATCGTAGATGGTTCATGGCCGATGGCAGATGAAATTATCGCACGCAAACGCAGGAAAGAAACTGAATGAAAGTAATTATTGCAGGCGGACGCGATGTGTTTGACTTTGATGTTGTAAGTGAAGCAGTAAAGAAGTCGCACTATGCAATTTCTGAGGTTGTATCGGGTGGCGCTCAGGGCGCTGACCATCTCGGTGAGATATATGCTGCTGAAAACAATATCCCTGTCAAGGTGTTTCCTGCCAACTGGGATAAGCATGGCCGCTCAGCTGGGCCGATTCGTAATGGCGAGATGGCTGAGTATGCAGATGCACTGATCGCAATTTGGGATGGTCAGTCTCGTGGCACGAAGAATATGATTGAACAGGCGACCGAAAGGGGGTTGCAGGTCTACGTCTATCCTGTATCTAAGCCTCGGTGGTTTGTTGGTGTGACTGCAGATAACAGAACATACATCCAAGACGAAGACTTCAAGCATGATGCTAGATTATATGTCGATGGAGACTTCTACACCGGCAAGCAAAAGATGGCATACGTCAGAATGATATGTGAGATATTAAATGAACACAACGACAGAAAATGATTTGTTAGCCGTCGACAAGACAGCATTCGATATTGCAATTATGAAAGCAATGGTGCTTTCAGTGCAAAATCTTGCACGCCAGGTTGAGCAGTTGACTAAACGTGTTGAGCGTCTAGAAGGAAATGATGATGGAAAAGATATTTCGCAGTAAGTGGGCCAAGCTGACCATCAGCCGGTACACACACTGGACTGTTAAGTATGAAGTGCCTTCCGACGATTGTGATTCGTGGGAATGGGACAACGAGCGACCCCACGGCCAACGTGCAATTCATCGCGCATGGATTATCATTGGCATCAGGCGTTTGTTTTTCCAACTGTACTTGTGGAAGGTAACACCATTCGAAGGCAGCTGGGATGGTGATAATACGAAGCAATATGGCATTACATACTTCGAACGATCGCTCCATGTTCATTGGGGCCGCACTAAGGTTTATTGGTTGCCTTGGGATTGGAAGATCGTCCGTCACGACTTGCTCCATATGGATGGCAGTCTCTACTATCGCAACTCATACCCAATCAAGAAGAGATCATATTCTTGGTATGAAGTATTGGAGATGAAAGAATCGCCATTCCCTAAGTCGGATGTTCAAACACAAGTTGCAGATTACGTTGAACTCACTCACTACACTAAGGATGGTCGCAAGCAAGTAGCAAAGATCCGACTCGTCGGTGAAGAGCGCGAATGGAGATGGCGTTGGTTTAGCTGGCTGCCATGGCCAAGACAAATCAGTCGAGTTGTTGATTGTTCGTCTGACGTTGAGCTCGGCGAAAGGGCTGGCTCGTGGAAGGGTGGAATGATGGGTTGGAGTGCCCCCTTAGAAAAGGGACAGTCTTTGAGAGAAGCATTCTATGCATGGTACAGGAAGTGGGACGGCCGATGAAACTGGATAAAGAAGGAAACCGAGCATTCTGGATGGATGTATATCCAGATGGTTGGACTGCCGAGCGCCTCGAAAATGAGATGCATGATTATATGCAGCTGCTTGACGGATTGGATGTGTTGTATATGCACATTACTAATGGCCAGTGCTCAAAACCAATGACAAGCAAGTCTGTCGTAATGGCTTTGCATGATGATGCTGTTACAGAAATAGTTGACCAAGCAATCAAAGACCACTTCGATGATCGCTATGGTTTCAACGAAGACCTGCGTAAGTTGACTATCTCTGTATTATCGGAGAAAGTGGTGTCGCTAAAAGGTAAGAATGGAACTGAGTTTACCCAAGCTCAGTTGTGTAAGATTATTGACTTATTGGATGTGTGATATGAACAAGACTCAAAAACGTGTAGTTAAAGTGCTCGAGCGAATGATCGATCTCGCCAAAGAGAATGAAGATGACGCAGATATGTTCAGTGAAGAACTCGAATACATGCTCGACGGCATCGCAGAGAATGATGGTTTTGGCACTGAGCGTACAACCGATCCACGAGGCGACTTCCGCGACTATGGTGGTTGGTCTATGACACGTGTCCAAGGGGTGGACAAATGAGTATCAGTTGGGAAGTTGAAGAGCTTGCAGCAGTAATGACTGGCGCAAAGGATGATGATGCTGTTGAGAAAGTAATCAACGAAGGGACTGCCGATCGACGCTTGTATGACAAATACGAAATCTCGTTGGAGCAGTTCGAGCACATCGTCGAAGACTTGATGAAGTTTGTTCCCAAACTAACATCCCCACTCACAAAGAAGCAATATCATGCTTTGATGTGGAATGACTCCGCAATTGTTAAGGTAGAAGCAAAATGAAACACAAAGTCCGCGTCACGATGCATTATGTGGTTGAAGTAGAATTCAACCCATCACAAGATATGCAAGAAACACTCAAAGAATTTAACGAGTGTATGTTCTCATGTGAGAGTGAAGAAGAACTCGCAAAGTTTACTGCTACGCAAGTAGCTCGTAATGGTGGCAGCGGCTTTGTTGAGGGCGTTGGCAAATGTGGTGAAGCGTATTGGGATACGTTCGCTGATGATCCCGCTCCTGATGCACTGGTCAGCATCGAAGTTGAAGAAGTAGAATCGGAGATTGTAAATGAATGATACTCTACTATTAGTCACGTTGCTTTTCACTAAGCATTTCATCGTTGACTTCCCGTTGCAGGGACCATTTCAATGGATGAATAAGGGGACGTATATGCACCCAGGCGGGTTGTTACATGCCGCCCTGCACGGACTTACTACGATGTTGTGTTTCTGGTGGTATGCGCCGTTAGCATGCGTCTGGATCGGCTTCTTCGATGCATTGATCCACTACCACATCGATTGGGCTAAGATGAATCTCAATGCGTGGTATGGTTGGAAACCAGACACCAGCGAAAAGTTCTGGTGGTTGCTCGGACTCGACCAGTACCTCCATGCATTGACGTACATCGGTTTGATAGCACTGGTGACAGCATGAAGTATTTGATTATTATTGCTGCGCTGTTTCTTACAGCATGCGATGTGAAGGAGCGGACTGTTGATAATCCTCCACCAAAACCTAACTGGCAGAACGCTGCAACCGAATACAAGTGCACGGCCGACCAAATGACAAAGGTACAGGCTGAGCATGTATTCTGTAAAGAGAATACATCTTATTTTACTAGCTATTGTTATAACAGTGCGATCATCCGCAACTGTGCTAAGATTGTTGGAGATACAAAATAATGTTCTACGGAAAAACTGAAGAAGAAGCAATCGCCGCTGGCGTCAAGCATTGTGAAGAGTATGGTTCAATCGACTTTGATGGTATGAATTGTGCTGATGCTTGGGACGAAGGCGAACACTGTATGGGCTGGGATGGCGTCGAACGTCGTTGCGACTGCGGCAATCGTCGCGTCAGTTGGGAAACGACTCAGATGGCAGATGGCACATTCATGGCTTACGGATCGGCATACTAATGAAGCCATACTTTGAAAAATTTCAACTGACAGAAGACCACATCAAGCTGTTGCAGAAGATGTACTGCAGCTTCCGCACCGATGCATATGATGGCGCACCTGAGATCGATGCCAAACGTCCATATGGCAATTCGGATGTTGCTGGTGATGTCAATGAGATCGTCTTCCAAGAAGAGTTCGACGAAGATGATGATATGCCTGAAGAGTTGTATGAGCGTTGTATGGCTCTTCACAAAGAGACTGGCAAGGCATTGCAGATCTGCTTGTCTACAACATCATTCAAGCCTGGATTGTATGGACGACCAACATCATATAACACACAAACGTGGGAATGGATTTCAGAATGACATACGATGTACAGATGCTACAAAAGCATATGGAGCAGCTGCAGGACACTGTTGATACGATCGCTCGTGCGGTTGATGTGAAGTCTGCAGACGGTGTGGTTTGGGATGATCTCAGACGCATTGCACAACAAGCAGTCAAGCGACAAAGCGTTCGACGCAACTTTAATCAAGCAGCTCATAAGCATACAGAGCTCCGTGCTGCTCTTGCAGAACTGGAAGCCGACTATCCAAAGTTAAGGAACCTACCATGAGATGTGATAATACAGATGTAGCATCGGTCGGATTGCAGCCAAGTGGTCGCACATATACAGCTGAATGCTTGAAAGAAGCAGTCGACAAGATCAATGCTGGGTCGGGGGAGCTGCTAGGATCATTCCAGGGGGTCGAAGAACCATTTGTTATTGAGCGAGCAACACACATCTGTCGTAACTTTACATTCAAGGACGGGTACATTAAGTGTGATGTTGAAATTCTCAACACGCCGGATGGCGAGCACCTGAAGATGATACTAGAAGACGGCCGTGTACCGATGAAGATGAACGTATCTGGGAGAGGGTATGTTGATGAAAATGGCATCGTGTCTGATTTTGAAATTTTATATGTGAATGCGGGGTTGTCTGATGGACCAGTATCAGAACGTATTGACGCTAATTGATAAGCGAATTGCAGAGAAGCAAGCTATCATGGATAGCATGGCACCTTCCGGTAAGGAAGGTTTTGCTATTTTAAACTTCATGCTTAGCATGTATATCGTTGAGATGACAGAAGTCAAAGAACAACTGATTGAAGCAGCTAAAATGGCTCCAGTCGTTTGCAAAGACGATGATGGACACACATACGAAGTGCCGTCCATCCTTGTTGCCAGATTCAATCAACTGATGGATGATATCTGGAATTCAGAACCACGATCAGATGAACGATATGATGCCTACGATAGGCTCAATGAGGAGTTTGGTCAGTATCAACGATAGGAGTTGCTATGGCGATCAAGAAAAAGCAAGCAAAGAAATTCGTCTACGGTGTTGGGCATTACTGGGAAGGCGAAAGCGGTTCAGTGGGCTTGTATGCCTATGGCAACGAGCTATTCCATGGTACAATGGAACAAGCACGAAGTTTCCGTGAGTACATACGAGGGTGTGAAGTTCGAGACAAGAAAAAGAAAGCCGATCGTCGTGATTGGCGCATCTTCCAATTGATCGAGGTTCCAGAATGACCGAAAATGAAGAACGCTATTTGTGGTTGCGTGACAATAGGTCTCGATATCACGACGCGCCATATGTGCTGAATCAACGAAAGTCGGTTCTATATGCAATGGCACGTTTACGTGATGAGGAGTTAGATATTGCACTCGATCACGACATCTTCGATAACAAGTTGCAAGAGCTTCACGATGCAAATGAAATCGTCGAGCGTGGATTGTTGCCCGAAGGCGCATCACGTTGGGATTTTGAAGGTCCGTATGTTGAAGCGCTGATAAAGCTAACTCACCAAGAGTTGGGGTGGAGCGATGAGCGAGTAGCAAGGATAATGCCAGATGAAAGGTATGGAGTATGAGTAAGGTAACAAATTCTTATTGGTTTAACAGCAATGGCCGCACAATCGGTATCATTGAAGTTGAAACCGAGTATGATGGATTGAAGTACTACATCGGTATTCCGAAGCGTGAAGGTGGTTCTCAGAAGGACGATGAGCTTGAGATTTCTGAATGGGGATCTATGTTCCCTAAAGCAGCAGCTCAGACGTTGTTCTATGGTGCACCCTTGAAGGAATCAACGTAATGTGGTATTACTTAATCATAATCCAGCTGACTGCAAACGCACATGCTATTGCATCAAACCTCGGTGAGTATAAGGGCAAAGAAGCATGCATGGCTGCAGCTACAGCAGTCACTCAATCATCCAACAACTTGAATGGCAAGGCTCTTTGTGTGCCTAAGGGAAGCTGATGAAATTCTTTGCAATGGCACATAGCGACGGCTCGTTTCATGCCGTCTATAAGATTCCTGGCAGCGAGATGCTATCGAGCGTCGCTCGTTGTTTGACACTTCGCGCAGCTCAAGAGATTGCAAGGGAAGAGAACAGAGCTCGACCAGAAACCAAGTACGTCGATCCATACGATCGAGCGATTCCGAAAGGATTCTATACAGATGAGGATGCAGCATGACTGAGTGGATTTTGTTTGTAATGATGTGTACACGTGGTTGTGCACCGCAGTATGCTGTTGTGTATCCGTCCAAGGCTGCATGCGAGCAAGCTGCTAAGCCGACTGTCAACAACTGGACAAGCTCAACGTCTGTGTATTGTGTACCGAGAGTGATGTTGGAGGACAAGCGATGAGAGAAGGATTCTTGTGGGCTGTTGCTAACTTTGCTGTTGGTGCACTATTTGCCATCGTTATATTATTGCTGCAGAAAGCATTCGCATGAATGAAGAAGATTTGGTCTATCGCCTAAGAAAGCGAGCAGAGATCAGAAGACAAATCCCTGGACGCAAAAGCGTAGAAGAAGGGACACCCGACCGCATTGCTAATATTTTAGAAGAAGCTGCGGACGAGATTGAACAATTAAGAAAGAAATTAGATGGCAACACCCAGTCCTGAGATTACAAAAGAGATGCGCGAGCAGTGGCGAGTGGAACATGCACGCAAGCGTGCCGCTGAAAAGGTTATCGTCGATACTCTGCTTGCTAAGGGCGACTTCACCGATGATGATGGATACCCTACCGACGATGCTCTAACGATCGTTGAGCTGTGGCCATGGGAAGATGAAAAAGGTTGGTTCAAATTCATCGAAAGCATTTGGTGGATGAAGAGTTGGGGCTTCAATGAAGGCTGGACTGCGCACGATTGGGACGAGACGAAAGAAGTATACATCTACGAGATCTCAACTGCTGGATGGTCTGGCAATGAGAGCGTAATTCGATCAATGCAAAAGAATGACATGCTATGGAACACAACATGGGTACAGAGTCGACGTGGTGGACACTTTATTTTCGAATTAAGAGACGAATTGAGGGACAAGAATGGATCGGAACAAAGCCAATGAGTGAAGGTTTTAATTGGAGAGAGTTTGTTGGGTTGCAGCCACTCCCTGCACAGGCAGGAATGTGTTTCTATATGGAAGCACGAGTAGATGGTGCTGTACAGGATGAGCCTGCTGCCAACCAAATCACAATTAGCGTTCTCAAGTGTGCAATTGAATGTACGATGACTGAACAAGAGGTCAGCGAAAAGGTCGAAGACATGCTTCAACAATTTCCGATCGCCCGAAGCAAGTGCACACAATACAACACAACCGACATAGAACAAGCACATAAGATCGAAATTCAAATGCACAGCAACAACGTCGCGCGGCTGACGCATCGTGGTTTTGCCAACAAGCAGCATGGCAATACACATCTATATGTTGGTACATCAGCAATGGATGCTCCTATCATTGTTGCTCAATTTGAGGATAAATTTGGTATCTTCAAACATCCCAAATTTGATAACTATGGATTCAATTTCAAACCATGAGAATGTACATCGCGATTAAAGAACATCTGCCAATCGGCCACGTTCTTAATACTGCTGCACATGCAGGGCTTGCTTGCTACCTGAAGTATAAGCATTTGCCTGACATGCAGATCTGGACTATGAAGAGCTTCAAGAAAGTGACATGCTCCGTTACTGATGAAGAGTTCGAAGCCTTAAAGGCAATTCCAAACCATGTTGTTCTAACTGAAAGTCGGTTAGATAATATGGAGACAGCTATTGTATTGGCTCCTCGTCCCGAGTGGCCATCTAACGTAAAAGCATTGAGGCTATGGAAATGATGACAATCAAATTAAACAAGTCGTGGCACTTCTGGTTGGCCAATTTTGGCGACAAGCGGATCTACGCTGAGTGCACCACAAACATCTGCGAATATACGCGCGCCGTGATGATTGGTTCATTTTGGGCATTCGTGTCGTTGTTCTTCGCTTGCGTATTTGGTGGCTGGGTTCTTGCCTCGCTGATCAACATTGTTCAGTGGGTGTTCATGGACGTTGAGATTGAAAAGTACACCGTGATGTTCCTGGGCATTGTGTTGTTGTTCGGTGGTGCCATCGCGATCTTTATGTATAAAGAGTGGCTGGCCAATCGACCGAAGAAAGATACGCCACCAACATTTGTCGGCAGTGCATATCGTAAGTTCAAGGACAAGACCTGCTTCCGTGTCGAATTTAACCAAGAGTAATACATGATTACAATTGAACTGCTGAGTAAAGTGCTGATGACGGAGTCGGCATGGGTACTGTTCCTTGCATTATTGTCGGCTATGTTGTATAAGGATGTGTCACTACAACCTCGTTGGTTTTACCGTCTCGGTGTTGGTAGTATCTTCGCAATGCTAGCCACACTTCTTGGCGCAGCGTTCTATACAATCTGGTACATAGTGTAATGTTTGATCGAGTACAAGTAACGCATCTCACGCCTCCCGGCTATCAGTATGTCAATGTGACGGAGAAGCGTGCACCTACTGATGAGTCTGTCCGTCTTCTGAAAGAGATGGAGCAGAAGGCACGCGACAATATCATTGCGTCGATCGAGCTCGACTCTAACCTAGTGAAGGGTCGAGTATTTGTGATGAAAGAATGGTTGTCTGGTAAGAACAACTTCGCTGTGTTGATGGATATCAATGGCAAGCGCGTTGAAATCAAAGTATCGACTGATGAGTACAACTCTGTGGAATCACAAATGCAACGGATCTACGAAGAAATCGGCAAGCGAATCGCTGTCGAAGTGATGCCAGCCGTATTTGATGAAGCAAAGAAAGCTGCGTTGTTCAAATGACACCAGAGATGATCAGTTCGATTGTTAACAAGGCAAGTAGCATCGCTACAAACCATGCGATGCACGGAACACCATTGGCTGCTATGGCATGGATTCCTCCTCGCACACCGACTGACGACCCAGAAGGAATGTTTGCTATTAAGTATGCCGAACCATTTTCAGCTGCAGATACACCACCATGGCTAAAATAAGTTTAAAAGACCAAGCATTGATTGAAGCACGCGAGTCGCTTGCTATTATGTTCGATAATGCTCGGTATGAAGAAGACATTGAAATAATCGCAGAGCGAATTGAGATGATCGATCGTGCTCTGGCTGAGAAGCCAAAGTATGAGACATTCGAAGACTGGCTCAATGAGATTGAGAACTATGGCACTCGTGCTGAGCGTTTTTATGAGTCGCTAGAAGGTTTCCAATCGGAGCTTGGAAAGATATCAAACGGCTTGTTGTGGCTGAAGGCTGCATTTGATGTTGGTAGGAACGATTTATAATGGCGAAATTGATAGCACCTGGTCCGCTCGACTTCAACGAAGAAGCGACGTTCCACTTTAAAGAGCGAGTACTCGACCGTCAGGCGTTCTCTGTCGACTTTACTCTTCCTCCTGAAGCAATCCGATACAATACTGATGAATTGTTTGGCGAGGGCCTTGCGAGAGTGACGGCTTATGTATATGGTGAAGACTTAGGCACACGCAGAGTCGTGTTGTCGCAGCCAGCTACATGGTGGGATCACTTCAAGAAAGATCATATGCCAGAATGGTTCTGTGAGCGATTCCCAATCAAATGGCACTATCAAAGATATGTGTTTGATGCGAAAGCATTGTATCCACACTACAGGCCGCTTAATGGGTATAGCCAACCAAGATATGTTGTCCGAGAAATTGGATTAGAGGAATATGATGATGAATTCGATTCGTAATTGGTTTCGTGGCTCGCCAACAAAAGATGCATACTACGGTCTGCTTAGTGACTATGAGACGCTCGTTCGTCTTGCTCGTCGATGTGCATATGATCTGAGACATACGGTCGACCAAATACCAGCTGACCACTTCTACATCAAAAAGATGAAGATGGACGAAGCAGCTCAGTATTGGGTAGGTCTGTTTGCAAAGGGCAATCCTGGCAAAGACTATCGCCTGAAGTTGCATAGCCAGATCGTGGACCTTGAAACAAAGAACGAAAAGCTCAAGCAGCTTTGTCTGGATAATGGCATCAGCATTTCAGAGGTATACAAAGATGATATCCCATTTTAAATTTTTGGAATTCAATCCTATCCGCCATTCGCGCGGTGCTCCTGCAGCACGCGTTGAAGTGTGGGAGAACGATCGTGGCGTTATCAGCGCATGTGATTGGTTGTGGATGACTAAGAGCGACATCAAGAAGAATATTCTTGAATGGGGTGAAGATCCTGGACTGTTAGAGGCATTGAGTCATTATGAGCGATAAACTAACGCCATGCGCATGCGTCGGTCCGCTCGGTAGCGGCCCACACTGCCCTTGCGTAATGAAACAAATGGGCCTCACGCCGACTGATATTTGGACAGATGAAGCGAAACAACAATTCGCAGAAGCACTCAATAAGATATTCAAGAAAGATGACAATGAGAACAAATAATCCAATTCCATACACTGGTTTGTATGTGACTCCTACAGATCAAACACATTTGGTTGATATTATCAGTGGTATGTACTCTGGTCCCGAGCGTGCAGCAGCAATGGCTGGAGCATGTATGGCTTTGAACCTAGCATACACATTGGTCGAGGAGAACTACGACACATCAGTATTTGCTGTTCCTAATGCCGTAGACGAAGCACGAGCAGCTGCACGAGCATGAGAACAAAAGACGCTGGCGTAGTCTTCCTGTTTGAAGGTGACAGCGCTCTGTGGATTACACGCTTGAAATATGGTGATAGCGGAATCCGCGGATATGTCATCAACGGCAATTGGTATTTTGAATATGATGGCACGCATGTAAAGGCATGTAGGGCAACCACCACAATGGTTGACGACCCAACACAATGGGGTGGGTGGAACTGGAAGCAAACGATTCATTGGGACGATCCTGTTTCAGTAGTAGAGAAGAAAATCGTTGCACAGATTCCCATTCCTCAGAGCATGGTCGAACACTACTCTGAGGAATATTATTGGCACCATTATAATGAAATGATTGAATATGCAAGAAATGAATACAAGCATACTGGACAAGCGGTTGGTGTCTGATACCAACCTGTCGGAAGAAACACGAGCACGGATCGAAGCAATCCAACGTCGAATGGAAGAGCAAGGTGTGACGAATGTCCGCTTCTCCTGGAATTACGAGAAGCTATTGGAAGATAAGCCAATGCTGGAGACAGTAGCACGCACATTGTGTGATGTTATGGAGAAGGATCTCAGTGGTGAGGACTTTGAAGAAGTTGTGTTCGACGATACGCCAGACATCCCAACAGACGTACAAGAGATCATCAACAATACAACACTATGAGCAAAACATATTTCCTCACAAATGCTGATGATGACATCATGTGCTGTTGGAGCGGCGATGCGTCACGTACAAACATCATCGAATTCAAACGCAACCACCCATACTCACCACAGGACGTCGTTCGTCTCATGAACAAGGCATTCCGTCTTGGCTGTGAAGATAAGGCAGAAGAAATTAGAAACGTATTGGGGGTCAAATGATTAAGTATGTTGTTGGTTTATTTGTACTGGTTGCTATGATCGGTTGCTCACCCAGTGCGCGTCGCAAGGAATATCCTATACTGCCAGTTGAATTGAAGGATTGTGTATTCTTCCGTCTGATGGACGAAGATGGTGCAAGTATTACTGTTGCACGGTGTCCTAACAGTACAACGACCGTACGCCAGAGCGATAAGCCTGGAACCACAGCAGTGGTTATCGACGGCAAGTAATAGCTAGTTGGCCGAATGATTGGACTGTCTTATAATAGAGGCATAAACAATCATTCGGAGTAGTTATGGAAATCATTGGATTTATAGCCTGCGTTGTCATTTTGATATATGTGACATTCGTATGGTTTTTCTGCGCTCCATTCACGATGGGGAAGTGGAATATGGGCGGCGTTCCTAACACATGGACGGATCGCCTAATGATGTTGGTGTTCCTTGCTGTCATCGCCATGGGGTGGTATATGGCATTCGCTAACGCTCCGTTCACAATTGTGGTGACAAAGGTATGAGTGATGTTATTGTAGGTAGCACACCAGGCATGCCCACCGAAGCATTGAATGAGTTGAAAGATCTAATCGCTCGGCTGAATGAGCAGTTCTATTTCAAGAATGGTGCTACTGCTGCGTACTGGCATTTGGCTATTGCATTGAGCGAACACATCGGAGAGGGACGAGAATGAACTTAGATACGTTACGTGACAATCTGAAGAACACGATTGCTGGCAAGGAAAGATTGTATCAATCCTACTGCAGCGATAAGGACTATGCTTCAATGGCAGAAGTGTTTGTTATCAATGCCAAGTTGGAGTTCATCCAAATCAACATCGACGAACTCAAGAAGATCTTGGCTGATGTTGAGCTGTGTATCAACCACGCTGCAGCAAATAGCTGGGCTGGCTGCGTAGACCGCCAAAGTGGCGCATTCGATGAATCTGAAATGCCTGTATGGAGATGACATGACGACACAATCTGCATTGGTTCGTAACTTTCTGGTAGTAGAGAGTCGTGCTGAAGAACATGACCATACAATTTCAGCCCTAGGCGATTCGTTCTATGTCTATGATGAGAATGGCGCTACTGTATGTGGTACCACCTCGATTGAAGGATTGGCTTGCTACTTCGATGCGCTCGACAACGTAAAGAGGAAATCCAAATGACAATCGAATGCTGGGACAACCCACTTTACACAACTGAAGATCGACTTGAGATGGCAAAGGGTAGAATCAAATTCCGTGATGGTGGTGTAAGATTATCACTTCAAGAATGGAAGATTAAAAATGGCAAGAGTTGAGCATAAAACTACCTATCGCGTAGACATCATTGAGAGTGAGCGTGGTTGGGGCCAAAAGGTTGACGAGAGTGTATACTTCGATAATGCTGAAGAGGCGATCGAGTATGCAAACGCGTATAACGAAAAGTTTAACCCACCTTTAAAAGCAGGCGAAGGTGTGCCAGATTGGTACATGGTCGCACGATACGCAGGAGCAGTACGATAATGGAATACAAATGGATTTGCATCATGGCCGCCGTTGTCATGGGATCAGCATCGATCGGACATATGTTCGAAGAACGAGCAAGATCAGAATGCCGCATCGAAGCAATTAAAGCCGCTGGTGCTGCCAAACTCAACGTTGATGAAATTGCAAAGGTATGTGACAAATGATGCAAGAAAAGATTGAAATTCCTAGAAAAGAATATGACCAGTTGCTGCGCGACGCTCATTTGTTGAACTGCTTGCGCAATGCTGGCGTTGATAATTGGGATGGCTGGGACTTCGCGATTGAAGAATTCATGTCACAATACGGCGACGAGTAATGTTCTTCGGTGGCCTCAATGGAGACGGGTTCGCTGACGAGTCGGACTATGACTATGGCAGCTACAGTGAAGGACCACAATACAACCGCACTGGTCCGAGCAAGATAATTCGGTGCCATGGATGTGGTTGCTATGACTTTATGTGGAAACACACCAAATTCGGTTGGCGTTTGGCATATAGTGGTGGTATACTAGAAGGCAAGATTCACGCATGCCCGTCTGAAGGAGAATGAAAATGGGATTCGCAAATAGCACTGAGATTACTGTCTATGCAGATGATGCATACCATTACAGCGTCGTCGCAGAAGACATGGGTTGCTGTATTAACTACTACGAGCAAGGCAAGCCTGCACCATTCACGCATATTACCTTCGGCAATATGAAGGAGATGGAAGCAGTCGCAAAAGCAATGTTGCAAGCTGTCAACACGTACCGCACGATGTTGAATGGCTGATACTGAACAAACGTGGCGAGGAACGGAGATTGAGCTAGAGTATCTCAAATCCGTTTTCGTTCGCCTACACGAAATCGGCGAGAAGAATTGGAACGACTCACAACGTCAGCGGGCAAAAGATACTCGCAGGCGTTGTGTTGAGTTGTGTGAGTATCGCTACTACCTATTGAGAAAAAAGACCGATGTTTAGGACAGTCAAATCATACCTGACGCTCAAGTACGTCAGACATGCATTCAACGATCCGATTGGAGGTTGTGCAGTCAATGTGTACGTCGACTGTTATGGCGAACAATGGTTGAAGGATAGTCGCTGGGCATTTTTTAGAGTGAGGACAGGTGGATGAGATCGCATGAATTAGCAAAACTCCTATTGGAGAATCCAGACGTTGAGCTGGTCCTTCAGGATGACCCTGAAGGTAATGGGTATCGTGCATTGCAAGGAGCAGACTTCGATGTCTTGTGGGATGAGTGTCAAGAGACAGTGCTCAGCACAGACTGGTCAGCTGATGATGCTGATATGGACGATGATGAGTGGGAAAAATTGAAAGCTCAACAGTCTGGTAAGATCGCCGTATTGTATCCATAAGGAACTGCAATGCCATGGTTCGATAACATGCGCAATGCTGGTGAATATCCTCGTAAAGGGTATGGCTGGCAGAGCGAAGAACAACAACGTGAAGAGATCCAACGCAAGATCAACAAGGGTTGGGATGAGCCTTGGGTGTTGAAAGAAGCTGCTAAGTTTGGCATCACTCGCCAAGAAGTAGACACGACTCAAGGTTATTGATATGACACCATATGACCGTCTAGTCGCGTTGCAGGATAGGGAGATTGCGGCCGCCCAAGCTGCAGGGGAAGAGTTCTTCCTCGATCTTCCTGATGCATGGTATGAACCACGACCAACTTATGGTTGCGAAAGCGGTCACATATCGCACAGATACCTCAAGAGCGAAGCTCAAATGAGAAGTCTATGTCTAGACTGTCACAAACCGCTTGTGTTGTTGCCTGGACGATATACAGACGAAACACTAACAGCTGCGCTAGCAGTAATAGAGTAAGATATGACAGAAGAACAAAAGGCACTAGAACTAGCACGTGATGTGCTCGAGCGTACACGCAACGGTCTCGAATGGTACCAAGATAGCTATCCAGAAACGTGTGATGGTAGCGATGATGAGACATTAGCAGAGATTGAAAAAGCAATCCGTGCGATCAATGTAATACTGACATCACGTAAAGACCCAATCACAGGACTAGCAATCAAGGCTGGATTGATTTCAGATCAACAAAACGGGTTCGACCGTACACGGCTAGCTCCTACCGAACAGCGATTTGCTGAGCTGATTATTGAGCGTTGCGTAGAGGTTGTGATGGAAGGCGATCGCTATCGTCGCGACTACTTCGCTGCTAAGATTAAACAACACTTTGGAGTAGAAGATGGCAAGAGTTAGAGAAGGATGCGACTGTGGTTGCAACGATCCAGTCGCGCGCACACCAGAAAAGATGTTGCGGTTCCTCAAATATCGCTTCGAGATGGCTGGTGTGGCGGAATCTGTTGCTGACATCTACGCCCATGATATTGGTCTGATCCTCGATGAGTACTACGACACTCCAAAGGAGTTGATTCTCTACGCCGTCGAATATACAGATTGCATCTATGAGTCTGGATACTCTGTCGTGTCGTTGCACAGAACAGAAGAAGGTGCAAACAAGGCACTAGAAGAAGGTAAGGCCAAGAAGCTTGCCGAATGGAAAGAATTGGATCACGATGGACCACCTGATTGGGAGCTGTGGCGAATCCGCAATGTCGAAGTCCTGAAATAAGTTGTTGTAAACGTGGTTTGGATGTACAATCTATTCATAGCAATAGATCGGAGTATGTCGTGAACAAGCAAGTTAAAGAACTAGCAATTGAAGCTGGTGCCACGGAACGCAGTATGTGTTACGGTCATGGCGACTATCGCACTGAGCTCGTGATGACCGGCGAAGCAATCGAATTATTTGCCAAGTTGGTTGCTGGCGAATGTGCTTCGCTATTTCCACATCAGTTCACCGATGAGCAGTACCAACGCAGAATCGATAAGACTATTATGAACCACTTCGAGGCCGAATAAAGGAAACACCAATGACACTAATGGAACAAATTAAAGTACAACAGATCGCTGCTCGTAAGGCTGGTGCACTACAGTCGCGCGAGGCGAGCTTGCTGACGACGTTGCTCGGTGAGGCTGCAATTGTTGGCAAGAATGCTGGCCGTGAAACTTCCGACCAAGAGGTTGTTGCTGTCATCAAGAAGTTCATCAAGAACATCGATGAGACTGAAAAGGCATTGCATGCACGCAATCTCGAAACAAGTACTTGCATGTATGAACGTGGTATCTTGGAGAAATTCCTACCAGCACAACTGTCTGGCGAGGATCTCGGTAAGATTGCGCTGGAATTCACATCGATGCCAGAGTACATGAAGCACTTGAAAGAGAACTATACTGGTCAATATGACGGCAAAGTCGCTTCTACAATCGCTAAGACGGTGTTCCAGTAATGTTACTCCGCGACGAAAGCGATTTCATTCGCGCTGCGAATATGTCATATGATCTAGCTGCGATCGTAACGACATATTTGAAGTTGTTCCGCAAACATACCAACGGGTGGGGTGATGTGTGGATGCCGGACGATTCGTTCGCGGTTGTCCACATCCCATCAAAGATCGAAGGTATGGTTTGCGTTGACGTGTTGTGGAAGCACAACTACTCTGTGACCACACCAACATACTATGATGTCGATGACGACAATTTCAGCGAGAGCTGGGGGTCGTCAAACGTCAGCGGTGAGGAAACGAGTTTTCACGAATCGAATCAGTGCAAGCGAATTCATATTCCGATACGCCAATTAATGATGGCGGAGCAGACGATGATCGACTTCTTCGTCAATAAAGAAAAAGAACTCAAGCGTGCCAAGGCAATGGCTGAAACTGCAGAAGAGATTGCACAGCTAGAGAAACGTCTGACGGAGCTTAAAAATGGAAGTTAAAGAACTAAAGCTGACACCTAGCTGCAAGCTCACTTATACTAACTACGAAAACATCTTCGTAAAGGACGTATGCTTGGAGTATGTTGAGCACTCATCTGATCATTGGCACAGCGATAGCGAGACGAGCATCGATATTGATCGAAAGATGGCGATCGATATCATTAAGTTTTTGATGATGGCACACGAAATTAGAGGAACGATATCATGGAAAAGTCAGAGTTGTTCGCAGGAATGACGATTGGAGGACTAATTGTCCTTATCATTACAGCATTGCCATTTTCAGACGCAGCAAGATATCGTAAAGCAATCGATGAATGTGAGCGCACACTACCCCGTAACGTCCAATGTAAAGTGGTAGGAGTACCAAATGTCTGAACAATACTTCAAAGCAAATCGTGCATTGATGCAGCGATTCAAGATCAATGACAATGTCGTGGTGATGTGGCCAGCTGGAACTGATGAATTCGAAAGAGAGTTCGCAAAGCCCCCACAACTCGGTACTGTGGTTGGATACCAGCAGTATGGTGAGGGTAAGTTTGCACTGAAGATTTACATCATCGATAAAGATACGCACTACGTCATCGATCCAAATAATCGAATGTCTCCTGTGGAGCATGTATGACGTGCAAGAGATGTGGGAAAGACCACTCTAACGATCCTCCATACAATGAGGAGGAAGCGTTATCGCGTGCAGGCGATGAGATAGCACGTGAAATTGATAAGGAAGTGTTACTCCAAGCTGGTGCCATGATGTCAGATAAGGGGTATAGTGAAGGATCATATGATCATCCAGGTTATAAAGAAACTCAAGCTCGCTGGCATGCGCTTTTTGCTCAGCTGGCCAAGGAAAGTAGAAATGGCAAATGAAAATCTAGTTGGATTGAGGAAATTGTTTCTCGATGCGCCCGCAGAACAACTCGACCCTGCGTTGGTTGAACTGGTCAAGAAGTGGGACGACGCTCCTACTGCATTGCAGATCTTGGAAGTGCTTGATAAGGCAATCTTCTGGGGTGCTGCTAGTGGGTTTGCTGTAACAGCACTGCAAGTGATGCTCGGAGCTGCAATGACAGACGAAGGAGTCACACTTGAGCAGTTAACGGAGAAAGCAGTATGGCGAAACGTGCCCTAACACTCGACTTTGATATTGCCGATCAGACTACCGTCCTTAGCCTCAAGGATGCTCGCAAGCTATTGAAAGAGCAACTGAAGGAACATAAGAATGGAAAGTACTTACATCCAGAAGATGTTGGTGAAAACTACATTATCTTGGATGCTATCACTAAAGTACTGAACTACTATGGACATAAGTGATGCAAATATTCGAACAACAGGTTGAACGTAAGCGCAAATTAATCGCTAAGCACAACAAAGAGTTGCGAGAGTTGCTTGCAACTTGTCCCCACGAACGTGTAGAAGAGAAGTCTCGTTACTTTAGCGGCAGCTATTACGATCAAGCACACACGACCTATTGGAATGAGTGCATGGTATGTGGAGCGAAGTCGGAAGACACAGTCAAAGAACATAGTTGGTATGGATAATGAGAAAATCAAAACTGATTGAGTTGCTCAATGCAATTGAGGGCAATCCAGACATTAAGTTGTGGAACGGATATGTCGGCGATTATATGGACATCGAATCTGAACTGGTTCCCACACGTCTTGTTAAGATGACAGAAGCCCATATGTTGGAGATGGTCCGTCTTGAGCAAGCGTTGCACGGTGGCGCTGACCCAAAGACGTTCAAAATGTCGAGTGACGAAGAAGAACATACGCGCGCTTGCTATAAGAAGTACCATGAGTGGGAACATAATCAGTTTGTTACTGATGGAGATATCAAAGCAAAGCGGTATATGAAGAAAGACATTTGGATTTTGTCTGCTAAGCTGCGTGGCAAGACATTCGGCGATCGTGTTGGTACAATGGGCTACTAGGAGTATTAAATGGATTGGTTATCTTGGGCGTTGTTGTTTATCGGTACGTGCAGCTGGGCAGGGCTCGTTGATTGGCGTGGTGATCAGGATTGTGTACGTTGGCCGCCATCATACTGCGCATTTGTGTTGCTCGTTGCTGCAGCTTGTTTGGGGCTCGTAATGGCAGAGATCGTCGTTCGGCTGGTTTCGCTTGGTGGCCTTGGTGTTAGAGATTTGGACTGATTATGAGTGAACATGGACATTGCCCGAATTGTGGTGTAGACTTCGATGGTGGGTCTATTTGGGAACACTTCTTCAAAGAGACAGGAAGTGAGAGTGAGGCTGACCGCATTGCTGAGCAGTATGGAGCTACGCGAGAGAAAGGCCAATGGGGCAGACAGATCGGCATCTATGATATGGAAACCGATCGCATACGTCAATGGCAATGTCCAGACTGCAATCACATCTGGGGTAGAAAATGAACGAACGAATTACAGAACTCATCGAACAACACAGTATCAACATCACTATTGATGGGCTTGGCTATGGCGAAGGCAACGTCGAAGGTCTCGCTGAGGCGATTGTGTTAGAATGCATCAAAGTATTCAGCAAAGATATGCCAGACCCAATAAGCCCAAACTACACAATCGGCAGTCTCGTGGAGATTGTCAATCGTACGTGCAATGTTGCAGATCATTTCGGAGTTGAGCAATGAACGTCAAACAGTCAGTTGAGTACAGCTTAGTTGCTGCTCATTATGGCAAACGTCATGCTCAGCGGAGCCAAGTGCCGTTGATTAATCATATCGATGAAGGACTGACTGTACTTGATCACATCGGCGCGACGAATGAAGCTAAGTTGGCGTTCTGCATCCACCCATTGGTGCAGAATGATACTGATCTAATGTTCTTCCATGATATTGTTGTCAATATGTGTTATCCACGCGTCATTATGTTGGCAATGGAGTACCGTAGTGTAGCAAATGAGTATCTCAGCGAAGATGTTTGGGATGGTGGCGATATTCGTCTGAGCCCATTGAAAGATGTCAATGATATGTTGATCGCTGACAAGGTACAGAACCGTAAAGATTACATCACATACCACCAAGGGACACACTCGAAGTCTAACATTTTGGACATATACTTCGGCGAATGGTTGGATGTGCTGGGCGTAACAGAAGAAGCATATCAAGCATACTGTAGGATTATCGATGACGGAAAAGGAACTGATTGAGTATTGGCAGCAGAAGAAGGCTGAGCTCCCAGTCGAGCGTCCTGTCGAGCGTCCTGCTGTGTGGACAAAAGAAGAAGCGATGTGTAAGATCCTCACATACCTGGCATACTACCACAACCGCAGTGAGGACTTCAATACACTAATGAAGTGCAGTATGATCATCACAAAAGGTCACACAATCCCTGCATGGGTGAAAGAAGCCGTCGAGGCTTGGAAAGAAGCAACATGAAAATTTATCTAACTGGTGACCAATTCGTTAATCTGTTTTGGGAACTATATGGGCGGAAGATGGATAGCATCCACACCAAGACTGCTAGTCAGTGTGATCATGTCCTGTGGAGCTTGTTTGAAGTGTATGAGAAAGACGTGAAGGAAACGCTCGAAGGGGCGATGTGGGGGATCGAGGATTTCAATAGCGAAAGACCTAGTGAACTGATTGGATACCAATTCCACAAGAGCTTCCGCCAAGTTGATGTGATTCCAACCAAGCACATTGACCAAATTATCTGGATGTGTTTGCAAGATGCGCCAGTGTTCTGGAAGTGTATGGACAAGGCTTGCATGATTCTCGCAAATGAGAAAGCAGCTGAACTTTATGATGATGAGGTGTGGTAATGAAAATGATCAGATATCAAACACTAAACAAACGATTCGGCCATGAAGCTGGAACGATCGTATATCAGGCTCGTGGACACGATTATGGCCTCGCGCGCGACGATACACACTTCACCGGTATAGATCACGTCTCTGTATCTCTGAAGGAAGATGGTGATTATCCATTCTTCACTATTCCTGTTGACCACTTGGTACAAATAGAATGAGTAAACACTTCGATGATTTGATGTACAATGCCGGACTGACGGCATCTGGCTGCTGGGATCAATTTGATGAGTATGATAAGGAAGCAATCATGCGATACAGCAAATTGATAGTACAAGAATGCATCCGTGTTGGCAGAAATGCATTTATCCATGATAATAGCATCCTGCCAGTGTTCCCTGTGGAACAGATTAAACAACACTTCGGAGTAGAGTAGTGTATACCGTTATTCCTTTTCTATTTGGTGTCATAGGATGCCTTCTCGCCATCTTGGTCGTCTTCCTGATGGACGACCTAATCCTCAAGGGACACCTTGCACGTAAGCTACGTCAACGATTAGGGATTGAGTGATGTGGCCATTCAATAAGCCTGAAGTTAGAGTGTCGCGCAGAAAGTCGATCGACATTACAAAGTTCGATACGCTGGAGCAGCTGACATATTTCCTCAGCAAGGTCAACCTTTTCAGGAATGCTGCTGTCGATGAAGAGTTTTGGGACGATCCAATGATCAAATGTGCACTAGGTGACAAGATTATCGAAACAACCTATAAGAATGGGTTGTGGGACTCAGAGAAAGAATACAATGCATCCAAAGATTAAACAAATCGTCGAGAGCCTTGGTGGCGCTGGACGTAATGAAGACGGCGAACAGCTGATTCCTGCGCTTATAGGCAAACAGATTCAACAGTTTGCTGATATCATTATGAGTGATGCAATCGATGCTGTGTTGTGGACCGATGAGTGCAACACCAGCGATCTTGCTTTTGAACAATTCCGCGAGAAGAAGCACGCAGCGATCGCCAGGTTTATACAGTTCCGCATGTGGCCCAAACACAAGCCAGGCACACCATTACATCAAATTATCAGAGATGGTGTCTATCGCGATTTCACCGACGAACAGATCATGGAAGAAACAAACTATCTCGCCACTCGTGAGATGATTGCCGAAGCACGCTTCGAATGTGACCAAGCAATGGAGCGAGCCAACTTAATGGATGGAACACTATGATACCACTACCACCGGTCGAAGGCGACTTGCTGCCGCCAGTCGGATCCAAGGTATTGATCCATCTCAACAGCCTAAGCAAATGGGTTGAACATGAGGTCGTTGGATACTATGTTTGGGGCAACCTCGGTGATGAGGAGAACCTCCATCGTGTGTTCGTTCGCGTCGTCGATGCTGATGGTATCCTGAACGCTCGCTTGTTGTCTGACGTGATACCAGTAACTCGAACATGGGTAGACTTAACAGATCGTGAGCTTCGCGCAATCATCCATGACCAAGCCCCAGAAGGTGGTTGGAGAGAGAAAGATCTGTGCTTGCATGTCGCAGGTGCACTACGTAGAAAGAATGCATAATGAATTTGATTATCGATGATGAGATGAAAGAGTTCGGTCGCCAGATGGCGATGATCTTGCGCGACAGCGATGATCGTGAGCTGAAAGCTGTTGGCGATTGGATGCTTGCTGCAGTGGTCGATCTGACCAACCTGACGGCAGGCCCTGTCGGTGATGGAATGTATTTCATTCAAGACACTCGTTCATATGTCGGCAACTGTGTTGTGTGGTGGGGTAAGGATAGCAAAGGATATACGACAAACATCTCTGAGGCTGGCCGCTACACGCATGACCAAGCATTCCGTCAAATGGAATCGCGTGATACTGACATTCCATGGAAGTGTATTGATATTGAGCCGCTTGCTCGACAAACAATCGATGCGCAGTATCTTCCGCGTCAGTATGAGCAACAACGTCAAGTAGTAAAGAACAAGCTGTAATGTACGTCATAAAACGATATAGCAAAGACCCTGACGCGCCCACCGAGGTATGGCAGAAGTTCTCTTACAAACACAATGCTGATGAGTATGCAGCAGAGTTGAATGCACACCACGATGATTGGTTCTTTGTTGAATGGGAAGATGATCCAGTATGAATAAGCGAATCGAAGAACTATCTGAGCAAGCCGATCTATATGCTCGGTCAGACAATTCCAGTATGTTGTTTGAGAACTATCAGAAACGATATACGGAAAAGTTTGCTGAGCTGATCGTTCGTGAGTGTGTCGCTCTTGCTATCGATGAGGAAGAACGATTTGCATCGTTTGATCCGACAGAATACAACAATCTGAATACGATTCATCTAGCAAATGCTATGGACAACTACCAAGCATTGATTATCAAACACTTCGGTATCGACAAATGACATCCCCAATTGTGAGAGGGTTTCCCCAGAAGTATGAAGATCACTTGTGGTATCCAATCCTTGTGAAGATCCAGAATGCTGGATATCATAGAATTGTTGAGATGCAAGGGAAAGATGTCAATGCACACAATGATATGGTCAGACGACAGAACCAACACACATGCCCAAGTGTAACCACACATGGTGAGTATGATTAAGGTCAAGTACGACGACATGGTGTTCCATTACATCACGATGCACTATGATGTTCATTGGTCTGGAACATGCATCTACGACGGGAAGATTGCCGAATTCGTTACGCACGATGATACAGACTACCAATATATGAACGATACTTGTCCTTCGTGCTACTATGGTGCGCTGGACAAGTATTGCCACTGTGAATCGTATGTTGAATTGTGGTGTGAGATCATTCCACAGCCGGTGTGGAAGCGAGCAATCTTACACATTCGGAAATTGTATTACAAACACAGATACCATACAAGATATGCATACTAATCCGTGGATCTCGGTAGAGAAGGAATTGCCACCTGAAGAGGAATTAGTGTTAGTTTATACTCCACCAAGAGGAACTAACTATGATGAATGCGTCGACTTCGATTGGATTTTCGAAGGGATATGGTATAATCACAATGACTTCTACGAACACTACGTCATTGTTGGTGGTCCGAAGTTAGGACCTGGACCTTCTGAGGAAGCTCCATATACACATTGGATGAGGATTCCAGAACTACCAACGCCGAAAGAAGCATGACACACAAACACGTCGTTCAAGTCCACACCTTAGATACTAACGGTGAGTCTACCATGAGATGGGTTGTTCCTGTAGTATTTGATAAAAAGACAAAAGCAGAAAAGTATGTTAAGCAATTTAACGCCACTGCTGAATTTGTTGGCATTGCTAAGAAGGCTGTCTACCGTGGTCGGGTCAACGATGCAACAGGAGAATTGATATGAACGAACGACTAAAAGATCTCGAAATCCAATGCTGGGAGCCTCGTCAATATGGCCCTCCATGGTTTAACGCAGAGAAGTTTGCACAGTTAATCATTCAGGAATGTATCGAGATCGTTGAGCCATGTAAGTGTGGCTGCAGGTGCGAACAAGAAGTCACCATCACAGACTCAATCATCGCTGATATCAAAGAACACTTTGGAGTGACGGAATGACACCAAATCCTAAATTGCGAGAGATGATTAAACGATTAGAAGACCTTGCGGACTATATGTTTGCGTGGACGATCATTGCAATACTGTATTTGACCATAGCATATGATTATGTGCAAGTTCATGTGCGGGAAGCTTACTATAAGATGTTCAGCATTCCATACTATAAAGGCCAAGGGAAGTTTGGTCCGTATATTACGAGGTTAAAAGAATGAATGAGCGAATTGAACAACTCGAAACCCAATGCTGGATTAGTCGTGATGGTTATCAGACATTCGATCGTCAAAAGTTCGCAGAACTAATCATCAACGAGTGTACCACAATGATTGAAAGTGATCAGTGGGCCCAAGACAACCAATCATGGTCTAGGGGCATGCGGTTTGCTGCTGGACTGATCAAAGAACGCTTCGGAGTTGAAGAATGAAACTAGACAAATTTATTGAGAACCTGACCAAATTGCAAGCTGCTGGACATGGCGACTTGGAAGTGTTCTATGTCCATGGTGCGTCAGGCGATTCTGGGTATCTCGGACATCCGTCAGTCAATGTGATTGATGGATCGGAGCTATGCGGTGCGCTGGTCGATTGGACAGTTGGCGAGAAGTATATCTCCGTCTATGCTGGAAACTAAGGTATGGATATTGAATCATTGAACAATCTATGGAATGAACTGGTCGCACACTATGGTGACGACTTGCCAGATCCAGAACAACAACCAAAGGAATTTAAGTATTATGTCAAACTCTACACATACGTTAAGAACGCTGATCTTGGAGCGGATGCAGCACATGAACAAGCAGATCAATCTAGCTGATTATGCGGACCACGGTGATCGCGATTTGCTCGACGATTTCGAGGAAATGTTGATCGAATTCCATAATTTGGAAGATGATGGACAGCGAGGATTCTAATGAGCAAGCTAATTCGAAAACTTGCTAATGAAGCAAGAATAGAAGTAGGACAGCGAATTGGGTACAACGACCGTGACCGCGAAGAAGCGTTTGAAGTAGAGTTCGCCAAGCTGATTGTTCGGGAATGTGCTGGTATTTGTTTTAGTAACTGGCGTGATAATGGCGATTCTTATGGTCTTCTAATCAAAGAACATTTCGGGATTAGCGATGAATGATCAATTAGTCAGGCAACTTGCTGAACAGGCTGGGTTTAAGATTTTAACTGACGGCAGAATCGTCCCTACACTCGACCATAATGGCGAATGCGGTAGAGATTTGGAAAAGTTCGCGGAATTGATCATCAAGCAATGTGCTGAACTAACTCTTGACTACAAAAGCGAAACCTACTACAATGGCTGGTTAGATTATCGTGACGAGATTAAGAAACATTTCGGAGTTAAACAATGACACCTGAAATGATGGAGCGAATTCGTAAGGATTTCGAGAGGGAACCAGATAAGGAGACTCTTCACTGGGAAGCGTATATTGCAGGATATATGGCTGGTGTAAGGAGATTCGCTGAAAGACCTGATAGGAAAGAGATCCACGCTAAGATGGGTTATTCCAGAGTAGGATTGGGGAATGTATGAACGAACGAATTGAAGAACTATTGGGTCAGGCCTACGACGAAGCAGTGCCAGAAACTTGGACTACACTTTCTTCTGAACAATTAGGAAGGATATATGAAAAGTTTGCCGAATTGATTGTTCAGGAATGTATCGGCTGTTGTGAGCAGGTGATTAGTGATCCTGTTCCCGAAAGTGTAGATACTTGGTTGAATGGTGGCGAACAATGTATCCAAGAGATTAAGAAACATTTCGGAGTTGAAGAATGAGCATGTATTGTATTCCGAATGCACCCAAACAAAATGGGGATTTGTGGGTGGTAGTGAAAGACAATGTGGTGACTGTTCTTAATCCAGCAGGCGAATATTGGAGAAATAAGACATTCACAATAGAGCAATTCAAGCGAGAGCTCAATATCTCTTTAGCCAGTCCTTGATTTCAGGCGTACGTCCCCAATCCCATCCATTAGGCAATTCGGCCAGCCTCTTCTCATTACCAGTCTTAGGGCAATGACACCATCTTCTACCAGCAACAGTAGATTTGCCCATTCTAGCTATACTAACAAGAGTCTTAGACATAGCAGACTTCCTAGAGCCCAATGCATTACTAGGCCTACCACGCTTAGAGTCAGCCATCTTAGCCTTGGTCTCATCAGACATTACCTTACCAGTATTAGCGGCCTTGACAGCATTAACCATCCTCAACTTCTCTTCATCGGTGAAGTATTTCCAGCCCCATTTCTTCTTAACAACACACCCTTCAATAACAATAGTGCAATTGTATTGCTTCTTTAGGCGCTCAATAACAGCATCATAATTGCCAGAATCTTTGATTGTAGAGACCTTTTCCCACTCTCGACCCCATTCGTTGTAAAAAAGTTTATCGCCCTTATCGTCGGTTCTAAGCGTTCCTTGCCGCATGTAAACAGATATAAGCATACGTATTTCCTATAATTAATTAATCCTAGTATATAGGAAATGGATAGTTTTTGTGAGAAAGAAGCGTATATGTTTACGTATAGTATTATACCCCGTCTTAAACTAGTATGCACAATATTATAGCAAAGTATAGGGAATAGAGATATAGATGCACAGTATATACCCCCGTCTTAAACTTATATGCACATAGTATAAGGAAATAGGGTAACAGGTAGGAAAGTAGCACAAGCAGCCGTATATAACCATGTGCAGGTATAGGCAGCGGTAGGCTTAAGCACTCACTCCATTTGTGCAGCACACTGCTAAGCGCACACAATATTCCGTACAGCAGAACACCGCACTAAGTCAACGCAGCATTTAGTGCTACTGCTCACAGCCCAGAGTCACACTTTTGTTTCCAGTAATTGGGCAGCACAAAATGCCCACTAGCACTAAAGTGCCATGGCACAAAAGTGCCCAGGATTACAGCCAAAATAGCCACTAGCTCAGTATAGCCCATGGCTAAAAAGTGCCAATAACGCGAAAGTGCTACTAGCTCAAAAGTGCTACTTTCATCTGAAAAGTGCCACTTTCGTGCTACTCGGTCTATGGCTGAAAAGTGCTACTTGGATGGCGATTTCTGCCCATCAGCCAAAAGTGCCATGGCGATGGCTCAGAATAGCCAATAGCACTGAATAGCCACTTGGGCAGCTATTTTGTGTCCATAGCTAATCCTACCCACAAGAGGGCATGAAAGTGCTACTGTTAGTCAGAGTGGTACTTTTGTTTCCAGAGTGAATCTCCACATGATTTTGATGTTCGTGATTATACTAGAACAAAGCTCACAAGTCAACAGCTCACAGATAAGCTTACGATTTGGTTGGGTATTGTTGACATCTGTTTGGAATGGTGTACAATGGGTAGTGGGAAGATCCTGAAGTTTGCGGAATCTTGGCCTGTCCGCTCTCCACGTCCATCCCCAGTCTGCCTGTTCGAACGCATGCCCCTATTATACATGAAATTTTGGACTTGGCAACAGTTATTTGAATAAGCTTACACTCTGATTGGGTATCTGTTGTCTGTTTGTGACTTTGTGAGATAATGAAGTCTTTCAATGAGGAGTGATGTTATGTCTTTCAAGTACGGTGTGTCTTATAACTGTGAGATCGGTAATGATTGTGTGGGTGGTGCTGATGATGGATTTTATTCATTAGACATGGTCGGCAATGATTTAGACAAGATTACGGCTTATATTAAGGAGCATGAGAGTGATTCTGATTTGGTGCTTGTTCTTGATGATAATGGTGCTTTTATTGGGCAAGGTTGTTCCCAAGGTGGTGATGTTGTTGCCTACTTTGGCTACGATCACCGCGGTGATGGAGAAGTTTATCCCACAATCGTTGTGTTTGAAAATCCACAAGATTTGACAGTTATCGAATAACCTTACATTCTAGTTGGGTATTCGAAATAATCGTTGCTCAACTAGAATTTTGTGAGATAATTAAATCTTTCAACAGGAGAATGTAAATGAGAAAATATCTGTCGATTGAGTTGTATAGTGGAGAATGTGCTGAACTGTCATATGACGAGTTTATTGAGCAGATTGAGGGATGTGAGGAGATTACAGAAAATGCTCATTTCATTTCCTACAAATTTGAAGAGTATGTTGTGATTGAAGACAAAATTGCTGATTATGATGAATAAGGAGAATGTTATGTTAGATACAGTTGAGGTTGTTTCTGTAGAAGATGGTGGATTTTATCAAGACGCATATACAAGTGGCTCTACTGTAGATGTTGTGCTAAAACGTGGAAATGAGTTTGCAAAGTGCGAAGGAATTCTCATTTTTGAAGAACAGGATGATGAGTCTATGTTCGAATATTTTGAGGAGTGGAAACAAATGGCTCAATCTGGTGAAGACGGATATAGCTATTGGATTGAGTAAGCTTACAGGGGAGTTGGTTATTCAGTTGACCAACTCTCAATTCTGTGCGACAATTACATTTTAAGGAGCTGAAATGAGAGTTAAATTCTGTTTTGTAGATTCTGGTACTGGTGAAAATGATGTTGTGACTTTATCGGTTAAAAATATGTCACAATCTGAATTCGAACGTGTTTTCAATCAATACATCAATTATGGCGAAGAAGAGTCACCACTCCGTTTGGAACTAAAATCGCTAATTAATCACGGTCAAAATTGGGTAGCAACATTCACTCATCATTGTGCCTATTTCGGTCCAGTTTTGATTACCGGTATTGTTTACACGAATTTCAAATAAAAGTCAACAAGCTTACGTTCTGATTGGGTATCTGTTGCCCAATCAGAATTTTGTGAGATAATGAAGTCTTTCAACAGGAGAATGTAAAATGAAAACAAACGAAGATGTCGTGCGTGCTGAGGATTGTTTCGGTAATTTGATGTCTGCTCTGTCAGATTTGGGATTAGACCATATTAATGATGTACTGCACGATTTGCGTGCACAGATGTTTGAAGAATTGGATATCGAAGATTAAGATTTCACAACAGGACGACAGGACACCGAAGTGTCCTTTTTTGTGTTTGGGAGGTACACTTTTGTTTCCAGGATAGTTTGGAACTAGATTAGCCAACTCTGTTCCAATATCTGAACACAGACTAGCCCGTTGTCGGAATGTAAAAATCGTGTATAATAAAGGGTGGGAAGATCCCAACGTTAGCCCCAAGTATTGTTTAGCCGCTCTCGACGTCCACCCCAGTCCTGCTTTCGAATGCCTCAATTATACATCAGAATTTGATTTCGGCAACAGCGTTTGGAATGTCCTTCTGATTTGTCCTGGTATTTGTTGCCCATGTTGTCCGAATGTGAATTTGTGCTATACTGGGCGCATCACTTAACAGGAGTCTATTATGATTGAAATCGCACCAGCGCTCGCAACCGTTCACTCGGGAAATTTGCAAAAAGTTTTGTATGACAAACACCTAATCGCCGCGCTCGCCCGGCAATTGGTCGCGTCTTCTGCGGAGGGACATATCGAAATGATTTCCGATTTCCCCGGCGAATATAACACATTCGCGGACGTCGATAAAGTGATGCAATATTCAAAAGACGCCGCTGCGGATATGTTTTCGGATTTTGTAACGGAATTCCGAGACGCCGTACACGCTGAAATCCAAAAAGTCAACATCGAAGTCCGTAAAGTGAATTTCACAAAAGAATTCGTCGATGATGTGTACGCCGTAATTACATAAAAGTCAACAGTTACTGAATGTCCTTCAAAATCAGAGGGACATTCGTTGACTGAGATTTTAAATGTGTTACAATGGGCACATCACAACAAGGAGTGCTAAATGGAAGATTCTGAATTGGAAGAGCTGATCGCTCTGTGCGAAGAATTTGAATATCACAACAACCAGGAAAGTGAGTTTGACTATGCTTAAGGTCGGAGAACGCGTACAAGTGGAGAATCTGGAAGGCGTGCACACAATCGTCGGCCACGGATTCTATGAGCAAGAGCATTTTGCAACAACTTCCCCAGCATACATCATTCGGATGGATAAGGGGCAGTGGACGGAAGACCACAATGCATTCATCAACGTGATCGTTGTCCACCCTGATAATGTGACGGAGGTTTGAGATGTTTGACAATCCGTACAAACACCCACATGGAACGATTTGCGTTGTGCGAGAGGTTCATGGAAAGCCAATTGCGCTCAGGGTACTCCCTCAAGAGTATGGAACGAATTGGCCTGGTTGTTTCACCCTGCTTTTCTAAGAAAAGTCAACAGCCAAAATAATGAGCTTACAGAGCAGTTGGGTATTCGAAAAAGTTGTTGCCCAACTCTCAAATTGCACAGATAATTGAGTCATCACAAACAAAGGAGTATATGATGACAGTAGCAGAATTGATTGAGCAGTTGAAAGAGATGAACCAAGACGCTGAAGTGCATTTTGCACATGGCAGCGGAGATCATTGGCGCACAGTCGTGGCTCCCAAGGTCGACATGGTTTCTGAGGGGTATGTCAAGTACAGCGAATACCACCGGATGGACAAGATCGATGACGGCGACGAAATCGATGAGTCTGCACGGGAAGTCGTAATCTTGGAATAACAGTCTCTTTTAGTTGGGTATTCGGGTGTAACCGTTGACCGATTGCCCAACTGAGATGAGAATTGAGACATCCAAACAAAGGAGTGAAACATGATCAACATGGACGAATTCGAAGCGCTGCTAAACGAGAATAAGGAAATCACTGTTCTCGGCCGCAAGTTCGGGCAAGGGACTATCTTGCGCAAGTGCGACCCAGTTGCATTCCACGTCGAATATCACACCTACTGTGCTGCAGTAGAAGATGCGATTGAAGAAGAGTTGGAGGCTGATCGTTTTGATGAGGCATTGAAGCTGCTCAACGGCTATGTCGCTGACGGCGTCGAATTCCCTGATGCATTCTTCAAAGTGACATCTCGTTTTCCTACCATAGAACAGGAGGAATTGCAACTGGCATATGATTCACAATAATTTGACCAAACCTGTTGCCCAATAGGGCAATCTCACAGACAATTGAATTTCACAAGTTTTTAATAGTGTTCAACCTCAAGGAGAAAACCATGAACGCAACTACCAAAGCCACCATCGCCCAAGCAACCGTGAAAGCTGCTGCAGCACCGAAAGCCGTCAAAGCGAAAGCTGAGAAGGTCGCTCAAGTGATCGTCGCAAAAGCTGCTGAGACTGCAAAAGCGAAAGTCGCAGCGAAGCCAAAGGCCCCTGCTAAAGTGAAAGCAGAAGCCCCAGCAAAAGTTGAGAAGGTCGTCAAAGCTAAACCTGCTGTGAAAGCTGAAGTGACGAAGAAGGTGTCTAAGAAGGCACAAGCTCTGGAAATCATCTTGAAGAATCCAGAAGCTGGTCGTCAGAAGATCCTTGCGATGTTCCAATCTAAGCTGAGCATGTCTGCAGCACAAGCAAACACGTATTACTACTTGGTCAAGGCCTAAAAGTCAACGGTTGCTGAATACCCTTCTTAATTGAGGGGTATTTGTTGACTGAGACTCAATCTGTGCTATAATCGGCACATCGACAACTAGGAGAAACGCATGTATAATCCACTCGATCTTTTCACAGCACGTCAACTGATGCCCCAGCAAGTCAATGCCGCCATGGCTGCTGCAGAACTCAAAGTCCGTGCTCAGACAGTTCAATCTGTGATGCACGAAGCCAAATTGCCTGATCTTCCCTGCGAAGAATAACCTTACAATCTGGTAAGGTACTCGTTGCCCAGTTGTGAGATTGGGCAGATAATTGAGTCATCATTCAACAACAGGAGAAACTGAAATGATGCAAGCAGGCAAATACTATGTGGGCGACCTCTGCTACGTAATGACCGACGCAGAATGGGAACAGTTCTGTGATATCACGATCGATGGCATGAAGTGCAAAGACGGTGAGTTTGAACTGCCTGATGGCCGCAAGTTCGCAACCTATGGAACGTACTGGGGCGATGGCTGCTATTTCGATCAATATGGCAACGAATATACCGTAGACGCAGGTTTGATCGGCTGTATTCGTGTAGAAGACATTCGTGCACAGAAGTATGAGAACATCGAAGAGCTTGGCGCAATCCACGAATTCCAAACTGATTTCGTAACAGGTGGTGGACGTGCTGATTGTGGCCGCGGCGGCAAGTGGAACGGGACAATCCAATTTGGCCGCATTGCGATCGAGACAAATCCCGTAGACGAAGATGATGAGGATGACAACGATTATTGATTGAGCTTACGATCTGGTCAGGTATTGCTTGACCAGATTTCCAATCTCACAGATAATTGACTCATCAACAACAGGAGAAGTGAAATGTCAACACGCTGCATCATCGGTTATTCGGACGGTAAGATCCACGGCATGTACAGCCACTATGATGGCTACCCTGAACATGTCGGTAAGATCCTTGTACAACACCACAACAGTTTCGCTGCGATGGAAGAGATCCTCGAAGGTGGTCAAATCCGCAGCTTCGATCATGATGGCACAATCTGTCGCTTTGGACATGGTCCTATCGAAGGCGCTGAGACATTCGACAACGTCAAAGAAGTGTTGTCTAGTGGCTTTGATTATGTCTATCTGTGGTCAGATGATGGCTGTTGGAAATGTTGGGGCAAAGAACGTGGCGTAGTGAAGGAATTTGATATTCCTGGTAATCGTCCGTGGGAAGCATGAAAGATCTATTTGATTCCAACGCTGTCTATTTTATCGCATATTTTGTGGTGATGGCAGCGTTTGGACAATACATGATTCTGCGTAAGATTGCGGACTTCATTGACAACGTGAAGACTGCATTCACCAGAGCGAAGAAGGTAGTCAGGCAGAGACAACGAGCAACGGATGTCGAAGTGAAGGCAACTGAGCTTGTCGTGCAGCCTGATATCAAATTCAAAGTCAACCAGAAGGAATGTGAAAAGCAATTGAACTACATCAGGCAGCAAAGAGCTGTAGATGCAGGGATGCATGATTTGACATCGAAATTCCATAGGAAGTCAACAGTCAAATAATGTCCTTCAAGTCTGTATGGATATCGGTTGTCGAGTTGGTCTTTTGGACAGATAATAGAGTCATCACAAACAAAGGAGTATATGATGAACTATCAAGAACACGCAGCAGTCGCAGTCACATCAGTCTACGAAGCAGTGACAGATGTCCAAGTCGCAAATACAGCTCATATGTACGCAGGGACTTTGTTTGTTGCATGCACGCCACGTGATGCAGCGAAGATTGAGACCACGCTGATTGAGAATCTCAACTGCGGAGTGATTGTCAGCCGAGTTGGTCCTGAGTTCGCATTCGATTTCACAGTATAATCATGGGCAAGAAGCACATCGAAAACCCAACACAACTGGACGAGGGCGCAAAGCGCCTCGCTCATTACAACGAATGGTTGCTTGATCCCAACCGACCATTCGGAACAATCTACCCCGGCTATCAAACATCCACCAAACCTACCAAAGGAAAGAAAATGCCCTCAACAGTAATCGCAGACATGACCAAGGTGTTGACCAAAGAGAAAAAGGTCGCTATCAAGCCAGCAAAGAAGGCTGCTCGTGTATCCGATGGTCCTCGTGCAGGCAGCAAGTCCGAACTTGCTGTGGAGATCTATAAGCGTCTGAAGGGCGACAAGGCATCTGTCATTGCAGCGTTCCAGTCTGAGCTCAGCATGTCTGTTGCAGGGGCAACGACTTACTTCTACAACGCTAAGAAGGCTGCATGATGGACATCGCCACCAGCAACTACATTGATCAGCAGTTGTTCCAGGTGGCGCCACTGCCCCTGCAGGACGAGCACTACCCGCACGGATTCGATCTCCAGATCAGGACAGAGGGACGCAAGACGAACTACCTGAAGGTGACACCTGCTCAGATGAAGAAGATCGAAGACGTTCTAAGGGGCATCGGCTGTTGACCCAAGTACGCAGAGTGTGTATAGTCAGCTTTGTGCTGGATGATATAGGATTCTATTAAGCGACGCACTGCGTTCATCTGGATCTCAATGCGTCCAGCACCCCCGTCAACTTAAACTAGTATGGAGTGCATTGTGCAACATAACCCAATCCCTCGCAGCCCATTGTTTGCAACGCCTGTTGACCAGCAGTCGCTCGACGCATACATTCAGCGACTGCCAAAGAGTGACCAAGCGATGGCCTACACGGTGTCAATGATGACATTCAATTTAGCACACAAGCTAGTCAATGATGAGATGGCACTGGAAACAAACTAGCCACTAGCTGACAGAGCAGCCCTCCCAAGGCCGGAAACAAAATAGCCCATGGGGGGTGTTTTGGAAACGCAAGTACTATACGTGCGGAGGGTATTAGAAAGTCCCGGGGAATCTCTATTCCAATCCGGTTTCTAATAGAGTCGTTTTCTAAAAATTTTTGTGCGGGAAACGTGCTGAAAAAGGTCTCCCCATATTTCTGGGGATATCATCATAGAAACATTCGATAGTTGCACCAAAAACTATCCGGATTCCAGATAAAGTTGATCTCAAAAATTTTTCCGCAGAAAATCTCAATTCAAATCCGGTTTCTAGGAAAGCGGATGTCTAAAAATTTTTTGCGGAAAAACGCGCTAAAAAGGGTCGTTTATGAGTTGTAATGGATATGTGTCACTTCCTGCATTCAAGGTGCGTGATGCATGTAATGCATATTTGCAGAGGCGTGAAGATCGGATTCTGCGTGAGCGGGAACCCATCATTCAATCATTCAGTCAGCCAAGGTTTTTCGGTCTTTTGCGTCCGCGTACAAGAGAAGAGGCTATCAGAGCTGCTAAGGCGGACGGGTTCATTTCTGATTATGATGAAATCTGGATGCGCGGTCGCTACTATGCTGTTCGTGTAGAAGAAGTGCTGCACATGGCTAAAGTTGCTGTTGATAATCGAGTTGAGTTTGTTCAGGTGTCTTCTGAGGTACTTGAAAGCATTGGTAATGATTTGATGAAGAAGGGAAATCAATAATGTTTGCGTATTCCATCCAATTTGACAATCCTGAATTAATCGAGTACAATCGAAAAACGTTCAGTGCATACAATGTCGGTGATAAGGTAATGATCGACGATGGTGATGGCCGGACGTATTTTGGTGTCGTACATGGTTTCGCCTATAATAGTGTAGGCGAGATGGTATTGTACGTCAATATGATTGGTATGAGTGAAATTCGGTCGTACCATCCTTGTAATGTAAAGGTGATTTGAAAATGAGTGAAAAGAAGTATACAGTGTTTTCGTTGTCTAAGGGTAACGACGCATACATCGGTCTGACATCGAATATCAAGAACGCATTGAGTGTATATCGCCAACGCGCTACAAACCCGAAAGCAGATCAATACAATAGCCGACACTTTACGCGCGTTCGTGAAATCGGCGGATATGATGCATTGTCATTGAATATCATCGGCGAATTCAATACGCGCGCAGAAGGATACGACATGCAAATGCATCAGCTGAACAATACTGACCCATCGCTGAATACGCTGTTCAAAAATCTCGATGAATACCGCAGTTGATCTGAAGGAAATGTATATTCGAGCGCTCAAGGCTTTTAAACACAAAAAGCCAGCGCTCGACCAAGTATACAATGACCTCACTAAGGCCCTGATGAGAAAAGAGATTTCAAAGACTGACTATGAATATGTTAGACAATTTGGAAAATCTATCTCTAGCTGAGATCATCGATAACCCAATTACATACTGCATTGCACTTGCATTAATTTGCGGTGCATGCTTCTTCCTCGGCTTTCTTATCGGTACGTTCCTGTGAAAAACATCGCCATCTTCTCAGACTTCGAATTCGACCACATCACACCAGATATCAGCGAGCAAGCACGCGCATCTGCATGGGAGCTGTGGAGAGACGATCTCGACGACAAACAGCTTTCTAAAGTCGCTCTGCTGACCGGAGCAAATAGCATCCTCTACTACTTCGGAAGCAAGGTGCTACTCACTGACGTTCAGTGGGACGAAGAACAGAAGTGCTTCCTGTGGGAAGTTGAATTTGACCAAACCAGTTGACGTTTTCCTGAAAAGAACTATAATGACAGTTCTTTAATTAACTTTGTAAGGAAATCGAAATGGCTCACATGGTCGAAACAATGGCATATGCAGGTGAAACCCCATGGCACGGACTCGGTGTACAAGTACCGGCTGATCTATCACCCGCGCAAATGTTGGAAAAAGCAGGACTTGATTGGACTGTAGAGAAGATTCCTGCGTTTGCTGAGATTGGTGGAAAAAAAACCAGCGTCGGGTGGTCTGCGCTTGTCCGTAATACTGATGAGCAGATGCTTAGTGTGGTTTCCAATGATTGGAATCCAGTGCAGAACCATGAGGCATTTGAATTCTTCCATGAATATTGCGCTGCTGGTGATATGGAAATGCATACTGCTGGTTCACTGCGCAACGGCCAGATCGTATGGGGTCTCGCCAAGGTGAAAGAATCGTTTGAATTGTTCAAAGGCGACCAAGTTGACTCATATTTGCTGTTTACTAACCCTCATAAGTTCGGCCAATCGATCGACGTCCGCTTTACACCAATTCGCGTCGTATGTAATAACACATTGACGCTGTCTCTTTCCAAATCCGAAGAGCGCATGGTCAAGAAAAGCCACCGTACAGAGTTTGATGCTGCTTTGGTCAAAGAGCAACTCGGTATTGCAACCGATAAGCTCGCAAAATACAAGGAAATGGCTGAATTCTTGGGCAGCAAGCGCTATACTAACGGCTCAATGACTGAGTATTTTAATAAAATCTTCCCTGTTATCGCATATAATAAGGAAAAAGGCGCGCAGCGTAAGGAAATATCTAAGTCTGCCACACGTGCAATGGAAATTGTATCGACACAGCCTGGTGCTCAGTTCGCTGAAGGATCGTTCTGGCAACTGTTCAATGCAGTGACATACCTGACAGACCACGAAATCGGTCGCTCAGCAGACACTCGCTTGCAATCTGCATGGTTTGGTCCTAATAAGAACCTGAAGATCAAAGCGCTGGAAACAGCAGTTGAAATGGCGGAGATGGCATAATGAAACTAGAATTCACAAAAGTGAAGCACACCAAGACCAATCGGTTGTTGGAAATGCTGCAGGATGGCGAGCGAGGCAATATGGATTACTTCGCAAAGAAGCTGGGGACGAATAATGATGTGGTTCGAGGGCTGATTTGCCTCTTACGTAAACGTGGATATAAAATCTTCAATCGTGTAGTCGAGGGAACTACTAGACAAACGCAGTACTTCTTGGTCAAGCGTGGCATGCAGGAGCAACTTGTAATCAACAAAGTTCACCACACAATGGATGTGCCACACGGAACACATTTGTTGAAAGTTAGTTGATTTTCATTAGTAGTCGACTATATAATGGGGTCAGGATGCAATGTCCTTGACCCCTTTTCTGTCTTTAATACTAGGATGCTAGACAGACGTCCGTAACAATTAGGAGTATGTAATGATGTACAAAAATCAATTCGTCGCCGCTGTCAAATCCGGCAATAAAGTTCTTCGTGAAGTGGGCGATACCGTCTACCTTCCATTCGGATGCGAGTATTCCATCCTTCTCAAAAACCTCAATATCGTTCGAGCAGAAGCGCGGATCACGATCGATGGTGAAGATGTCCTCGGTGGCAACTCGATTGTTGTCAATCCGAATTCCGATCTCGAACTAGAGCGTTTCTTGAAAGACCTTTCCAAGGGCAATCGATTCAAATTCATCGAACGTACATCCTCTGTAGAACAACATCGAGGTGTTGGTGCAGGAGATGGACTGATTCGAATTGAATGGCAGTATGAGAAGCCACGCCCAATCTATACCGTCCGCCCTGATCCGTTTTCCAGCACGCTGTGGGGCAACAATAACTCACCATGGATCCGAGCGTCTGGTGCGACATATAACGTCAATGGTGCGCTACGTGGCGTCGATATGTCGAATGGCGATAGCACAAGAGCATATGCCGCTTCTGCAACCAACGCTACATTGCAGAATATGGGAATCACAGCTCAGGCTGCTTCATTCCATGACGGGATGGCAACTATGGACTGGGCCGAACTGAAACAATCAACAAATGATGTCGGCATCACCGTTCCAGGCTCGTTATCGGATCAGAAGTTTGCCACCGTTGCTTCGTTCCCGCTTGAAGACCAAAAGCACGTGATTGTGTTGCAACTCAAGGGCGAAACAGAGTATAATAAGGTTACTGCACCTGTTACCGTAAAAGCCAAACCCAAGTGTGTAACTTGTGGTAAGGTAAATAAGGCAACAGCTAAATTTTGTTCCAATTGCGGAACTGCATTAGAAATCGTTTAAACATATACCATGATCCTGACAAAATCAAATAGACGCAACGGCATGGCCGCTCGCAAAGACGGCCTCAGAAGCATGTGGTGCGGCCGTTGCGATCGTGATGTTGTTGGTGATTATGGTAAGTGTGGAGCTTGTGGTTACTCCCGCAAAAAGGAAAAAAAGAAAATTCCTAGGTTGGAGAAGCTCGAGGAATTGTTGTAATCCCTTCAAAGCGAAGGACTTCTGGACGCGGGTTCGACTCCCGCCAGGTCCACCAAAAGGATTTTCAATGGATCAGTGGGATGATTATTTTCCTCCCTTAAATTTGTGGAACTACAGCCTACATTGGCAGTGGATCGATACTGATTCGGAAAATCCTTCTGATGGGCCTGCCATGGTTTCGACAGGGGTAGATAGTAGAGACGGCAACACGGTAGGCGATGACCGTAAATCAAGCGAAATCTATAAATGCAAACGATGAAGCATTTTTGATGGCTGCCTAATAGGCCCCATCTGAGTTTTGCTGGTTGAACTTGGAAACAGAATCAACCAGCACTAATTTAAGGAGTAAAAATTGCTTAGAGTTGCACATACCGAATTCATCGGTCCAGCAGTTCTAACCAAGCCGATAGACGACAGTCTGTTTACTTGGGAGAACATCCAATATTTTGATAATGATGGCTTCCAGTTAAGCAAACTTGAACAAGAATTCTACAAAGCGAATGGCGTAGAGCTCAACTACATTAATGGTGTGTGGGGAGCACAAACGCCATGGTTTGTCGGCAACGATCCACACTTTGTAGTCGACCACAGCATGCTAATCACAAGATGCTGTTATAGCGGAGAGGCGCTGGCTCAGATCAAGCGATTTGCTACGCCAGATAAGTTTCCGTATCTGATGAAGTACACGATGATTCGCCCTAAATGGGGAATCGACTTTGCACTCGAGTATTTCAATAAGGACAACTTTCTAGAAGTGCTCCATCTTGAGTTGGATTTCCATGACATTGGTACTGCACGGACGATCAAAGGATTTTATGAACACCGAATCGTCACTACTGATTGGAATGAATTCGTCCTCAGCCTAATTGACCTCAAAGATCAATGGGACATTCTTGAGGGGATCGAGCGTAATGATTGGAAAGCTCGATTCTGGGGAATGTCGAAGGCTGAAAACATTCTCAAAGTTGTATAAGCTATATAATATACACGTTGCCCATTAGAGGCCCTGTATGGTTTTGCAGTACCATCAAAGAAACTGCTACATTACACACACAATAGGAGACACATATGTCCAAAACACCATACGAGATCCGTCTCGATCTTCTCAAGATCGCTCAAGATCAAATGAACCAACGTTATTACAATGATCTACAGATCAAAACACATAACGCCACAGTGAGTAACACTCCAATCAACGAGGTTCCAGAATTTCCAGATGCTAGCAAACTTCTATTAGAAGCGGAAATCCTCAAGGGCTTTGTAGATAGAGGCTAAACGCCCGTGGGTATAACTGCTTATACTACCGGCAGGAATATTGTCGGTATAAGTAATTATACCCAATTAATATGATTGAAATCTAATGTCACTCATCCCGCAAGATAAACTAGCAACCGATTTCTGGCAACACGAATGTGAAGCAAAAGAAGGTGCTGTTGTTTATAACGAAAAGGGCAAGTCCTGCCCATATTGCTCGGCAACCGAGCCCAAGCCAACCAAGTAAGGCTTGTCAACCCCATTGATTCGTTGATGCTGCTTTAGTGGCAGTACAATTGCCTGTCGACTTTTTTAAAATGTCGTGGTATAATAACGAATCTGACCAGGAGGTGCAAACATGCATACTACAGCTTCAAATGCTGTCGATAGGACTGTGATACAACTAATCCGAGCTACGTGCTTTGTGATTGGTGTATGTGTGGTAATATCTGCTTTAAACTTCGCCATTAACTACCGTACTGAGAATACAGTTACGCCAGTAGTTAATACATCTGCAAGAGAAATAGAAACCCAGCTGACTTGCCTAGCACGCAATATCTATTGGGAAGCTGCAGGCGAGCCTTTTGAAGGTAAGGTCGCTGTAGCACAAGTTACGATGAATCGTATGGCGAGTGGTAAATTCCCAGACACAGTCTGTGGTGTTGTCCACCAGAAGACGACTGTATATAATAAGATCGTCTGTCAATTCTCGTGGCTATGTGAAAACAACTATCGCACGAAGACTGTCCATCGCAAGATGTATCAGGAAAGCGAGGAGGTTGCTAAGATGGTGATGTTGGAAGGGTTCCGTCTAAAGACCTTGGACAATGCCCTGTACTACCACGCCGATTATGTCAACCCACGTTGGAACAAAGATAAGGTCACGCAAATTGGCCGTCATATTTTCTATAAGGACAAGAGCAATGGATAAGTTGGAATCGATCAAAGAGTATCTACGTCATATCTCTACTGAGACTATTGGTTGGCTTGCAGTCATCCTGATTCACTGTAGTACTGTTCCACCAATCCTTTCTCTTCTGCTCGGCGTATCAGACCACCTACCTTCGATTGATGTGGTAGCGTTTATGTGGTTCGGTTTAATCTTGCTTTTCATCAAAGCTCTGATCACCAAAGATATGTTGAATGTTATTACTATTGGCGTTGGGTTCATCTTCCAAGCCATGCTACTCGGACTATTAGTATTCAAATAATGGAAGAACAAATCAATCAACTCATCAACGTCCAGGATTTCCTTCAAAAGATTGAACAAATCGCTGTTGAAAAACGACTGGATTACATGGATGCTGTACTGTGGTACTGTTCCAACTCTGGACTTGAAATTGAAACTGCAGCTGAACTGATACGCAAGAATGCTAAGATGAAGGCACGTATTAAAAACGATGCTGAGAATAGCGGATACTTGCCGAAGACGGCGAAGCTGCCTATTTAATAATTAATATGAATGGTTATGAAGCGTACAAATTATACGTTGCGATGAAGAACCATTTCAATTCTCAAACATACGACTTTTTTAAGTATGGTGGGAAAACTCGAGCGAGCTTGGCGGCGTTCGAGAAACGAAATGACAAACACTTCTTCAACGTCCTTGCTAAACACAAGGACTGCCAGAATTACATACTTGCAAACATTGTCGAAGGTGGCCCAGATCTTTGGGTCGGCGACATTGCAAATGAACAACAGGCTGAGAGCAACTACTTGAGATGGAAGGCCCGTACGGAATCTATGACGTACAACTTTACCAACGATCTTGATCAGTTGCTCACAGACTACGATGACAACCTGAAGGTGAATGATGGTCAACATCCACACCTTCTGAAGTTGGTAATACAAAAATCAATATCACTAGAAACGCTGGTCATCCTAAACGACCTATGCGGTTTCTTCAAGTATTGGTCACGTAATATTACCGACCCTGTTGTGTGGCCGCGATATAAGATGCTTGCAAAAAAGTATCGGCCATTCGTTCCTTTTGACCCACAAAAGACGAAGAAAATTGTGATTGATAAGTTTAAAACCTAGTGTAGGGAAGCTATATACTAGACATATCATGCTTATGTGAATACACAACGTTTATATACCGTTACATTTTTAATACACCGTAATACAAGGAAATACATCTATGGCAATCGATTTCAATGCCCTCAAAACAAACCGCAAGTCTCTTACAGACAAGTTGGTATCAGAAGTTCAGAAACTGAACGCACCTGCCTCAGGCAACTCCCAAGACGAAGACAAATACTGGAAACCAGAAGTTGACAAAGCTGGTAATGGCTATGCTATTATCCGTTTCTTGCCAGCTCCAGGTGGTGAAGACCTTCCATATGTCCGTATCTTCGACCACGGCTTCCAAGGCCCAGGCGGATGGTACATTGAGAAGTCTTTGACTACACTCAACCAAAAAGATCCAGTGTCTGAGTACAATTCACAACTGTGGAACTCTGGCATCGAAGCAAACAAAGACCTTGTTCGCAAATATAAGCGTCGTCTGTCGTTCACTTCCAACATCTATGTTGTTAAGGATCCAGCTCATCCAGAAAACGAAGGTAAAGTATTCTTGTTCAAGTATGGCAAGAAGATCTGGGACAAGATCGAACTCGCTATGAACCCAGAGTTCGAAGACGAGCAAAAGATCAACCCATTCGATTTGTGGGAAGGTGCTAACTTCAAGTTGAAGATCCGCAACGTTGAAGGCTACCGTAACTACGACAAGTCTGAATTCGAAGGCGCTGCTCCATTGTTTGCGAGCGACGAAGATCTCGAAGCAGTTTGGAAACAAGAGCACTCACTCGCTGAGTTGGTCGATCCAAAGAACTTCAAGACCTATGACGAATTGAAGACTCGTCTGAACCGTGCTCTCGGTTTGGACGGTGGCGCAGCTCAACCACGCACTACAGCTGAGTCTGCAAAGACAACAACAGCTCCATGGGACGAGGAACCAGCAGCCGCGGCAGCTCCAGCATTTAAAACAGCTGCAGCAAGACCAGCTCCAGCAGCAACAGAAGACGACGATGACGAATCGCTCGCATTCTTCAAGAAGCTAGCTGAAGAGTAAAAAGTAAGGCCCCTTTCGGGGCCTTTTTTATTGGAATGTTGGAATTGCTCCGCCCGTCTTATACCACGGCTGACCGAAAGAGTGTTTCTCTTTGTATATGCTGACTGGTGGTACTGATGGAGGCGTCTTCGAGCTGTTGCCGCCTGTAGGAGTAGATGGTGCTGCTGGTGATGCTGCAACAGCATTGCCAGGCAGGCTATCAAAGTTACCAGTAAACATATTGCTAAAGTCGTTGAACCCTCTAATCGTTTCCTGGAACCCTTGCAAGGCTGCAATCTGATCGTCCTTCAGTCCCATACTCTTCAAACTTCTAGTTTGAATCATCATCGGGGTGTCCGGAACGCCAGCAGCAGTCGCCCCTGCAGTAACGGCCATTGGGCTATTGACGTTACCTACATCGATGCCGGACCCGGACGCCACTGTCTTAGCATAGTTTGCGATCTCGACTGGGTTGGTCGAGGTATGCCACTGCTTTAGGCCTTGAGCGATTGTCAGGTTAGCGTACAAGGGTCTTTCCCACTGACGACGTTGAGCCATTAAGCCAGCTTGCTTAGAAGGAAATCTTGCAAATTGACCGCCGTCCGATGCTGTGTCGCCTGGTGCCCCGCCAAATTCCTTCATCCAGTTTGCAAACTTCAAGTTGCCTGGGTTGTTATTTCTAAACGACATCGACCCAGGATACCAACCTTCAGCTTTTGCCTGGCCACCAAGGATTTGCGATTTCTCTTCTTCTGTCAGATCGCTGAATTTCAAAGTTAGCAGCGATCTGCGTGCTTCACCTGAAGCCTCTGGCTGCAAACCAGAAGGTGTTTCGGTTGGCTTTGCGTTGTTTGTCTGAGGGGTCGGAGTTGTGTCGGTCTCTGTTATGCTAGCACCAGTTGTTTTCGGTGTACGTAGTTTTCCAGCCGCATATGATGAAGCAGCAGTAACGCCAAATCCAACAGCAGCCGCACCAGCTGGCGTAATGAACGGGGTAAGAGCTGCAGAACCGATCGATCCAACAAGCCCCATAGCCTCCATACCAGCAGCAGCGTAATCGCCATTCTCGATATCATCATATATCTGCGGAAGCGTCATAGCGACATTCAATGCGCCGAGAAGTTTACCACCATATTTCGAAAATATCGATCCTGCTTGTTTACCAGCATCGCCAACGGCACTGACAGCTTCCTTGACTCTTACGCCAGCCTTTTCCATCGATGTGAGTTGGCCATTGGCAAGACGGTCCATCTTTGCCTGCTGAGCTACCGAACGTCCACCAGCATCGCCTGGGATGACAATACCACCAGCAGTCATTCTTTCCCCGACACGTAGAGGGGATGATGGAGCATTAGTGGGAACTTGCCATGGGGCAGCTGTTGCGGCAGCAGGTGCCGATGGCGTTACTGCTTGAGCTGCGTTGGCCGCACGGGCCGCGCCTAGTCTGTTGAGAGCGCCGACTCCCTTGTAGCTGCCATATAATCCAGCTCCAAGTGTCGCGAGCCCAATCGATTCCTCGGAATATTGTTCGCCACCAAAGAATCCGCCAACACCGCCAAGGACACCACCAGTCCAACCGCCCATCTTTTTACCTGCCAAGAACCCCATAGAGGCACCTGTCATGCCACCAAGGTTTTTCTTATTCAGTGGAAGATCTTTACCAGCAGCATCAGTGCCGACGCCGAGTCCTTCTTTGACGTATTTGGAGATGGTAGGACTGAGGTCTGCAAATGCTTCCTTGACGCCTTGAACGATTGCACCACCAACTGCTGTCCCTACATCCTTGGCTGTTTCTTTGATTTGGGTATTGAGCTGTTTGGACAATTCATCAGATGATGGCAACCCAGCGCCCTTAAGAAAATCTTCAAGGAAGTTCTTAATCTCGTCCTTATTTTTGTATATCAAACCACCAGCTGCAACGCCAAGACCAGCCTTAGCGATGGTGCCTAGGTTGCCAGACAACAGGTCTCCGAGGGACGATAGCATCCCTCCCTTATCACCTGCCTTCTCGTTCTTATTGTCGTTTGCGAACAAGGATCCGAGTGAGGATGGGGAAGATGCATATGGACGGTTGTCGCCAGCATTTTTTGATATTTGGTTTTGCGCTTTTAGTTGCGCAGTGCTGAGACTACGAATATCTTTAAGTAGCGCATTCATGGAACGAAGTTGTGCATTCATCCCACTGAGACTGCTTGCTGTAGTCTTGCTTACTTTCTTGATATCGACGACGTCGTCTTTTTGCTTTTTGTCTGTCGACTTGCTTCCACTACCTTGTTGCTTCTTATACTCAGCAACAGTCTGTCTGATAATGGGGCCCACACCTAAACCCAGCTTATACAGCGATCCACGTGGATCGAATTGATCCATGACAGCTTCTTTAGCTGTTCTGGCTGCTCCCGTTACCGTCTTTCTGGTACCTTGTGCTGCTGCGTCTAGTATGTTGGCCATTTGTTATTTTTGTTTCTTATTGTTAAGCCGTTCGGTCTCTTGCTCTAAGTAATCTTTCAATAAGTCTACGTAGATATCTCTTTCATATGGTATCATGTCCTCAAAGTCACGAATTGAGTAGTGATGATGCTGAGCCAAGTTAAAAAGCAACTGGTAGTAGTTGCTTATCGTGTTGTGGCTCAGCCCAATATAAAAAAATCATTGAGGTTTTGTAAGACCACTTTCTTTTCTACACCGTTGCTATTTGTATACGAAGTTTCGTAGTGTAGTTTCGGCATCGTTTCTAAAAACTTCTGAATCTCTTTGAATGTAGTGACGTCTAGAGATGTAATGAAATCTACCAACTCTTCGTCAGTGTAATCTTTAGTATCATATACTTCATTTTCGTCGTATACTTTATCGATACAGTACTTGATTACTTCAAAATATAAGTCAACTTCAGATGAAGCCTGTTCGACTGCTTTAAGCATGTCGGTCTTAGGATAACGCAAAACTAATCCGAGCTGATCGTTGATCTTGATATTTGAGTTGTGGTCGGGATTATTGATAATCTCAACTTTGTCAAGATCGATTTGTAGTTTATAATCTTGATCATCGTCTGGATCGCGGTACGTTACATCGATTACGTTGTTGATTGAACGACCACGTAGCTTGATGAACAGGTATTCGAGATCGAATGTTGCTAGCTTGTCAACATCCACAGTATCCAACAGACAATTATTAACGACTTGTTTGATAGCCAATACTACGTCCCTAGTGTTGCCGGTAGTTTGTGCTGTAAGTAAGATCTTTTCCTCTTTGACGAGGAACGGACGCATCTTGACTTTTGTTTTGGATGAAGGAATAACAACTTCAAAGATAGGATAATTAATTTTAGGAAGACTCATTTTCACCTCAGTTAATAGTTAAGTCGGTTTGGTAATAAAGAACGCAATAATGTAGATCCAGAATTGACCACATTGAGTACGTCGTTGACGTTGCGTGGACTCTTGACGGAAGTAATAGTTTGCAGGACGGACGCACCCTTCATCACATTATCGAATAGTGATGCGTTTTGTGATGCGAGCGTTTGGCGGCTTGGCTCGCGTAGTTGTAGTTCGAGACTGCCATCATATGCCCAATGTGAGTATGTAAATGTTACAGGAATACGTACCAGGTCGTTGACACTAGACCAGTCTCTTTGGATTTCACCCAAAAACATAGGATATGCGTTGTATAGTTTGACAACACCAATCTTTTGTTGTACCTCATCGTATGTTACGATGTCGATTGTTGTCTTGTATGAGTCACGGTAGCTGAGCTCGAATGGTTTGCCATAAAAAGAGTCCAACGCTACGCCAGCCTGCGGCATGTTATCAAACCCTATGATAGCGCTCATCCAAACATAGAAGAACTGGTGGATAATGCCGCGAGCATCTCCGATGAACGAAACGGTTACATCGTTGAATCCTGCTGAATATGGTTTCTTTTCAAGAGGGCCGACTCCATGACGTCTAACTGATGAGGTCATTAGTTGGATACCAGGCTGATTTACACGCTCAGCACGCAAAGTGACTAGTTGCGACAACAGTGCACCAGCGTCAGGCACAACCCCTCCGAAAAGATTGGGAGGCGTTAGTCCGACGTATGTTAGGTTTGGCTTCTCGATCCCCCACTTACGAACGCCGGCTCTTACGCCTTCGGACGCTCTAGCGAAAGGTTCAGCAGAACGTTTTTCGCTAGTGGTTTGTTTGAGACCAAAAACTTGGTTGGCAGCACCACCCAGTAGGCCTAGTGTGCCTAGAATTTGTTGGTTGCGGTCGTTGAGGGATGCCATTATCTCTTTCTAATGATTCGTCTGCTGTCTTCGTGAACTTGCGATGTCGATGCTTTCTGGAATCTTTCCAACGGCAGGAATAGAGCGATACTCCACTCAGTTGCTGGGATTGGTACAAGGTTAGACGCCAATCCCTTATTTAGGTAGTGTTTCACGCATGGCTGGAAGTAACGATTCTTCGAAGCGCTTTGTAGGATTGCATAAGACAGTTGCAGTTTCGTTTTAGGATCCTTTGTGTCGCCAGTGGCCACAGTCATTAGCTGATCCATCAGTGCTGCTCTCATCGTGTGAGGAAGGTAATGCATGTTTATTCCCCACATTCCTGTGCTGTCCACGTGGAAAGGAAACACTAGAGGATACTTGTCCCAATATGGCAGATCCTTTGCTGTCGTTGCCTGATATTGGAACAACAACATTTGTCCGATGATTGAGTTCGACGGCACGCCTTTTTGAACAACGGCTGGCGCAGACTTGATGACGGTCCTTGCATTCTTCATAGCCGAAGTTGCTGTCGTCTGCACCCACTTGCGCGCCTCTGTGGTACGTGTAGGAATCGTCGATGAGTCGACGTTCTTTTTCAATAATGATGCAAATACACCAGTAGCCATATTAAATTCCTAGATGTTGTTCAGTTAGGATGCGAAACTTCCATGCCTTCTTGAGGCAGAACTCTTCCGCTGCTTGCCATTTAGCAGAATTAACACCCCACGTCATGACTTCGTTGATGTATTGTTTGGTTTTTCTTTTTTGAACGACGGGCGGCTGTGTCTGCTTCTTTGGTTTGATTTCGATAACCAGTGTTTCGACGTTACCATCTCTGTTCCTTTGCTTGATCCAGAAATCGGGAAAATAACGGTGAACGCGCCCGTCGACTGGTGATATGTATGGGATGCAGAATTCCTCGCTCGACCATTCCAACACGTCTGGGTGAGCGTCTAAATATATCATAAATTTTAATTCCCACGACGACCTGAAAACGATGCCAGAAGGATCGCCTTTATATTTTGTCGGATTCTTGGGACGGAAACTTCCCTTGTAACTTTTACTCATATAGAATATTTATCTAACATGGCAAACAAATATACGCAGTATGGAGCAGTAGTTGCTGGCGCAACTGCCATTCCGGCTGTATTTAAGGGCGTGGGTGCTGCTACTGATGCATTCAAAGCGTCAAATGCTCTGACTGCTGGTACGGATGTGTCGGGAGCAATGGGTGCTGCTGCTGATGCTGGTACGTCGGCGATGAGCTCTGCATTTAGTTCCACACTCAACAACCCAGCATTCCTAACTAGCGTCGGGGTGGGATTAGTGGGATTGGCTCTTGGGTCTGGATCTAAGATCCCCTCGCTCAATCTACCAAACCTTGCTGCGACAGCAGCAGTCGGGCTTAGCGTCAGCGCCTTACTCAAACAAGGTAAAGCGGCAGCAGCGTCGGCGGAACAAGCATCGATGGCGCGCGGTGGTTCGCTGACATCGCCATCGAACTTCAAGACGTCTGCTGCGATGGATCCTAATATCGCTGTTATGAACGAACGCGAAAAAGGAAAGACGCTGCAACTGACATTTCCGAAATCACTTAGCCCTGATTATTGGATGCGGTTTTCGGTACGCAAGTATGATCGCAAGTCGTCGCAGTCGAATGCATCCAGCACATTGTCTGATTTCCACACCATGATTAAATTGCCGTTGCCCAACAACCTTGTAGATGCCATCAAAATATCATATCAAGAATTAGGCATGGGGATGTTCGGAGGTCCGATGCTCGACATTGCAGACGATGCATATAAGGCATTCCAATCCAATGGTGGATCTATGGGCAGTAAGTTCGGAAGCGCCGCGCAGGCCGGAGTTGGCGGAATGGCTAAACTGCTTAGCGATGATAATGTCAAAGCAGCCTTGGCGCGTAAATTGATTACGAACTCCACTATGGGTGCAGCATTTGACATGATAACTGGAAATGCGCCAAACCCACACATGGCCATATCATTCAATGGTGTCAACCTCAAAAAGCACTCTTATACTTGGAGATTTTCTCCCGACAACTATGCTGAAAGTAAGGAACTCGAAAACATCATTCGTAACCTTCAGGCTGCAGCTCTGCCAGGCATCGAAGGTGAATATGCTCTACTGTTGAAATTTCCTGATATTGTTATCGTGGAAATGAATCCCAGCAACTTGATCCCTTTCAAACCATGTGTGATCGACTCGGTTGGTATTAACTATGCACCGAATGGCGTTCCTTCCTTCTTTAGAGCATACGATACATCTGCAGACGATGGTAAGAGATATCCAACAGAAGTCGAGATGACCATAATTCTCCGTGAAATGGATATCCACACAAGCGCGATGCCTTTCTACTCGGAGACACGTCAAGGGCAGAATGATTACTATGAAGGTGAGGCTCCATCCTCAGCTGTCCAAACATCAGAAGCCACTCAATTGAGTGATCTCAAACCAACAACGGCTTAATATGGCTCGATATTTCGAAAACTTCAACACAGCACAATACAACGACGAAATTTGTCGCAATATTACTCACCGTGCGGGCATTACACGCGATGTGATGAATCGTACTTCTGTGTTTTATCCATACCAGACTAAGGAAGGCGAGCGTCCTGATACGCTGTCGCACCTATACTATGAAGATTCGATGATGGAGTGGTTGGTGTTCTTCGCCAACGGTATCATCGACCCATATTATGGGTGGTATTTGTCTGGCGACCAATTCAACCAATACATCATCAGTAAGTATGGCTCGCTTGCTGAAGCGCAACTTAAAACACATCACTACCAAGTTAATTGGGTGGGTGATGATACTAAGCTAACAATCTCAGCATACGAAGGCCTCCAAAGTGTAGCTCCGATTAACCTTAAGCGGTACTGGGCTCCGGTATTAAATGAATATGGTAGTGTTGTGTTCTATCAACGTGCCCAATTAGATCTTACAGTGACGACAAACCGCATAACACAATTCACGGTGGCGTCGTCGGCTGGATTTGAGGTTGGTGAGTTAGTCAGCCAGCTCAGTGGCGACACAGTAGTAGGTTATGGAGAAATCGTCGCTCTAGATACTGGAAGCATTGTGATCAAGAACGTCAATGGGTTATTCGGCGCCGGTGTGGCAATTACTGGGTTTAGCTCAGGAACACAAGCAACACCAATAACCGTCACGGTGCTAACGGAAAACATTCCTACAGTAGAGCAAATATACTGGAGATCGGTGTCGATATATGACTTTGAAGAGTTGTTAAATGAGCAACGCAAGACTGTTAAACTTATCGATAAGAGATATGCAGAGCAAGCTCAACTCAACCTACAAGCTGTGATGGGATAACATGGCAGAACAAAACGTACTCGGCCGTGCAATTATCAAAGAAGCTGTCATTTATAATGGTGATGGCGTTTCGTTGTCGGTTACAGATAATTTGATATCGGTGCAAATACATGAGGACATCTATAATCCTTTTGTTAGTTGCGAAATGATGCTGTTTGATTATGACAGCCTTGCAAAGAAGTTTCCTCTAGTTGGCGAAGAGTTCTTTAGATTCGCATATCAAAGCGTCGATGGTAAGATTGTAACTTATGAGTTCTTTTTAGGAACCAAGGACACGGCCGGCATGACCGAGCTCAACTCCGCTAAGGGCTATGTTTTACGTGGAGTTACTAAGGAGCGCGCATTCGATACAGCGAAGACTGTATCGCGCGCATATACTGGTACATATGCAAGTATCGCTGGCCAAATATTCGACGACTACATCAAACTAGATGCTGATGGTCATATGTTCAATTTTGAACCAAGCCGCGGCGTTGGTAGATTTGTCGTTCCGCAACTAAGTCCGCTGGCGGCCATCGACTTCTGTCGAGGCAGATCTGTTGCGACAGGAGAATCTCGTACGCCATTTACGTTTTTCCGCAGCTCAGAAGGCTATTCATTCACGTCGCTAAGTGGTCTGTTTAATAGACAAGGTTCACAACCATCTGCTTCAATAACTCACACATATGCAGCAAGACAGATGCCAGCCGAATATGATGAGCAACTTGCTAATGGTGTTAAAGTCGATATTATTAGCTTCGATATTGCATCGTTCTACGATACGACTGATAAAATTGACTCAGGTGCATTTAATACAGATTCATATTCATTCGACCTAACGACCAAGGCATTCGTGCTCAATAAGAGGTTCAACCTTGTCGATGATGGTAACAAATTCCAGCTTGGTGGTCAAGGATACAACAACCGTGCTAGTTTTGCAGAGACGTTTGCCAATACAAGATGTGTAGCATACTATGTTCCTACTGACTGCTCATGGGAGCTGAACGACTCACAGAGCACACAAAAAGATCTATATTCTGAATATGTCGGTGAAATGAAAGCGTATGCTAACTTGCTAACTGAGTACAACATCCACTACACGATATACGGCGATTCGAATGTGACTGCAGGGCAAGTTATGAAGATCAACGTTCCACAGTCACGCGAGATCGCAGCCAAAGGCGAAGGCAAGAGCACTACAGATAAGATGTATTCTGGATCGTTCTTGTGTGCTCGAGTGGTACATACATTCAGTTTCAATGAAAACGTGGACTATTATGTCCACATTAGTGCCGTAAATGGCGCGCGCAATTATAGTATTGAGGATATCAGAACATGAGTGAAATGGGTAAGATGGGGTTTGTGTGGTGGTTTGGCGTCGTTGAAGATGTCATGGATCCGCTGCAGCTCGGCCGTGTTAAGGTGCGCGTGTATCATTTTTATTCGATGAATAATTCTTTGCTGCCTACGGAAGATCTGCCTTGGGCTCATATAGTGATGCCAACCACCAGCGCTAGCTATCAAGGTAAGGGTTGGAGTCCTACGTTCATTCGTCCTGATAGTACAGTGTTTGGATTCTTCGTTGATGGTCCTCAAGGCCAAATGCCGATTGTGTTAGGAACTTATCCTGGCATTCCGCAACCGAATCCAGACTTCACTGATACTGATAACTTTACTTCCGACATGCATGACGTCAGCCAGTTGGCAAGAGGAGTTAATAAGTTGTCATCTGCCAAGGCAGAGGTGAGGTCCAAGGAAGATAATCCTATGGAACCACCTCCGACAGCGACGTTCGGTGCGCAGTATCCATACAATAAAGTATTTGAGTCTGAACGTGGGCATGCTATCGAGATGGATGATACACCAGGTGCCGAGCGTATCCATGTGTACCACAACAGCGGGTCATATGTGGAGATGAGTAACGGCATGACGGTAGATAAAACCAACGGCATCCGAATAAACACTGCTACTGTTGGCCATTATACAAAGAGTAATGGCGATATGTTTGTCGTTGCAGATGGTGCGTTGACGATATATGCGAAGGGTGCTATTAATATGGCGTCTGATAAACAGATATCGATGTCTGCTCCGCTGATAAATATAAATGGAACTGCCGCTGTTAACATCAATACAGCTGGTATGTTGTCTATGTCTGGTTCTACCACAACAGTCTCGGGTATCTTGGGCCTTTGGTTGAATCCTGGAAGCACTGTATCATAATAGGAGTAGCATGCCGAAGTTAGTTGGAAGAGTAGGAGCTCCTACTGATACTGTTGGTGGCGTGCCTTTGATGGCGCCACTATATCCTACCGTCACGGTAGGTGGACTTCCGATAGCTGTTGTCGGTACTCCTGTTGCACCTCATGGTGCAGGACCGCATGCAGCATCAAAGATGGCAGTTGGCAATCCTTTAGTGTGGGTAGGTGCAGCAAAGACACCAGTATGTGGAACTGGAGATACAGCAACATGCGTACATCCCTTGATAGTTGGGCCTGACGCAAAAGTATTCATAGGCTAAAATGGCAAATATTTCAATAGCAGATAAATTCACATCTACAGATGTAAAGACGGAGTTGTTTAGTGACTTTGGTGTAGACCTGCAGCTCCATCCTGGTAAACGCGACATTGTGCGCATGACGAACGAAAATGCTGTTAAGCGGTCGATTGTCAATCTGCTATTGACGGACTATCACGAGCGATTCCACCAACCATATCTTGGTGCTAATATTAAGCACCTGCTGTTCGAGCCAGCTTCCGAAGATACGCTTTCGTTGCTACGACATAGAATTCTCACATGCATCAGCAAATTTGAACCACGCGCTAATGTGATATCGTTGCGCGTCACCACGACTGCTGATGAACACCAAGTACAAGTCAATCTAGTGTTCAGCCTTGTTAACACTTCAACTCCTGTAACACTTAACCTCCTTCTTAATAGAGTACGATAATGGCCAACGGTTCAATTAATCTTGTCAATCTAGACTTCGACACACTGAAGTCGTCCTTCAAGTCTTACCTCAGCTCACAAACCGCATTTAAGGACTTCAACCTCGAAGGGTCGAATCTTAATGTATTGCTTGATGTAATGGCATACAATACATACATTAACTCCTTCTATCTGAACATGGTCGCGAGCGAGATGTTCCTTGATACAGCTCAGTTGAGAGCTAGTGTGATATCACACGCCAAGGAGTTGAATTATGTTCCACGATCATTCCGATCAGCCAAAGCTACTATCGATTTGGCCGTGACGCCAACGAACCCTAATGGTATCACTACCGTCACGATACCGCGCGGTACGTCGTTCACTAGTAAAGTCGGGTCGAACACATATACATTCACTGTTCCGGATAACCTACTGATTACGGGGTCTACTAACGGCACATTCTATGCGAGCAATGTGGACATATATGAAGGATCACTCGTTACGGACACGTTCGTTTACAATTCGGCAAGCGAGAGCCAGCGCTTCATCCTATCAAATCCCACAGTCGACACAACCAGCTTGCGTGTGTATGTCACTGAGGATAATAGTAGCACCACACTATCATACCAGCAAGCAACTTCATTCTTAGGGCTGAACAATGCATCGCAAGCATTCTTCGTACAGGCTGCCGAGAATGACTTGTACGAGATTGTATTTGGTAACGGTACACAAGGACGCCTACCGAAGCACGGAGCAGTTATTTCCGTCGTATACCAAGTAGGCAATGGTGAGCTGCCAAACGGATGTAGCATTTTTGCAAGCGATGATGCAATCGACGGTCATACCAATGTTCGTGTAACTACGGTGCAAGATGCCATCGGTGGCGCAGTGCATGAAACTACACAGATGATTCGTAAGAATGCTCCACGCTACTTCCAAACGCAAGAGCGTGCGGTTACGGCATCAGATTATCGTACATTATTGCAACTCAACTATCCTGAGATTACTTCCATATATGTGTTCGGCGGCGAAGAAGCCGACCCACCACGTTACGGAAAGGTTATGATCTCTACCGATATTGCAGGGTCTGATGGCGTATCAGATTCGAAGAAAGAAGAATATAGAAAGTTCTTAAAGACTAGATGCCCACTAACGATCGATCCTATTTTTATCGATCCAGAATTCTTAAATGTGGAAGTATATTCTACCGTAACGTATAATGTCGACACGTCGGCGTCCTCCGAAGCAGAATTGATATCTGCTATTGCTACCAAGGTACGTGTGTTTAACGAGCAGAACCTAAACGATTTTGGTACAACGTGCCGCTACTCAAAGTTGGTGAAAGCCATCGACGATACTACTCCAAGCATAATCGGCAATAGTACTGAACTGATCGCATATAAGGACCTAAATCCTGCACTCAACTCAACAGAACCATTTACTGTACATTTCCGCAATCCTTTGAAGATTCTTAATAGCGCGTATGTGCACCCATATGTCGACAACCATACGATATCGTCGTCATTCTTTACCTATGGCGGAGCGCAGTGCAAAGTTGAGGACGATGGGTTTGGGGTTGTTCGTATAGTTACAATTGCTGATGAGGGAGCAGACCATGCAACCATCATCAACGTCGGTACGGTAGACTACACGACAGGCACTATAGTTTTCAATGCTGGGTTGAATATATCCGCATATGAGGGAAGCGCAATACGCTTGCGCGCCGTGACAGACAGTAAGGACATTACAGCTACGCAAAATGATATAATCAGAATCAAAGATGATGATATAATCGTAACAGTTATTGGTGAGCGCGGATAATGAACATACTATTACACGATAAGATATCTCCTCTCATCGAGTCGCAGTTCCCTGCCTTCTATAGAGAAGAGGGACCGCAATTCGTAGCTTTTGTTAAGGCGTACTACGAATGGCTCGAGCAGACAGGCAACCCACTACATGAAGCTAGAAACCTGCTTCAATACCGCGACATCGACTCGACGCTAGATGCATTCATCCCACACTTCGCGGACAAGTATCTGAATGGCGCGAGAAACGTAACGATCGGCGAGCAACGCGATCTGATCAAACACTCGCACGATTTGTATCAAACGAAAGGAACTGTTCAGTCGCTACGACTCGTGTTCCGTATGCTGTTTGGCGAATCAGTGGATGTGTATTATCCTGGTGATGACATCTTGCGCGCATCTGATGGCGTGTGGGTTATTCCAAAATACATCGAATTGTCGGTCAGTGATATGGCAGTCACGTTTGTGGGCCGCGACATCAGAGGCAACTTGTCGGGTGCGAAAGCGTTCGTTGAGCGTGTGGACCGTAAGACATTCGATGGTAAGGTCGTAGATGTTGCTTATCTATCAAACGTACAGCCAAACCAAGAAACTGGGCAGGCATTCGTGTATGGTGAATATATTTCGGCCGATGGCATTATCAAGGGTGCCCCTCAGGTAGTCGGTTCATTGACACGCGTCAATATTACCTCATCTGGTAGCGGGTTTGTTGAGGGCGAAACGGTCGATATCGTATCGAGTCGTCGCGGCCATCGAGGCAAAGCGCGCGTTACTTCTGTGGGTAATAGAACAGGTGAGGTCAATTACCGTCTTCTTGATGGTGGTTATGGTTATACGCTGAATGCTAACATATATGGAACCGATCAGAAGGTATACGTATCTGCTAATGTGTTGTCGCTGACGGCATTTACGAGCAGCAACTCTTTCATCACTAGCTTTCCGGAATTTACTACAGTAGTACAGCCGCTAACGAACGTATCATTCAGCACTGCCAATACAACATTCAGTGCTGGCGACTTGGTGTATGGTACTACTAACACAACATCTCAAGTCCTTGCAACAGGATTCGTGCTGTCTGTATCTCAAGCCGTCGGTTCTGGTACGATGGTAATATCCCCTCACACAACTGCAGCTGCCAATATCGACAGCGTGCAATTCGCGAACACGATGACTGGATCATTCATTATCGGCGAAAGTGTGTATCAATCAAATAGCAGCGGAAATGCTGCAGTTGGCACGGTTGTAAAGGCCAACTCATCATACATTGTCCTCGATCAGCGTTATGGACCATTTGCGAACGGGCAGCTGATCATTGGCAGCACGTCTGGTGCCAGAGCTAATGCAGCATCTGTTGACATAAGAGCTTTCGATAACACAAACTTTTCAAACACCAACATCACTAGATTGTTGGTAGGTGAGACAACTGGTGGAGCATACAAGACTGGAGCAAGCGACATAAGCGCATCGGCTAATGTGGTGGGGTCTAACACAGGAGCTGTAGGCGTGTTCGAAGTGACGAACAGCTTTAAAGGCGGCTCACATGCATGGTTGTATTCTCCATATAATGGTGCTGTGGCCGACATTACCGTGACGTCGAGTGGTTATCCTGGACAATTCAAGATTGGTGCTATTGGTAACACTGAAGTTGTATACTTAGGTTCCGATCTGCTGAGTGCCAATGCAGCGCCCAATACGACGTTCCTGGAATTGCCACTAGACTCATCGACATATGGGTTTGCAGCGAATACTTCTGCCAATCTGTCTTCTGTACTTGCGTCTGCATTTAGTAAAAATGCATACACCATCGGTACTGTACTGACGCTGACCGAGCGCAACCCTGGATACGACAACACGGCGAAACCATTCGTAGTCGAGATAGAGCAAATCGTCGCTTCTTATGGTAAGCGTAGCAGATTCACCGTCGGTATTGCTAACAACGTTGGTATGTTCGGCGTAGGGGAGCGAGTCACACAGAGCATCAATCTTCCTGTCGCGAACGTGGCCGTTACAAATGCTAGCGGAACATTTGACTTTTCGATCAGAGAGACTATCAAACAAGTCCGTGCTGATGGTCATACTACGTTTGGCGATCTATACACAACATCACTGGTGAGCGGAGCTGGGTCCATTCGCATACTGATCGCTAACACAGCAAATACGTTCGACTCATCAAATACGATTGTGGGGCTGGTGTCAGGTACAACAGCTAATGTGACATCTGTGGGACTAGCAAACGTTGGTATAACTACTTCAGGTATTGTTGTAGGATTGTCGAACAATCAAGTCGACATTCAGCGCACATCTTTCCGCGACTTCGTGCGGGGATCTATAATATCTGGTGCTGAATCGGGTGCGACCGCGAACGTCGTCACCATCCAAGAAGACTCTTCGTCTGGTGTGCTTGGCAACAACGTATATGTTGACCCAGAAGCTGGTATTTCTGATGGACGGATTAATACTCTCGAGGTTTTGGATTCTGGTTTCTTGTACGAGGATGGCGAGACTGTCGATATCTCGGCCCCAGGCAATCAAATCACAGCAGCAGGCATTGCTCGCATCGAGACGTATGGATCATCGGAAGGTTACTGGAGAGGCGATCGTGGAACGCTCGATAGTACCAAGAGAATCCAAGACAACGAATACTATCAAGAATACTCGTATGAGATCCGAACAGGACTCAGCAGAGAAAAGTATGAAAGTGTCGTTAAGAGCCTGACTCACGTTGTGGGAACAAAGATGTTCAACAAGTATGTCGGCGTGACATTGTCGAGTAAGCCAGTAGCATCAGCGAAGGCCACATACAGCAGGATCACCACACTAACGCTATCCGGCACGACTGGAACGTATGTGGTTGGCGAGACCGTCAGCCAGGCAAGTCAGGGAACTGGTCGGGTTATATCGTATAACAACACACTAAATAGATTGCAACTCGTAGATGTTGTAGGATCATTTACTGCATCAGGAACTGTTACTGGTGCCAGCGCAACTGCGACAATCAACAGCGTAAACCTCTTGTTTATATAAGCATGTCAAAAATATTTACTACTAAATTCAGAACAGCGGTGGTTGGTAGAATCATCACGTCTAACCCGATTTTCTATATGTTTTTAGGAAAGTCGCAGCCATTCATCGACGATCTGAATGCACCTGACCCTACGGACCGTGTATCAGAAACATACACGGGAGCGTACGATTCGATGATCGCCGCTAAGTCTATTGCTAGTACGGACATGTCACCTATGATCCCTAGAATCGATTGGCAGTCTGGTGTTGGCTACAAAGCATACCGTCATGATTCTGGCAGTTTATATGGAAACAACTTCTATGTGTCGGTAGATTCAGGCAGCGGCCATGATGTGTTTAAGTGTTTGAGCAATAACGGCACATTGTCAACTGTTGCTCCGGATGCAACTTCCACATCTCCAAGCGATGACATATATGAGACGTCGGATGGATATCAGTGGAAATATATGTACACTGTCCCTAATGCTGTGTTTACAAAATTTGCTTCTGAGGACTTCATCCCTGTGTTTGCGAATGCTGCTGTGGTGGGCAATGCTGTGTCTGGAGCAATCGACTACACACAAGTTACATACGGCGGATCGAATTATGATGCACATACCAATGGCACGATCCAAGCAACATCGGTCGGCGGCAACTCATTGCTATATGTAATCGAGTCCTCTGCATCATCAAATGCAAACTTCTACAACGGTTCGGCCATCAAGATCACAACTGGTACTGGTGCAGGCCAACAGCGCACCGTCGCAGGATATCTTGTGTCTGGATCAACTCGTACTATAGTGCTGGACCGTCCGTTTGACTTATCTCCAACGATCTCATCAACATATGAGATCACACCGAATGTATTGGTTATCGGCAATGGCAACAACTTCCAAGCTCGTGCGCTCGTCAATTCGGCTGCATCTAATTCCGTCTATAAGATAGAAATCACTAATAGGGGCAGTGGATATACCACAGCGTCATTGTACTTTGCAGGTAATACGGGCGGCGTATCCAATGCAGCTTCGGCCGAGGCAATCATTGGCCCTAAGGGTGGCCACGGATCGGATCCAATTAACGAGCTTGGTGGTAGATACTTGTGTATAACCACTACCTTCAATACCAGTGATGCTGAAGCAAACAACAAGGTACTGGATACAAGCGAGTTCCGATCCATCGGCATCATATCCAACCCATCGATGGCAAACATTCAGCTATCATACACAAGCTCCACTGGATCGTTCATCAACGGCGAAACAATAACGCAAGCAACCACCAATGCGACAGGTAAAGTAGTCACATCGACTGCTAATACAGTCACACTGACAAACGTGACACGCCATTTCCGTACAGGAAATTCAAGTGTAAACTATATCGTGGGTGCAAATTCTGGAATATCTGCCGAGGTTGTTGCTGTAAGAAACAACAACAGCGCAAACTTAACTGCAAACGTTAGTTATGCCTGCCAGCTTACTAAGTTGAACATATCATCGTTGTCAGGCTCATTCGTATCAAACGAAACGGTGACTATGACCGGCAACACTGCAACATCTAACGCGATAGTGTACTTTGCAAACACATCGCAAGTATGGCTGACTCACGTAAAGGGTGCTGTAGGAACTGATGTGATGAGCCCAACTACAGGATCGACTGCTCCGATTGATAGCGTAGTATATCCAGATATTATCTACGGTTCTGGTGATATTATGTACATGGAGAATTTTTCGCCGATAAATAAAGCACAAGGTCAAACAGAATCAATCAAAGCTATTATAGAATTCTAAGGAAAAGCTAAATGCCATTAGACAAACAGTCAACGACGCTAAGACAGTCTCCATACTTCGACGACTATGCCGAAGAGAGCAACTATCACAGAGTCCTGTTTAAGCCATCCGTGGCTGTGCAAGCGCGCGAACTGACGCAATTACAGACAATCTTGCAGAACCAAATCGAGCGATTTGGCGATAACATTTACCAAACGGGTACAATTATCAAGGGTTGTTCCTTGATTACGGATTCAGAATATCACTACGTCAAATTGTTCGACTTGCAACCAAGTGGCGATAACTATTCGATTTCTGCACTCGTAAACACGTTCGTCGTTGAATCGACCAGCAACCTGCATGCTCTCACAGTCAACTATGCGCAAGGCGGTCAACAGCTTGATCCTGATCTAAACACATTGTACCTGAAGTATTTGAACACAGGCACAAATGGTGAGAAGACCTATAGCAACAACTCTGTTTTGACGTCATATCATCGCGACTACCGTGTGGAGTCGATTCGTGTTGTTGATGGCGGTACGCTATACTCTAACAGCGATGTTGTTGGGTTCGTGAGCAACACTGGATCTGGTGCAAGTGCACAAATTATTACATACGCTAACGGAACAATCCGTAGTGTGAATGTGGTCGAACGTGGATCTGGATATGTAACAGTACCTGATATCACCATTACATCCACTAATGGATCTGGTGCATCATTGAACATCATTAACTACCTTGCTCAGGTGCAGGTAGCTAATAGCGTGTACACATCTCCAGTTGGCCGTGGTACAGCTATCAAAACATCTGATGGCGTTATCTACCAAAAAGGCCATTTCATCCGTGTTGCCGCGCATGAAACCATCCTTTCAAAATACAATATTACACCTAGCAACGTTGCAGTAGGTTTCGTTACTAGCGAAGCCGTTGTTAATAGCAACTCAGACCAAACGTTACTCGATAATGCAGGCGGTACGACCAACTTTACAGCTCCAGGTGCAGACCGCCTCAAGCTGACTGCTAACCTCGTTGCACTATCTACAGCAAACGCTGCAAGCAACAACGAATTCTTGTCGTTGTATGAATATCAAGATGGGCGTGTCGTTAAAGACCGCACATTCACCCAGTACAATTCTATCAATAAAGAATTGGCACGCCGTACGTACGAAGAATCTGGTAACTATGTTGTCAACCCATTCACGCTATATTCAGAAGGTATTGTAGGTAACACCTCTCATCTGAGCATGGTCGTTGGTGCTGGCGTCGGGTATGTTGAAGGTGGCCGTGTTGAGATTATGAACAACACCCGCTATCCAATCCGCAAGGCTACAGATACAGCTACAGACACAACACAAACAATCGCAACCAATTATGGTGGATATGTGATGATCAAAGAGTACATGGGTACCTTCGATGTCAAGAATGCGACCACTATAGCGTTGTACAATGATACAACCGCTTCGCCTTATGGCCGTGCTGCTATTAGCACTGGTGCTGGCATTGGCGCCCCATCTGGTGGTGTTCAGATTGGTACTGCTCGCGTTCGTTCAGTTGCTTATGATTCGGGTGTTCCTGGGTCTGCTGAGTGTACATATCGTATGTACTTGTTCGACGTCCAAATGTCTCCTGGTTATGCGTTCAGAGACGTCCGCACCGCGGTCGCTAACAGCTCAGGCGTTGCAGATATTATCTGGGACAGCGCTCTAGGATATGCTGTACAATATGATACAGATTTCGACCGCCTTGTATTTGAGACTGGCACGTTCGCTGTACAACAACTCGACAATGAAGTTGTAATTGCTCGCACATCCAACAACACAGGTTCGTTTACGTTGTCTGGTGACTTGAGTATTTCGTTGGGTAGTGGTGTCCAATTCCCATACGAAGCAAGCTCTACGCTTAACACAGTTCAAGAACGAGACTTCATTGTTGTGCCAAGCAGCGCGATGACTAAGTCGTCCAATAACAGTGGCACAATTACTGTATCGTCTGGTGCTAATACCGTCACTGGTACTGGTACATTATTTACGACTGAGTATACAGTCGGTCAATACATTAAGGTCGGCAACACAAGTATCTCAGGCAACACTGCTCTGATTACTCGTATCATTTCGAATACGTCTTTGCAAGTTGCTACTAACTGGGGCGCGACGTGGTCTGGTAATGCTCACCATACAACATACCCAGCAAACGTGCCAATCGATTTTGCTCCTGCGGGCCGCAGCATCACTACAGATTCTACACGTAGTGCTATTACCGTTTCATTGGGTCACCCAATTACAGCAACAGCTGGCGCTACAATCTACCACGATGCAGAGTATGATTCTCCTGCTGTTCGTGTTAAGTCTGCCAACACATATTACGTAAAAGTTTCCAATACAGCAACAAATACATCATCAAGAGGTCCATGGTGTTTGGGCATTCCAGACGTCGTCGATCTGATTGGCGTATATGTGGGGACTGGTACCACATACGCCAACACGTCTAGCACAAACTATCGCGACAGTTTTGTCATTGATAGTGGTCAGACTGATAACTTCTATGGCCTCGCTTCACTGAAGATTAAGCCAGGTGCATCTGTCTCGCTCACCAATAAGAACTTGTTGGTGGTCGTTAAGGCAATGACGCACGGCGTCGGATCATACATCTCGACTGAATCGTATAGTGGCGCTATCGATGATGTGAGCGAGCCATTGCCAGCTAATAAGATCCGCACACAGGATATTCCTGTATTCGTTTCGCCAAAGACTGGTAAGGCATATGATTTGCGTAATGTGATTGATTTCCGTCCAATCTGCTCTAATACAGCAGTACTGGCAGCGAATACTTCAACAGCAACCATCGATCCAAGCAGCACGGTATCTTTTGCTGCTACGGATAAAAAGTTTCCATCGCCAACAAGATCCTTCACGGGTTCCGTGACGTCATATTTGGCACGTCGTGATAGAATCATCATCGATAAAGTCGGCTCCATCCGTATTGTTGAAGGTACTCCATCCAACTCACCATCCGTCCCTGTTGAGCCAGAAGGATGTATGACTATCGGCGTGGTCAATGTTCCATCATATCCAAGTTTATCTGCTAAAGAAGCTGCTGATAGCGGCCGTCCAGATTTGGGTGTGTATGTGCTTCCACAACAAAACCGTAGATACACGATGAAGGATATTTCCGACATTGAAGGCCGTATCAGCCGTTTGGAATACTACACACTATTGAATACCCTGGAAACAAGCACCAAACAAATGGTATTGCCTGGAGAAGCTAACTCATCGATTGAGCGCTTCAAGAACGGATTCTTCGTAGACCCAATGACGGACTATAATGTATCTAATTTGCAAGATCCAGAATACAAAGTATTGATCGATACGGTTAGCGGCATTGCACGTCCATACTTCTCCGACGCACGCGTCGATCTGAAGTTCAATCCATCTACAAGCACGAACGTCAGCAAGCATGGTGATCATGTATTGATCAACTACAGCAATACGACAGTAATGTTGAGCCAGCCTACTGCTACTAAGGACCGCACTTTGGTAGACCAATACTGGAGATATGTTGGTAACCTGACCACCGTTCCATCATTCGATAGCTACTACGACATCGCAAACACGTCCGTGTCTGTTGTTATTGATTTGGCATCACCACTCAATAACCTAGCGCAAGCTACATCGGCCGCATTGTCGCAACTCAAGGTCAACACGAACGTCCTTGGATCTGTCAATGCCGGAAGCTCATACCTGATCAGCCAATCTGGATTGACCCAGACATGGAGACAGAACGTCAATACTGCTCTTGCAGATACTAAAGTGACATTGGCTGGCGGCGGTGCTACTACTTCCAACGCAACGACCGTCGATATATTGAGTAGCCTAGAACTGCAACAATATATTCGCGATCAACGCGTCCACTTCGTCAGCACTGGTTTGCGTCCTGGCGCACGCCATTACGTGTATTTCGATGGCGTTCACATTTCAGACAGAGCAGCTCCTGCCACTGTAGACTTGTCGTTGACGTCGCTATTGCCAACATCTTTCGTTGCTACTGGTGCGATCGGTTCTCCGCTCGTTGCTAACAGCATGGGTGTAGTGGCAGGGTTTATCGACATTCCTAAATCGACATATTTCGTCGGTGAGCGTTCCGTCGTGTTGATGGACGTCGACAACGTTGAGTCTGAGGCTTCTGCTACATCACGCGGTTTTGGTAAGTTCACAGCATACGCATTCTCTGGCAACAGAACTAACTTATCGATTTCGACAAAGACTATCGATGTTGCTGGTGGTAGCGGATTCTCCGCGACAAATTACCTGTCAGCCACATACTACCGCAACGACCACACAGATTTCAACGTTCAGTTGCCTAATCCAGACCCACTTGCACAAACATTTAAAGTGCAATCAACGGGCGATCAGACCGACGGCGTGTTTATCACCGGTCTAGACGTATACTTCAAGGCAAAGGATGCCACACAAGGTGTCACTATCGAGATTCGTGAAACTAATAATGGCGTGCCTGCATCCGTTATTGTTCCATTCTCACGAGTATACAAAACAAGCAGTCAAGTGTCCATCAGTAACAATGCGTCCGTTGCTACTACGTTCAACTTTGAGACGCCTGTATATTTGAGAGCTGGTAACGACTATGCTATTGTATTGTATCCAGACGCTAATACGCCCGAATATCGTGTATTCACAGCACGTGTCGGCTATAAAGATCTGACCAACGCAAACCTGACAGTCAATCAAAACTGGGGCCTTGGTACGTTGTTCTACTCTACATCGGGATCGGTGTGGACGCCTGTTCAGGACGAAGACTTGAAGTTCACCATCAGACGCGCTAAGTTTGAAGCTACTTCTGGTACTGCTGTTCTAAACAACAGTGATTATGAGTTCCTGACAATCACAAATGCGTCTGGCGCTGTGCGTGGTGGCGAAGCGATTGCTCAGCTCCACCCAAACAACTACCTGAATACTGTGCTAACATCAGCTACAGATAACAACATTATCAGCACAAGTACCAATATGACCTCTTCGTTGGCTGCTGGTGACGATGTATTGATCATCTATGGCACAAGCCCAACAGTAAGCTCTGGCAATGTAACGATTAGCTCGACTACAGTAACCAATGCTGCTGGCCAGTCTACGTCATTCACAACAGACTATAGTAACGGCAGCTTCATCAAGCTTGGTAGCTCATCGAATGGCGAAATCCGTCAAATCGTGTCTGTAACCAACAACACATTGATGACGATCGACGCGCCAATCGTAGGCAATACAACAAGTACACAACAGTTCCGCATTTCGCCACTGTTCCAAGTTGCAAAGGTACTATCGGCCAACTCTTCAACAATTACGTTGAATAAGGCTGCCGCAGCAAATACCACATCGACCGTGCAAGCTACTATCCAAAAGGCAGTTGCAGGTACAGTTGACACGTACGACTATGGCAATAACATCATCTATATCAACAACTCTTCGTCAGCTAACGACACATTCAAGTTCTTTGCATCGAATAGCACATACCGTGCTACGATCATAGGAGACACTACACAAGCCAAGGCAGAGGTGTCTAGCATCGATAACGTCAGCGTCAACTTTTTCAAGCCGTTCTTCAGCACAATCGTGACTCCAGGAACATCGTTGTCATTGACATCGACCTTCACGCTCCAAAATACTGGAACAACGGACACGAAGTTGTATGAGTTGGGTATGTTGAATAAGCTGTCCTTCAACGATAATGCTGTGATCAAGAGCCGTAGTAATGAGATTGTTGGATCTGTCGTGACTAAGTCGTTTGCTGTGTCGATGAGCTTCAGTTCATCGTCTACAGACACGTCGCCTGTTCTCGATGTGAACCCAGTCAGCGTCATTACGACTCGCAACCTGATCAACAACGATACGACCAACGAAACAACTCGCTACGGCAATGCTGTAAGTAAGTATATTTCTAAGCGTCTATCATTGACAGAAGGAATGGATGCTGAGGACGTTAAGGTATTCTTGACAGCATACAAACCAACCGGCACTAACGTCGACGTATATGCTAAGGTGCTTAACTTTAGCGATGGTGAGTTGTTCGAAGATAAAGACTGGACATTGTTGGACTTGTCTACGTCCCCATATGTGTACAGTGATTCGTTGAACGATCAAGACTACCGTGAATACGAGTACACATTCCCAGCTACACCGCCATCTTTACAGCTCGGCGGTGTAGGCCAGACGTACAGCAATACTACGATCACAGGATCTAGCACCGCGTTCGATACATACTTGGCTGCTGGCGATTTCATTAAAGTAGTTAAGTCGAACACTTTGACTGATTATGACGTGCTGCGTGTAGCATCTGCCAATAGCAGCACGATCACTACAACAACCGATGTATCGTTTACGTCTACTGGATGTACCATCGAAAAGGTTACACAACCTAAGGCCGCGTTCAAGTATTGCCGCAACAATAACATTGTTCGTTACCATGGTATAACTGGCGCCGCGTATGATACGTACAAGTATATGGCAATCAAGATCGTATTGAGATCGCCATACAACTACTTGGTACCAACAGTCAATGACGTACGTGCATTAGCAGTATCGGTATGATTGTGCAGACCACGGACGCCAATTTTGCGCGTGATACAGAGAATCACGCGGTAATAAATACCAATACTACCGCGTTCATGCTATACAAACAGCAGCGAGACAAGTCACGTACAGTGGACGCACTCGCTGCTGAAGTCAACGATTTGAAGAGTGATATCAGCGAAATCAAACAATTATTAGGACAATTGATTAAAAATGCCTCTACTAATAGCTAATGTAAACCCAACGTCCGACACGTTTCAGTCGTGGGTCGATAAGACGAATCAGATCGCAGATGCCATGTCGACTGTCGTTCTTACAACGGCCGCTAATACCATTGGTGGACAAAATAGCGCTAACGCATTTGTGAATGGTATCTTTGCTGCTCAAACAATGGTGGCTGTCAGCGAGCTTCGTGGTGGGGGAGTCACTTCATCTGCTAACTTGTATGTTACCTCTAATGCTCATTTTACGGGCGCTAACCTAAGTGCAGCTACGACGTATCTAAATCTTCAAGCAACGTCTGCTCTCGCTAACGCTACGATATTGACGATAACTGGTACTACTGCCAACGTGACGTCCAATTTGTACGTTAAGGGAAGCTCCTTGACAGTAGTTGCTGCTGGTAGAGTTGGTATCAATACGACATCCGCCGATGCTGCACTGACCGTAGTTGGTGGTGCGAACGTATCTGCGGCGCTGTATGTTGGCACCACAACTACATTGAATGGTAACGTCGTTGCTACTGCCAACGTCACGTTGTACTCGGCAGGCGACAATTCGGTAGGAACGTTGTATTTGGGCAATACAGCAACTCGGTATCTGAAGTATGATGGCACAAAGTTTATACTAGCCACAGCTAACCTACAAGTTAATGGTTACATCACAGCAAGCGGCATTACTACTGTCAGCAACACAGGAATCGACGGAGTTGATGTCGCAGCATTTAAGGCTGCTTACGATAACCGCAACATACTAAGAGTATACGACGTCAACGGCACGCAGCTATTCTCTATGTGATTGGTGATCCATGGGAAGACCTCTTAAAATATTATCTTCATCGGGCTCAGCTATTTCCTTCAAGGAAATGTCCGATGCTGAAATCTACAACACATTTTCATATCCCATACTACAGCAGTTTGCCAGCAATTACGATTCAGGCAACTTGACTAGTAGTGGAGGATCTGGAACGCTATCGTCCGTCGGTAGCATAATTGATTATTATACCGTAGGTACGGTAGGCGCTCATCCAACATCGGCAGTAGCTTACGATACAGACTCTGTATACTATAAGACCGATACAGTCACTGAAAGCATCACTCGTCCGCTCACGTGGGCTAATGGCGCAATCAGGGAAATGTCCGATGCTGAAATCAACACATACATTATCGATCCAACACTTGCCAACATGGCGAATGGTGGATTGGGGTCATATTATTTGACATCCGGTAGTGCTCCGTCGCACGTAGGTGGCGGGACATGGACATCGAGGTATGGCAATGCGGATATAATCGACTCCGGTTCGTATGGCAGTCAGTCCATCACGGTCTGGCAATTGACTAGCATATCAGCTCCTTCTAGCACCGCACTGCCCGTTCGCTGGACAAACAACAACATATACCAATACCAAGGTTCGCTGATCAACAGCCTCACAGCACGATTCCGTAACAGAATGAAGACGACTGGAATCGGCCTCCACAGTATCGGAGCATCGGCTCCTGGAACTGGCACTTGGGCGTCCCGTGGATCATACCAAGACACAAAGCGTATAATATCGAATCTCGGATACACAGGATATTACACTGGATCGTATACTGGAACGTATGCGGGAGCATACGCAGGTGACTATGCTGGTAGCTACATATTGTGGTACGGCGGAAGTATCGGCGCTTACTATACAGGTTACTACACTGGATATTACACTGGGTACTATACGGGATACTATACTGGTTCGTATGCTGGAACGTATGCGGGTGATACTGTTACTGCTGGTACAGAATGGATCGGTAGTGCATATTATTTGTGGGTACGCAGAAGCTAATAAATGGAGTTAAAAATGAAATTCGAATTTCCTATCTGGGAAAACTTAGACACTAAAAATCGTATCCGCGTGAAAGCCACACAAGAGGATGGTACATCCTCTGTTATGCTTATCCCAGTCGACGACACTAATGAACATTATCAGAGCTTACTTGAACAGGTGAGTATGGATGAGGTAGACACCAACTCTGAACAACTCCGTCAAGCTGGAGCTGAAGGTCGCGAAAAGAGTGCCGCTCAGCAAGCCGAAAAGGCAGAACAGAAACGCGCCAATACGCTGTTCAACGCAAAGATCGAAGCGTTTGAGATGCCAATCGTCCAGTCTGCTAGCAAAGCATGGAAGGCAAAGATTCGCAAGGCGACAACTTCTGTTGAGGTCGTAGCTATTGTGGCCGCATTGATTATTAAAGCAGGTGAACCAGTTGAAGAAAGTGCCGAAGCCAAATAATGGCTTTGTAATTATTGCAACTTCCAAGAGGAAGTATTTGATCTCGGCAATTAATACTGCCGAGTCAATCAAAGATTATTATCCCGAAGCATCAGTAACATTATACACAACGCCAGACATACTTGCCGACAATGATGTCAGTATGTTCGACGAAGTGATCACTGATGGAGTGCCACGCGACCGCCGTGCAAAGCTATGGGCACTTAGTAGAACGCCATATGACACGACGGCATACTTAGATGCAGATACGGTCGTCGTGTCATATGAGATAACCGATATCTTCGATCAGCTTGGTGATAGCGATATCATCTTTACCAAAATTAGACAGTACAACTCCAACCCAAAAGGGTACCTCGAAGACCCTGAGTATATCCGACATGGTGGGGTGTTTGTGTATAATAATAAACCAGACACACTGAAATTCATGGAGAACTGGTGGACGTTGTGGTTGACTACTAGATCGATTGAAGATTACAAACTTGCATATCCTGAGTACCCAGCACGCATGAAAGAGTGGGACCAATTCTACTTGTTCTATTTGGCTAAGCATACAAACCACAACCTCAAGTTAGGTTTCTTCGAAGATGATGCTCGCTGGAATTTCGTTAGTGGTTATTTACGCAGCGAGCTGAATGGTAAGCAACCAATCATCGAACACTATACCATTAAAGATTAATATTATGATTTTCGCGAATAGATTACCATCCGACCTTGTCGCTGACCTATACAAATTCAGCGACTGGTTCTTCAGTCAGCAGCTAGAGGATAGCGTCAAAATGACGCCTAAGAACCTCGATACTCAGTATGCTGTTAGTACTGAGTATCTCGAACTGATGAAATCGAGACCAGATAATGTCGGGTATCCAGAAGAGGCACATGGGGCCGACTTCAGACATGTTGGCGCATATGATACAAATTTGTACTTCGATCGTGTGCAAGAGATCGACCGCAAACTAATGAGTTTTACTGGCAGCCACAACAACGCTCTTAAAATGTATTACCCGCCAGGTGGATATATTGGATGGCATAACAATGCCAATGCGCCTGGATATAATATCTTGTTTACATATAGCGAAACAGGCGAAGGCGACTTCCGATACATCCATCCACAAACAGGCGAGTTGGTGATTATGCCCGATCGCAAGGGGTGGAGCTGTAAGGTTGGATATTATGATATCGTAGATGGCAACCCATTGTGGCATGCTGCATGGACAGGTTGTAATAGATTAAATTGGGCGTATATCATTCATCCTGCTCTTTGGGCAAGCTTAGCCGAAGAGTTGGAAATTGATATCGACGCTATAACAAACATATTCGGACGCGATCCTACAAATGATGAAGCTGCATCAAAGCTGGTTAGAAGAGGTTGATGGCGATGTCGGTGTGTTCTGGTCCTCTGGGCTAGAGTCAACGTTGTTGCTGCTCATGTGCATAGAGAAGTATGGTAAGGATAGAGTACATACCTTCACACAAAAGTTTCCACATGATGATCCCTTTGACCGAGCAGTCAAGCACTACCACTACTTTGCAGACGCACTTGCAGATGAGATGGGGCTGTGCAACCATCATACAGTAGAGGTTGGTTCGGGGGGATTGAATAGCAACGAAGTCCGAATCGATTTATACAACGCTGCTATCAAACTTGTTCCGAATATCGAGGCGATATATGTTGGGGTTAATACTACACAAGTTGGGCGTCTCATAGACCCAACACAACGTCAAATCGTAGCGGACGCATGGGATACCGCAACCCTAATAAAAACACCTTTCATGGACATCAAAAAATACGAAGCGATTAAGATGTTTTATGAATATGGATACAGTCAGTGGATTACTAGCACGCGATCGTGTGCTAGGTCTACAGTATATCATTGCGGTAGATGCTCCAATTGTACAGAGCGGAAGATGGGGTTCGATCAGGCCGGCATACAAGACCCAACGACTTACATGATCGATTGAATCATTCTAACATTTGGGTTAAATTCATCTCCCAACCATAACCAATCTTCTTGGAATTCTGATAGATAGAGCTCATTGTATTCTACAGCATGGTCTCTATCTTTTGGTTTACGTGCAAAAGAATTACGCGGCTCAAAGTGTGATAATTTGCCACCACGTTGGCGTATAATCTCATCAACGAAGTTTTGCTCCCCATTGATTGGTGGGAGTGCCACCATTAAGTCGATAATGTAGCGCTGCATCCAATAGCGCGGCGATGTATGAAATGTTTCGGGGATGCATTTGAAGTCTCCGCCATTGAACTTATACAGCCCACCGTTGATAGTAAACCCTTCGCCCTTCCATCTAGTCCACCATCTGTATGGGGCAACCAATTCGTTAGGCGAAACGTGTTGGTTGAATATATCAGTGACATCGTCCACAAACGTCCAATCGAGATCAGACACGAAACAAACCTGACCTTCCGGAGCCATGTTAAAGAAATCAACTTTGTGCCATTGTCGTCTCCCATCGTCATTTTCGATCGGAATCACCTCTATGTGTTTGCCAAATTCAGACTTATCGTAAGTGGTGTAGCAGTGCAGTTGTAGCGGCAGATTTACATGATCTTTTAGCTGTCTGTAAAATCTTTCCACATGATTGGGCGTGTAGTTGGGCCCAGTGCAAACTGTATAAATCGGTATCATAACTTCTGGATTGCTACTTGCGATGAGTCAGGAATGTCCAATACCTCGATTCTATTCCAGTTGCAGTGTATGAAGGAATCTATCGCCAGTCTAGGAGATAGAGATGGATCGCCCGACTTTTCTTTTGCTGAGTGTTTAGTGTATTTCCAACGGGTTGCGTCGTCTAGTAGTATAACGCCCCCTTGCCGTATTAATTGGAAGCAACGAACAAGATCTTCAAGTACAGTTGCTGCAGTGTGATCGCCATCGATATAAATGAAGTCAATTCCTGAACCGATTCTGTGGATCACGTCCGATGATGGGATGTTATAAAAAGTAATCTTATCTCTATGAGTGCATTGGTTCATGTTGTCCACGAAGCGATCTTTTACAATATCCAGTACTGTCTCATCAACTTCGTAGTTTCCTTTAAACGGATCGATCGCTACGTGATTGACGATCGATGGATAATTGTCTACCATCCAAAACGTAGTGCGGCCTTCGAATACGCCAATCTCCATCGTATAAGATGGGTTGATAATATGCTTGTCAAATATGTGCTTAATATTCTTGGTACTGGCTTTTGCCCAATCTACGATATAATTGTAGCTCACTTCCAATACTCCTTCACGATCGGGTCATCTAATACGTCTGTTGGCTTAGGGTGGCCATGAAATATACACACAGCGTACGATGGACGATATTTAAATTTAGCGCCGTCGCATAGATCAGCGCCACGGCGATAAGAGTAAACCTCTCCTCGAGGAATAGTAGCGACTGGCAGCTTCTCGTGCCACAGGAAGCGATCGACCCCTTTGTACGTCGCCATATGTCTTTCTGGGTCTTGCATGAAGTGCTCGTATATTGACGATGCGTCCTTCCATATCATTATGCTGGAATTATACATCGTATTGCGTTCCATCCAATCCGAGAGAATGATTGGATCTTTCCAATAAGCCATGCATACAGTCAAGCTGTCGGAGGCTAGTTCAAATAGGTGGTCGATGTTTCCATGAATGACTACGTCTAGGTCAAACAGCATCTTAACGTCATACTGCTCTAACTTAGGATGAACAAGAATGGGAAGCTTAAACCACCACGTCTCGAAGTCATGCTTGGATTCGATTGGCAGTATGTGGATCGATTGATCGATCCCAGTAGGATCATCGGTGTAGCAATAAATAGGGGTGAGTGGATCACCCCAACGCCGAAGCATCGATGCTAGATTGTTAACATATTCGGCCGAGTATTTTTGGCCCCACTTCAGACAGACATAACAAGTTTTCATATTATAATGTGTTGAGGAACGTATGTATATTTATCGTGATGGAATAGAATCTTTGCACATCGAGCTTACAAATAAATGTAACGCTCGATGTCCCCAGTGCTCGAGAACGAATAATGTAGAGATTGAAAATAGCCAAGTAGAGATCACAATACAACAGTTCAAGTCTTTTTTTGATGTTGGGTTCATCCAAAAACTGAAGAAGGTTAAGTTTTGTGGGAATTTTGGCGATCCTGCGATGGCTAAAGACTGCATCGCTATACACGAATACATTACTGATTGCAATCCTAACATTAACCTATCATTCGATACCAATGGCGGCATCCGCACGACTACGTTTTGGAAACAACTAGGTAGATTCTACATTGACAAGCCAGAGAGCCATATAATATTTCATATCGATGGTTTGGAGGATACCAATCACATATACAGAGCAGATGTCAGCTTCTCCAATGTAATGAAGAACGCAAGGGCGGCGATTTCGACTGGTGCGAATGTGGTTTGGGCATTTATTCCATTCATGCACAATGAGCATCAAGTAGAGGAGGCTGAGCAAATATCAAAGCAAATGGGATTCACTACGTTTGCTGTTAAGATAAGCTCGAGGTTTGAACATAAGCTCAAACCATTTCCATACCGCGATTCTAAAACAGGAATCACCAAGCACATATATCCAGCAACCTCTTCTGAGTTCAACGTGAATGCATTATTAGCCAACCTTGATGAGCCGGTATGTGCTGCAGAAAAAAGGAAAGAAGTATACGTAGATGCTAGAGGCAGAGTCCACCCATGCTGTTGGTATGGGTCGGGGTATGAGACTAATCAAGATTTTAGACAAGCCGTCGATGCTCAACATAATCCTCACCTGAACGCCACGCCAATATGCGATGCTACTAATACACAACTATTCCACAACATCAAACAAGCATGGACGGTAGCAGACAACATACTAGCCAAACCTTGCCACAAGAAGTGTAGTGGTAGAGTGATGAATTTCTGGATGATAGATGGCGAAATTACACCACAGAAGAACTACGCTGAATGGCTAAGGGAAGACCTATGATATTCACAACCGATGTTGGTAATATAAATGTCACAATTGCTGACGTTATCACGGATGATTTTCAGTTCTTGATGGATGGTGCAGCGGCAGAGCGGGCCATTGATTATGCACGACTCGAGTTAGGAAAGAAGTATGAATATAGCGTCGTACTTTCATACAATAGCATACCATATGGTTTCTTCTTGATGTGTAATGGAGGCAGATATGCACCCAACGTGCTACGCGTATACACCAAGCTGTATACTATACCTCAGTTCAGATCCGCAGCTAATATAGATAAATTCCTGCTGCCAGGAGACACTGCTGGCAGAGTGATGTATCAATCGCATAGTATAATCGCCAACTTCGTTGAGGATATACTACCGACAACAGAAATCAAACCATACGATTTATACTTCTACTCGCGCGCTCCTGGAGACACTCTGATAGTATCGCTGATGAATAAATTCGCAAGAGTCAAATGGACTGCCGTCGACGACATAGTGTTCCTTACAGGGCGGAAAGAATCAGATCCGCACTGTTGGAAGCATATTGTATATAAAGGCGACTTGGCGGCATTCACTCAACCATCAAGACCTATTTAATATCCGAACGATCGCAGCACCCAAATCCCATTTGCCGAATACTGGATCACGTGGATGTTGGTGGTGGTGGTCGTGGTAAGTTTCGCCAGCTAGTAGCCAAGCGAGATATGGCCTGCTGATTGCTTTGCCGTCCTTATGTCCGAGGTAGTTCACTGAAGCCTGTCCTAAGAACCCATATGTATTGATAATGGTCCACGATATAGGACCAAAGAGTATGCTCATCACTACAAACCCAAGTATTGCGACCGGTAGGTAGTACTTCATTTGAGCTTGGTACAGTGGATTGCGTAAATTTGTTTTATTGGCGTATGCCATATTAAAATCATAATATGCAATCATCAAGTTAGCCCAAAGCCCCTTATGTGGACCGTGTGGATCTCTGTCGGTGTCGACGTATCTGTGGTGCTTATTGTGTGTCGCTGCCCACGACAGTACTTGCGTAAACGCAAAAGCCGCACCGAGCACCAAAAACATTACTTCTGCCCATCTAGGACATTCCCAAGCATAGTGCGTGACGTACCTGTGGTAATATGCCGACACTACGCCAGCCACAATTACCATACCTGCTATGAACCAAAGAATATACACCCATTGTGGGTCAGTTATCAGTGTGTATAGTGTAAAGGCCGTACTAGCGAAGAATATTGTTTGTTGGATTATCTTTTGCATCCATGTTGGAATCATGGGGTCACCTCATACGTCAGATCTATGTTGAATTCTTTTAGGCTTTCTTTTGCCTTCCAGTAGTTATCTCCCTCTACTGCAGACATCATCGCATCTTTATCGGTCCACATGAATTCATATATGCGACTGGTTGGCGTATTGCTGCCCTTGCACCCATACACCTTTTTAGTTTTGTAAAACGACTCATTCATAAATGGCATCATAAAGTTTTGCTCGATTGTGGACCGAATGTCTTGAATGCCGTCGAACATACCAATCATATCGCTGTTGGTATAATCATACTCGACTCGTAGGCCATATGTTTGCTTTGGTGACGTATCGTCACATGCATACTCAGTCATAATAAAATGTGTGCGAGGCATTACGCCACCGTTGACTGCTGTGTGATGAGCCTCAGCTGAATTGATCTGGCGGATACGACCGTCCGCTGGTAGATGATAACCTCGTTGCTTATCATAATCATAATAAAAGCTGCCACGATTCTCGATTACAGACAAGTGGTATTTGTTATCAGGGTCATTGTGGTGACGCAAACAGAATCCAGCTGGCAGAATAATGAACACCGATCTGTTCATTTTGAATGGCATGTCGGCAATCACACGTTCGAATATTGTATCCTTGAGGACGGGATTGATAATCGGTCTATGGAAATATGTGTAGTCTTCAAACTCTGGATCTTCTGCGAAGCATGCCTGCAATATACCATTGCGCGCAACGTTGGGGAGGATCTTCGTCTCCCAATCATGTTTGACTTCTGCTGGATCGTATAGGAAATCACCAAACAACTGTACTGATTCATGCATCATACTCTTGTCCTTACTGATGAATTGTGTGCCGATGTTGGTAGGGAGAAGTCGTATGCTGCGAATTTGTTTTGATTGATTTGCTTGATCAAATCTTCATATGCTAGTGTGGCTGTCATCCCAATTCCCATATACACTCTCTCATCGACACGTAGCAGTGCCATGGTTTTTCCAGCTTGTGTTGAATACCTTATCACATCAACCTCTCTCTATAATCATACTTGCACACTTGCCGCCAAATCCAAATGAATTATTCAACGTCTTAGTAATTGCGCGTTTTGTTGGATGCATGACGACTCCTGCGTGCTTAGTGACCACACATCCTTGTGTATGTGGTACGATTCCACGGTTCATGGATATGATGCTGTAGATTGTCTCTAATACACCAGCGGCCGCAAACGTGTGTCCTATCTTACCTTTGTTCGAATACACAGGCAGCAACCCACAAACATCGATGATCGCATCATACTCTACTTCATCGCCACCCGGTGTAGAAGTTCCATGTGCATTGACTACGTCCGGACTGCCGCCGTATTTGATAGCTTGCTCCATTGCGGTCCTAGCACCCTCGCCACTAGGCAATGTGCGGTTAAATGCATCCGATGCGTGCCCAGCCGGATACAAATACCCATAAATCGTAGCACCACGGGCCTTGGCTTTTTCCTCAGATTCTAAAATAACGATACCAGCACCCTCTCCCATTACGAATCCGTTTCTAGACACATCAAATGGCATAGATTTATTTGACAATGCTTTGAATGATGAGAATAGAGACATATCGATGTAGTTGACTCCAGCATCCGAACCACCAGCAACGACGTAATCATACTGGTCCACATATCGCATCGCGAAATCTAGTGTGACTAATCCCGTCGCGCACGCGGAATAGATGCTGGTGTTGATGCCTCTAAACCCGTAGTATTGAGATACGAAGCCGCATAAAGCATCGACGGTGCTATTGATTCCCTTTTTAGGGCTAATCCTGTCCTTTACGATCATGTCGTATGTGTATTCATTGCCACCAGTCAACGATGATATGAATACGCCTACATTGTCTGATTTGGGAACATTTGCATGTTTGAGTGCTCGGTCCACTGCATGCATTCCATATCGCATAGTTCTAGGTAGGAATCTCTGATCAAACCCTTCTGGAAAAACCTCAGATCCTTGCTCTGGAAAAAGCGACGTTTGGATATCGGTATTTGATACCAGGACGGAAGTATCGCGATAATATGAGTTGGAGTCGACCATTCTGTCGAAATTTTGCTCAGCATCATTCCCTAATGCATCGATTAATCCATATCCAGTCACGCAAACTCTCATCACAACTCCAATAATTTAATAATAGTATCTAGGCGATCTTGACATCTTATAAATAAAGAAGACACTTCAAACTGCGAAAAAAACCATGGCAATAAAAGCAAATTTGATCATTGATCAAGGGACCACATACTCGACGACTATCGACATCATCGATGATAATGATATGCCTATCGATTTGACTGGGTACACAGGGTCTGCTCAGTTAAGAAAACACTATTCATCGTCAAACTCAACCTCATTTGCAGTATCAGTAGATGCCTCAAGTGGCATCCTTGCGTTGAGTTTGACAGCCGCACAGACTGGGGCTTTGGCTGCTGGTCGTTATGTATATGATGTAGAGCTGACTAACGCATCGAATGTCGTTTCTCGGATTGTGGAAGGAATAGTCACGGTTACCCCACAAGTTACGAGATAAAAAATGGCAAATACTGTTTTCCAATCACCAAAAATCAGAGTACGCGTAAAAAATGACGGCGCGATTGCGCCTACACAGCCATTAACGCTAAAAAATGCTATCGGAACGGGCCGTAGGATCGATGAATTAACAGACGTCGCTTTATCCAACGTCGGCAATGCCCATGTGTTGGCATACAATTCAGAATCTAGTAGTTGGGTAAACCACCCTGCAACTACGTTGACAGGCAACACGTTCCAAATTGCGGTTGCAAATGCAACCAACGATTTCGATTGGAGGATCTCGCTTCCAAACAACGTCATTATTGCCAATAGCCTCAACGTTGGCGATGGCTTCGTGGTTGGTGGAAATATTGTATCCAACGGCAATTTATTTGTTACAGGGTTTGCAAACATTGCTGGCCCGATCAACAGAAACCCAACAATTGCTATTAACCTGACTGGTGATGTCATTGGTACAGGCAACACTACGTTGATTGACCTGTCGAACGGCGTAATCAACATCGTTACGTCCAATCAACCAAACAGTATTGAACTGGGTGTGGATACGTCTGGGGCATATGTTGGCAATGTGTTCGCTGGAACTGGTATGCATATTGATGCGGCTGGCGGCGAAAACAGCAACCCAACATTCTACATCGGTCAGCCAGTAGAGACCACATCCGATGTTGTGTTTAATAGCGTAACGGCTAATGCTTTTGCTAATGTCGCCGGATCGCTTCGGGTGACTGGCAACTCCGACTTCTCCGATGCTGGATTTAGTGGGTCGATCCGCGTTGGCACGAATGCAACCATCGTCGGTCATGCATCTGTGAATGGCACTGCCACATTCAACGGAGCAACCACGATTGCAAATACGTTGGCTGTCGGTAATGTTTCCATTACGGGGTTTGTGCATGCTACCTCTGATGCATTTATCCACGGTCAGCTCACTGCTAACGGGTCAGCGTTCTTCGCCAATACCGTCAGCGTCACAGGCGTTGTAGATCTTGCAAATACCTTAATCACCAGAGATGTCGTTCCGTTTGCGAACAACCAGTACTCTCTTGGAACATCTTCGATGCGGTTCACTGAGCTGTATCTTAGTGGCAATACACTTGTCGTCGGCAACGCAGTCATAACTGATACTGGTACCTCATTAAGTGCGCAGACACCAACTGGCGATCCTATCACAGTCGATGTTGGTAATACTACCATCCAAGGTACCCTGTCTGTCGTTCAGACAATAACCTCCAACAACCTTGTTGCTAATACACTCAATGTAGGTGAAGCTGCAGACTTGTATGGTGATATAAGAATTCACGGAACGACAGTCGCCAATGGATCCGTTAGCGTCGCTAATACTATTGCCACCGGCAACGCGACGGTCGTCGGATTTATCAACGTATCATCTACTGCCAATATCGGCGGCAACATCACTGCACGTGGCCAGATTGTTGCTAATGGTAGCGTAACAATAGCCAACACACTTGCAGCTGGCAATACGACGATCGTCGGGTTCGTTGAAATAACATCGACTGCTAATATTGGTGGCAACGTAGCGGCGCATGGCAGTCTGATTGTAGATGGCCCAACAAACATCACAAACACTCTTGCTGTCGGCAACACGACCATTACAGGCACTGCTAATGTACAGGGCAATGTTGTTGTCACAGACACGATCACAGGTAACAACCTGACGCTGTCTGGAAACCTAAATGTTTCCGGCACGACCACGTATATCAATACAACACAGTTGAACGTCGGCGACAACATCATATCTCTCAATGCAGATATGTCCGGCGCGCCTACCGAGAATGCTGGTATTGATATCAACCGCGGAACTGGTGCCAATGTACAGTTCATGTGGGATGAATCGAATGATAGATGGTCTACCAATGGTAGCAACCTTGCTGTCGGTGCAAATGTTGTTATCAATACAACAGATATCACTGTTGGCAACTCAACAGTCAATACGTTTGCAAACTCGACCACAATCGTCGCCAATAATATCAACGTTGCAACGATTAACAGAAATCCAAACATCACTGTCACTTTGACTGGCGATGTTATTGGTACAGCAAATACAACGCTCACAAACCTAGCGAATGGTAGCATTACTCTATCGACAACAATTCAGCCAAATGCTGTTGAGCTTGGCGTCGATACTTCAGGATCATATGTTGGTAACGTCGTACCGGGAACTGGTGTCTATGTAACGAATGCCGGTGGTGAGAATAGTACACCAACAATTGCAATTGGTCAGCCAGTCGATACTACATCTGCTGTTACTTTCGGTAACACAACGCTTAACGGTTTTGCTAATGTATCAGGCAAGGTAACTGCTGGTACTATCGATTCAGGAAATGTATCGGTAACTGGTTATATCAATGTATCGTCGACTGCTAACATCGGTGGCAATATCACTGCACGCGGTAGTGTGACTGTCAATGGATCCGTCCTAGTCGCCAACTCGATGAGTGCAGGCAATACGACGGTGGATGGCTTTGCCAACGTTATTGGCAACTTGAATGCGATCACTGCTACTGTAGGTAATACTGCTGTGGCAGGTACATTGAGTGCCGGCAATACTACAGTATCTGGGTATACATATGTAACTGGATATATCAACGTAGCATCGACTGCTAATGTTGGCGGAGCTGTGACTCTAAGAGACAGCTTGACCGTTAATGGGGCTGTCTTAATATCCAATACATTGAGCAGCGGCAATACGACTATAGCCGGTTTTGCCAATGTGGTCAACAGTTTGAACGTAGTTGGTGGAACAACTTTAGCGAATACCGTAACGATCGATGGCAACACGACCATTACTGCGGGTGAGTTTGTCCTTTCTAATACGGTAAGCAAGTGGATTAACTTCCAAGCAGCCGGCATTGGCGCTCCTACTACAACGACAAGAAGCGTCGGTACGAAGGCTGTGTTGTGGAACACCGTTGCTCCTACTGCAGTCGATTATGCGATCGGTATCGAATCCCAAGCAATGTGGTTCAGTACTGCTACGCTTGCTGATAGCAATTTCAAGTTCTACGCAAACACGACATTAATCCTTCAAGCCAATAATACAGGATTGAGCCTGTTCGATCGTACGTTGTCTGGTGTTACGACGCTTGCTGCTGGTAATACAACGATCTCTGGCTATGCAAACGTCGCAGGCAATATCCAAGCTACAACGCTACTGGCTGGCAATACTACGATCGCTGGTACGTTGGGTAGTGGCAATACAACGATCTCTGGTTATGCAAACGTCACGACCAACCTACAGACTTCAACATTCGTTGCTGGTAACAGCACGATCACTGGATTCGCTAATGTAATTGGTAACATCCAAACGACAACTCTTGCTTCTGGTAATGCTACTGTTACAGGTTTTGCTAACGTTGTAGGAAGCTTACAAACTACGACTCTTGCTTCTGGTAATGCAGTCGTGGCTGGTACGCTAACTAGCGGCAACAGCACGATTACTGGTTTTGCTAATGTCGTGGGAAGTTTGCAGTCGTCTGCATTCACGTCAGGCAACACAACCATTAATGGAACAGTTGCGGCTGGTAATACGACAATCGATGGGACGGTTGCGGCCGGCGACACGACGATTACAGGTTTTGCTAACGTAGTTGGTACTCTTCAGGCAACGACGCTAACGGTCGGCAACACTACGATTGCAGGGACGGTCGCAGCTGGCAATACATCTATTACCGGCTCCATCGATGTGTCGTCGACAGCTAATGTTGGTGGAAATGTTGACGTGCATGGAGGTCTTACGGTCAATGGTGCAGCCGTTGTCGCTAATACTCTATCGACAGGCAACACCACAATCACTGGGTTTGCCAACGTCACTGGAAGTATCGCGGCAAATACAATTGCTGTTGCTAACTACATCGATTTCAGCAACACTGCACCCGTTCCTTCCAAGAAGGAAGGACGTTTGTATTATGATGCTCCTACTAAGACTCTAGCATACCATGTAGCAGAGCCTGATGTTACTATGAACATCGGTCAGGAGTTATGGACATACGTCTATAACAACTCTGGCGCCTTGCTCGATGAAGGTAGGGTAGTTTATCAGACTGGTGCTTTAGATGGTGTTCCGACGGCTGCGTATGCGGACGCATCTGACCCTAGCAAGCTCGACGTGATCGGCGTAACTACACATCCGATCGAAGATGGATCTTATGGATATGCTACATCGTTTGGTAGAGTTACGCCTGTCAATACAGCTGCATTCTCTATCAACGACAAGCTGTATCTCGATTACGCATCTCCAGGCGGTCTCACTCTAACACCACCAACATATCCGAACTATGCTGTACATGTCGGACACGTGGCTGTTGTTGGCAATTCGTCTGTTGGTTCGCTAAGAGTTGACATTGACTCTCAGGCGTTCCCTACGCTACGTACGGAAGGCGATGCTCGTATTGGTGGCGACTTGATCGTCGAAGGCAACTTCACTATCACCGGTAACGTCACATCTACTGCTGTTAATAACCTATCTGTAGAAGATAACTTCATCTACATCGGTGCTGGCGATACCATATCCAACACCAACTTCACAGGCATAGGTCTAAATGATGCTTTGTTCCATGGTGTTTTTGAGGGATCCGCTACCACCCACTACTATGTAAAAATTACAGCAGTAGGAGCTACCGATAAGTTTAGTTGGTCTAAGGACAACTTTGCTACCACCGAAGCGACGGATGTGCTCATTACAGGCGCACCACAGGCTCTAGACAATGGCATAACAATCGAATTCCAAGCAACGACGGGACACATGCTGTTGGACGTTTGGGATGGCGTAGCAGCACCAGTCAACGTCGATTTGGGTATCGTCGGCAATTACAATACTGGAACGTACGCTCATACTGGTCTATTCCGCGATGCGACAGATGGTGCATATAAGTTCTTTGAAGGTTATACGCCAGAGCCAACATCTAATGTCAACATCGACACTGCGCATGCGTCGTTCGCTTTGGCCAACGTTGTTGCCAACACGTTCTTCGGTAACCTGACGGGCACTGCTGCTAACGCTACGTTGTTTAATGGACAGTCGGCAGGATTCTACACATCGAATGCCTATGCAAATGCTACATTTGCTCAGTTGGCAGGAGCTACGTTCGTTGGTGCGGTTATTGTCGGAAACACGTTATCATCTGGCAACACAACAATTACTGGATTCGCTAACGTAGTTGGATCGCTTCAATCCACAACGCTATCGGTAGGCAACACTACTATCATCGGTACGCTTGCTTCTGGCAACACAACAGTTGCCGGCACGCTCGGTGCAGGAAATACTACGATCGTAGGTTTCGCTAATGTTTCTAGCACTCTGGCGGCTGGAAATACAACGATCACGGGATTTGCTAATGTAAGTGGCACGCTCGGTGCAGGAAACACTACGATCACGGGATTTGCTAATGTAAGTGGCGATGTTGTTGTGTCTGGTAATATTACTACAACTGCAATAACATTAACGAACGATTTAACGGTCCCTAATGGTGGTACTGGCAGATCGACATTCACACTCAATGGCGTACTTTACGGCAATGATGCAGATGGGCTGTTGGTAACTGCAGCTGGTGTAGAAGGCGAAGTACTGCAGATTATTGGAGGCGTTCCGACATTTGGATCAATTGATTGTGGTACATTCTGATGGATTTGTGACGACCTAAATAATACATCAATATACGGGCTGCTTTATAGTGGCCCTTAACTCTAGATAGAGACATGGCTGGAACAAAAGTACAAATCAAACGCAGTAGCGTGGCAGGACGCGTCCCAACAGCATCGGATATCGATGTTGGACAGTTAGCCGTCAACTTTACAGACAAGAGGTTCTTTACCAAGGACGGATCCAATACGGTTATCGATGTCTTTGGTCAGAGCCTCAACACGACAGCCAACGTCTCGTTTAGGGATGGTGCCTTCGCCAATATTACAGCGACCACTCTTGTGGGCAACTTAGAGTGGAGCTATATTACATCGAAACCAGATCTCCAAATCAATATCACTGGAGATGCTACTGGTTCCAATACATTTGTTGATTTGGCCAATGGTTCCATCAACGTCACTCTCGCCAACACCACCGTAACGCCAGGCACGTATGGAAATAGCTCCGCTATCCCTGTGCTCACAATCGACAGCAAGGGTCGCGTTACGGTTGCGACTACAAACACCGTCGCTGGCATCACTGGCTTTTCATATGCATCGACCAACAATACGCTGTCCATTACGGCAGGCGATGGATCGACATATAAGGCCACAGTCAACACAGTCAATACTTTCGCGGTGTCAAACACACTGCTCGTTACTGGCGTTGGTACGTTTTCTAATGATGTCATTGTGTCTGGCAATCTTATCGTTTCTGGCACAACGACATACATCAACACGACAGAGTTAAATATTGGCGATAATATCATATCGCTCAATGCCGATCTAGTAGGCACACCATCTGAAAATGCTGGCGTCAGCGTCAATCGTGGGACGTCTGCAAACGTATCACTATTATGGGACGAACCATCGGATGCGTGGACTTTCACGAATGATGGGTCGACCTATTTAAAGATTGCAAGTAATACCGATGTAGATGCGGCATACTCTAACGCAGCTTCATACGCCGATACAAAAGCGGCGGTGGCATACTCTAACGCAACAGTATATGCCGATACGAAGGCAGCTACAGCATACTCCAACGCCGTATCTTATGCGGATATAAAGGCAGCGGCCGCATATACGAACGCGGCGGCGTACGCAGATACAAAGGCGGCCGCAGCATATTCAAATGCGGTTTCGTATACGGACACCTCAGTTGCTACAACATATGCAAATGCGACATCATATGCTGATACAAAGGCAGCTACTGCATATTCGAATGCCGTAAGCCACGCCGACACAGCAGCAGATACTGCGTACTCGAATGCTGTGTTGACCGCATCAGCCGACGCATCTGGTAAAGCAGCTACAGCATATACGAACGCAACGTCATATGCTGACGTAGTAGCGGCCACGTCTTATTCGAACGCAGTATCGACCGCATCGACGGACGCATCCAGCAAGGCTGCCATCGCATACTCGAACGCTGTATCTACAGCAGCGACGGATGCTACCAATAAAGCAGATACAGCATATTCGAATGCTATAAGTTATGCTGACGTAGTTGCAACTGCATCTTATTCGAATGCGACCTCGTATGCCGATACGAAAGCAGCAACTGCATATTCTAATGCAGCATCATATGCCGATACCAAGGCCGGTGGTGCGTATGCGAACGCAATTTTATACGCAGCATCAAACACCTACGTCAATGACCAACTAGGCACTAAAGCTGACGTAAGCAGTCCGTCGATCACCAGTCCAACAATTACATTGGGCGCATCGATCGATGGTAACGTCGTTCTTACGAGCACGCGTCTATCTGTAAACGGTAGCGTTGGTGATATAGGCAACGTTCTAATGTCTGGTGGAGCTGGTAGCAACGCATACTGGTCAACGATTTCTCTTCCAGACCTCAACACAACATATGCGCTATCGACCAGCGCAAACGCATCGTCGGCCAATTTGTCGCTGGCTGGTTCCGATTCAACAACCAACAACGTCAAATTTGTTGGTGCAGGAAGTGTCGTCGTCGCATCAAATGGATCGACCGTTACTGTTACTGGGGGCGGCGGGAATGGTTTCGGTACGGTGGCGGTCGTTGGACAATCTAGCGTCGTTGCGAATCAGTCGAATGCTACATTAACACTTGTTGCTGGTAGCAACATGACGATTACTACCAATGCTAACACTGGAACAGTCACGCTGGCTTCGTCCGGTGGTGGCGGGGGCGGTGGTGGATCGACGACAACTGCCGGTGGCAATGCGTTTATCGCGGGCAGAGACAACTTTACCGCGAATGGTTCGCAGACGGTATTCACGCTATCACAATATGCTACTGCCAACAGTATATTGGTGCTCGTTGAGGGATTGGTACAATTCCATACAGAAGACTATGATGTTTCTGGAACATCGCTGACGTTCTCTACTGCACCGGCCAATAATGAAGTGATCGAAATCCTCCATCTAGCTGGCGCGTCGACATATCACTTCATGCAATATGGTGCGATCGACTCGTTCACTGGTAATGGAAGTACATCGGCGTTCACGTTATCAAGATCGTCCAATACAAGCCTAGCGACCGTATACATCGATGGTTTGCTGCAGTCACCATCAACTGACTTCACAATTAACGCAACTACGTTGACGTTTGCGGCCGCGCCTCTATCAGGCGAAGCGGTGTTGGTATACCACAATGAGAGCGCTGTAAGCTCGATACCGTCAACTTCGATTGCAAGCACCGACGTCTTTGTCGGTAACGGCACCACCACTAATTTTACACTGACTGGTACCGCCAATAGCAGCACCAGTATGGTGACGATTAACGGCCTTGTGCAAGGATATGCTGTCGACTATACCGTAACCGGAACCACACTTACATTTGTAGATGCGCCTCCAACTGGCTCCACTATACAGGCGATGAGGTTGGCAGGGTCAGTTGGATCTGCGTTCAGCTCTATAATGGTGGGTTCGACGACGCTTACTGCCGCATCGGCAGCGAGCTTACTGAACATTACTAACGGTTCGGGCGTCGCGCTGTCGACTACAAGCAATAATACCATTAACGTCGGGCTCACGAATATCGCTAAACAGAGTTTAGCTGGCAATGGTACTACGACGGTGTTTACCCTGACATACCCATCAACGTCAGATAATATATTAGTGCACGTCAATGGCATATACTTCCACCCCGACGAAGACTATACTGTATCGAATACGACGCTAACGTTCGTGGACGCCCCGTCGGCTGCAGCCGAAATCCGCATTCGATTTATGCGTGCTCCGGTGTGATATAATAAATACTTCAAAAATAATTTTTAGAATTCCAAAGTACAATGTCAAAAGCATCACGACTTTCTGTTTTTATCACGACTGCGAACACAGCAGCGGTAGCTAGCACGTCGAGTGGTGTGTTCGCGGGCTCGGTCAGCGTATCAAATACGCTCACTGCCAGTGACGTGACGGCCAATGGTAACCTAACAGTCTCGGGTACATCCACGTTCACAGGACTAATTACAGGCAATATTACGAGTGCAAATAATGCAGACTATTTGGACGGCCAACATGGTTCGTATTATGCCGTCAATACCGCCCCAGGCGTAGCATATGCTAATGCTGTGTCATATGCCAATAGTACATTCACCAAACTAACAGACGTTTATGTTCGTTCTGGAGCAGTTGGTAGTGTAGCAGCAGGGTGGTTGATCGACTCGTTCTACAACGGAGCTGCTACAACTACCCCGCACATCTATATGTCTCATGGTAGTGGGTATGGCATGCACATTAATACGTACAATGCCAATGCGAGCTTGTATGCTTTGCAATTACATAATAACACCAAGGAATTGCTTGGTGTGTATAATGATGGCCACGCAGCACTTGGCGGCGATTTCACTGCAACAGGCAACATCACAGCATATTATTCCGACGCGCGTCTGAAGAATTTTGAAGGCAAGATAGACAACGCTCTTGGCCGGGTTCACAAACTCAACGGATACTATTACAAAGGCAATGCTGTTGCTGGCGCATTGGGGTATGATACAGAAAAGCTACAAGTCGGCGTATCCGCTCAAGAAGCACAAGACGCGTTGCCTGAGGTTGTTGCTCCAGCACCGATCGATAATCAATACCTGACGGTCCACTACGATAAGTTTGCTCCGCTATTGATCGAAGCAATCAAAGAACTAGACGACAAGTATCAAACATATATCGGTAAATTGGAAGCTAGGATAGCGCAGCTGGAAGGGAAGTAATAAGTGGCTTTACCATCCTCCGGGTCGATTTCATTTTCGCAAATTAATACCGAGTTGGGTCGGAGTTCTACCGCCCAATTGAGCATGAACGATAGCGGTCTGCGGACGCTGTTTGGTATTTCGTCGGGCCAAATATCGATGAATAGTGGTTATGGTAAGGCTAATGCTTTCGTCCATACAGCTACGATTGCTGGTAATATAGCTAACTATGATCAGCGCGCCGCCGCAGTTGCGGCTGGTTGGGACCAAGTCAAACCGTTGAAATCGACGGTTACAATCGACGCTGGTGTGTATGTTTATTCGGGCGGCACTGGATCTTATGCATACTCTACTGGATCTACCTTCCCAGCTGGCAGTCAATTGTACTTGATAAATAACGGTACAATTATCGGTTGTGGTGGTAATGGTGGTAGTGGTGGTGACCAGGCTGTTGGTAATGGTGGCGCTGGCGGCGGCCCTGCCTTATATGCAGGCTATGCTATCAGCGTGACGAACAACGGCACTATCGCAGGTGGTGGCGGCGGCGGAGGCGGCGGCGGCAGTTAATAATATTTTGAGGTTGTGATGGTTATATTTCGTTATTCTAAACTTGATTTCTTTTTGGTGTTGTATGCGGTTGCTGCTTGTATACTTCCATTCATCATATCTCAATATAGCGTGTGGGTGTGGTTGCTAGCGGCCCCACTGCAGGCAATTTTCAACGTGGTGGTTATGAACACTTGTATGCATCACCACGTACATACGCCTTTATTTCGATACCAGTTCCTCAATAGGGCATATGAGCTACTTACTACAGTGGCCGTTGGTATTCCATTTCAGTCATGGAAATGGTTTCATCTTACACACCACAAATACAACAACGACGCTAAGAAGAATGGTATCGTAAACGATCCAGTGACATTTTATCGATTCAGTGAACCAGGCGTTCGCGAGAATGTGTGGATGTATTGTGTGTATGGCGTGTGGAGAGATCTGACTGGTATTACAGCAAACGATGCAAGCTGCACAAATCGCATACAAATAAATCATCCAGACCGCCTGCGTACAGAGGTGTGGGCGTTCGGTTTGTGGTTCCTAGCGCTGTTTGTATGCAACGTGTGGTATGGGGCGTTTTATATTGCAGTATACTTACTGAGCTTGGTTCTCAATCAGGCCAACAGCTATGGTGAACATTACTTAGCAACTGATCCCGCGAATTTCAGATCCGACTCGGTAGGAAGCTACTCTTGGTGGTTCAATACATTTTGTTTCAACTCTGGTTATCACCAAGAGCACCATGTACGCCCGGGCGTACATTGGACTAAGTTACCAGAACTTACATTCAGTTTGCCTAGCAACAGACATACCATAAACGGGATGTATATGTTCAATATTCCATGGTATAATGATCTAAAGAGTTTGATTCGAGGCAATAAATGAGTTACAGTAAATTTGAGACGGATGGTGGTATCGTATTCTACTACGATAACCAGACAAATAACATATTAGAGGCTGATGGCACACCGTTGTTCGTCTCTACGAGGGATGAGCAATATGAAGAGTTTGCGGCAGCGAACTACTCAACACGAAAGAAGAATAGAGCCCCTACAGCAATACGTTTGTTGATGGGCCATGCGTGTAACTTTTCGTGTACATATTGCATGCAGAAGGATATTGGTAACCCAGATGAATTACCAAAGAATAAGGGCCTTCAGTCGTTATTCGATTCGGTATCGTCGAATTTAGATCTCTCTAACCTACAACGATTGGAGTTATGGGGCGGCGAGCCTTTTTTATATTGGAATGATATGGTCGAGATTATGTCGTTCTTTGATTCCAAGAAGATGACATTCGGCATCACGACTAATGGGTCAGCGTTGTCGTTGAAACATGCTGAGTTTTTCAGCCAACTGAACGCCCATGTGATTGTCACCATTTCCCATGATGCTGAAAAGCAACAAGCGTTGAGAGGTGAAGATCCGCTGTCTCGTTCGCGCGTTATACAGACGCTCAAGCAATTTGATCGTGTGGATAATGTCACGTATGGGTTCCTATGTTCAATCACGAATACTAACTTTGACCTGTTTGAGATTAACGACTTCTTCCGTGGAAAGATTATTGAACATGGATTGAATACTAACAGCTTATCGTTTTCGCTCGGTAGAACTTATAATGAGAATGAGGGATACAATCCTTCGTCGGCTCTCGGTTGCAACATCATCGAGGACATACCACAAGAAAGTAGCTTTACGCACGTCATTAGTGGCGACAACTTAGAAAAGTTTCGTACTATACTATCAGAGTTTCTCGAACAACATTATGTACAATTAACGAACTCTATTGTGGATGGGCAACCGACGATCTTTGGTAAGTCTGCATCTGAAACGCCGTTACTATTATGTGACATATACGAATCAATATTACCATACTCAGTGGTTGAGTATGCGCGCAAAATAATTGGTGGTGAGCAAATTTTAGAGAGTTCTAATTGCGGTGCTGATATGGCCGATGTATTGTCGATCGATATCGACGGGTCGATCCGCACCTGTCCTCATGCTGGCAAGGACCATATTATGGGCAATATAACCAGCATTGCATCATCGCGCATCATCCCTATTACGCTCGGCCGAAAGACGACACATTGTACTGATTGTGTTGTGAATAAGCTGTGTCGATCATCGTGTCCAATAAATCTACCAACCGAAACCTTTCTTACAAACTGCCGCGTAGAAAAGATCTGGTATGGGGAAATTCAAAAAGCGGCGTTACGTCTAATTATGGACGATTGTGTGAAGATGGTGTCAACTGGCATCCAAAACATAAATAGCTGATTGGAGGTCCAACGTGGATAAAGATTACATTCTTAGAAAAAGACTCGTAGCGTGTGGTGCGTGTGCTAGCGTATCTGCCGGCGGTGGTGGCGGTGGTGGCGGAATTGGTGGAAGTTCGGGTGGCGCAGGCGCAGCTGGACAGTATGGCGCGGCTGGTGGTAGTAACCCCGCGGGTGGCGCGGGTGGTGGTGGCAGCTTAACGGGTGCGGGCGGTGGCGGTGCTGGTGGTCCAGCATACCAATATCGCTACGCTGGTGGTGCAGGTGCGTCTGGTGGTGGTCAAGGATCCGCCGGTGGCACTGGCGCGACGAGTGGAGCTGGAAGAGGCGGTGGCGGTGGTGGTGCAGCGGGTGCAGCTGTAGCAGGTAATGCAAATATTACGTGGTTAGCCGTTGGTACGCGAAATGGGAGCGTCGGCTAATGTACAAGCTAATAAAATTCGATGAAAAGGCTGGCCAGCTATACGTATTGTTTACTGCTACAGGAGGAACGATCACCATCGATCTGCCTGTAGAGAATGGGCTGTATATAATCGGTGACGCTCTAGACTCATATATCAAGGGATTTATACCCGATTGGGTTCTTCAGCGCAAACAGCTGATCGATAGCGGGATTCCAAACTCAGACGCGATTGCAAGTCTCATATACACTCCTACAGAAGAAGAGCAACTGCTCGAGATGGCAATCGCTGCTCGTAAGAGACGCGACAAGGCTCTCAACGATTGTGACTGGTGCCTACTCCCAGACTCTGGGTTCAATAAAGAAGTTATTGATGACCTGCTAGTATACAGACAAAAGCTAAGAGATGTACCACAGCAACCAAAGTTTCCGCACGAGATAGATTGGCCGACGAGCAATACGTGGGAACTTTGGGAGAAACAAAAACGAATGCAAGGCGCATAATGATTAATCCAGCCATCAACATATTCATACCAGATTATCTCCAGCAAGATGTCCTAATGCAGGAAGTACATTCGCTAGTCGATGCGGGTAAAGTTGTAATTGGCAACCAGCAAGATGCTGAGTATGTAATGAGAAGCGACTATCATAATGATATTGACATACAGCAGGCGATCACATCTCCTAATGCCGACAACTATATTTACTTAGAAAACCGTCTGTTATTCCTACGACACTTGGATGCGTTTGCTGGTAAGTTCCACCCATACATCGCTCAGGCGTTGACTGGGGTGTCGATGTACGACCTCGTTCCACCTTCATACTTTGTCCCTACGGCAGCAGCCGATATTACTAACAATATAGATGCATCTAAGCAGTATGCCATTACACATAGTGTAACAGGAGAGCGCTTTGTAAGTAGTGATGTGTTAAGTATGTTTACTGAGGAAATGTATCAGACGAATATGCAAAATGCAAACTTCATTTCTACAGATCCGGCGCGAGGATCGTGGGTCGTTGAAGAGTTGCATGATCATGCTACACCAACAATTATCAAGGGCATTGCATGTCGCCCGAAAGATCTTGCCACGACAGCATCGATGTTAGGTGTGTTGGTGGAATATGATACACCCATCGAAGATGAAGCGCTTGCCCGCACAATAACTTTATTTGTTCAGCATACGTTCTACTACTATGGCACACACTTCGAGCTTAGTGTGGCTATGAAAGATGGGCGTCTATGTATCGATGGATTGAGGACGTTCGTTGATTTGCAAAATCCTCGTATTGAGAAGGTTTATTGTAATTGAATACGGCCGCTGATATCAACAACGGTTAATACTGGTGCATTGAAGCAGTTGCCATTGGTGACTATCGTCTGCATAGTTGAGTAGATGTTCAGAGCATCGGTATTTAAAGCATCGATAATATCCTGGATAGGAACAACCCCATTGATATCATATGGCGGTTTTGGTTGGCTCTTGGAGTAATTGTACATCCGTATTTCGAGGTCTTGCTCAACCAAATCAGCAACAAAACCAGCTTTATAGTCGCTTAGGTAGGGCACGTATATCGACATGCCCACCGATTGTGCTAGCCTTGTGTAGAATAACTGCATATTTGCAATTTGGCTGCCATCGGCCGACACTATCAATACATCAGCGTCAGGATGTCTTGCTCTAAGAGCAGCAAGTCCCTCGGCCCATGCCAAATTAGTTGCCTCTCTCACCATATCAGCTGGGTCGACCGATCGGAACTCTACATCGGATATTCCGACAGCATTCGCTATAGCGTGAACCACATCTGGATGTACATCATTAACGACACCATCGCTGCTGCTGTTGAAGTTGATGTGGAACGCAGCAACAATGTCAACTCCATTTCTTCTTGCCTTTTCGATTGATAGGATGGTATCTTTGCCACCGGAAAATAGTGCTATAGCTTTTTTCATATTATTGAATCTTTAGGTTGCTTCCATACCCGCCAGCAGTCTCGGCGGTCTTGTTATATCTAGCCCACGTATTAGTTGCCTTGCTGAAGTCCCCATACACGAAGGCGCTGAAACCGATTACTTCGCGGTGATCATCATTCTCTACGTAGTGATATAAATTGCCGGGGAAAATGACAACATCCCCTACACTACAGTCCAAAGTAACCATTCCTTGATTGTATGGAGTCTCTTTATCGTATGGAAATTGAAAATCAAACGATTTGAAATATGGGCCATCGCAAATGATTTTAATTGGCGATTTTGGTGATTTCGTTAAGTACATACATCCTGCCACCAGCGCATTGTGGTGTAGATGTACACCCTGCGACATTCCAGGATCGCTCATCGCATGGATGGATGTTGTAATTTTCATGTATACATCTGTCGTTGTACCATATACTTCCTGAAGATATTTGTTACATATCGCCTCTAAATTGAGCTTAATATCTTGCAAATCCGGATGTTCGAGTATGTTGGATCCTATGGTATTTCGGGTTCCGTTCATCGGAATATGGTCCATCTCCCTCATTAGACGTAGCTGTGGCTCTGTAGGCATTGCGCAAGGCTCTACCATGATGGCGGTGGGTTTGATGTTCAGGATCATAAATAGCGAGGTGGATTGTTTTAGTGTATTTATTATTCGAGGCATGTTATGTATGATGTGGATATCAGTCGAGCGTGGACACGACACGAGTGTGACGAATTGATCGATTGGTTCGACAATTGTGAGCAAAAAAAGCACGTGAGTGTGGACAGCGACGTCATATATTCCCGGCACGGCACTGGTACTGAGAGCAAGATCGATGCTGGCCGATATGAGTGTGAATATGTAATGACATACTCGCTCGATGAAGAGCAAACGCCTTTTATAAGAGCAATTAGATCCACAATTGCCCAATGTCTGCGCCCCGACGTCACGTTCGATTGGGCATCGATTGTCAAAACATATCCAGGGTGTGGAATGGCGACGCACATCGACCGTGCTACAATCGATACGGATAATAAATTAGCAACCAAGCGAGTATACACTTGCATACTATATTTGAACGATGAATATGATGGTGGGCGGTTGGTCGTTCCGCCATCATTGCGGTATAAACCGGTCGCTGGATCGCTATTACAGATGGTCGGTTCTGACCATTTACATGGCGTCGAAAACATAGAGAAGGCATTCCGTTACACTATGAGTGTATGGTTTACAATAAATGATATTTAAAAAAGCAGCAATAATTAGCTTTGGTGTAATTGCAGAAGAGAAGCTGCCGATATCTCTTGCGTGGCTATCAGGCGTATTTGAAAAGCAGGACATAGATTACGAAGCATACGATTTCAATCACGAGCTGTATGTGTCTATGAGTCTGGATCAGTATAGATCACTACGGCATAATATGCTGAAGGATCCGCAGCAGGAAATCGTCGACGTCATCGATGATATAATTGGCCGCATTAAAGCCCATAATATAGATCTATTATCGGTGTCTGTATTTTCATATAGACAATTTGATATTGCTCGTGTGTTTTTAGAAAGATTCGCTGCGCTCGGTGGATCAGAAGTACGCATCATAGGAGGCCCTGGCGTTTGGTATATGCCTCCTGGTACGGGCAAGACTTGTGGATATGAGCTCGTTGTAGATGGATTGATAGATTATTATGCACTCGGCAACGGTGAAGAAGTTATTGTGGATTTTCTGCGCGGAGTGGACGCATCTAAGCTCGTAGGAATGAACAGCCTAGCAAAACTAAAAACTAGCGACCATCAAGAAGAGTGGACTGAGTTAGTTAGGAAGATACAAGAGAAGTACATCGAGCCAAGCTACCGCAAGATTCCAATTCTTAACCATCTCAAGGAAAAGAAAGAGATCCTCATCACCGGCGCAAATGGTTGTCCTGGCCGATGTGCATTTTGCTCGATAAGACAATACATTCCATTTCCATCATATCGAGAGGGAGTGGACGTTGCCAATGAATGTTATCGTCTTTTCCAGCAAACAGGTGTGACTAAGTTCAGACGGACCGACGCCCTTGCTAACGGACATACAAAGCATTTCCGAGCATTCAATGAACGGATAATCGAGCTCAAGAAGCAAGATCCTGCGTTTACGTTCCAGTATAATGCTATGTTCTTGCCTAAGAGTCCGACCATACAAAACGACGATTACTACCGCACAATGGCTGAGGCTGGATGCTCGTCGTTAGATCTCGGGATCGAGTCTGGATCGGAGAGATTGCGTATACAGATGCACAAACCATATACCGATAAAGAGCTCGACTGGCATTTTGCTATGTGTCAGAAATACGGCATCAAGAATAACATTTCGATTTTTGTCGGATTCCCGACTGAAACGGAAGAAGACTTCCAACAAAACATAAAGATGTTGGAGCGGTATCAAAAATACATAGCTGATGGCACGTTTAACGAGATTCAGCATTGTGGTAAGTTTGTACTTTATACGAAAACATATATTTACGAGAATTTGGAAGAATTCGACGTTATGATTATGGACGAAACCTCTGATCCAATCCAGTGGATATGCACAACAAATCAAACCAATACTCCAGATGAGCGCTTACGTAGGGAGCATGTATTTTTACAAAAAGCGCGTGAGCTAGGGTATAGGGTGGATGTGTATGATTCGGCCGATAAGTAGCAGTCCAGGCCGACTATAGTGTATTCCTAGAATGATAAATATGGTGTGCCCAGGCTAAAAATACAACAAGTATGACACTCCAAATAAACCTAAAACAAATAAAGCCAGATAGCGCAGCTAATAATCAGCCGCTAGCGTGGAGTAATACCGCAAACAGCTGGATAGCTTCATCCAATGTTGCTGTATCTGCTGTCACATATGCTGATGGCTCACGGCAGACGAATTACGTAGATCCGATTGCAATGGCTATTGCACTCGGGTAATATACGAAGGATAAATAAAACATGGCTTCTATATTCAAATCATCCGTCGCAAAATCGGTAGGCACTAGCGCAAACTCGGTGTACACTGTTCCAGCTAATACAACTACAACTGTGATCGGTTGGAATCTGTGTAACATCACGGCGAGTCCTGTTACAGTCGATCTATACTTTACACGCAGCTCTGTGGACTACTACATCCTCAAGGGCACTACTGTTCCACAAGGCGGGGCTTTGGTCCCTGTGGGTGGAGATCAAAAATTAGTGCTTCAAGCTGCTGATATTGTAAAGGTAGTATCTGGAGCAGCTTCCTCAATCGACGCAACAGTTTCATATCTCGAGATTACATAATGTCATATATCGGAAACAGCTTAACTCAGCAGTCGTTCACTGGAGGCATGGACCAATTCAACGGTAATGCATCTAACACTGCGTTTGGATTGTCGAGAACAATCAATACTGCTTTCGATGTTGAAGTGTATGTTGAGAGTGTATTCCAGCGCCCTGGTATAGCATATAACGTATCTGCAAACACAATTACATTTACTTCCGCTCCGTCTGCTGGATCTAATAACGTCGTTGTGGTCTATAAGAATTTTACTGCGACGACTGTCGTTCCTGCTCCAGGATCCGTCACTCCATCATCGATTGCTGCTAATACAGTTCAGGCTAGTTTAGGGTATATTCCTGCTAATAGAGCAGGAGATACGTTTACAGGTGCAACTGCATTCAGTAACACTGTAACCGTAGCTAGCTCTGGCATCACATTTAACGATAACACCCAATTCAATACTGCTGTATCGTTCGGTATGCGCAATAAGATCATCAACGGTGGGCTTGATGTTTGGCAGCGTGCCACAAGTTTCACCGATTGGGGCAGCTTTGCGTACCTAGTCGACCGTATGCGCATCGGATATGATGGATCTCCTGCGTCTGGACGTACACTTACACGCCAGACATTTGACCCAGGCCAAACAGGCGTTCCGGAAGGCGATCCAAAGTACTACATGCAGTATGCATTCCCTTCATGTGGCACGCCAACGAACTACCTCCGCTGGGATATAGAAAGCGTTCGTACGCTTGCTGGTAAGCAGGCTACCTTCTCGTTTTGGGCAAGAGTTCCATCTGGAACAATGACCATTGGTGTAGCTATTTGCCAAGAATTTGGTAGCGGTGGTTCGCCGAGTAGTGGTGTGTATCCTACTGCTACAAACTATACAGTCACCACAACTTGGCAGAAGTTTGTATATACGACGACTGTTGCGTCTATTACTGGTAAGACTATCGGAACTAATAATGATGATAGAATTTGGCCAGCAGTGTGGTTCCCTCCTGCAGCAGCAGGCACAATACATATGGCCAACTTCCAACTAGAAGAAGGAACGGTAGCGACTCCGTTCGAGAAGCGCCCATATGGTTTGGAACTAGCGTTGTGTCAAAGATACTACTGTAAGATAACACCATCGACGAACTATGCACCGTATGCAATGGGCCATGCATTCAACACCACGCAGTTCAGAACAATGATTAAGTTTCCACAAACTATGCGAGCCACACCAACGCTAGGATTTAGTGCAGCCAGCACATTTCAGGTTGGTTGGTTGAACGTGTGTTCGGCTATTGCTCAGGCTGAGCGTGGAACTGATTATTGCTCTATCGACGCAACGACAACGGGATTAACATCGTTTGGGGCATACATGCTAACCAGTGCTGCAACAACAGCATCGTACATAACTGCAGATGCGGAGCTATAAAATGTACAAGACATATCTCGTTCCAGGAAGAACAGAACCAATAAATGTTATTCGACTATCTGACGGAGCATTCGTTCCTTTTGATCTTGCTAACGCGGATTATCGAGCATACCTTGAGTGGGTTGCTGAAGGCAACCAACCATTACCAGCGGACGAATAATACATGGCGATCGATAAACTAGGCGGCAATTCATTCAGCACTGGAGCTATTGCAAATAGCTTGGGATACACACCAGCTAATAAGGCAGGCGATACATTTACTGGTGCAGTCACAGTCGGCAACACTACTATTAATGGAACATTGACTACCAATGGTGGAAACACTTCAATCACCTATAATGGAAATTCTTCAACAAACTTTCCGACGATATTAAAATCGAGCGCACCCGACACGACTAGAGCAGCAGCGTTTGCTGGAGTAGGGCAACCATCGACATGGTGGGTCGACACCACCAGCGGCCAAATAGCTGTGGGGGCGGTCGATGGCGTGTCGGCAGCGAGTGGTGGTGGCCTCACGATGTGGGTGAATAATGGCGTCGGGTGGATACAAGGGATGTTATTAGTTGGCGGCACGTCCGCGCCTGGTGCTGTATCGCTACCAAATCAGCCAATTATATCTGGACAAATTGGATCAGCATTAACCAACCCAGCGGCACCTCAGAAGCTAGCATTTGATGAGTTTTGGGTATCGAGGGGAATCACATACAGCACCTCAACACGTAGGTTCACTGTCCTCGTGGGAGGCACATACAGAATAACATTGAATCCTTTCTTTGCGTCTGGAGTATCAGCATGTCGTGTGCTTATAGGTATCAATACAGATACACCATCAGCATCAGCTCACTACGGTCATGCATATCGTGAAAGTGCTACGTATGATACAGGTTGTTTAGACACAGTAGTTACGTTGGCAGCTGGCGACTTCGTCACGTTCTACCTTTCACAAGGAACTCTGTATAACCAAACGACAGACAGATTCAATCAATTCTCAATAGCAAAAATTGCCTAATGGTGGATATTAGTATATGGCATTAACAAAATTAGACCCGAGCGTAATTGGACAAGACTCAACTGGTGCAGGTAAGATTACATCTGCAGGGGGATCTTTGTCTATCGACTCTGCTGGCAATGTAAAGATTGCAAACAACACCGCCAACACTATTGCGATTACGTCTACTGGCGTGCTAACATTTAGCGATGCCAGCACACAGACAACAGCTGCCTCTGGGTTTGGCTTTAAGAATCGGATCATTAATGGGGCAATGGTGATCGACCAGCGTAATGCTGGTGCTGCTGTCGCGTATGGGTCTACTACGGTCGCTGGCAACTACTATGGGTATAACATAGACCGTTGGTGGGCGCAGAGTTATTCTACCGCCGCTGGCAATGGTGCAGCGTTCACCATTCAACAATCGAGCGTTGCTCCTGCCGGATTTGCCTCCTCTATGGCAGCCACAGTCACTAGTGCTCAAGCTACTCTTCAAAACGACAGCCTCTATCGAATACAACAGATAATTGAGGGATATAATGTGGCCGATTTAGGCTGGGGCACTTCTAGTGCATCATCGGCGACCTTATCATTTTGGGTGCGATCCAGCCTCACTGGCACATTCACTGGTGTTGTTAGTAATGATGTGGATTATAGCTACTCGTTCACATACACGATCACGTCATCCAACGTATGGCAATATGTGTCGGTTACGATTCCTGGAGCTACTGCAGGGACATGGCCAAAGACAACCGGTAAAGGAATGCTATTGGTTTGGTGTCTAGGAGCATATTCAACTAGGCTCAACACTGCTAATACATGGACAGCAAGTGCTAGTTATCAAGGTGCGGTAGGACAGACCAATCTCATGGCGACTGTTGGATCTACCTTTTACATTACGGGCGTTCAGTTAGAAAAAGGATCGACGGCTACCAGCTTCGACTACCGCCCATATGGACAAGAGTTGAATCTGTGTATGAGATACTATCAAATTGCTTCTTCTAGCGGAGCGATGGTAGGGACTCATGGGTATGTGCCAAGTAGTGGTGTCGTATATCGGCTCGGTTACGAATTCCCAGTGTACATGAGAGCGACCCCCACAGTAACTCTTGGCGTATATGTATGGGACGGATCTGCTGTGGTAGGGTCACTTGCGTTCAGCTCAAACTACACGAACTATCAAAGAATGGACGGAGACTATACCTGCGCGGCGGGATTGACTACTGGTCGGTATGCGAAAATGTATAACGGAAATCTAACATTTAATGCGGAAATGTGATGTATCAGATATTAAATAAAAACATAAGTTCTATTGGAGGTTCTGTCATCGACACGGTAAAGCGTGTAGTAGACAATGCCTTTATCCCATTTGATCCAGCCAACTCAGATTACCAAGAATATCTAAAATGGTTGGCAGAAGGCAATCAACCATTACCAGCGGACGAATAAATGTCATTAATCGGAAACCCATTAGTATCGACCAACTATCAAACTGACACGTTCAGTGGTAATGGCTCGACAGTAGCATACACTCTATCCGTTGCTCCTGCATCAGCTGCATCCATTGCTGTATACATCAGCGGTCTATATCAGACTCCTGGTTCAGCATACACAATTACAGGCACGACACTGACATTCACTGGTGCTCCTCCTACAGGTACCGGCAACATTCTTGTTCTTCATCTTGGCATCAAGAGTTCCACTCTAGTTCCTGTTGATCAGTCGATTGCTCCGAGCATGTTGAATAATGCAAACGTTATTTACTGGAGTGTGGCAAATACAAACGTTGGTATCGGCAACACTGCTCCTGGAGCTCCATTAACGATTGGTTCTGCTAGTGGCACATTTACTAACCCGTTGTTCCAAGCTGCTGGTAGCGCAAATAGCTGGATTCAGTTGAATGCACAGAATTTAAATAACGGCAATAATGCTTCTACTGACCTGATCCTCGCACGTAGCGATGGCAATGATACTGCTGGTTATATCGATATGGGCATCAACAGTAATACTTACAGCCAAGCTGGATATAGTATTATGACGCCAAACAGTGGCTACTTGTTTACAAACGGTGGCGACTTGGTTATGGGCACACAGACTGCTCACAACATCCTGTTCCATACTGGCAACACTACTAACACATCGGAACGTCTACGTATCGACACTAGTGGTAATATGGCCCTTGGTTCAAGATTTGCTACTGGCGTAGGGGCATATGGTCGTGGCATTCACATTGGTAATGGATCAGATGACCTAGCAGCATTGTGGTCACAACCAATCAACGTGAACGATCACCGCGTAACGCTGACCAATAACTTGTACAATGCAGGCGTTGGTGTATTCAAATACTACGCTAACAACCAGAGCGCGTCGATGTATCAGCAAATTGCAGGGCGACATGAGTTTTATGTTGCTGGCACAGGTACACCAGACTCAGTCGTGTCGTTCGGTAATGCTGCACTTACACTACAATCAGACAGAGCAGTATATTCGCCAGCAAACTACTATACAGCAGCAGACGGTATTGTTTCGATGGCTTCTGCGTGGACACATTCGAATGGTGGTTATACGAATGCGGGAAATGCGATAAACTTCAGAAAATTTTATTCACACGGAACAGCAAATAGTGCTGAATATAACTTCACCATTGATATTGGTACGGATGGAGTGAGCACACCTACACAGTATTGGTACTTGTCCTTGCCGACTGGAGTTACTACGTATATGGGACTGTTTAACGTAGAGCTGTGGGTTGGTGGTTGGAACTGGGGGCAATCGGTAGGTTATAAGCGCTGGATCGTCGGGTCGACTGCAAACGTATGGTCGGTGATAGCAGCAGAAACCCAGGATAAAACAAACATGGCTTCGATTAGCTGCTTTGCCACCCCAGTGGGATCAACTAGCTGCAAGATAGGGTTCCAGAACTCTGCGGGGCGAAATGGAATGGCGGTCAGAATCACTACAATGGGCGACCCACTATCGACTGTTACAAATACATACCAAACAAATACTAACCCGTTCTAATAAAATGAGATTACGCATTCACTATACACCACTCGTGCTGGAAACCGTTATTGCTGAAGGTAAGACTGAGCAGGATTATTATGCAGCAGTCGATACCATACGATGTTCCATACTGAACTCTATTCGTGCAGAAAGAACGCTACTATTGGCCGAATCGGACTGGACTCAATTCAATGATTCACCACTAACGCCTGAGAAAAAGGTTGAGTGGGCTACGTATAGACAGCAATTGAGAGATATTACCGATTCGATTGACTTGTCGAATCCATGCATCATCGATGATGATTTCTTTCCGACTAAACCTGTTTGAGCGGTTGATAAATATATTCAATACCGATTAACAATTACACACCAGAAGCATAACAAATGTCAAAGTTGCGGATAGAAAAACTCAAGCAAGGAACGTCATCTAATAATGATGTCCTGGTCTATAGAAATGATATTGGCACCTATCAGGGCCAGTCTAATCTTACGCTGACTGCTGTTACAGTGTCTGCCAATGCAACAGTCGGCAATCTAAATACCACAGGAACTGTTACTGCAAACGTTCTTTCCGTTTCAAACGTAGCTCAAACACAAACAAACCTGCAAGTCGATCCTGCAGGTTCTGCGTTCTTAAACGCAATCATATACGGGTAAGCCATGGCTTCTACACAAACCAGTTATCTCAATTCAGCAGTTGGCACAACGCCAGCTACTATTTTTACCGCTACGGCCACGACTGCTTTGGTAGGATGTCAGGTCGCCAACATTTCTGGCGCTGCTATTACTATCGATGTTTATATTACTCGCAGCGCAACCAATTACTACCTAATCAAGGGCGCAGTGATACCTGTCGGAGGTGCGCTTGCTCTGATCGGCGGTGATGTAAAACATTTCGTGCTGAACGGGGATGTGTTGAAGTGCGTCTCCAGCACAGCATCGAGTGCTGACTTTGTCACTAGCGCAGCGGTAGGTGTCTAATGGCATACATAGGCGCTAGTGGCGCATTAACCAACCAGGCAACAGTAACTGACGTCTTTAACGGCAACGGCTCCAACACTCAGTTCACTCTATCCCGCACAGTATATAATACTCGTGATATCGAAGTCGTTGTTAACAACGTCCAACAAAGCCCATTCGATGGTAGTTATTCTGTTAGTGGCCAGACCCTAACATTCTCTGGCGCTCCAACAGCTGGTGCAAATAACATTTACGTCATCTACCAGGCTGGCGTGATTGGCGTAGTGTCGCCGACTGATAACTCAGTTACAGCTAACTCAATCCAGTCCAACGCAGTAACAACAGCTAAGCTATCTGATAGTGGTGTGACGGCTGGTACGTATGGTAATACAACCGTTATACCTGTAATTACAGTAGATGCAAAGGGACGTACGACTAGCGTAACGACTGCTCCTGTAAACCAAGCAAATGGCGTTATTCACGAATTCAGTACAACAGTAACTTCTAGCTATACATTATCGACAGGTAAGAATGCTATGTCGGTAGGTCCTGTTACTGTAGCAAACGGATCAGCAGTTACTGTTCCACCAGGTCAAAGATGGGTGATCTTGTAATATGGCACTAATCAACACAACTACAACTGGCAACTATGGCACAGCATATGCTGGCGATAGCTCTGGTGCTCTAACAATACAGCAAGACGGCGTACAAATAACTAAGCTGACAAAGAACCCAATTGTCCATGCCAAGTTAGCAGCTTTGTATAATATCACTAGCGCAACGTTCACTAAAATAAAATTAGACGCCAAGGTGATCGATACACAAAATTGCTTCGATACCACAAACTATAGATTCACACCCAACGTTCCTGGATATTATAACGTCACTACTACATTAGCGAACAACGGCGCAACTTCACCATCGCGGTTAATTAATCTTTTGTATAAAAACGGTACCGCAAATAGTTGGTTGTTTATGCAAGACCAGACTACAGGATACACAGCAACCGGTAGCAAGCTCGTTTATATGAACGGCACGACAGATTATCTTGAATTGTATGGTTATATGGTTGCAACGACAGCGGAAGTTTCTGGCGCCGAATTCTTTGCCCATCTTGTGGAGGCGGTATGACGTTATTTGAAAAAATCATTTCCTTATATCCAGAGCTTGAGACATATGATTTCGTTTACGGCAATATCAAACTGCAAAACGATAGCGACGGTCGAGGCGACTACATCGCTAAATGGGATCACCCAACACTTCCACGCCCAACACAGGAGCAGTTAGATGGCATTAGTTCTTGATGGCGGTGGCACGATAACTGGATTGACAGTTGGTGGCCTAACAGATGCAAGTATACAGCAAGCAGATCTAGCTCCTAACGTAGCTGGCAATGGCCCTGCGTTTTGTGCGTATCTATCAACTAACCAATCAATCAGCACAAATACTTGGACCAAGATTGCTTGGAATGCTGAAGAATTCGATACGCATAATGCATTCGATTCTACGACCAATTATAGATTCCAACCGCAAGTAGCTGGGTACTATCAGATTCAAGGTATGTGGGAATGCAATTCGTCTGCAACTTATACGTATGCTGACATCCGAAAGAACAACGGTTCCCACAGGGTTATATTGGCCAGCCAAGGCTCTGGGGTGTCGAACCCATTTTTCGGATTGGTATACTTAAACGGATCGACGGACTATGTTGATGTCTGGGCATATGTGGTCGGCGGCACAAGTCCAAATACCATCTATGGAAGTCAAATTTACACCTCTTTACAGGGGTTCATGGTTAGGGCAGCATGATGTCTTTATACGAAAAAATCAAAACAATCTACCCAGAACTAATAGACGCAGAATTTGCACCACGCGGTACTATAACATTAGAGAATGCTAGTGATGGGCAAGGCGACTACATTGCTAAATGGGAACATCCAACTCTAGCTAGACCTACCGAAGAGCAGCTAGCTGCGATCGAATAAATAATACAAAAACAAAGAGCTAACAAATGAGCGTAGTAGTCGACGGAACCAACGGTTTAGTATTCAATGATGGAACAGCGCAGGTCACTGCGGCGTCTGGCTTCGGCTTTAAGAATCGTATCATCAATGGCGATATGAGAATCGATCAGCGTTGGGGCGGAGCAGCTTTATCGAATGCTGGATTTTATATCGTAGACCGTTGGGCTGACTATTATGCAGGTAATGGTCGATATACTGCGCAACGCTCTACGGTTGCGCCTTCAAGATTCTCAAATAGCTTGCAACATACAGTCACGACCGCGGTGTCGCCAGCTGCTGGCGACGTCTATCAGATTTTTCAGATGATCGAAGGAAATAATACGGTAGACTTAGCATTCGGAACATCATCAGCGCAGGCCGTTACTATCTCCTTTTGGGTAAGGTCTAGTGTTGTAGGTCTTTATGGGTTCCGCTTACAAAATAGCAACGCATCCAGAACTTATGTAGCTACGTATACAATTAATTCTGCAGACACATGGGAATACAAATCAGTAACAGTTCCTGGCGATACTGCTGGCACTTGGTTGACTGATACTGGAATCGGAATTGGTATCAATTTTGATATTGGCTCAGGTAGTAACCAAAATGGAACTGCTGGTTCGTGGTCATCTGCGGACGTACGTCGGACCTCAGCTTGTGTGAATTGGATCTCGACTGCAGGAGCTACGTTCTACCTGACGGGCGTTCAGTTAGAAAAAGGCCCAACAGCAACGAGCTTTGACTATCGCCCATATGGATTAGAGCTGTCTTTGTGTCAGAGATACTTTCAGTACGTATCATCTATCAGTGCGGCGGGTAGTTTTTCTAACCTCATTTTTGCTCGCAATAGATCTGCTGCTAACGAGTATGACGTAGTGTATAATTTTATAGTTTCTATGAGAGCCTCGCCAACCACTACGATCGAGAGTGGCGCTCGGGCTCATTTGCCGGGAGTTGTGATACTCGCGGTAACGATCACGGCAAATGCCGCCACTACAGAACGTATTGCGTTGAGGGCTGTCCCCGCATCCGATCAAGGAACCGGCGCATATCAATGTTGGTTGGATGGTGATGGCACAACAGCAAAACGTATTTTATTTTCAGCGGAACTTTAAGCATGTATCAATTAACTAAACCATTATTCGAAGGACAAGATCCTACTTGCATAGTGCGGATATCTGATCGTGCTTTTATTCCACTTGATGTGATGAATGCTGATTATCAAGAATACTTAAAATGGCTTGCCGAAGGCAACGAACCATTACCAGCTGAGGAACAACAGTAATGTCGTACATCGGGGTGCCGCCATTCGGCCAAACTGTCAGAACAGTTACGACAATAATCGCAACTGCCGATCAGACAACATTTACACCCAACGGCGGATATACCGCCGGGTATATCGACGTATATTACAACGGGGTCAAGCTGGTAGCAGGTACAGACTTTACTGCAAGCAATGGACTAACAATCACACTAACAACTGGCGCCACATCGAACGCTGTTATCGAAACGGTGACATATGGATCCGTTCAAATGACGGACGCTGTAAGAAGAAGTGGCGATACGTTTGCAGGCGCAGTATTCTTTCCAAACAACGTAATCCATGCAGCGAACGGCAACCTCGGTATCGGAAATACTGTCCCCGCAGCTCCGTTGGTAATTGGGGCAGCAAGCGGTTCATTCACCAACCCACTCGTGCAGGCTGCTAGTAATGCTAATAGTTGGATTCAAATTAATGCACAAAATTTGAATAATGGCAACAATGCTTCCACTGATTTAGTACTAGCTAGAAGCGACAGTACAGATACGACCAATTTTATTGATGTCGGTATCAACAGCAATGCATATAGCCAGGCCGCATTTAGCATCATGCAACCAGGAAGTGGTTATGTGTTTGTTAATGGTGGCGATCTGAGCATCGGCACTCAGACAAACAATAACATTATTTTCCATACTGGCAATACTACTGCAGCATCAGAAAAGTTGCGTATTAATACTACTGGTGCAATCATTCTTGCAGGCGGCAATGTGGCTGCTAATGGTGTTGGTATTGCGTTCCCGAACACACAAGTAACAACAACTGATCCGAATACCCTAGATGATTATGAAAAGGGAACATGGTCGCCATATGCGTATGGGTCAACCGCTGCTGGAACCGGAACATATAGCGCAACCAATAACAAAGGCGCGTATGTGAAGATAGGCTCGCTGGTTACTGCATATTTTTCACTAAATTGCACATCCACACACAATGGTACTGGATTATTATTCATAGGCGGCCTTCCGTTTAGTAATTATGGATATACGTGGGTAAGTGGTTCTGTGGGGTATTGGGCTAGCCTGCTTACCACTACAGCAACGTATGTGGGTTGTTATATAGATCCTGGATCGTCGGGTGTGGTAGTCACATATACAAATTCTGCCACAGCAGGCGTGTCCTACTTGAGCCCAGCAGCAATACAAAGCGGGACGCACATTATAGGCTCTGTGACGTATAGAGTTGCTTGACATTCAAATTACCTAGTATGGAGTTACTAGGCGGACACTAAAAAGGGAAAACAAAATGGCACTAGAAGAAGTAAAAGTAATAGACAAAATTGAAGTAGTAGAGAACGGCACATTGCAAGTTCGTGAAGCTACTCGTATTTTAAAAGACGGCGAACAGATCGCTCAAACATACCATCGGTGGTCATTCGCACCTGGTTCTGATGTATCGGAAATGCCTACCAACGTGCAAGCAATTGCATCAGCAGCATGGACACCAGAAATTGTAGCAGCATATCAATCACAACAAGCAGAGATTGCTAACAGAGGTTAATTGTGAGCAATTCAAGAACACTGTCTGATTTCATCGGCTCGTCTGGCAAACCAACTTTTGCGAGTAATACTACATTCGCAGCTAACGTTGCTGTGACCGGCGTGACGTCCCTAACAGGTGGTGCCATTTTGCCAGTTGGCAATACAAGCAACCGACCGCCAGCGAACACAGGGGGCGTAAGATTCAACTCTCAGCGGAGTCTGGTAGAGTATGCCGACGGTTCTAATTGGTATGGTATCGGCGAGTTCGTAGCCACTGGGGGTACCATGACCACGAATGGTCCAAACACAGTCCATACGTTCACAACCAGTGGTACGTTTACTGTTCAGACAGGATCAAAGCTAGTTAGCTTGCTGATTGTGGGTGGCGGCGGCGCTGGTGGTTGGGATGTTGGCGGTGGTGGTGGCGCCGGTGGATTAATTCAACAGTCTGCAATTCTGTCGCCTGGTACATATAATATCACAATTGGTGCTGGCGCCACATCATCGATTAGCGGTGGTGGACAGGCTCCGAGCGGATCAAATACGACAGCGTTCGGCTACACTGCTTTAGGTGGCGGCGGGGGTGGCAATTATAGCGGTGGATCTGGCGCAAGTGGTGGATCTGGTGGCGGCGGATCTGGATATACAGCCGGTCCATTGTATGGAGGGTCTGGAACAGCTGGTCAAGGATATGCAGGTGGGGCTGGGCGTTCTGATTTGTATGGAACTGCTGCAACAGGTGGCGGCGGTGGTGGTGCTACTGCCATCGGTGCTGACAGTACAAACGGCATAGCAAGCTTTGCACAAGGCGGTGCTGGCGTAACTAGCTCCATCAGCGGAGCGTCCACAGTATATGCACAAGGCGGTAGGGGTGGTGGCGATTCGTGGACAGGTGCATTCGATGGAGCGACTAATAGAGGCGGTGGCGGAGATGGTGCTGGTCTTAGTACCTCACATGGCAACAACATCGGCGGATATGGTGGATCAGGTGTTGTTATTATTACATACACTACATAAAATAACATGGCACATTTTGCAAAAGTATTAGACGGCAAAGTCACACAAGTGATTGTTGCTGAACCAGAGTTCTTTGATACATTCGTAGACTCAAGTCCTGGTGAATGGATTCAAACTAGCTACAACACGAGAGGCGGAGTACACATACTTGGCGGGACCCCACTACGTATGAATTTTGCTGGAGTTGGTTTCGTATATGACAAAGCGAAGGATGCATTTATTCCACCACAACCCTATGGCAGCTGGACGCTCGATGAAAGTACATGCACATGGGCCCCTCCGGTCACATACCCAGACGGCGGCAAGAAGCATGCCTGGAGCGAGACTGAACAACAATGGGTTGAAGTATAATGGCACTAAGTAAAATCACAGCAGATTCGATTGCAGCAAATGCAGTCAATGCCAACTCAATAGGGTACACACCAGCAAACAAAGCAGGCGACACGTTCACTGGCGACGTAGCTGTCTCTGGCTCTGGCTTAAGATCCAGAATTACCGATGGCACTAACTATCTAACAATGGGCCAATGGGACGCGGCGACGAATCGCATCGAGTCATCTGGTGGCCGCGACATGCTTATCGTTGCGTATGGTGCTACTCAGCAATTACGGCTACAACATGCAACTACTGGAGATGCGCTACGAATAAATGCAAATAGCCATGTGACTAAACCATACCAGCCATCATTTTATGCATACCACAGCACCAGCCCGACTCCGACCAACGGTTCATTATTTGTATTTGATAGCACCAACTACAACAGCGGCATGTATAGCACTAGCACTGGGCGAATGACAGCACCAGTTGCAGGTAGATATTTTGTGTCGGCGGCGTTTAGAGTCAACAATCAGAATGCTGGGTATTATGCGCAGACATTGCTGTTTGTGAACGGGGCATCAACATGGCAAGGATCATACCACAATAGCACAATGAGCTCGGGCAGTGCAGGATATATGACAGTAGTATACACAGGTATTTTATCTTTGGGCCAAGGCGACTACGTTCAGCCATACTGGACTGTACAAGGCGGCACAACTGTGTTTTCAGGAACAGAGTCCTGGTTTTCTGGGCACTTGCTGGGATGAGCTATTTTCATCAATCATAAATAATCTCTTTATAAGGAATCATTATGTCGCAAACATACACAATTACTCTTTCTGCAGCAGAAGACAAGGCACTTGGCTATGTCGCGTTCTCCCAACAAGACTGGATCGACAACGCAATCCACGAACGTTGCCGTATTGCTATCGAAGAAATCGTAGCAGCAGAAGTACAACGCAAGCTTGCAGCTGGCGAAACAATCTCTGGATCTAAGGAAGATATTGTTGTTGCAGCTCCAATCAAGTCTGCAGCTGAACGTCAAGCTGAGGCTGAAGCAGCACAACCTAACGCCCAATAAAACAATAGCCCATGCGTAAACTAGACCTCACCAGATTAAAACCAGATGGCGTTGCAAACAATGCCATGCTGTCGTTTTCTAATACAGCAAACGCATGGGTTGCTACCAACACTCTCCGTGTAGTCGATGCGACGATCACTGGTAACCTAACAGTAACTGGTACCACGACATACATCAACACTACTAATCTGGATGTTGGTGACAACATCATTACATTGAACGCAGATGTTGGATCTGGCGTATCGCCTACTGAGAATGCTGGCATTAGCATCAACCGCGGATCTTCAGCAAACGTTGCGTTGCTGTGGGACGAATCGGTTGATCAATTTACGGCTTCTGCTAACCTAAATACAGTAGGTACTTTATCAGCTAACGTCTTGACTGTTTCTAATGTTAGCGTGACTCAAACAAACTTACAAGTCGACCCTGCTGGCATGGCGACTGCAATGGCGATCGTCTTTGGCGGATAAACAATGGCAAATACATTCAAAAATAAAGGCTTAGCTCTTTCATCGACTTCTAGAACGGACTTATACACTTGTCCAGTATCTACCGCTGCCGTTGTTCATACGCTCAATATCGCCAACGTCAATGGAACATCGTCGGCAAGCATTACGATTGAATTGTATGATGCTTCTGCATTGACATACTATAAGATAGGATATCTAATTCCTGTTCCTGGCGGATCGTCATACTACTTTGACAAACCGCTCAACTTAGAAGCTGGCGATAAGATAGTATTGACTGCTTCTATAGCCAATTATTTGGATGCTGTAGCGTCTATTCTAGAAATTTCCTAAGGAGCACTAAATGGGCTACGGCGGAAAACAAGCAGCCAGATCTGGCGACGTTCGCAGATTCAATTTTATAGGCAACGGATCGAATACAGCTTTCGATCTAGGATTCTCGCCTGCAACACAAAACCAATTAGTCGTAACGATCAACGGCTTGGTTCAACACTATGATGCGTTTAACGTATCCGGCTCGACCCTAACATTTACAGGTACTCCTGCATCCGGTGATTACATCCAAGTGACCGCAATCGTAGATGCTGTTGGCATTGCAGCGATTCCGGACGGCGCTATTGCAAACGTCAGCACATTAGCCGTCAGCAGCACCGCTACATTCGCAAACACAACCACACATGCTGGCTTGGCAACATTTGCCAATACTACGCACACTGGCGCTGCTGTGTTTGCGAATACCGTTACCGTTGCCAACTCTGGTGTCACGTTTGGGGATGCTAGCATTCAAACAACTGCGGCCTCTGGGTTCGGGTTTAAGAATCGTATCATCAATGGTCTTTTTGATTTTTGGCAACGTGGTACGAGCGGCACTGGTGCTGTTTATGTCGCTGACCGTTGGACGACTGACCAAGTAAATACGACACAAGCACGTTCGACAGACGTTCCTAGCGGCATTGGTGTAGACTACTCCTTGCAGGTGTCGGGTTCATCGGGAACAGTTGCCACTGCACAAAAGATCGAGTCGAAGAACGTACGTGACTTGGCAGGTCAGCAAGTCACCGTGTCGTTCTATGCAAAAGCCGCGAGTGGTTCGCCGACATTAAATTTCGATGTGCGGTACGCAACGGCATTGGATAACTTTGCAGGCATGACTATCATGCAAGGTTCTACTGTAGCGCTCTCGACTACATGGACAAGATACAGCTTTACGTTTAGTGCACTCAGCACGAACGTAGTGAACGGTCTAGCGTTGTTTTTTTACAACACATCCACACAGACCTTCCTACTGTCACAGGTCCAGCTAGAAAAAGGCTCAACAGCAACGAGCTTTGACTACCGCCCGTATGGGACTGAGTTGGCATTGTGTCAGAGATACTATGAGAAGTCTTTTGACGATGGTGTTGCTCCTGCAGATGGAGCAACAGGCGATCGTAGAGCAGGTCCTGGCGCAGTATACAATGGTACTAATTGGGATGGAGCATTCGTGTCTTATAAAGCATCGAAGCGGGTGATTCCAACTGTTACGTTTTATCGTCCAAACTTCGGCACAGGTACAGGTGTATGGTTATTATATGAAAGCGGCACCACCTGGACGGCACACACAATGATAGCGGCGAGTAGTGGCGTATCGGGGTTCGTTCCTGGATGTACACTCACCACTGGTAGTAATGGTCAGGCTGTTATGTCGTCTGGACATTGGGCGGCTGCGGCTGAACTGTAAGGATCATAATGGCACTAACTAAAATTACATCCAAGGTATTGCCCAACACCGCTATTACTGGCGCATTGGGATATACGCCTGTCAACAAGGCTGGTGATAATATTACTGGAAAGTTGCTTGTTAATGACAGCAACTCATCGTATACAAGTGGCGACGCTAACGGATATCCGAGATTCACTGGTACGTCTAGTAGTGCGCAAGTCGGATTGTTCCGCGGCGGCGATTCTGGTGCTGGTGGAATGTATGTGGGTGCTGACAATGTATCTTTCTCAGTGTGGGATAATACATTCACCCGCCGACTAACAGTCACTCAGGGGGGTGCGGTCACCATGCCAACTCAGCCGTTCGTTAGATTGGTTGGAGCAGGAAACTCAACAAAAACCGCTGCGAACGCTGTAGTTAACACATTTATTGTAGCCGAGTATTCAGGCACCGCATCTAATTGGACAGCATCTACAGGTCGCTATACAGCACCTGTAGCTGGCAGATACCAGATATCGATGATCGGTAACATGAATACAGACTCATCAACATTATCATTGCAAGTACGTAAGAACAGCGCCGCCACTGTAGCGTATGTGTATCAACAAAACTACACAACTTCTGCGTGGGTATCACCAGGAGGGACGGTAATTACTACGCTCGCGCAAAACGACTATATTGATTTTGTCAATCTGTCTGGTAATATCGGGTTCGATAGCAGTAGCTGGTTTAACCTCAGCATAACATTGGTAGGCTAATATGGCACTAACTAAAATCACAGCAACTAATATCGGATACACGCCAGTCAATAAGGCTGGCGACGTTATGTCCGGAGCTCTTACCGTGCCAAACCTTGGCGTTGGTACTACATCAGACGCATCGAATGCCAATAAGACAATCACATACCAGAACTCAGGAAAGAATTGGTATGTGGGGTTACGCGGAGATACGTCCAATGCATGGAGTATTGCCGACGATTCAGCGCATCGAATGATGGTCGATACCAATGGTCGCATCACGATGCCATATCAGCCAAGTTGGTGTGTTGAGTACTACGGCATGACTGTTTCAGCAAACACAACATACAATTACACCGGCGGTACTGTATTCACTAATAATGGTTCCTACTACTCAACGAGCACTGGCAGGTTCACTGCTCCTGTTGCAGGATATTACTTAGTGAGTGCATCGATCGAACAAAGCACTTCGTCAGGCACTACTGGGTCGGTGGTGGTAAATAAGAATGGGAGTAGCCAGTTCCAAGCTCTTGCGTACAGCGCTATATACAACAGTGGTTCTTTGACTGGCATAGTATACTGTGCGGTAAATGACTACCTTACATTATCATCAAATGGCAACAATGGCCTTTCATATAATGTGTACACGACGCGCTTTACGGGCCATTTAATAGGATAATATAATGAGCTACTCAGGCGTACAACCAACATATGGGACGTTTCCAAGTGATATGTTCACTGCGAACGGTTCCAACACAGTTTTCACATTATCATCTGTTCCAGGAAACAAGGCAGCGTTGCTCGTTTCTATTGACGGCGTTCGCCAACAAACAGATGCATATTCATACTCAGCAAACACACTAACCTTCAGTGAAGCGCCGGCAAGTGGCGCAGTTATTGAAGCTGTTAACATGGGCTCTCGTGCCGATGTCATCATTACGGACGGCGTATATCGCAAGTCACAGTTTACAGCAACAGCTGGACAGACGACATTTAACATCTCTACTGGATACACGGTTGGTTTCGTTGATGTATACCTGAACGGCATTCGCTTGGTCGTTGCTGATGACTTCGTTGCAACAGACGGATCCAACATCGTGTTAGCACTAGCTGCCGCACTAGGCGATTCAGTCGAGGTTGTGGCATATGGAACATTCAACGTTGCTAATGCATTGCAGAAGTCTGGCGATACTATGTCAGGCAACTTGGTAATATCTGGCACAACAAGCCATGTTGGTACTGCATCGTTTTCAAATACAGTCACTGTTGCTAACTCTGGCGTCACGTTCGCGGACGCATCTGTTCAGACGACTGCTGCTTCTGGTTTTGGATTTAAGAACCGCATTATTAACGGCGCGATGATGATTGACCAGAGGTACAGCGGAGGTGGACCGAATTCGATTACTGGAGGAAGTTACAGCGTCGATAGATGGCACCACTATTATTCTGGACCGAGCTACTCGACACGCCAATCCTCAACTGCACCTGCAGGTTTCAGTAATAGTTTGTTGATGACGAATACGGGTGCATCTTCTACTCCAACTTATTGCTTCTTCGGACAGAAGATCGAAGGTCTGAATGTTGCTGACTTGAATTGGGGGTCAGCCGATGCTGCAACAGTAACGGTGTCTTTCTGGACACGCTCAAGTATTGCAGGGATATATTCAATATCTGTGACGAACAATGCAGGCGATAGATCATATCCTATACAGTACACAATCAACGCTCCCAATACATGGGAATATAAAACAATCACCGTCCCTGGCGATACAACTGGTACATGGACAAAGGACAACACAGCTGGCATCCATCTAAGATTCAATCTGGGTTCTGGTCCATCTAGATTGGCACCGAGCGGATCGTGGCAGGCTGGAAATTATGATGGCGCAACGACGTCCACTGGTTCATCATCGTGGGCTAATGCACTAGGTGCGACGTTCTATATCACTGGCGTCCAGGTGGAAAGGGGGTCGACGGCAACTGGATTCGACTATCGTCCATACGGTACTGAGTTGGCTTTGTGCCAGCGATATACAGTTGGCTACAGTGGCGGCGCAGGTTATCGTATTGGTTGGGGGTTTTCATATAGTGCCACCGCAGGATATTGTTTATTCAATCTTCCTGCAACTATGCGCACCGCTCCTTCTATTGAAGGCACAGCATCCTTGCTGGCGTTTAATGATGCAATCGCTCAATACATAACAACAGTTGCACCGACAATCAATTCAGCACAAGAAAACTTCGTTAGCATAACTGCCACAGGGGCTTCTGGAATGACAGCATTCAGACCAGCTCAGGTATATTTTGCGAACGCATCTAGCAAGCTGATTCTTTCTTCGGAGCTGTAAATGTATAAGTTAACACAACCAATAGTAGGACTGCCTGTGTCCGCGGCAATTCGACTTGATGATGGAACCTGCTTCCCCTTCGATTCTGCCAACAGAGATTACCAACAATATCTAGAATGGTTAGCCGAAGGCAACGAACCACTACCAGCGGACGAATAATATGTCAAGAGCAAGACAAGTATCAAAATTAATCGGTACATCTAATACCGCAACAGTCGCTAATACAGGAATTGTGTTTAGCGACACGAGCGTACAGACTACTGCACCATCAAGCTTTGGCTTTAAGAATCGCGTCATTAATGGGGCGTTTGCGATCGATCAACGCAACAGCGGTGCTGCTAAAACTAACCAAGACAACAGCACGAGTCCGTTTATTGTTGATAGATTCCGGTTTGGGGGTAGTGGTACTACATTCAAAGCAACTATCCAGCAGGTGGTAGATGCTCCTCCAGGGTTTGTTAATTCTGGCAAAGTCACCATCACAACAAGTGAAACTCTATCTGCTGGAAAAGTAAACGTATTATCGCACATCATCGAGGGACTGAATGTTGTCGATTTTGCGTGGGGGACTTCGTCGGCCGCTCCTGCTACACTATCATTCTGGGTGAAGACTAGCTTAACTGGCACACATGCTGTGGCGATTCGGTCGGATGGAGGAGGTACTGCATACAGTTATGTTGCATCTTATACCGTATCTCAAGCAAACACCTGGGAGTATAAAACAATCACCGTTCCAGGTCCCACTACAGGCACGTGGGGCGGTTTGACTGGCTCCAATTTGTATGGGATTAGATTGGATTGGAACCTTGGCTCCTATACAGACGTCCAAGCTACAGCCAACACTTGGACCAGTGGTGGATACTTTACGGTGGCTGGAGCAGTCCAATTAATCACCAATGTGGGTGCCACATTCCAAATCACAGGTGTTCAGTTAGAAAAGGGGTCGACGGCCACTGCTTTTGACTACCGCCCATATGGAGACGAGATTCGCCTTTGTCAGAGATATTTTGAGATAATGCCAGGTGTAGCTGATGTATACACAGGAGTATCAGCTAGTATATCACAATATCAGATGTTTTATATGGTCGAAAAAAGAGCGAATGCTACTGTACAGATATATGGGGTTGGAGGGTACCCCAATTCAGCTGGGTATTATGATAAGGATGGTGTTGGCAATACTGCAGCCAATATCTCATCGACGAGTCGATTTGGATTTCGTGTATACAATATGTCGGGTTCTGGGCAGTTTGCATACACAGCATCCGCCGAACTATAATCTTTAAATTGGGCAAGCCTAAATACCTCCATCCTCAGGAGATACTATGGCCGTCCCAGCATCAAGACAACAATTTAAAGATTACTGCCTCCGTAAATTAGGCTTCCCAGTAATTGAAATCAACGTAGATGACGATCAAATCGAAGATCGTATCGATGAAGCGTTGAGCTATTTCTGGGATTACCACTTCGATGGTAATGAAAAGATTTACTACAAGCACCAAATCACCGCTCAGGATAGAGCAAACAAATACATCACATTGCCTGATAACATCATTGGTGCAGTGAGTGTGTTTTCGATCGGCGACCCATCTGTTCGTGCCGACGATCTATTCAATATCCGCTACCAAATTGCACTCAACGACCTTTACACTCTAACCTCAGTTTCACTGGTCCCATACTATATGGCAATGCAACACTTGTCTGTTATCAGTGAAATGCTCGTAGGCAAACAACCAATTCGATACAACAGATTGAGAAACCAGCTATGGGTGGATATGGATTGGAACACTCTGCATGATGGTGAATTCTTGCTTGTGGAAGCATACCAGGTAGTTAATCCGAACGAATTCACAGATGCATATGGCGAGCGTTGGTTGCAGAACTATGCAACTGCTCTGATCAAGAAGCAATGGGGTACCAACCTCAAGAAGTTCACTGGTATGCAACTTCCAGGCGGCATTCAATTCAACGGCCAACAGATCTACGACGAAGCGGATAATGAAATCAAAGAGATGGAGCGCGACATGGTTACTAACCTATCGTTGCCTGCTCTAGACATGATAGGATAACTCGCTTTGGCTACGAATTTCTACTTCAATAATTTTCAAGCTAGTGGTGAGCAAGAGCTGCTCACCAACTTGGTCATGGAATCGATAAAGATATATGGTAATGATACCTACTATCTTCCGTTTTCCGATCCTCAAATGGATACGATCTATGGCGAAGACGTTAACCGCGAATATAACAACAACGCTATGCTTGAGATGTACATCAAGAACGTTGATGGGTTTGGTGGTGATGGTCAGTTCTTGTCTAAGTTTAACCTAGAAGTTCGTGATACTATTACATTCAGCTTGTCCATCCGTGCTTTCCAGAATGAAGTAGGCCAAGTATTCAACATCGAACGTCCACGCGAAGGCGACCTTATCTGGTTCGTACCATCTCAACGGATGTTTAAAATTACGTATGTTGAAAAGTATCCAGTATTCCTACAACTAGGCACCGTCGCGTTTTATGACGTCAAGTGCGAGATGTATGAGTATAGTGGCGAAAGATTCAATACTGGTATCGATCAAATTGACTTGGCGATGAATAGAGTGTCTCCAGCGATGAACATCGAATCGCTCAATACGGAAGATGGTCTCGAATTGGTCGATCAATCTGGATATACACTATTGTTGGATTCGTGGGATATCAATAATGCTGTTGCATCTGCTGATAACGACACAATACAAACAGAAGCAACAGCGTTTATTAACTTCACCGAAATAGACCCCTTCAGCGAAGGAAATTACTGATGTTCTCAGATACATTCTATCACGGAACGCTCCGCAAATACGTCACTTTGTTCGGTACACTATTTAATGATGTGTATGTCAATAGAGCAGATGCTGCAGGTGGCGTAATCAATACAATCAAGGTGCCATTAGCATATGGACCTAAGGAAAAGGCGCAAGCGCGCCTAGTAGCAAACCCCGATCTCGATCTACCAGTAGCGACTGCCGTGCCGCGCATGGGGTTTGAGATCACGACGCTGTCATATTCACCTTCCCGTAAATTGTCGACGATAGGAAAGAATAGAAGAATCGATCCTAATGATCCTTCGTCGATGATGTATAACTACAATCCAGTACCATATGACATCTCATTCTCGTTACATATAGTATCGAAGTATCAGGATGATGGTGCGCAGATTCTAGAGCAAATCCTACCATATTTCACGCCCGAGCGTACAACGACAGTCAACTTGATTCCAGAGATGAACTACATCGTGGATATCCCTCTGACATTAATCAACGTTACGCCATCAGATACATATGAGGGTGGGTTTGAAGAACGTAGAGCAATTACGTGGACTCTAGACTTCTTAATGAAGGTTTACTTCTACGGACCTGTTAAGTCTTCGAAGGTCATCACGTTGGCAAATACTAACTTCTTCGATGCTTCAGGATACGATACCGTCGAAGCGGCAGTCGGAGTTGCCAACCCACCAGACAGAATTTCTATTAGTCCAGGTCTAGATGCTAATGGAAATCCTACAAGCAATGCTTCTATTGCGATTGATCGAAACTTAGTACCTGCAAACTCTAATTATGGATACATTACAACCAAAGGATAAGATTGGCGATTCGCTAAATCTAAGTCCGTTGCCATCGCAAGTCGTTACCGGCAGGGACGTCCTGCCCCCTGCCGACGTCGTCCTCACATCGTCGATCAATCAGATCGATAATGACTTTGAGTATGCTCGCGGCAACATGATCAACGCGATCGAAAAGGGACAAGAAGCCTTGAATGGAATTCTCGAGGTTGCTGGGATGAGTCAACATCCCCGGGCATATGAAGTTGCTGCTACATTGGTAAAGGCTACTGTGGATGCAAGCAAGGACCTAATGGAGCTGTCGAAGCGCAAGAAAGACCTCGATAAACCAGTCGAAGGTCAGGCAGGCGGCGGTCCTAATAGAGTGACAAATAATATGTTTGTCGGTACGACTGCTGACCTGCTTAAAATGCTCAAGCAGAATCAATAATGTCATATAACGGGAATCAAAATTTATCTGGAGCTCGTGAACAGGTCGAAATGACCCCTGAGCAGGTAGCTGAGTTTGGCAAATGCGCGGCCGATCCGCTATACTTCATCGAGACATACGTTCAAATTGTTAACGTCGATAGAGGATTGATCCCATTTGAAATGTGGGACTTCCAGCGGGACATCGTCGATCTCGTTACGTCCGAAAACAGATACACAATATGTAAGATGCCTCGTCAGGTCGGTAAGACGACGACTGTCGCTGCCATCTTGCTTCACTTTGCGCTGTTCAATGAGAACTTCTCTACAGCTATCTTGGCTAACAAGTTATCACAAGCTCGTGAAATCTTGGGTCGTATTCAGATGGCTTTCGAACATCTACCTAAATGGCTACAACAAGGTGTTATTGAGTGGAACAAAGGTTACATCGAATTAGCGAACGGATCAAAGATCCTAGCATCTGCCACATCAAGTTCTGCCATTCGTGGTACGTCTCAAAACCTGATCTATCTTGACGAATTTGCATTCGTTCCAAACCACTTACAAGAAGAATTCTTCCAATCTGTTTATCCAACGATTTCGTCTGGTAAGTCTTCCAAAGTCGTTATCACATCAACGCCAAATGGCTTGAATATGTTCTACAAGCTGTGGAAAGACAGCGAAGAAGCTAGAAACGATTATAAGAGAGTGGACGTTCACTGGTCTCAAGTGCCAGGAAGAGATGAAGAGTGGAAGGAAATGATCATCCGGAATACATCCGTTGAACAGTTCCGACAAGAATATGAGTGTGAATTCTTAGGCTCATCCAGTACATTGATTGATGGTTCAATCCTTAGAACGCTGGTGTACGAGACGCCAATTAAGCAAACTGAGCATGTTAAGCTATACTCAGAACCGGCACAAGGCCGATCATACATTATTGTCGCGGATACGTCAAGGGGTATCGGCGAAGATTATTGTGCTTTTGTGGTATACGATGTAACAGAACTACCTTATAAAGTAGCAGCGAGGTACAGAAACAATAAGATTTCCACTCTTTTGTATCCTAATTACATCTATCAATTCGCAAAACTATATAATAATGCATATGTGCTTGTCGAATCCAATGACGTCGGCAAGCAAGTAGCAGACATTCTTTACTATGATCTTGAATATGAATTCATGTTCTTTACAGCAAATGACCCGAAAACTGGCCAGCACATATCCGCAGGCTATAAGGGAAATGCTGTATTGGGGGTCAAGACTTCGAAGACGGTAAAGCGTGTTGGCTGCAGTAATTTCAAGACGATGGTGGAATCTAGTAAATTCATTGTCGTCGATGAAGACCTTCTGAACGAATTATTCCGGTTCTCCGCTAAAGGAGATTCGTTTGAAGCTGAAGAAGGCAATGATGACTTAGTAATGTGTAGTGTGTTGTTCTCATGGTTGATCCAACAGCCATACGTTAAAGAACTAACAAGCACGGATATACGATCGAGTTTACATGCAGATAATGAGAGTGCGATTGAAGAATCGCTGCTCCCTTTTGGTGTTGTAGATGATGGAATGGACGTACATGAGGAACAACCAATGGTAGCCGTCGCGCACGATGACGGGAATTGGCTATGGAATTGACGAAATTATAAATAACAAAGAAGTCTAAATTATAACCTAAATTGGGGAGATCCACATGCCATTTCAAGTTAGTCCAGGCGTAAACGTTTCAGAGATCGACTTAACTACCGTTACCCCAGCAGTTTCTTCAACCGAAGGCGCTATTGCTGGTGTGTTTAAATGGGGTCCAGTTGATACAAAGATTCTGATCGATAGCGAATCGACACTCGTTCGTCGCTTCGGCAAGCCTACAAACCACAACGCAGAAACATTCTTTTCTGCAGCAAACTTTTTAGCGTATGGCAATAAGCTATACGTCGTTCGTGCCGCAAACACTTCTGCAGCTAACAGCTCAGATGGTGCATGGAACGCTATCGCTAATACTAGCTCAGTCACGAGCCGTACTACATTCAACATTAGCAATCAAGACGACTTCGAAAACAAGTCCGATACGTTCACATCTACAGATGCAGACGTATTATTTGCTGCTAAATGGCCAGGTGCTGTCGGTAACTCGTTGAAGATTTCCGTTTGCGATACCGCCGACGCATATACTTCTACGATCAACTTGCTAGCATCCAACACAATTAGCACTAATACGACGCTGACAAACGTTACTATTAACGTCGGTTCTAATACTGCGTTGGTTAAGATGGCCAATGCCGTTGGTTCTAACACATCAGATGCTAACACAGCCGCAGCTGCAATCGTCACAACGCTGACTGTTGGAGATGTTATCGAATTGGGTAACACTACAATTGGTAAGCAATATGCTAAGATCACTTCCGTCGGTGCTCCATCGACTAACGCGACTCATGCATATTTCAGCATCACGTTGGACAGCACATATAACCTATCTGCTAACCTGTCTTCCTCGTCATTCACACGTTTCTGGGAATACTACAACAGCGTAGATCGCGCTCCAACAGTATCCGCATACCAACGCTCGTTCGGTGGCAATACATCTGCTGTTGATGAAGTTCATATTGCAGTTGTCGACCAAGATGGTGAATTTACTGGCGTTCCAGGAACTGTTCTCGAAATGTACCAAGGTCTGTCTCGTGCTTCCGATGCTAAGACAGTTGATGGTGCAACAAACTTCTACAGAACAGTTATCAACGACGGTTCGCAATACATCTGGGCATTGAGCGATCGCGCTAACGCTGCGTCGAACACTGCATCTAATGTTGCATCTTCCACAAATACGAAGCCATTGTCATTATCGTTTGTCGATGGTTCTGATGGTCCAGACGAATCTGCAATTTCCTTTGGTGAAGTTACACGTGCATATGACCAATTCGCTTCTGCTGAATCGGTCGATATCTCGTTGCTATTGACAGGTAAGTCGCGTGGCGGCACAGTTGGCGAACAACTCGCTAACTACTTGATCGATAACATCGCTGATGTTCGTCGTGATTGTGTTGTGTTCGTGTCGCCAGATAGAGCTGATGTTGTCCGCGCAAACGGTTCAGAAGCGACAAACGTTGTTGCGTTCCGCAATGCCGTTCGTTCTTCTTCATATGCTGTTCTCGATTCTGGTTACAAATATCAGTACGACAAGTACAATGATGTATACCGCTACGTTCCATTGAACGGCGATACTGCAGGCTTGTGTGTTCGTACAGACGATACACGCGATCCATGGTTCTCACCAGCTGGTTTCAGCCGCGGTCAGATCAAAAACATCGTCAAGTTGGCATATAACCCAGGTAAGGCAGATAGAGACATCCTCTACAAGGCTGGCGTAAACCCAGTTGTTACATTCCCAGGTCAAGGCACAATCTTGTTTGGCGATAAGACATTGTTGGCTAACGCTAGCGCATTCGATCGTATTAACGTTCGTCGCTTGTTCATTGTATTGGAAAAGGCAATTGCTAAGGCTGCTAAGTCTCTATTGTTCGAATTCAACGACGACTTCACTCGCGCTCAATTCAAGAACATCGTTGAACCATTCTTGCGTGACGTACAAGGCCGTCGTGGTATTACAGCGTTCAAGGTTGTTTGCGATGATTCTAACAACACTAGCCAAGTTATCGACAGCAACCAATTCGTTGGCGATATCTACGTCAAGCCAGCTAAGTCTATCAACTTCATCCAGTTGAACTTTGTTGCAGTTAGAACAGGCGTTGAGTTCTCAGAGATCGTAGGATCATTCTAATAAATAAAGACAAGGAGAACAAGACATGGCATTTAATGTAAATGAAATTAGAAGTCAACTGACATTGGGCGGCGCACGCAGCTCTTTGTTCCAAGTTACACTTTCTAATCCTGCTAACAGCATCGGCGATATCAAGATCCCGTTCATGGTACGTGCTTCTTCAATCCCAGCGGCAACGCTGGGCGTTATTGAAGTTCCATACTTTGGCCGTAAGGTCCGTCTCGCTGGCGATCGCACTTTCGGTGAGTGGTCTGTGGTCGTGATGAACGACGAAGACTTCTTGGTCCGTAATGCGATGGAAGAGTGGTCTAACCAAATCAACACGTTCCAGGGCAACTTGCGTGGATTTGGCGCAGCTAGCCCCCTCCTATATAAATCAACTGCGAACGTAACGCAGTTCTCGAAGACTGGTGTACCTATCCGCGAATATACATTCAACGGTATTTTCCCAGTCGAAGTATCGCCTATTGATTTAGATTGGAATAGTACCGATTCGATTCAAGAGTTCCAAGTAACATTCGCCTACGATTGGTGGGAAGTTACAGGTGGAACTACAGGCGACGCAGGCGGCGCTTAATAGTATGGAGGCCGGCTTAGTCCGGCCTCATTAATTGGAGATATAATCAATGGCAGAGTTCCTAGGGTTCGAGTTCCGTCGTAAGGCACCTGATGTAAAGCAGGACTTAGACGAATTCATACCAAAACAAAACGACGATGGCGCAGTTGTAGTAGCTGCGGGTGGCTCCTATGGGACAGTTGTTGATCTAGAGGGTGCAGCGAAAAACGAAGGCGAGCTTGTTACCAAGTATCGTGAGATGGTTTTGCACCCGGAAGT